CACGTCAACATAATGAACGACTTGGCCCGACGGACCTTGGACCTTTCGGAAGTTGAAGAAGGTGGTGTTAGACAGTGTCAATGAAGACAGTTGGGCAACAAACTCAGGGTTGGAGCTATACCGCCGTTTGTTGTATGCAATGAAGCGCTCCAGGAATAACTCGTCGTTTGGAAAGGCCATAAGAGAAGTATCCGTGGGTTAGGACTGGGGTGGCGTTAGACCATAAAATCGTCAAAATAAAATTGTACTGTGTCTTCTATTTACTACCTGAGCAAACTACTAAAAAGGATTTAAGTTACAGGTCATTTCAAACCTATATTACCAGTCTGTATAACCAACACTTTATCAAAGGTGGTCTTATGACTAAGGTAGAAGAGCTCGCCAAAATGATTAGTTCTCGAATCAACTCGCTTACGAAGTCGGCCGCACAGCTCTCCCGTATGGCGGGAGCTTCTACCTGTCCTCGTGAACGCCGTAATTTGAGAGATAAAAGTCGGGAAGCCCGCAATAAAGCGGCCCTGATGCAAGCTCGTTTGGATAAGCTGAAGCCCTACGCTGACGATCAAGAATTAGATCTTCTTTCCAACGGGCAATGAACGTAATGTACTTTGGGTAAGGAGCCCTTTATGAACGCGGTAGCAAGTTTTAATAAGAACCAACTGATGACAGTTCTGTTGGCTACAACGGTGCAGGTTAACCTTGTAGACGAAAAACGAATTGTGATGGCGGCTGTCAGAAAGAAAGTTGGGAGTCGTCCTCGCTACCTCGTTGTTTTCGAAGAAGGACGTGACACCGAAAAGACCCGTTTCTTTTACACGAATAGCGGGGCTAAAAGTTATTACGAGTTCCTTACTGGCGCTCCTGGTGCGCGTCAGGGTAATCCTGACGTGTGGGGTCATAAGTCCTTGGAGGAGCTCAAGCACATGATTGAAGGAGAAGGTCGTGGCTAAACAACACATGCGCTTCACCACACTGGTACTTGACTATCTGGATGAAACCAGAATGAGTCCGGAAGAGTTCAGTGAGTTTCTGAAAGACTGGCGTCAAGGCGGTGTTTCGGTCAATGCCATTCTGGGCGGTCCCGAGACCATGGAGATGTTGTTGGCTATGATCTTCAGCGCTCGTCATACCCTTAAGAAAGAACTGTCTAATCCAGAGTTCGATCGGATGGGTTTCTTCGTGCAGTACCAGTTGAACCTTCCACTCGACGACTCTCCGTTGTTTGCAGAACTGTTCCGAGACCTCCCGACCGAACTCTACAGCGAGATTGCAGCGTCGTCGTTGAGTCTGGAGGCGATGTTTATTCCTCAACCTTCCCCTTGGACTCAACCAGCAATGATGGGTCCCGGTAAGGTTGAACTGGGTTACTTGCCTGAGCGTAGGGTTAAACCTAAGCCTAAGCCGTTACCTACCCCCACTCACAAAGCGCCATCAACTCTTCAATAAGGAATAAAGACATGAAAGGCAAGAAACCAGAAATTGTACAGAAACTCGTTAACTCAGCTATCCTCGACCCAATGCCGGGAACTTCCAAGACTCGGGAACTTGATACCATGGCGATGATTAAACGCAACAAGCTACGTGATCCAGAGGAACTCACTGGGTGTTACGAGATCCGACCGATCATTACCAGCATTGATTTGAAGGGTGTGAAGAAGCCTCCATTCCCTGAAATCGAAAGCCGTTCCACTACCACGGACCTGATCAAGACTACTCCGGAAAGCATTCGCAAGAGCTGGGGGATTGGTCAGGATTCGGTTCCTTCGGAATACATGGCTGGTCTCGAAAGGCTCTATGCGATCCCTGGGACCATTGAGGACGAAATTCCTCCGGTATCCGAAGCATTTGCCCGGAAGGTTCACGAGTCCGGCGGCATGCTCACCATGATGGGAATCCTCTGCAACCCAGAGTTCCCTGTGACGGGTAAGCGTTACTGGCGCATTGCCAATGCTTTCTTCCGGACGCTGCACAGTGACCGGATGCGTACGGTAGCGGATGCCGAGTTCTTCATTCGTTCTCATCTCCAGCGTGACAAATCAAAACCGGACTGGGAAGGGATGTACACTTACTTCAGCAAGTGCATCAGCTTGGCTTTCAAAATGCGTCACCGCCCGTACCGTCGCGCTGCTGTTCGTGCGAATCAGGAAGTGGTTATCAACAAGGATGCCTTGATCTTGTTGGAAAAACCTGATTTCCCAATCGAGTCCCCTTTCAAGAAGGATTAGTCCCATGAAGAAACATCCTCGTATGTTGAAGCTGGTAGCTAAGCTTTTGGTTGGTCAGAACATGATGTTTGTGGATAAGTTCGCAGATGACTTCGCTAACTACCGCAATGGGACGTCCGATCTGCACCCTACACTCCAAGCCGCGTTCCAGCGTTTCGAGAGTAAGTTCCGCATTGCCTTTAAGCATCGGCACTTGATCGAGCAGAACCACAAGCTCCACACCGGTATCTTTGGTGACACGCTGCTCGCTCTGCTGGACCAGTTCGAGAGGACCGGGTCTTTGGCTCAGTACATGGAAGCTCCCCTTCCGTTCCCTGAGCCGGCTATTAAAAGTATAAACCCGGGTCAGTTCTTTGCAACACCCTCTAAAACCCTGCACTAGGAATCAAAGATGGAAAACAAGGTACAACAGGGTAAATGGTACGACGTACCAATGTCCAATCGAAACCCTTTCCAAGACGTCGAGCAGGTAACTAGCTACATGCAAGTTCCTGGTGGCGTGTTGGTAAGAAGCGTGACTTTTATCGGGGGTAACAAGTTCAGTAAGTTTGCTCCCGAGCAAAGCTCCGAGTCGATGGCCTTTATTCCTCATGCCGTTCTTGGTATGGAGGGTGATCGCTGTATTTTCAATCGCGGACCTAACCGCTAGGAGGGATTCTCATGGGCGAAGTTGTCCGAATGGAAGATTGGCGTAAGCGCAAGCCTAAGCAAGATCCGCTTGGGCGTGGTAAGGCCTTTATCTACAACCCAAAGAAAGAGGACCCGGATGAGGACAAGACAGCGATCGTTGAACAGATTGCTATTTACCTTACCGAGTCGGTAGAAGCGGATCGTTCTATCCGTAGCCTTCCAACTGTTATCCAGCGTGAACAAGCTGCAATCAAGGCCTTGGAACTTCGCATGAAGGCAAGTAAATATGCGAAGGAACACGGATTCCGAATTGAACGGCTTGATCCGGAGGACGGTAACGGTTATTTCAACATTATTCAAGTGACCAAGTAAGGTCGAACTGTAAATCAAGGAGAGTGTGATGTCTGCAAGTGTACCTGACGTAAATGTAGCCCTCGAACGCGCCAGAATGACCGCTAAGATTAATCATCTGACTGCGGTAGGCACTGCACTGCTTTTGCAGAGTATCGCTGCCAGCGCACCTGTAGAGGCTAAGAGTCTGCAAGAGGAAGCCACTGCTTGCTTGAACCAGGCTGACCAAATTCGTGATTCCTTTGTTACACGTTTTCCTAAATCGCTTAACCTTTATCATCGAGGTGAGTAGATGGGTACTGTTACTAATCTGCAAGAGTACCGTAATAAAAGGTCGCTGGATACTCAGCCTCGCCCGATGACTCATGAGGAGTGGATTGACTATCTAAACTCTCCTGATTACGAGGGGGTGGGCAAGGCAATCGGGCGGTGTCTCGAAATCAGAGACGAGTTGACGGGTCTGGGTATCGCAGCTTTGATCGGTGACAATAAGCATTACCGCTTCTCGCACGCATTTCACCGTTGTACTCTTCGGGTGGAGCTTGCGGGACTGGTTGAAAAATATGACTTGGCCTTATTTAAGGCTTGGATTTAAAGGGGAGTTTCATGGGTAATAGCAAATCGCTGCAAGACCGTATTCAAGAAATCCAGAAACACTGCATCGAGTATCACGTCGATCTGGATATGACATTTGATCCGGTCAATGAAATGTGGACTGGTTACGACCAGGACCAAGAGCTGACCGAACCTTGCGATAGTTTCGAGGGTTTGGTAGAGGCGCTCGAGGCCACGTTCGAACTGTAATTTCTCTTTTCGTTGTAAAACTTTGACCTATTAGGGGTATTAGTAATGAGCAATGTAGCTGGTGGTACTGTAAAACGTCATGTAACTGCAACAATGCAACGCGGTAAGTCCAAGGACGTAATCCTCGTTCGCCGCTTTAGCTATTTCGACACAGCAATGCCCCGTATGTTGCAGCTGGCTCTCAGCTACTGCAACGAGGGTGACTTCGTTGAGTTCGTTAGCGAAGAGTACGGCTTTCATCTTGGAACGTTGCACGTCCGTCGTGGCGGTCGTTTCGAGGTGGATATGAACCCTCTGATCAAATCCGCTCCATCCCTGCTCAAACTGATGTCTGAGGATCAGAACTGGACTAGTCCATTGATTTCCTCGGCCATGAAACGCTAACTCTTTGATTTATAAGGATATTTCCATGCAACTTCATTCCCTAGCCCGTGCAGTAGGTCAGATCACTTTCCCTGAATTCTCCGGCGTCCATGTCTACATGGCACGCAATCTGGCAGGTCACCCGCTACAAGGCGTTCCTGAGTCTTATGAAACCCTGATTAACCAGATGCTCGCTGACGCCGGGATTCCTGAACACACTGGCTTCTACGTGACCATCGATGAGCAACACCTGAAGAAAGATACCAAGCTCCGTCGTGGTGGCGTGCATATCGACGGCAACTACCTCTTCCCTCAGAGCGCTAGTAGCTGGGGTAGTAGTGGCGGTTGGCTGAATGGGGTTCCTGGTCGCATGTTGACCGCTGAACAGCAGGACCTCCAATACCACTCGGAAATGGGCGGTGTAATCATGGCAAGCACCTTCGTTGCCTGTGAAGCCTTCATCGGGACTGTCAACGGCGTGGCTGGTCAAGGTGGTGACTGTGAACACTTGCGTGACCAGCTTAATGAGCTGGATCGTTTCTGGCTTCAGGAGAACGTTGTGTACCTCGGCAACTCCACATTTATCCACGAGGGACATATCGTCAGCAAAGACACTCCACGTCAGCTGGTTCGTCTTACCCTCGACACCACTTACAAATACCAGTAAGGAAACCGGTCATGGCCAAGAGTAAACAACAAAAGCAAGAAGAAGCACTGGCTCGTAAGCGTCAGAACTACAACCTCCAACTGGAGCGTTGGAAAGACTGTCATCCAGGTGGGGAGAGCTACGAGAAATCTGTGTTGAAAGACGGTCTCGATAAAGCCCATAAGCGTATGGACTGGGCTCACGTAAACTGGGTTCGTTACTTGATAGAAGCCAAACTAGATCCTCTTGGTAATCCGGTTACGATGTCCGAACTCGAACACCTGAACTCATTCCTGAAAAGTTCTGCTGCTATCAATGCGGACAGCATTGGGCGAGCTGTCGCTAGCGGCCCGGTTATTTCCAGCTACTGGGGGTAAGAGGTATTTAAGGTAAGGACCTTCTTGGGTCTATATTACCAGTGTGAATAAACAACATTGATTTTTCTGGAGTTTAGTTATGCAACAGTACTTTGAACTCAGCAACGCCCTCATCAAAAGCGGTGGGGTAATCTGGGACGACCATAACGGTGGTTCCGAAGGTAAGTTGTTCGGTTTGGCTGCATTGTTCACCGGCAAAGAAGTTATTCCGGTGGGTCTGCACAAAGCTGATTACTTCAGCCTGAACCGTGTTTACCTGAAAGACGGTAAGGTTCACCTGAGCGACGAGTCGGTCGCTGGTACGCTGTTCCCGGTTAACTTCGACGGGGATGTGTGGGACTGCATCAACGACTACAACGAGAAGCAAGCTGGTAACAAGTTCTCGTGCGGTACGCTGGAAAACCCGATGGGTCTGGAACCAATCCCGGTTACCGTTATCACGATGACCATTGACGACTTCTGCGCCAAGATGGGATTGCCCGCTCCTGTTCATCCGGTACCCGACCTCGTTATCGAGTACCCTACCCCGGAGATGAAGGCTCGTGCGGAGGAACTACGTGCCGGCATGAACCTCGGTAACTCCGCCTTAGTCATTCCCGTTGCGGGCGGCTTCAAAGGCGGTACCGACGGCGGTCAGAATCACCAGTTTGAAGGCGGGCGAGTCAAATCGCTCAACGTCGACTTCCACCCAACCGATGGCATTGGGGATTTTCCCGACAAGCCTAACTCTTAATCACTTAACCTTATAGAGGTGTAATGTCATGGCTAAGCGTACCTTCGCTCAGTGCTCGTTTGAATACAAAGATCTGTGGGACAAGGAAACTCTGTTGCTGGAAGAGATCCTTGGTTTATCTTTGGATGTAGACTTCGCAGCTGCCGTTGGTACCGACCAGGAATTCGTGCAAGCGAAAGCCAAGTTGGCCGAGGCAGAGGCGCAGTTGGATGTGGTACTGAAAGCGCAGGAGGGTCTGAGCATAGACTTCGATGCCTACTTTCCAGTTGCCGCCTAACCTTTAGGGTTACTTACCTGCACCCTTAACTGGGTGCAGGTAATACTCTTTACTTTTTTTTTCATTTTTGTTTCCATCTTAATAGTCAGACAAAAAACTATTAGGAAAGGGAATGAAAGGGAAATATAGACCGAAGCCCATCAAGCGCTATGACCATACTGGTAAGTTGGTTAACTATGGGACTCTGGAAGTCGGTATTGTTGCGGGTATCCGCTGCCTAGCGAATAAAGAAACGTTGCTCTTGATTGGGGCTGGCTTGGCTAAGCAAAAAGTTCCTGACTACTTTTATACTCAGCATCATGTTCTGGTGCCGTTGTCAAGCCAACGTACGTTGAAGATCTATGCGATAAAAGCAACTGATATATCCTCGTTAGCAGGTCGCATCTCTGCACGAGTACAGCTTAAGAAAGCTGAGTTGATCAACGCTCATACCGGTACGCCGGAAACGACGTGGATTAATGGCGAGAAAGAACGAGTAACCCAGCCTCCAGAGATTCAAATGGAGCAGGTACAAATTAAGTACAAGACCCCACGCGTCGGGAAGATCCGTAAGCTGTGGTTGCTGGTCAAACGTTTGTTCTCGTAAAAAGAAACGCATGAATAACCCTACCAGCCTTATGGGCTGGTAGGGTTAACTATCACTTAGATGATCACGACACAAGCGTTACCGATCATTCGAGCAATGTCCATCATCCACTTGATGACGTCTTTGCACTGGTTAACGATGGTAGTGATCCCCACCAACGACTCTTTGAGAGCAGTAGTTGACTTACCGAGCTCTTCCTTACCTTTACCGCTTTCGATTTCAGAGATCATCTCTTTGTAACGAGTCTCTTGGTTCTCGATAGTGGTCAGGTTGTTGATCATGGCTTCCTTGCAGCGATACGCTTTCTTGATGTAAGCGTCAGCGCTCTGGAGGTCGGTGATCTTCCCTGCTACTTCCGGAAGACCGATCAGGCCATTGAGTACGATCTGGATCTCGTCGGAGAGTTCGTACTTGTTGCCGCTGGCCTTCTCTTTGTCACGGAGCTCTTCAAGCGTCTTGATGCTCGCTTTGAACTTACCGTCAAAAGCAGTCAGGATCAGGTCGTTGAGACGCCACGCTTGAAACACTTCGCCTGGCATGGTGTCAGCCACCTGAGCTTTGTGCTTAGGATCATCGCTGTCCTGAGCCGCGTTGACCTTCTCCTTGAGCTTGGTCTTCTCAGGACCGTCCTTCAATTTGTTGATGGCGGCATCGGCCTTCTTGAGGGCTGCGTCAGCGTTCTCTGGAGTAACGTTAGCCTTCTCCATGGCCTCCAGATCCTTCTCCACCTTCTTGAGGGCCTCGTCTACTTTCTTCTCCAGCTCTTTCTTTTCGCTCTTGAAGAAGAAGTCCCAGATAGCGCGGAACATTTTCTTGATGTACTCGAGAGCAGCCTTAGCCCCGTCACCGACTTTGGAGAGGATCCCTTCAGTACCGCCTACCTCGTGATGACGAATGATGCCGTTGGAGAACAGAACGCCTTCCAGGTAGTGCTGGGCTTTGGTGAACCCCTCATTACCCGATACAGTGTCGATAAAGCCATTCATGACCTCTTCAACGTGAGCTGGTTCTGGTACGGATTCCAATTCTTCTACGTATTCCATGATGCTTCCTTAACTGAAGATAGAAAAGACCCCAATAGGGGAACGTGGTTTGAGCGGAAAGGTGTATTCTTCGTCCTGACTGATTTGATACATTTCAGTCCCGGCTACGTCACCGAAGATGTTGTGATCGTTCTCCTTGGTGAGGAGTGCATCCACTTGCTCTCTCGACCATTCCATGATGTTGATGCTTCGAGTGGTGATGTTGAGTTTATCTCCGGTATCCAAGTTCAGCAGTTTGAAGAAGCACGGCGAGTCTTGGCCGACCCGTACTGTACGAGCAACAATCTGTTTCATCTCATGTTCACGGAACGGAGAGTCAAGCAGAATGGTCAAGTTAGCCATGACCAACGGGTACCCTTCTTTGAGCGACTGAATCACTGCAACCAAAGGGTTAACACGAGGGTTATCCCGGAAGCGATCGATGTTAGCGTCTCGCTCTTTGGAGTTCTCTCCGTATACCGTGATTGGGTCAAAGCCTTCCTTGATTAAGTACTCGTTACACATTGCCATCGATTCAACGTATGAAGTGAAGATCAATGTCTTCTTCTCCACACTATTGATCATCTCGGGAATACCGGCGTGAGCAATGAGATCTTTGATGGCGTTGATACGAGCACGACCCAAGACGTTACCGAGCGCTTCACCACGGAGTTTAAGGCCGAGGTACTTCACAGCAGACTTCACGTTACGGAACTCTTTCAAAGCGTTGCCTTTCAGATCCGCTTCAATACGTTCTTCAACTTGCTTACAGAACATGCTGTCAGCAGAGTCAGTGAAGGTGCTATACCCAACAGTCCTGAACCGGTGCACGATCTCCTTATAACGCAAGAGATCTCCCATAGCGCGAGGGTCTTTACGGTTGGCTTGTTCGTACGACAGAATCACTTCGTTGTAGAACGCTAAGAACTCCGGCATGTGTCTGGTGTAGAAATCAATCCGCTCGCTGATATAGATCTGCATCTGCAAACGAATAGCGTCCAGCGTGTACTGATCGCCGTTAGGGATCTTCACGTTAACCAGTTCAACCGGCGGAGCGTCAGGTATTCCTACCAAGTCGCCAATGGTGAACTTACTTCGGCCAATACGCATAGCCAGCAGATCAGTCATTGCAGGACGGTTCTTACCGTACGACGCCAAGAAGGTATCACGAACTTTCCCTTTGAAGAAGCGGTCGATCAGACAGAGGACTGGATAGATCTCACTACCCATCGCTTTCAGCGGGGTGCCCGACATTGGCAAGTAGTGCCCGAAGCACTTGGTATCAGCCCAATCAATCAATCTCCTTGTTCGGGCAGCCTTCATCTCGTTGAAGTTGTGACACTCGTCGATGATGAGTTTACACTCTCCCTTATGCTTCTTGTTGAGCTCTATCAGGAACTTCTGAAGCTGAGCACCTGCACCGGACATCATGTAGTCATAATGCACGATGTAGTAGTCGTAACCTTCCGTAGGGAGAGTCCCTAGAAGACTCGTCCAGACCTTTGGAGCCTCTTTGTAGTGCAGAGGTAGTTCCGTTACCCAAACCTTGTTAACGATGTTCATAGGGCACAGGACGACCGTAGGTGCGTCGTTAAGCAGATGACTCCATGCAATCGACGTAAAGGTGTTGTGAGTAACGACGTAATCATCTACAACGTACAGACTGTCCTCACTGTCGATTGAGATACACAGGGTCTCTTCTGACTCACGTTGTTCATAGCTCACGATATCCAATCGCAGAGCTTTATTGTCAGGACCGTCCATATCCACGAAGTACTGCGCAAGCACGTCTGAATCACGATGCTTGAAGCTAACCTCGTAACGGTTCCCGGTCTTAACCGGAGGATGGGCAATACCACCTGTGCTCCACATCAGTCGTCTGAAGTTCTCTGCGGCCACAGCGCAACCTGTGTAGAAATAGAGTCCCTCGTCATCAACCTTGAGCGATCCTTGCCAGATCATTTCCTTGATCAGGTCGAAACGGTTCTGGTATGAAAGTTCTAATACTGACTCATCAATACTTTGTCCACTCGTAAAGAGATCCTGTGCCAGTTGGACTATGTTTGAATATACAGAGCGGTGCGTAGCGCCATCAATCTTTGTAACCAGAGGGATGGAGTACTTGAAGTCGTCGAAGTGGTTGATGATGTCCTGAGTCGTAGTAACCTGAGGTCCCACAGCGTGATCATCATGAGTCTCAACAACTTCCCACTGGTGATCTGGGTGAGAGTCAGCAGTCCGCCCATCGGCAAAGGTGAAGCGATAGACAGCAGTAACACCTTGCGGGTAGATTCCTACTATCGTTGCTATTCTACCGTTAGGAGTGATGACTTTCCCACCTTCCTTCAAATCCCCTAAACGGGTCCAGCCACCCGGTGTCTTCACTCGGGTACTAAGCGGCATGGCTTTACCGCTACCGGCCTTGGCATCCAACAGCAACCCATCCAAATGGTAACTGTAGGTAATGACTGGATACTGTTCGAGGAATTCCAGTTGTTTAGGGAATGGGGTGGTCTTGAACGCCTTCAACCGTTTCATGTCGAATGGCTTGCCGGACATATTAATAGTGTCCTTAACCCAAGTGTTCAGCTCGATCTGTTCCTTGAGTTCGTTAAGCTTACGACGATTACTCCGGAGGTTCTTGATTTTCAAGAGTGCTATCAAGATATTCCGCAATTCCAGCAAGTAAAACTTCTGTAGTTTTACCGTGTCCCAAGTTTCTCGCTTTACCTGATGCTTTGTAATCAGAGAAGTGTTGTAGAACTTCTCAATGTCTTTGGCCAAATCATAGTAGGACACCCCCATGATTTGAACCATCTCCCCTAGATCTTTAATGCTGACAGAAAACAAATTAAACATAACAGAAATCCCTTTAAGGAATAAAGATGGAACTGATTAACCGAGATACCGCTGCTCACCTGAACCTGATGTTGATCCACGATCTGATCTGGGAGAAAGAAGAAGACGTTAAAATGCCCCAGATCTACGTGTACTACAGTTGGTCCGATAAGGAGAACTGTGAGGTCGCTTGGGTGCGTTATGAGCGAGAAGACGGTCGTTCCACAAGCTTCAAGTTGAACAAGAAGCTGACCAATACGCTGGTGAAGTCTCCTATCGTTTGTATGGATATTCGTATCCGCCAAGAGCTGCAAGCGATGGAGTTGGCAAAGCACGAATTCCCCAAAGGATGGCTGACCGCTAACACCCCTCACCCTTTCGACGACTGCCGTCAGGAAGACCTGTGGAGCCTCGATCGTAATGCGTACGAGATCAACGTAAAGGTCGGTAAAGTTGTTAAGGAGATCCTGACTACCAGCCACCGTCTGCTTTCATTGACCACTGACCGGGTCTACGATCTGTACATGTCGTTGAACGTGGACTCACTGGATCTGACTCGCTTCAAGCTGCGTTTCGATCGCATCTATCCGAAACTGCCGGATCTGACCAACGAGAACGATGAGCTGGCTCCGATCATCATCGGTATTGGCGAAGACTTCGGTCTGGAACCAAACGACAACACTACTTATAACCAAGTGGTGGCTGAGCTCAAGCGTCATGAGCAAAACATCAATTCGATGATCCAGAAGCACCTCAAGAAGTCTCGCTTGAAAGGCGAACCGCTGGAGATGCTCAAGAAAGAGATCACCTCGATCTTGATGGCGACCAGTCACTACACCGGTAAGGTCTTCGGTTACGACGGGGTTCATGGCGCAGAGTTGTTGAACAAAGTGGCTAACGAGACTCTGGACACTCTGCACAAGTATCGTGATGGCGGTAAGCGTGATCTGCGTATGGACATCAGCAGCTGGTTCGTCTGGGAATATCCAGTAGACGGTGGTCAACCTCTTCGTGCGCCGGAACCTGAGCTGGACTTCCGTACGTTGATCGTTGAAGGCTATACCGATACCTTCGTCGACCTGCTGGCTCCGATCCTGATGGACTCCGGTCACACTGACGTAATCAGTCCTTACAAGTTCCACGTTAAGGCTGACCTGTCTGACGGTCGTGCGATTGGTTCCATGACTCGTGTAACGAAGTAATAGCGTTAATACTACCTCTGAGAGCCTAGGCTCTCAGAGGTAGGTCTATGCATGCAATTAAGGTACTGCGCCCAATCGGAGTTCCAAATCTTTAACGTAAGCCTGTAGATCCGCAACCTGCTTTTCCAACGCCACGTTCTTAGCCAAGTCACTGGTGTTATCAGTGATACGGTTCTTACGGGCAGTCTCCATGGTTTCATGTTCAAACTGAGAGACGTAACCGATAACCGGAACAGTACCCAGCTTCACTGTACTGGTGATACCGTAGTGCATCTTGATCCAGTCTTGGAAGTGAGTCATCGCCTCATCCAAAGCAGGTTTCATATCACTGGACAGCGCACCCAGATCAGCTACCAACACCATGCGCTCATAGAGGAACCCATCAACTAGTGGGAAGCTCTTCAGATAGGTGCTAGGTACATATATAGGTACACCTTTCCGAGGAATGAGACTGATGATCACCCCACCAGCATTCACGATCTGATCGATCATGGTCAGGTAGGTAGCTTGATCTACTGCCACCGGCGCAAAGACTTGCTGGAAGATGTTTACACCCAACCCCTGCATCTCACCCACTGTCCGCATTGCTTCGACAGTATAGGAGGCCATGGGATTGATCACTCGATCAAACGGCGCTAGTGCTTCGAACCGTCCCGTTACCTTGAGGGAGGGGATGATGGTATTCTCAGCCATAGGGTTACTCCGCTACGATTCCGTCTTGAATCAATTGGTATTTGGTGAAGGCCACGTACTTGACCCGGTTGATACGTTTGGTTACACACAGTTTACCCAAACGCTCGACACGTTGAACACCCGGCGGGAGCAGCGAGATAGGAGTTACGATCTCAGCAGCAGCCATCAGTTCGTCCATGCCGTATGCAAAGTCCATGGACTCCTGAGACATGGTTCCGAACTCAGGTTCTTTGGACGCGATCAACTGGTAATCTTTGACGATAGCGTAGATCTTCTTCATCCCGTCCCGGTTGTTAACCTTAGCAACAAACAATGCTTGCAAAGATTTGTACATCAGCGGAACGGTCTGGGCGGATTTTATGAGATGGTCCGCTGGCATAGTAGGACCAAGGTACGCAGTTGCAATGTCCATCATGGTTTCACGATCGACAATTGGCGAGTACGTACTGGATCCATTGGTACGGTTCACGACACCAATACGGCCAAACTCTGGGAGGACGTAGAACTCCAACGGGTTGAAGAGATCTGGGATCTTTTCTTCCCAACGAGAGAGAGGGTATTGACTATCCTTCAGAATCTCGTTACGGATCTGTTCAAACAACTGGTCTTCTGCGTCTTCACCATTACCCCAGTGCCAGATAACCCAAGTACCAACGTTGAACTTGCCCAGGTTGATCAAATCCATGATCTGGAATTCGATAGGGTTACGCTCGGTACCCGGCCACTCATAACCATTCGTTGCAAGCGATTCCCGCTTAGCCACGACCACAGGCGTTTCCAAAGCCAACCGCGTTGCGATGTCCTGGTAGTTGGCATTCATCAACCAATCCATTTCCCCCAGAGGAAGCGGATGAATGACGGTAAACTTAACATTTGGGTATTGCAGACGAAAATAAGCGTCAGCCATCCACATGTAGAACGGTTGTTGTTCCGATCCAACAATATGGTACCCTTTAACAAAGCTCGGTAACCAGATGGCGTTGTTAGTTGCCATCTCACCAATATCTTCAATGACGATGTTGGTGGTGAACTGGGTCTTAAGGATTTGCAGACAGTTGGGACGACTGGAAGTTACATTACCAGCCAACGCTTGCGCATAGAGCCAGTTGGCGATACCAATTTGTACCTCAGCAATTTCCTGAGGCATCTTGATGTCTTCGCCGTCTTGTGTCGACAAGAAGTTGACAAGGGAAGCAGCACTTGCTACGTTAACAGCCAGAGAGAACTTCCCTGGGTCTTTAGCGTAACTTAGTGCTTTGCCGCTCAGCTCACCAATGGCTGAAACGGTATTTGCTGTGTTGTTGTACAGTTTGGTGATAGTAGCAAACGACAGATAGGACGTGCTCATATTAAAAAACTCTCACCGTGAAGTAAGGAAAAAGACCAATGACGCTCGGTATAGCGAAGGAGATGGCCGACAGACTCATAGAATTCATAATAAAAATGTTTCAGGGAGAGTCTGTTGAAGATCAGTTAACGAAAGCAATTAAAGGCATTGGCCTAGTCTTGGCAGTGTCGTTATTTGTTAACTTTTCAATGTTCTTGGCTAACCTCAATCTGCGGATGGAACTGGACGCAACGCAGGGAAGCCTTGCTAAGGTTGGCGTGCTATTCGACGGAGGGGAAAGTTCTGCACTCAGTTCGTTCGTTCGGGTTAATAACCAGACGGGGAGTCAGATAGCACTTATACAAGAACAGAACAATTGGCTAGGGCGCTATGCAATTTCGTTGACGGTAGAGAACCTGTATCTCAAACGCTCTATTGTGGTTTTGGCAGCCACTAACCGTCGGATCATAACGAATAACAACATGCTTTTACAGATGTGTCAGCCTTAACATTTATCTACTGGGAGGTGCATTGTAGGAATGCACCAACCTTAGAAGAGACCTTCAAATGGAAGAGATTGTACCGACCATTAACTTGGTCATGTATTTCATGTTGGACTCGATCAAACAGAAGTCCATCCACCATTTCTTCGGGGCTCACGGTTATACGTACGATGTAACCGAGACGGGGAAGAAAAAACTGGTTAAAGATGTCCCGACGTCTTCGGGGTATTACACCAACAACGTACAGAAAGCTAATACGGTGGTGGTGGTCAAGGATATCGTCTCTCTAGAGATCACTGACAAACGCACTAAAACAGAAGCGCTATTGCAAGGTTTCTTAACGACTCTGGATCTGTTCAAGACACGTCCAGAGATGAAGAACCTGTGTGTCATCACGGTTCAGAAAGAATTGGGAACGATCGGTCGTTATAAAGAAACCGATCTGAAGAACAAAGAAGACTTGAAGTTTGGCGGTGAGGTCGTTAGCAATAAAGAACGTGAGTTGCTGACTGATATCTTCCACACGTTGGAATGGTTCAAGGATACCGGCAGATCGGTTGTCTTTGACTTCACTGGTATGGCTGAAGGCGGTGCAGGTGTTCGTGAGTGTCAGAAACGTCTGGACTTGGCTCAGGTTATTACAGTTTGGGACTTCGAGTCGAAGGATGAGTTGGTTATCGTCCCTCGTAAGGAGTACGAAGACCCTGAGGTGCACTTTAACAAGTTGGTCGATGCTACCCGTTGGTATTGCAGCAGCGGTGAAGGTAGCACGTTCTACGAGCTCCACGAAGGTTACCGCGTTTATGATTTCGGCAAGGTAGAACCGGACAAGAACTACTACGGTAAGTTGACTCCGGACGTTACCTTCGCCAAGTTGTTCACCAAGAAGCCGTTGGAGCTGCTGGACAAGCTGTACGAGTTCTGTAACAAACGTATCGAGAACAAAGACGGTTATCTGCTGGCTGGTGATCTTAACAACATCGTCAGTAAAGACTTGGCTCGTTTGATCGATCAAGTTCCCGGCGTTCCTAACAAGAAAGGCAAAGTCTTCAGCCCGTTCACTAAGCAGAAGAGTAAACCTTTGTTGATGGAGCTGATCAGTCCAGTTCTGATGTCGTATCGTGTCAAAGATTATCTGGGTGCCCTGAACATCATCTTCGAAGCTTTCATGAAGAAGGATGAAGAAGGTAAGTCCGGTTACTCGACGTTCTACGACATTACCGACATGATCTACGTTAAAGAAGTCAACGGTAAGGGTATTACCAAGCTCAAACTGAACCCTGACTTCAATCAGGATCGTAAGACACTGGTGGTGAAGATTCATCATCCGTCGGCCAAGAAGCCTGTACCTATCAACCTGTCGGTTGGTTATGATCTTCCTGATCGTAACTCGTTTAACAGCGTGGAGGATCCCAACGTTAAAGTGTGGTGCGTTACTGACACCCGGAACGAGAAAGGCCTGCGTTACTCGACTGTTGTTGAGACGGAGGAATTCATCTACGTTCACACTTCAGCGGTGGCGAACTTGCGAGTACTGACGTTGAACGAATTAGGTAAAGACGCGTAAACACGCTATAGCCCCTACCGGCCCCACAAGGCCGGTAGGGTGCTTGATGCGCTTTAGCCTTTCAGTGCTACCACTTCTTTGATCTGCTCACGGAAAACAGCGCTCAGCTCGTTAAGGAGGGTCATCATAGCGCCACTGATGTCTACCAGACGAACAAAGTTGTTAATAGTGAGTTCCAGGTCAGTCAACACACTACGCTCGAAGGTCAGCTGGTTAGACTTGATCTTCTCGATCAGCAGTTCGCCCAAGTGATACGTCTTGGTCAGTTCACTGGCCACGATCTCGATGTCACGAGCGCTGAGGGTCTTGAGGGACGTGTTGTACGTGTCCATCACTTCCATCATCTCGTTGAAGTTGACGTACACCTCGGACAGCGGAACCTTGTTACGACGTTGTTCATCCGGCAACGACTTGACGAACGTGTCGGCATTAAGGATGGATTCGTCGAGGTTGTTGATGGTCCACTTGAAACGCTTGTCGCTACGACCGGTCTTGATCATCTGCTTCAAGAAGTCGTAAAGACGAGTGGTTTCAGTACGCAGAGAGCCCAGCAGGTAAACCCCCTCAACTGCACCTTTAACGTGGGCCATCATATTGGCGATGCCCGGGGTGTAGTTGGTAGGGACCGTGATAGGGACGGCGCTGTGACGCACGAAGCTGATTTCTTTTCGTGCAACCATATTACGCAATTTATTGTTGTCTACCACGTGGACAGGACGGGAGAAGAGAGCAACCTTCTTGTCAACCATGGTACCGAATTCGGAAAAGAACAGGCCGATGCCCTCACCCAAACTCAAGGATTCAATCCCTGCGATCTCCAGGGGTTCGTAGTTCTTGACCGCATCAATGAACTTAAGCTCTTCCAGTTCTTTCTGGAAGACAGTGTACTGACTCTCGAAACTGGTGTCGTCAATATTTTCCATAACTGTAGCTCTTATCAGTATAGTTGGGGAAGTGTGATTTAGAGTATCCACCTCATTAATTTCATAAAATGACCGGGATTTATTAGAACATGGCGAGTCCTCTCAAGTTCATTTCAACACTTGAATCCTCCAGCACCATTACGCTGGACCTTCCGTTTTCACCAGTATTCGATATGCTGAACACGGAAATCGTTTACGGGATCCACGGGGAAGCTCTTAACAACGGCGGGATCCCTCGTAACGAAGCTGTAACCGGTGGTAACAACACACAGAAAACTGGGGTGTGTGTTCTTTCTATCGCTCGCGTTCTGTACCGGGTCGATGGCAGTATCGCAATCGTTAACGACATCGAGGATAACTTTAAGGTTAGCAGGCTAGCCGATGCAGTTGACAAGGAATTCGGTATTCCTGGTTACTTCGAAGAACACATCAACGGGAAACGCTTCTTCTACTTCTCGAAGAGCGATATCAAGAATCCGTGCGACGGTAACTTCGTTAAAGCTAAGTTCCGCGAGATCAATGCTGCTGTTCGTGAGCAGTTGGCAGCAGGTGAAGACATCTTCGTCAAGACTCCTGTTGTCGATGAAAAGAAACAACCGATCAAGATTATTGTTCCGATTCTTATTGTCACTGACTCCATCTCCGAAATGCACTTCGGGAAAATCTCCCAGCACTTCCAGGAAGGCGATGTAGACGAGGGCGGCGAGAAGCGTACTCGTGACCTGTCCATCGGTAACGCCCGCCGTATCGTGCACGAGGACGCCGACGTTCTGGGTTCGGTTTGTGGTATCTACCAAATCTGGGTAGCTCAGATCACCGAGAAGATCAACCTGACTGGTCGTCCGGAAGAGAAAGAGTCAGTGTTCATCCGTCCTGGTCGTAAACTGAAGGGTCCTCGCTCGCTGCTGCGTATCCCCCAGATCGCTCACGAGATCATTAAAGGTAGTCTGCTCAAAGAAGGCAACGAGTGGCTCTACCCGAATCCGTTCGGTCGTGATGTGGAACTGAACTCGGATTCGAAAGAAGTACCGGATCTGATGCACTACGCTAACCAGCCGTATCGTAACAAAGCTGGCATGTCCGGGATCATGTCGTTCTTCATCGGCAGTCAGTCCATGGGGATCCAGGAAGGCCTGACCATGTACCACGCCTTGAAGTCGTCGAAGTACTTCGGTTTGGACGGCAGCAAGATCAGCCACTGGTCCACTCTTTATCCTGAGTGCAAAGTGGGTCGTACCACTGTATGGGCGAAGACTTTGGAAGACCCTAAGTTCGTTCGCGCCCTGACCATTATCTACCACCTGTGGTTTATGCGGACCTTCTGGTTTAAGTTGCCGTTGCACTATCGTCTGACCCCTCAGGAATTGTACGACAAGATTAAAGCACGTGGATTGGACTGGAACGACATCCTCGAGAACACCGTGGACTACTGGTTTACCAACCCATCGATCAAGAAACACACAGTCACCACCTTTGAACTGGTGCGCATCGCCTTGGGCGAACGGGATCCTTACTGGATCAAAGACTACAAAGATCCGGCTAAGAAAGCAGACAAATAAACTTTATTTAGAGGAAGGGTGACGGAGGTTGCCCTTACCTTTAGCTTTATAAGGAATGTGGACATGATGGACCCCGCCGAGCAACGTATCAACATCCTGGTGGTTGTAGAAAGTAATTTTGTTAACCTGTGTGAAAAGCCACAGGACTACATCAACAATTTCAAAGACAAAGTTTCTGCTAAGAACGACAATAAAGCGTCGCTCTTCACGGTGTCCGGTAAGTACGGTCTGACCAACGTTGATAGTACCATTCCTGCTATTGAAGTCATGGACAAGAACAAAACGATGTTCCGCCAGATGCTGGAGAACTCGTCGACTATGTTTGACGCGGTAGTCGTCATTACTTCTGTTCCTAACGATCCGTATATCGAATCGGCGCGTGAAGTAGCGACCAACACCAACAAGACCTTCACCCAGTACGGTTACCCAAGGAAAGAGAAAAATGGCCAATCGCAAAGCTTTTGAGAAGCTGGTGCTGGACCGGATGGCTCGGGTTACTGACGGTGGCGGTAACAAAGTCATTTACGAGCGCATCTTTAAAGAAGCGTCGAACGAAGACATCGAATCGATGGTGCAGTTCCTTGAGCGGGGTAACTCCCTACCTATCTGGTCTCCGGGTGGTATCAAGAAAGAAGAATTGCGTTACGAAAACCTGATGGCGCTGTGTGAACTCGACAAGGTCAAGATCATGCAGCGGGTGATCTCGTACGACGAAGACACCAACATCATGTCGATGTCTCCCAACGAGGCTATCGTCGGCCGGTCTGAACTCCGGGCTCAGCGTCAGTTCTGGGCCAAGAAGTTCAACGCAGCGAAGAACGACTACAAGATCGACGACCTCACTGGTCAGGTTTCGATGGAGAGTCGTGCTACGGGCATCAGTATGCCGGAGATCACAGTACTCCGGGGTCTGGGTCTACCCACCATGGCGAACGAGCTGTACAACGTCAAGGGTGGCGACCAAGACGCACTGAAGGCTTACAAGAACGACCTACTGACTACCGGCAAGACCACAACGGATGGCAGCCTCCGTAAAGGTTCCGGTACCAAGGTACTGAGCACTGTTCACTTCCTGCTCCGCGGTCGTTTGATCGACAACAATATTCACAGTAAGGCTGCCTGATATGTCAACGGTGAAAATGGAAAACCTGCGGGACCTGAAGGACGTCATCACGGTGGTTTATGCCAGGATGATTACTGAGAACCCGATGCGCAGTGATCTGGCCTCTTACTTGGTGGACATGACCAAGAAGTCGTTGCTGACCTTTACCAGCGGCTACGTTGATTTCGAGAAGCTTATTGGCGGGGAAACCGACCTTTACGCTCACTGGATGAACACCCAGCTTCAAGTCATGACCCTGCTGGATGGTGATGATGCGCTGCTGGTGCGTCACACTCGAACGGTGTACGAGACCTTGCTAGGAACCACTGGTGGTCCTGCGGCTGACGTGTTCCCTAAAGACTTTGATTATGCCAAAAAGAGAGAGCTTCCTAACCCTTCTCGAAGTGTGATGATTGCTTTGGCTTTCCGGGTCTTTCTGGATAACATCGAGATTGTCGCCGCTCCTCCAGGGACTCCGAATCCTCCACCTCAACCTAAGGCCTGAACATGAACCGTATCATTCAGTGCTATACCGAGGTCGACTCCATCTACGATCCTCGTCGTGGCATTCACCAGAAGTGGTTGGTTCGTGATCTGATCAACCCTAACGCTGACCAGTTGTCGGATGAAGAGTACGAAGCTTACGTAAAGATGTTGCGTTACGAAGGTGATGCTCGCTGGGAGAAGTATGTCCAGACCAACTACAAAGAACGGCGGATGGACCGTTTCGAGTACCCGGGGTTAACCTTCGATCGGAAACAGTTCAGTGAGCTGTATAAAGAACGAAGCTTGGGTGATTTCAAGTTCGGGTACTACAAGACCAAGTTCACACAGAACTTCTTGAAGACCCTGATCGATCTAGAGCTGATGACTGAAACGCCGAACATGTTCAGCAAGATCGTATTGCACGTCAACATCTACCCTTACGTAATGGATGAAGCCATGCGTCAGGATCTGGTGGACCACCTCCAGTTGCGCTTCGGGGGTAAGGTCGAGGTCAAGACGATCAACAGTCGCAGTACCAGCCATGATGTGGGGTTCTACAAACAGTTCGATTACGTGCTGAAGTACGACCTGCTGATTGGTGAAGATAGCAAAACGTTGGCTGAAAGCGTCGGCAGTATTCCAATACCGGGGACTACATTTATTATCCCTGATATTTTAGTTAAAGAGTCCGACGAATTTACGGGAGAGATTGCTGATCGCATCTTCTCATCGACGCTGCAATTGGCGCCGGTGTTCAAGCTGATGCCTATCCATCACTCTTTCTACGATTATGCGTAATGGACTTACTAACCAGGCAGGGGACTCCCCTGCCTGGTTATGTTTGCAATCGTCAAATTTTGTTGCCATCAAAGTCCAGTTGCTGGATACCTTGATCGAGCTCGTATTCGTTAATAGGGTTGAAGAAGACCTTATCACCCATGATCGGTTTGCTTGGATCGAGGATGTAATCACCGAAGTCGAACACTGGCATCTTGATACTGCCGTTGTTGATATTGGTGAGGGCTTCCATCATCTGGTTGAAGGTTATCGCGTTGTCTTCCTTCTCTTTCTTCTTAGCTCGTTCTTTACGGTCCTCACGGATCGTTCTTTCCAGAGCATCGATGATGGACTTCACGCTACCCAGCAGCTCACCGTTCTTCGGGTTGTCGAGGTAAGCACCCATGGCGTATTCCAACAGGAAGGCACGGTTCTTCTGAATCATCTTGACCATTTCGGTTTGGTCAATGTCTTCATCGTTCCCGACCATCACTGCACGCAGCTCCTCGATAACGACTTTCATTTTGTCGGAATCGTAAGGATCTGCCTTCTTTGCTTCTTTTAGCTCTTTTGGTTTGTCGTTCGCAGGACTGTCCATTGGATTATAAACCTATATTACTTGGGTAGATTAGGATAAGGAGAGCTTTATCGATGGGCCTAACACGTAAGCAAAAATATGGCATGCTAGGCACACTCCCCTTTGTTGGGAAGTACGTGCGCATGCAAGTGGATAAAGCAACACTCAAAGAACTGTTGTTGATCGAAAAGAAGTTTACTTCGTCGACAATAAGGTTTGATACGCTGATTCACGATCTATACGATTGCCTCAAGGACCTAGAACGGCCCTTGCTGGTTAATCCGCATAAATTCCATAACTATGGGTGTCTTATCCATACTCGCAGCTCTAAAACGATTGCAATCTACTTAGAGCGTATCTATAACAACGAAAATTTAAACATTGATACTTACTTCAGTGTGTACGCTAATTCAAAGCAAGTTGCTTTCTTGGATTGGTTCAGCACTGAGGAAAGCGTAGAGCAGTTCGTAGATCAGATGATGGGTCTGCTGGTGTTGTCGTGTATACGGTTCAAGTGTGACGGTTATGAAACTTTGGAAGCACCTAAGAGTAACGTAGCACTGGATCAATTGGTATCCAGTCGTTGGCTGAAACTGTTGGTTATGGACCTCATACAGGTTTTGGTCACGGTACTCGAAGAGCGCATTGGAGGGTAGATGGATAAAGGAGAACGCAAGCTTCGGTCAAGAGAGCTGAGCAGCATTTCTCAAAAGTTTATACCCGATGATTTACTTAGAGATACTCCGGCTATACTTTTCCGAAAGATACTCCGTAAACTGGATATGGATCCACAAAAATGGGTTCGTTACTTAAGAGATTACCTAGATAGGGTTATTGATGAATCAGATCCCGCAGAGGCCAAGAAAGATCGCTTGACCAAAACGGGGAACATTAAAGATACCTACTTTCAAAAACCGGGACTGACGTTCAGTAAATTGTTGGAAGGCCTGACAATTGTACGGATGCGTTCAGTGAAGATCATCATTGAAGTTACAGACGAAGATGGTAATGTGCATGTAGTGGACGACACTGTTCGGCTTTTGAGTAAAGAGCAGATGAAGAACCCACCGCCCAAAGACCCATCCCCATCCACTGACCCGGGTTCAGATTGATTGAACCTATAGCCCAGAATAGCAATACGGAGTAGCTGGGTATACCCAGCTACTCTAGACTGTCTTTTTTTTTCGGAGATTTTGGACATGGCAGGTTTATTGGAAGGACTTGACCTAGGTAAAGACGTAAAGGCCTTTAAGACCAGTACCAACACTTCAATGCGTTCGGTGCGAGGCAGTACCCTTACGCCTATCAATACCACCACTGCACGTTTGGATGAAGGCGTTGCACTGGTTAACCCTAACGATACCACGCTTAAAGATCGGATCACCAACTACCGCGGTCAGTACATTGAGCAGCTGGACGGTGTAATCGGCGCTCTCTCTGGCGGGTTCCTGAATACCAAGGACATTACCAAGGCGATCAAAGTTGGTCGTGACGGTGTAGTGTTCGACACAAACAATATCCTTAGCGCTGTCAGTACTAAGCTGGGTTTCCCGGTGAGTAGTGAAGCAGGTGCTATGCGTAAGCTGGCGAGCGGACTCAATAAAGAGTTCAACCGCTTGACTGGCTTGAACATCGATCAGCTCTTGACAGTTGACGGTGAAAAGATTCGTATGGACGGCAACTGGCGTGGGCAGATCGGCGAGAGCTTGCTGGACACGTTGGTGGATTACGCAGGGATCGATGAGTTCGTCGACGTATCGCTGAAGACCTCCCTGTACAACAACGTGATCTACAACAGCTCGATCTTTGGCATGGCTGACATGTACCAGAGCCTCTGGGATAACTACCCGTACGCGGCTACTCGTCAGGATGCGTTTATCGAAGCCATCAACATCATGATCAAGAAAGGCGACGTTATCAGCATCGATAAGGTCATGGGGATGTTGGATGAGCAGGGTAAGAACAGCCTGTTGAACAAGTACCCTGATTTCATTGAGAAGCTGTTCACTGGCTTTACCTTTGATCAGGGTGCCCTGCCTGAAGAATACCCGGCTTTGAAAGCCAAGCTCATTGCCATTCTGGAACGGGTAGCGGGTACTCGCTGGATGTATCGTGACACTCAGTTCGGTGAGGCTTATAACCTAGGTCTGGTTTCCTCTATCAGTCCTGACATGATCACCCTGTTGAGTCCAGTTACCGTTGAAGAAGCAACCAACGAGTACATTCCTCTGCTTGCCTGTAACGGGATGTTCAAAGAAGAAAGTGCGTTGGAAGTACTGGATAAATCTTTTGAGAATCCACCGATCGTTTTGATGGGATAACAAACCTTTAGTAAACCCTACCTAGCCTTATGGGCTAGGTAGGGTTATTAATGCAACTTTATTTTTCAGCGTGCAAGAGGACGGATGAACAGACGAGACAAGTCACCGATCACACTGTCGTTCAGCTTAGCTGCAATGTTGTCAGCACGGAAGCTCTGCTCAACACCCAAGATAGCTTGAGAGATCTGACGATTCAAACGAGCGTACTTCAGAACAGTGTCCAGGTAATCCAAACCGCCGATACGAGAAGCCATGTTAGTCCAAGGACTGTCATCGTTCAGGATGGTGTTAACAACTGCCGCCGGGTTGGTCAAATCCGCAATACCGATCGAACGGTCAATTGGAATGGTAACCAACGACTCCAAGTCTACCCAGTTAGCAGTAACCGACAAGTTCAATGGCTTACGGTCACGTGTCCAACCAGCAGGACCTTCACCAAAGGTAAACTGCATGCTTTCACACATTGCAGTCCGCATGATCTGACGAGACTTGCAGAACACCCTGTGGTAGAAAGGTGTGGTGTAAGTGGAACCACCTGTGGTGAAACCAGCAACCATGGTTACCAAGATGGAGAACGGAACAAAGATCTTGGTAATGATCTCGAACGGGTGAGCGTAGTTGCAACGGAAGTTGAACTGGTAGCTTTCCCGGTGAAGACTAGCCGAAGACTCAGCCCAGTGGTTAGGGATCTTGACGTAAGCGTTACCCGCCAATGCCAGAGGAATGTTCCCGATCACTGTACCGGACAAGGCACCAATAGCACCTTCTTTGATCGTGTTGATAATCCCATCGATCAGAACGTTACCGATGTTACCGCCGGCTACGTCGAAACGGAAGTCGTTGGCAGAACGAACCAAGTTGTTGAACTTATCAGCCAATGGCGATGGAGCACTGCTGCTACTGAAGCTGTCAGTAACCGGACCACTACCACCTTCACAACGGATAGTAATGGCGTCCATACCACCATGTACCGCCGTGTTAACCAAGTCGAAGATGTCACCCATCCATGTACGGTTGTCTGGGTTGTCCTCGTAATAGATCTGCTGACCCCCCGCCACGTTAGGATCTGCTCCGGTGGTAGTTCCGGGACGACCTTGTGTTTCATTGGGGTTAGTGCTCGTAGTGGGCTGAGTGAACTGGTTAGCGGCATCCATGCCGGCGTTACCGCCAGTCGTACCGCCACCTGCCCCCATTGAAGTACCTAGACCACCCAAGCCAGTTTCAGCGTTGTTGATGTTCTGGTAAGCTTTCTGGTCGAGGTAAGCACTGTCCTGCTCAACGTACAGGCCTTCATCATCACCGCGGTACTTACCAACGGTGTTCATCTCTTTCTCGATGTAGTCCTGAGAAGGATTGCCAGAGATAACCCCTTGGTCAAAGGTTACTTCTTCAAGGATCTGTCTTGCTCGGTTAAGCTTCTGATCTACTGTCTGGATACTTGGGTCGTTATCCATCTCAGCCAAACGGTTCAGCAGTACCCGATGCTTACGAGCACCTTTACCCAAGAAGCGCATCAGGTCGAACGTACCATCACTGTTAAACGTATCAGGCGCCAGCTTGTTAAGACTAGCCACACTGTTAGCAGCGTTGTAATCAGGCTTGAGACCGTGCAGCGGGTCTGTCTGTTCCTGAGTGCGCTTAGGGAGCACTGGGTCGATATAACCCGACTTAACCATCAGGTCGTTCAGTACGCCTGTGGCCGCCATGGTAAACGCACCCATCGCAGGCTTAGCAGTCCAGAACTGGTGACGAGGTGATTCAGCCAAGAAAGCAATAAACTGTGTACTGATACTAATCAACTGCATCGGCCAGAATGCAATGGAACCCAATGCCTGACCCATGTAGAACGCTGGCCCCGGTGCCCGACCTTTGTTAGCAATGATCGCAGCTGTCGGGGAGAACATATTCGTAACGAAGCTGAGTACCCCTGCAAACTGAGCGGTACACGGAGTAATGGTTACCGTAGTAACGTTGTTCTCGAAGATCTCTTTGTACATGCCACCGAATGAACCCTCTTCACTCACCATCAACCGTCCATAACGAGGATCAGTTGCGGGGTCCCATTGAGAAATGGGGTTGAAGTAACGGTTGTCGCCCATGGCACTACTGAATACGTTGAAGTACTTATCCCAATCCAATATTTCCAAAATCTGGGTAGGTGCTACACCTCCCGTCAAAAGCCTGAAAGACTTTGTGACAATATCCCGGTCTCTCGTAGATACCTTCGCCATAAAAAGAAATCCTTCAGAATGAAAAAGAAAAGAGGGGACGTTACTCCCCTCTTAACACTTACAGCTTTAGTTCATCGACACGTACCCATCCTTGTCACCACCGCCACTACTGCTCTTAGCGATAGTGTTACCTTCTTGAGCTGTCTTGACCAAGATCGCGAGCAACTGTTTAACCTCGTCGTCCGATTTCTTGTTCTGACCCACTATGTCCTTCAACCCAGACAACAGATCATTAACGACAGAACCGTCATGACCAGCCGCAGCGTTCCGTCGCTGGTTGGCATCGTATCCTTCCGGAGTCGCCTGAGGTTGCGGACCACGAGGGTCTTTAGGCAGAGGAAGGCCGGTGAGGTTAGGCTTACCTTGGAACTCGTCGTCAGGTTCACCCACACCTTCAGGCGCTTTAGGTTCACCCACTGGAGGAGGCGGAGGAGTAGGCATGGTCCTAGGTTGCTGTGGTACCTGTGGCTGTGCAGCTGGTGCTTCTGCCGCAGGCTCGCCAGTAGGAGCAGAACCACCCGGTTGCTGAGTAGGCTGTACCATCCCGCCACCTGCACCCGTTGTATCCTGTCCATTAGGTTGAGTCCCACCACTGGCTTGCAAGAACTTCTCAGCAGCCCCAGGTGTTTTAAACCCAGCGTGGATGTGACCACCCGTACCAATCGCAGTCTTCACCATGTACTCGTTAATAACCGAATACTCCGACGGCGACAACCCAGCGCCGCGCATGATCTCAGTAACAATAGCTACAGCACGCTGACTTCCTTGAGCGCCCATTGTTAACGTAAAATCGGCAGCCAACCCTTTAGGGTGCAATCCCTTAGACCCTTTCTCAACATGGTAGCGGTCATTCAGTGCAGTAAATCGATTGAATCCAGGGACTCGAGACTGAATGATTTTGCACAACGCTTCCAAGCCAGGGTGATGCGCTCCGCCACCAGTAGTTTCTTCACTCTTGAGAATGAGTCCGCTACCAGCACCTGTGTTGGTGTAGTTGCCCTCGGTACCGTAGTTGGCAAAGTCACTGCCACCTTGAGGAGTACCTGAGTAAGCCCCACCTCCACCACCAGCAGGACCACCAGTATAAGCAGGCGCTCCTGTTGCTCCACCACCGTAGCTAGCCGGGGTCTTCATTTCAGAAGGACCAGTGCTCCCGTACATCTCAGTAGGAGTCTGGCTACCCGAGTTCTCGGCCAAGAACTTATCGTCAGCACCCAAGGTTTTCTCTTGGATCTGTTTCAGATAGTCCATGTACAAGGCGTAACGCTTCTGCATATCCGGGAGTGCATTACCTCCGTTCAACCCAGCAGCAGCCTTACCGAAGTCACCGTCCTCAGAGATACCCCGCAACAGCTTGGAGTTCTTAAAGAAGGCAACTGCTACTTGTGCCATTACGTTTGGATCGGTACTCAGTAGTTCTGGCTTGTTGACCAGATCAATCCCCAGCTCCTTACCGTACTTCTCGTAGTTGGCTCGGCCAGTGAGTTGTACCATCCCTCGACCCCGGTACTTGTAACCATCACCCGGATCTTTGTTACCAAGGGACGCACCTTTACCACCACCGTAAACAGTGTTGGCAATCTCGACCTCACCCATCGCGATCAGTTGCTTGGCTTGATCAATGGAGCGCACTTCCTTAAACACTTTCATCAGCTGTTCAGGAGTGGAGTACTTCATATTCTCCACAGTACGTTTGTAGCCACCCGTTTCGTAGTTAGTCAAAGCCAACATCTCAGCGATTGCTCGCGGATCTGTAAAGCCCTGCTTCATCATCTCACGGATAACCAACTGTTCCGCCAGTTTCTTCGGAACAGATACACCACTGTCCTTACCTTGTTGGGCTGTTACACCCGACATGTCCAAGTGATCCGTACTACTATCACCCGACATTGGTTGGAAGCCAAACTGGTTCTCAGGTGTTTTGAACGCGCCATTCAAACCGGAGATGTTGCCAGCTGGAGAACCGTTGGTACTGAACTGCCCACCTCGCATTGCATCGGCTCCAGTCTTGAACTGGGACGCATCTTGAGTGTTGGCGTACTTCTCGGTAAACCCACCGCCGGTCTTGTGAGGACTGATGGCATTAGCCCATGTTTGTGCGTTCGTTTTCCCTGCTTCCATTTCAGGGTCTTTCAAACGAGCGGTCACAGAGGCTTCGCTCAGGATCTGCAACATCTTGTCGACTTTATCCGAGCGATCAGGAGACGATCCGTCTTTAAACGGAGCAGCTCTGACATACCAGATACTGGTGATCAAACCAGCACCTACTTCTACCTTCGAATCTACCAGCGCTTTAGCAATCTCATACCGTGCAGTGACCGAGAGTGATTTCCATACCACACCTGGACGACCTTTACGGTACTTGGCGACTTGGATCATGTAGTTCGTCAATACCGGAAGGAAACGGTCTTTGAACCACAGACACCAAGTTGGCGCATAGCCGGGCTCAGTTCGGAATGCATCTTTGAACTGAGGGAAGAGATCACCAATCTGACCAGTGAACTCTGCGGTATCCCCGTTAACTTTGAAATACTGTTCGCAATAGCGTTCGAGCTTAAGCACAGCCTCTACACGCCAAGGGATGTTCTCATCGTTACCATAGGCCGCCAAACGGATAGCCGTGAGCATGTCGATCGGACGACCGTCAGGGAGCATGTCCTTGACGAAGATCTCAGCAATGGCAGTACCCGCTTTGTACGCTTCGTTAAGCTTACCGATTTCACCCTGAACCTCATTCAACCTAGACTCAGCTTTGCTTCTACCAAACCAACCCTCAAATTCAGCATTAGGGTCACGCAGTTTGGTTTCCAGTCGAACCTTCTCCTGTTGCAGGGCTTCAACGCTAGCCCCTTTAACAGTCTCAACCGCAGCAAGTGGTTCAACACCAGCCAAACGGTCAGCGGTATCCGAGTTCTCCTTCAACTCAGTCAGATAGTTGTTAACCCGGATGATCGTAGTTTCACGTTCCAGGATTGGGTTTTCAGGATCTACCTTAGCAGTAATGGTGTACGGGAAAGGAACCAACAGACTGATAGCTTCATGAGTCTGCTTAGCCACTCGGTAGACATCACCGTTGCGCAGCTTGTCGTAGTCTTTGAGAGACTTGATCTTGACGACGTCCAAGCAGGCCATATACGTCATGAATACTGGCTTGAATCGACCGTTAAACCAAGACAGGGCATCACTCACCCCTTTCTTGTCCGGAATAGTCCCAGTGAGCATTTGAACAACTTTGTCAATGGGAGCACTCTGCGACAGACTAGCCTTACCGTTACCTATCACTACATACTCGGTCAACATCTCCTCAATTTGCAGAAGCTTCTCAGCCAGATCACCGTTAGGGTCAGAAAGACCGTACTGGGTCATGCGAATCAGGAACTGTCTAGGCTGCATGGCTTTAACCAACTGCCAACTCTTGTACATAGTCCCGCCAACAATCGCGGCACCAACAGCAACAGGAGCTGACAACAACCCACCGATCACAGCAGGCAATGCACGGAGACCAGCCATCGCCATGGAACCAACCGTTCCACCGCCACCGATACCCATCCACTTGAGTGCAGTCAAGCCCATCTGACCAACGCCAATAGCAGTAACTGCGTTACCGGCGTAATCCAGAGTCTGACCCATCCCGCTGTCTTTATCGATGTAACCAGCTTCCATCGCTGCGTTAGCCGCGGAGCTGATCCCTAGACCCAGACCAACCTTACCGAGACCACCGCCCAGACCACCCAGTACCCCACCAGGACCACCACCAATACCACCGGCTTTAATCAAGGCAACGATACCACTACCGATAGCACCAATCCCTGTCAGTAGTTTAGGGAACGTCCGTAGACCGAAGGACGCAAAGCTGAACAGAGTGCTCAAGCCTCTCCAGAGGATCCCGCTGGTGAAGAAGCTAGTCAGTTGCCCAATACCAGTAGCAATGCCACCGATCATGGAGCCTATCATCGCAAAGAGACCTTTAGGACGTTCCTTCTGCTCCTGACCTCTTTGTTCACCGAAGCCAAAGTTCTTGGCGATCTCGATGATAGCGTCTTGAACTTCTTCCTCCTTCTTCATGTACTCTTTGTTCTTCTTGTCCGCCAGCGAGTTCAAACGATCAGGGTCGTTGGTATCAGCCGGTTTATCAGCCTCTTCCCCGTTCATCTCTTTCTGACGGTCTTCATAACGCTTACGGTACTTCTCCACCTCATCAGCCATGAGCGGGAAGCGCTTCTTCATATCGTCGTAATCCCGCTTGAAGATCCACGTCCGAGGAGGTGCATCATCAGGAGCGTCAGCAGGAGTGATGATAGGCTTAGGCGGTTCTGCTTCAGGACCCCCTTCCGGAGTAGGAGTCTTGAACGGCATCGGTCCTACGAAATCAGGAGCAGGGGTTTGACGACGCAACTTAAGAAGCTTACGACGTGCTACCAGATCTTCTTCCGACTCTTTAGGCGTTCCGTCCATTGCCTCTGGGTTAACAGGAACCGTGATATCACTTTCCGGTGTAGGGAAAGGACCCGGTGCAGGAGGACCCATGACTGGAGCAGGGATAGGTGCATCAGGATCCGTTGGAGGAACATACCCCTCGTAACCCCAGTGACTCAGCAGCAAGTTGTAGATGCGGTCAACCGCACTCACGATAGGGGTGTAGTCAGCCTTCAAGGCTCCCTTCCCTTTGTCCATCGCTTTCTTGGCCCAAGGCATTGCGTGTTCCTTAGCCTTGTTGAAAAGATCGAGACCCCACTTCTTAGCTACCTGAGCGCCTTTACCCAGTTTGTTGATGTTCAAACCCATCGAGGTCTTCAGGCCAGCGTCGTACTCTTCTTCCGTAATGAGCACACTGCCATTCTTGTCGTAGACTGCACCAGTGATCTCGTTCCAACCACTGATCGAGACGAAGTTACCGTCACTGTCTTTGACGTAGTAATGACCTTTACTGAAACGGTTACCGTAGAGGGCAGGTTCACTCTCACCTTCCACGTACACATCCATTTGGTAGAACCGCTCAGCGACCTTACCCATCATCCCTTTAATACGACCAACTGGATCAAACCACTTGAAGGCTTTAACCATCAGGTCACGGACTTTACTTAACCCAGCCAAGAAGACTTCCTTGTTGTCTTCAGTGAAGAGTTTGTTAGCCAAACGTTTAGCACCAATAACGGTGTTGTTCGACAAGTCCATCACAGCGCCTGTGATGGCATCCCACGTATCAATCGCCTTACCGGTAAGCTGATCGTAGTAATCGCCACGACGGAGCTTCCAGGCCTCCAGGATCGGTATATCAGACCCTTCCTCGTAAAGGTCTTGGTCATCCATTGCTTTACGAGCCAATGCCATGGAACGGAACTTCCCGTAAGCCATTGCCACTGCAATACCGCCACCTGCAATAGCCGCTGCTTTAGGGTTGTAGATCGCCATACCAGCCAAACCACCCAACAGTCCACCCAGTACCAGCGGTTCGTGTTTGAGGAGGGTATCCATGCCCTTGTTGAAGATGTCCTTGAAGCTGGTTTGTTTCAGGCGATCCAGAATCGAGAGCTTCTCAGCCTTGACTTCAGCACTTTCTGTTTCGTCCAACTTATCTTCAGCCGCTACAGTCTTGGCTTCCAAGATCTTCAACAACGTACCGTTCCGGTCAGTTGCCAAAGTCACCAAGGTTTCCAGCTGAGCGTTAGTACGGTCAATCCGCTCACCCAGCTTATCGACGTAAGAGCCGATGTTGGTAGAACGGCCGTCCAACAGAGTCGACTTGGTGTTCTCAGCTACCTGATCCATCGAAGCTTTCATAGCCTTCATGGTTTCCTGGAACTCATCCGGAGCATCAGGACCTGTTACGTCAGGGGTAGGTTTAGGACCTATAGGAGCGACGTCAGCATCAGGGGTAGGGAAAGGGTTGCCAAAGGAACGCGTGCGGCGGTACGGCTCTGCCTGAGGGTCAGGACGGGTGATACGCTTGTTCGGGTCGTTAACGAACTGTTGGAACAGCTCCCAGACCTTATCCTCGTCCATCCGATCACGACCATACTCAGTCTTGGTCATTCCCCATTCTTTCATCAGGTCATGATAGCCGCTGTTCCGTGCGACATCGATGTTACCTGCCAAGTCAGGAGCGAAGTTACCCAAACGGATCGCTTCATCAATGATCTTAGCCGCCAGTTCCCGACCAGACTCAGTTGGGAGGTAGGTAAGCTTGGCTTTACGCTGAACGTGGTCACCTTCCTTGAACTCATCGAAGATCTCATCCGTGATCCCGAAGTTACGTTGCATCAATCCACGGATCTCAGCAGCGTCGTTAGGGTTAAGGTGAGGAAGCTCCATGTAGTTGTACGGACTGAACCCTTTCTTACGGTCTGCCTGCTTAGCCATTTCCATAGCCAAAGCGTTAGCAGCCGATTCAGTCAGCTCCTTATTGGGATCCAACTGCTTAGAAGTACGCAATGCCATGTCAGCATAGTTACGGAAGTCGTTCTGCTGAAAGGTACGGTTAAACGCATCCGATACCTTTTGACGATGGTCGATCAACTTACCCCGAACATAGTCGTAAGACCGTGCTTTAAGGGTGTCATCACCAGTACGGATCTTTTCCAGACTCAGTTCAATCGCGCCCAGCAAAGCAGGGATTGCTTCGTTAAGGGTACGGGAGTCCTGACGACGCCAGACCTCAGCCTCAAAGTTATCCTTCAAGGTACGACGTTGCAGGTTGTACTGAGTAGCGGTGCTGGAGTACATGTCGTCCAACACAGCAGATGTACCCTTGTTGACCGCATTGCGGGCAAAGGTCTTCATCTTCCACTCGTACTTACCCATTGGTTTACCTTCGCCAGTGTGCTGGTCCAGGTAATCCTCGTACGTCATGTCGTCGTCTTGATAGAAATCATTCTTGTTGAAATCCACCAAGGTGTTAGCCATACCTTCAAGGTTAGCCAACCCGTAGTTCGTCACGTTACCCAAGTCTTCCAGACGAATGTAAGCATCTTCTGCTTTCTTCGCTGCTTCAGGGAAACGTTTCTTAAGCTTGTCCAGCGCAGCTTTCGCTTTACCGGTACGGAGCAGTCTAGGAAGGCTGCTAATGAACATACCAGCGGCAGCGTTACCCATCATGCTACCGAAGTTGAAGTCCATCCCCTCGGTCATCTCAAGGGCCATGCGGAGGCTGCTGGCAATCTCACCAACACTACCTACTGCATCACTGCGAGCTGATTTACCAAAACGCTCACTGAAGTAATCCGCAACGCCACCGAACTGTCCTTTAACAGTAGTGAACACCGAGTCACGAATGCTCTTCTTAGCCGCTTGACTGTGAGTGGTCTTCTCGTAATCAGACTTAGCCGAGTTAGTCGCAATAGCTTTCAACTCACGGATGATGCGGTGGTTGGAAGCTTCTTGGAACTTGTAGTACTTGCTATCGGTCAAGAACGAACGAGCAGCCAGAGTCAAACGCATGGCATCGTTACGAGCCTGTACCTTGCGCTGGTAATCCAGGATCCCTTCCAAGAGCATGTTGCTCCGGACGAGTTGCTGGTTCATGACGGTCAGGCCACCGATGGTACGACCACCAATCTCTGCCATCATACCAATCTGTGCATTACCAACATCTACTGCTGTTTCACGCTCAGCGATAGAGTTAGCGCCCGCTTGGTCGACGACGTCATTAACTTCGCCTTCCTCAACGGTTTGCATGGAGTCAGGGGTGTCGCTACGGTTACCTCCAGTGTTCTCCCAGCTGCTGTAATCGTTCTTACTGAACTCGATTAAACCGCCGGCGATTTTATTAGGAAAGGATTTCTGAAGCCTTTCACCCGCACGTCTGGCCAGATACTGAAGGTCGTCCATCGACCCGTGGATCTCGCCCTGTAACTCTCGGGTCAGTTCACGACGCTTACGGTTCAGTTGGTCCAGTGTATTGAAGGCACGGGTCCAAGTTTTTGGAAGCACCATCTTCAGGGTATCGATACGAGCATCCGTATCCCCAACGGTCTTTTCTACGACGCCAGACAGAAAGCCAGTAGCAAAAGATCGGATGAAACCATGCTTCTCTGCTTTATCAAAATCTGAATCGAAGTCAATATCCCCATCAAAGGGATCATTGCCCCAATCATAGTTGCCAACGTCATCAGCCATGTTGGTTATTCTCTTTAAAGGATAAAGTAATGAAGCCCACTAACTTAACACTCTTAGACCCCCGGACGATTGTCCCGGGTGTCTTTAAACCTATTACGTCCACTGACGCGTTCGAAGGGATGACCCAGAACCTCAACGACGACGGTTTGTATTCCATTGAAATCTTTGGGAAAGTAGGGAGTAAGGAGCGGGATAAGACTGAAGCTTACATTGACGTAAAGCTCCCTATCTTCAACCCTACTTACCTCAAAGCCCTCATTTTGGTGAAAGCACTTTACCAAGGAATTTTGAGAGGTGCGGAATACGCCGTCTTCGACGAGGAGAAGGGTGATTTCATAAAATCGAACATCCTCGAAGGGGAGTCCGGTTTTTCTTTCTTTGTCCGTAAATTAAAGGAGATTGTTTTCAGCACGACTGCTTCGTATAAGCGTGGTCAGCGTGTAAAACTCTTGATTGATTTCCGTGACATTGCGATGACTGACAAGGTGTTGGTTATCCCTGCTGGTCTGCGTGATATTCAGTTCGGGGCTAACGGTGCTCCTACTGAACCGGAGATCACAGAGCTCTATCGCGCACTGATCTTCCGTACTCGGGTAATCCTCGGTGGTAAGGGTGATTCCGAGAACCCTCTCTACGACAGCGTCCGGTGGGGTGTGCAGACTGCGTTCAACGATATCGACCAATACCTCTTCGACCTGTTACAAGGCAAGGGCGGTATTCTCCAGCGTCGTATGTCGACACGTGGTGTGGTAGGCGGTACTCGTAACGTTATTACTGCTCGTAAAGTCAGCCGTAAGAACCTGAAGGCTCCAATGCTGGTTTCACCTAACTCGGTGGACATGGGCCTCTTCCAAGGCTTGCTGAACTATCAGTACGTCTGTGCTCACGGTGTCATGAACGAATACCTAACGAACGTCTTCACTATTGGTAACCAAAGCGCCAAGTTGGTGAACAAGAAGACATTGGAGTTTGAATACGTTGAAGTAGCCCCGGCTATCGTGGACAAGTGGACCACCTTTACTGGGATCAACAAACTCTTCAACGGTTTCGCTGACGCTTCGATTCGTAACAAAGAGATTGTTATTGACCATCGGTTCCTCATGCTGGTTTACGATGACGGTACTGATGTGTGTGTTCTGCATGACATCAACGATCTCCCTGAAGGTAAGGACAAGAAGTTCGTTAAACCTATTACCTACATGGAGTTCTTCTACCTCAGCTGCTACAAAGCGATTGGGGATCAGGTGAGTCAGCAGACACGTTACCCGATTATTGGTATTGGTTCGATCTTCCCTGCTGCGGTGAACCTTATCACAACCGAAGGTGCTGGCTCCCGGACTATCCGTGATCCGTACGACTGGTCTGAGCGTGATGTGTGTCACTCGTACCCGTCTCGTCGTGATAAGCAGGACTTCTTCGACGCAATGTCGGTTGACCCGTCTCGTGAAGCCGGCCTCGACTCTGACCACGACGGCGACCAATTGAACAGTAACTCGGTCTGTGCAGAAGACAGTAAGGAACAAGTTAAGGAGTTGTTCGGTAAGCGTTCATACTACATCAGCGGGACTGGACGTTTCCTGTACGACCCTATTAACGAACCCATTCAATTCATGTTTAAATCTGCTACCAGTGGGTTAGAAGGACTTGAGCAATGACGCCTATTCTTTATAACGACTTCTTCCGGACTATGGTCCTACGGAAGAAGCAGGATCTGGTTAATCCAGTTTTCCATGGCATCAGTGAAGTCAACTTACCGAAAAACAGCTTGCTGCAATTCGTTCCTAAGAACCCAGCTGATTACGGCCCAAGTAACAGTGAAGCGTTCATCAGCAACTATCCGGCGGAGATCTACATTGACTTCGTGCAGGACCTGCTGCATCCAGTAATGGGTAATGGTCGGGTCGCTACCTTCGATCTGAAGAAAGCGATCAGTAACTATCGTGCCGGTCATTACAACTACAACTGGACTCGTGACATCACCACGGTGTACGAGAAGGAACGTGTACTGGTTGTCCGTAACTACGGCCTGATTCCTCATCGGTTCATTTATCGTGCAAGTCTGTACGTGAACTATGAGAAGTACTACAACCAGATGGCGATGGTTATTGAGGGGATCAACAAGGAAGCCGAACGTGGGAACCGTCACCAGTTCCTGCGCATTGAGCTTCCACTGAACCTGCCTAGTTTTACGGAGTTGTTCGACGACTACCGTTTGCTGATTAAGAGTTTTAAAGACGGGTTGCCAGTATTGAGCCCGCAAGTGATCGGCGCTACTAAAGCCGAGAACACTTATTGGTTACTAGACCTGTTGGGTTGGTTGTTGGGTCAGTCTGAGTTTACCCTGTTTGGGAAAATCAGCGAGAAGGCCTTGGGGGATCTGCACTTCATCTTCACTTACCAAAGCAAGGCGCTGGTGTTGAAAGCCAGTCTTGTGAAGGAGTGGCTGGATGAGGTTGGTTTGAAACCCGGTCAAGAGTTTAAAACTCCCCTGCTGGAGCTGGAAGGACTGAAGAGTACCAAGCGGATGAACGTTGTGAAACGTTTCTACTTGGTCTTCCTTACCTTAACGAGAGACCTGGTTCCTGAGAAAGAAATTGCTAAAGAGGAACAAGGAAATGTCGGAATTGGAGGAGCCGGTGAAACCGGTAACCCGTCGGATTCCAAAGTGGATCCAGGAACGGCGGGAGAAACGTCGACAGGGCAACGGCAAGGCAACGGAAAAGACGGGAAGCTTCCTGGCTCGGGCCAGCCCCCTGACGCTGGTAATGATTCTGGTAATATCCTTGACATTTTCGCTAATGATGCGAAGAACGATCGAGGACTTCCTGAAGCCGAAGGAAGTGCGGGAACGGGAAGTATTGATGAAGGTGCTGCGGAATGGTCAGCCGAAGTAGCTGACGAGCTGCTGGAGGTTGAAGCTGCCGGCGGTGAGATCAATACCAGCAAGGTGGCTTTCCCTACTCCTGAGAGCGGCGTGAAGCTGTTGCTGGCTGAACGGGCTCGTGACGGTAAAGTGACTGTTAACGAGCAAGAGTTCTTCATGCGCAAAGGAACGCGCTACCAGCACATCGAGATGCCTAACGGTCAAACCTTCTGGGAGTACATTCAAGTCTCTCAAGAAGAACTCGATGGCTTGGCGAAGGAATCGAAGATCGAGGCTAACATCGCCACGGTTACCGACGAGAGCATGATGTACAGTCGGGCGACTGAACTCAAGAACGGTTACGCCGCTAAGTTCTTGCAGAAAGATATCGGCTCCATGGCACTGGCTTTCCAGAACGCCGGCTTTGCAATGAACGACTACCGAGTTGAAAACCACAGCAGTGTGGAAGGTAGTTACAACGTTCACAGCATTCAGTTCCACCACGTTAACGGTGATCAGACAACTATCCATCCACGCTTCCCTGTGGTGAATGACGATGGCAGTTTCATCATTGACAGCGTTAAGCAGCACTTCCAGTTGCAGCGTAAGGAACGAGTCTTCCGCAAGATCTCCTCGTGGGAAGTAGCACTGACTACCTACTACGACCGTAAGCTGATGATTACCAGAAGTCGAAAGGTTGTCGACGATCTGGAGAAGTTCATGGTTAAACAGATTGCCCTGCAAAGCAAGGTTAAGAAGTACACCTTCAGTAAGGGCGGTAAGTTTGACCGTAGTTACAAAGCCCCTCGTATCTACTCCATGTTGGCTAAGCAGTACAAGTCCATCACGGTTGGTGATACGGTTCTGGATTTCAACGTAGCTGCACTGCTGGAGAAACATCCAGACTTCAAGAAGTACACCAAGGAGGATCGCTTCCTGATTGGTGTGAGTGGTGATGAACCACTGACCATCGATGACTACGGCAACCTCTACAAAGGGGATACCAGCACTGGTACCGTAGAAAGCCTGTTGGGTGTAGACCTGACCAAGGCTCCGTTGGAACATGCACTTATCAACATCAGTGGGTATCAATTCCCGTTGGGCGTTGTACTGTGCTACTACTTCGGCATTGATGAACTGTTGAAGGTTATTAAGGCCACGACTCGTAGCGTTCCTATCACTACCCGTCTGAAACTGGAAAGCGATGAGTTCGCGATCAAGTTCAACGACCAGTATCTGGTAATGAGTCGTCGTGAGAAACTGACCACCATGATTTTTGGTGGCATGCCTAAACTAACCAACATTAGTAACTTCAGTAAGTCGGACTTGAACAACAACACCATCTGGACCGCATTGATGGGCGATGCTCGGGTACGTCCTGCTCAGTTCCAAGAGATGAACAACCTTTATAAGCTGTTCCTTGACCCGATCGCTCGGGAAGAGTTGCGGAAGTACAAGTTGCCTGACTCGTTCCACTATCTGCTGATCGAGGCTGCTAAGGTCCTAGGGACTGACTACAGCCGTCATGAGGTGGAGATTGAGGAACAACGCTTCGTGGGCTATGAGCGTTTCGCAGGGCTGTTCTATCGGGAGTTGTGTAAGGCTAACCGTCAGTTCCAGAACAAGGGTACTGGCCGTCGTCACAAACTGGACTTCAACCCGGATGCCGTTATCATCGCTATTGGTGAAGACAACTCCGGTCAACAGGTGGAAGAGGTTAACCCTGTTCACCAAGTGAAGGATCAGGAGGAGGTTACCTTTGGTGGTACTGGTGGTCGTAACGAGATTACAGTGGTTAAGCGAGCTCGTACCCAACTGGTCAGCTATCAGGGTCGTATCTCTGAGGCGAACAAGGACAGTGGCAAAGTTGGCTTCGTAACGTACACCAGTTCTGATCCAGCGGTTATCGACTACCGTGGGAACATGGACCTGAACAAGCCACGGACTCCTTGTGGTGATGGTTCGGTTACAATGAACCTGATGTACGGCGGTCGTCACGATGATGCAAAACGTGCGGTGTTTACTTCGACGCAGTGGAGTCAGGCGATCAGTGCTAGCAACTATGGCATTGTGTCTCTCCGTACCGGTTATGAAAACGTTCTCCCTCACCGGACTTCTGAGCTGTACAGTAAGGTTGCGAAAGCTAACGGTACTGTTACTGAAGTCAAAGACGACGAGTTGGTAATTACCTACGACGATAAGTCTGTGGACCGTTACCCGCTGGGCTTGTACGTCGGCGAAGCAAGTGGTGAATACCATCGACACACTCGTGTTACCGATATGAAAGTCGGTGATAGCTTCAAGAAGGGTGACGTTGTTGGTTGGAACGACAACTGGTTCATGCGCGATCACTTCTGCCCGGGTCAAGTGGGTCTGAAAGGTGGGTTCATGGTTCGCGTAGGTCTGTTCGAGGACCAAGACACCTATGAAGACTCCATCGCAATCAGCAGTCGGATTGCGAATGAAACACTGATCCCGTATATCAAACCTACCCCCTTCACGATGAACATTGGGTTTAACCTGGTCATGAGGGCTAAAGTAGGGGACGAGATCGAGCAAGACTCGATTTTATGCGATATTGAAGAACCGCATTTGGTGGAGGGAAATCATGATGCTTCGTTTGTTGCTGAAGTGAACAAGCTGGGCATCAAGCAAGTCAGAGCGACACACCACGGGAAGATTGTGGATATCCGGGTACAGTACAACGGTGCTCTGGAAACCATGTCGGAATCGGTACGTCAGTTCGTTGCTAAAGCGAACAAGTTGACTAAGCGTCAGAACCAGATCGTCGGGAAGAATGTTGAAACTAACGCTGTGTCTGGTGTCTTTAACGTTAACCGTCCGAGCATCCAGCCCGATACCCTCTTGGTGATTTTCTTCGTAGAGTCCCTTGATGGTCGTACCCGTGCTGACAAGTTCGTATTCGGTAACCAGCTCAAAGCCACGGCAGGTCGAATCATGACCAAGAAGATGTTCACCGAGGACAAGCAAGAGATCGATGCGAAAACGAGCTTTAAGGCACCTTTCAACCGGATGGTGATTTCCTTCCGCAACCGACTCATTGTGAACGAATGGTCTTTCCAATTCACGAAGCGAGCGATCGCCGTTTATCGAGGTAATTAAGTTATGGACTTCCGTACTCAGAACGGTTTCAAGGACACTCAGGTGATCCTCAAGGAACTGAACCTGTACGGCGGTGATATCGACGGCATCTGGGGGTCTAAGTCGGCCTCCGGTGTTGTTGAACTCATGCGCACGTATGCCTCATTCATTGGTCGTGGTATTTTCACTGCGGCCAGCATGCCAACCAAAGCCTCGGCTGATGGCAAGAACATTGTTGAACAGCTCCAGCTGTACATGAAAGACCTGGGTGTTTACCTGACCAGTGTTGACGGTACTTGGGGTAAGGGATCGTTGGGTGGCCTTGAGCTGCTTGCTTCACATTACCGCCGGACCAACAAACTCCCAACCTACGACATGGCTTGGAGCAAGAAGGTCTCGAAGGAATTCCGTGCAAAGATTTACGCATGGTGTTCTAAGCAGGGTTACGACCCGATCGTTGCCAGTTGGTTGATGGCTTGCATGCACTTCGAGTCGGGCGGTACTTTCAGTCCGAGCAAACAGAACAACGGTGGGTCTAACTTCTTCGGTCTTATCCAGTTCGGTGAAGATGCTGCTAAAGATCTGGGCACTACCTTGTCTAAGTTGATTGCCATGTCTCAACTGGAACAGCTCGACTACGTGTTCAAGTACTTCGAGATGTGGGCGAAGCGTGGCAAGAAGTCCACTCAGTTGGAAGACTTCTACTTGACAATCTTCTACCCGGCTGCTGTTGGTAAGAAGGCTGATACGGCACTGTTCCGTGAACGTACCGCTGAAAACCAAAAGCTCGTCGGTGACTTCGAAGCCAAAGCGTTCATCCAGAACAAGGGCTTCGATCGGGACAAGGATCGCATCATCACCATTGGTGAGATCTGCACCACTATCTACAACACTTATTACACAGGCATGGATCCAGTCAACCGCCTGCAACTTTCTTAAGGACGTCTCCTCATGACCCCTACCCAGATCAACAACGTGATCACGATCGCCAACTCCGTGGCCTTCATCCGCAAGACCATCGAAAAGGTCGGGCTGGAATACATCGCGCCGCTGGATCCTGCTGAGCAATCGGAAAAGATCAGCAAAGCCCTCAACCATAAGGTTCAATCCTCCCTGATTAAGGATCCTCAATAATGCTCAGTAAAGACGATTTGATTCTCGCGCAACTGATCTCTAGCGGTCTGCCCGAGAACATTGAGGTGAAAGCCTCCGGCATCATTGCAGGGTTGAACGAAGTCAGTTACGCAGTTAGCCCGTACGCACCGACTGCTTTGATTGACCAAGCGATGGAAGTCACCCGCAACCTGACGCCCCACAACGACGTCATGGAACTGGCCACCACTGAAATGGCGAAAGTCGTTCGTGGTGCTTTCGACATGGTCAAGACCTACGGCGTTCCGATGGCTCTGGCTATCGCTGACGGCGTGAGCTGTCTGTACTCGATGGAATCGGTTCTCCGCACCATTCGTTCGGAACTGGACATCAAGTACATCAATGTTGACGATCCACTGTTCAACTTGGGTATCTACCCGGTACAAGTGGCCAACAAGTCACTGTCTTTCGAGTCGGTCAACTTCGGCATGCTGGAACGCCTGAAGTTCGGTTACGTCTCGGACTCCGACCTGGTCGAGTGGGTCAACAGCAAACACCCTGAGATCGTTGCTGTGCTGGAAGACAAATCCACCAGTACCTACACCGCTCTCTGGAACATGACCAGTCCTGACGGCATGCGCGGCGTCTTCAAGGTAATGGAAAACGGCCAGATCAACTTCGCCGACATCCGTACCATCGACGTTCCGTTGCTGATGAAGATGTTCGTCATCGCTTCGAAGATGTTCATGACCGACAAGCCAGTGCCTTGGCTGGAAGAAGGTTCGCTGGAAGACTACCGTGAGTTCACCAGTTTGATCTGGAACGGTATCTCCCGCTACCTGATCGGTCTGAAGCATATCACCGGCCTGTACCGTGCCCGTGAGATGGTGATCACTGACGTTACTCCGGTACGTTACAAAGAGATCACTCCTCACGAAGCGCTGGGCGTTAAAGTGAATGTGGTTGAAGGCAAGGTACTGGTGTTCTACACCGGTGCAATCATGCGCGCTATCACCGAGAGCGGTACTGCCATCAGCGACGTAACGGTGGCTTACCTGTACTCCCGTGTTAAAGGCAAGAGCTTCAGCCTGAGCGAGCTGGCCAACAACAAGCTGCGTGTAAGCGAACTGATGTCCCAGTACGTTGACGAAGTTTCGGGCGTTATCCACAACCGCGCCAAGGATGTCTTCTGTGAAAGTGCAGCGATCGCTATCGCTCAGTTCATTGATGGCAACCAAGCCGCCAAGGAAGCGCTGTACACCTCGATCGGCGAGAAGGGTAGCATGACTGCCACTGTCGTCCGTCAACGTCTGGGAGCGGCTATCAGCAAGCTCTACAGCATCTACAGTTCCCGTGTCGGTAAGAACGACGAACTGGTTGCTGAAGCCGACGGCGGCAGTACTCAGACTCTGATCGGTGAACGTAAGAAAGAGTGCATCAACATCATTCTTTCCACTGACATCGTTCCGGTGTTCCTGAACCTGCTGGGTTGCAACATGGCTGCTGCGATCATCGCCGCTACCTACGTGACTCAGGACAAGGTCTTCACTGCCGTGGATGAGCGTAAGCAACTCCACTGCGCCTTGATTCAGGTAATGGCAAACCTTTCCCTGGAGTAAGGTATGGACGTTGGCTCTCTGGTCAGGGACCGAGCCAAGATCAAGAAAGCTTATACGGTTCAAGATGACTTCTCAGTTATTGCGAACCGTACGCTCGAAGTACACATTCCTCGACGGTTTGTGGAGAACGGGTTTACTACTCTCGATAACCATGTGTCGTCTACAGTGGTAATGGGCATTGTGATACCGGGGGAGTGCTACACTCCTCTGATTGCTTTGGCTGACTTGATTCTGGCTCCGTCTGGTATTCGTGATGTAATGATTAATGGAGTGCCGTACGTTATTCTGGAGTTTGAAGAAGGGGACACGTTGTTCGAAACCCTTCACTACATTCAAGACCCCAACAAGAACTACGGTTACTTCATGGAGTTTAACTTCTACGCTAAACTCCCTTGGTACATGAGCGATGATGATTTCACGTCCTTGTATGACCATGCAGCCCAGCAGTGTGGTGCTGAAATGGGGGGTACTCCTGAGCATATGCGCGTTTATGCGTCGTTGCAGATGCGAGACCCTGACAACTTGGACAACCAGTACCGTAACAGTAAAGCAATGTTGGAAGGACGCCCTGCGGTTATTGTAGGGCTTAATAACGGTGCCATGTTGATTGATGGTACTATTCCGAAGTTGACGGGTGGTTATCTGCAAGACAACACCATTGCAGCGATCGTTAATCCGGATACCAAAGTCACTGACCTCGAGAAGATTCTCAAAGGAGTTCCGGGATGAGTCAAATTATTACACTGGGGAACACTATCCTCGGTCCGGGTAAACGGGGGATGCTCAAGCCTCTCTCCGATGGCTCGGGTTACTATCGCATGCCAGGTGGTGGGTTCAACATTCCTAACCGTCACGGGGTCACGTATCCCATGAACGATTACCTGAAGGAGTGCATGGGGCAGGATAGCGATTTCGAACGCCGTATTAAAGACGGTCAGATGTTCTCGGAATTGGATCACCCTAAGCCTTACTACAACTTGGTTATTGGCGGGCAGATTGTCCGTAAAGAGATCACCGAGCTGTGGGAGTGGGTGAACCGTCTGAAGATGATCGACATGGACAACATTGCCGGTCACATCCGCAAGATCATCTGGGATACCACCAAAGGTATGTCGGGTGCTGTACTGTGGGACGTCGAGATCTGCCCATTCGGCGATAAGAAGTGGTTCCTGGAAGAAAGCCTGCCAAACCCTGACATCAACACCGCTCTGAGTGTTCGTACAGTAACCACGCCAATGAAAACGGGTGATACTACTCGTAACGTGGAATACTGGAGCACTGTGGACGTTGTTCCTGAGCAAGGCGTGCTGCGTGCCTGCAAACACCTCAGTGCCGGCATGGAAAGCTTCCTCACCTCGTTCCGCCCAAGCGATATCGCTCAGGACGTCTACGAGACCACTGTGGACGAGCTGATCTACATCTGCGACAAGAAGATCAACAACCCGGCAGTTAAAGAGCAGTACGCCGGTAACGAGAGCTTCAACCAAGTCGTCAAAATGGTTGAGCACTTCAAGAACACCGTTGGTCGCGGTCGTGCTCCTGCTGTACTGGTTAACGCCAACAGCCTGGGTGCTTTCCGTTAAGTAACCTACTTACCTCCTAGAGTCGGTCACCCGACTCTAGGGGTTGAGTGTTCTTTTGCTGCAATTTCATTATATTGCGAATAATCACATTTAAAGGATTTCTTCATGTCTCCAGCTATCAGCAAGCGTCTCAACTTCATCTCTGGTGTTATGCGTCTTCGTGGTGCTTTCCACGCCGTTAACACTGTAGCGGCGTTGCATGAAGCCTCGAAGCAGGAATGGTTGCGCTGCATCAATCCCGATGACGACACCAACTACATCACTGAATTCCAACTGGATGGTCGTAAGACTGACGCGGTCATCAATTACACCACCAAGCTGGCTGCGATCTACATGAACGCTACCGGCGCTCTCCCGGGCACTCTGTCGAAAGAAACGCTGGCCTCCGACAACGTTATCACCATGGCCATCATTCGTCGTCTGACTGGTATCCAGATCAAGAACAACGAAGAAATGTTCACGCACGTCGCTACCCGTCTGCTGGGCATCGACAGTGCGCTGGTGAAAGCCGGTATGACCACTGACGAAGTGCGTTACTCGTTGCTGGTTACTTATCTGGTGGACGCACTGGGTGAAGAGTTCACCGAAGACAGTCTGGCAACCCTGAGCGGTTACATCGTGAAGTTCGGTGTCAACGGTCAGCTCACCGACAAGTTCTTCACCCGCCTCCTCGAAGAAGGCGAGCAGTTCTACGCCGATCAGCCGGACAGCATCAGCGACGCTATCGACGTTATCGATCTGCTGGTTGACCGTATTGCCGGTGACAGCAAGTTCGTAGGCTAAATATTTTCAAGCCTACATTACTAGGGTGACCAAGATCGGAGCCATCCGACAAGGGAATACACCAATCCCTTGGCTTACGCTTTAGGTCATCCTTTGTTACTCGCGGAATTCTCAAAGAAGAATAACCGTTACATTTACCTTATGGAGTTTCACAATGACTACCAAGAAAAACCTGAACAAAGAATTCGGCGAATCGATGGACCTGGGTATCAAGAACCTGGTGGACAACCACAAGTTCCACAAGGCCACCAACCACGTCGAATTCGACACCAGCAAACTGGAAATGCCAGAAGGCGTCACTCTCGAATCCATTGGTGTTGTCAGCGACTACATCAATAACCTGGCCCTGCAAGCTGAATCGGCCACCAGCCAGATCGCCCGTACCCTGCACGGCGAGAACAAAGATCTGACCACTCTGGACAGTACCCTGAAACTGGGCAATGCTCTGGACATCAACTCCACCCACCATCTGCGTCAACAAGTGGGCGAAGAGTTCATCTACGGCGGTCACACCACCGCGGTCGATTTCCACCACAACCAAGTGCAGGCTGATTGGTTGAGCAGCAACCGTGCTGCCGATCAAGACCTGGCCGCTAAGCTGTTTGGTTAAGTCTTTTTGAGTAATGGGTAGTCAGGGGGACCTGGCTACCTCTTATTCCGCATTTTTATTTTTGGAGTAGTTGTTATGGCTCGTGTAATCTCGTTTGAAATGGCCCTGGATAAAGAACCTGAACGGGTTCGTAACTGGGAGTACAAAGCGCTTTCTTTGAAGATCTCTAAGAAGGCTGCTGCCAAAGGTAAACGTCCTACCTTCCTCGTTGTTGAGAAAGGTGTAGGGGTTACTCAGATGACTGTCAAGCAGGATGCTGAGGGTACTCACTTTATTCTGTCTGAGAACTCCGAGTTCAGCCAAGCTGACTGCCAGCGCGCAGTAGGCCTGATCAGCACAGCAATGTTCCAGATCATGAGCGAACGTGGCGTCATCAACTAAGTAGTGAGGGTGGTATGTCTAATAACTTTGTTTTGGGATGCACTCGTGAGTTCTTAGAAGCTCAGCTCGGTAACATTCCGCTGAGGCTCATGGGGGAACAGACTCGAGAGATTCTGGATCTGGCGTCTTGCGGCGCCATGATCGTTAATACCGAGCGCTTGGAACACCATGTTGACCACAGTCTTCGTCTGACAGCGTTCAGTGTCATCATGAAACGTTATCAGGACCAACGCATTGCGTTCATGGTACTGGGGAGGGAGAACGGTCATTTCAGCATCGGGTTAACGCAAGAGGTTCCTCTTAACCAGATTGTCACTACTCCTCTGGGCGGTTCCAATATTAACATTTCGGAATCCCTACTCCGTGCTGATTCCACGAATCGTTGCAAGGTAGTCATTAAAGACGAAGGGAAGGAAATCATCATCCCTACAGTTTACCCTGTTGGGTTTGTACGGGGTGGTTTCGAGTTGACTAAGAAATACACCAGAAACATCGGTGTATTGTTTCCTCACGTTATTGAGTTCAATAGTTTCATGCTTCACCAGGAAGATGGCGAGGACTTCAACGGCATTAACTGGATGAGTTTGGAGCAGTTGGAGGAGTTTCGTAAAGAACACACTTTCGATCCTTGGTCCGAAGAGCTTATCAAGGCTATCGATAAGTTTGTAATTTTCGTTAATAAAACACCTTAACCCACCCAGCCAATCAAAGGAATACTTGATGTTCAACTATATCACCGAAGCAATGGAAAACGCTCGTGCGCAAGAAAAGAACGCTGAGTTCACTTTCGGCGTTCATGCACCGTCTCTGCTGGAACAGGTTCCTGATAACCAGGCTACCATTCTCGAACCACTCGCCGCTGAAACCATTCTCCACAACCTCGGCGGTGCGGTCATGGGTTCCGTGCGTTCCCTGAACGAGAAGTACGGTCTGCTGCGCCAAGCGATCATGTACGGTCTCATCTGGCGGGTGCACCCTGAGAAGGGCATCCAGTTCTTCGTATACCGTCGTACCAAGCGGAACAACGTCGGTCAGCTGGCTCAGCGTCTCAGCTTGGGTGTCGGCGGTCACGTCGATCTAGGCGATGTGCATATCTACGATCACGAGAAAGACGACGGCTCGGGTCAGGTCATTGATCTCCCTCAAACCCTGGCTGAGAACTATCATCGTGAACGCGGTCAAGAAGTTGATGGTGATGACCGTACTGTTGCTGCGTACGAAGCACCGACCATTAATGGCTTCGTGATGGACAGTCAACCGGTTGAAGGTTATGTGGGTAACATCCACTTCGGCGTGCTGACTGCGGTTAAGGTTCATAACACCAACATCGAACTGAAGATGAAAGAGTCTCACAATGACGCAGAAGGCTGGTTCACTCCCGCTGAGCTGGTCTCGATTGTCGACGGTAAAACCAAGATCGCCCACGACGAGCAAGACGTCAACTTCGAACCGTGGTCTAAGCTCATCATCGTCAAGATCGAAGAGCTGGTCGCTACTCTGGATGTAGCAGCTTAATTGTTCTGGTGGTGGGCTTCGGCTCACCATCGTTTCTTTATTTTTGACCCAATACTACGATACCAATCAATTGAGGGTCTAGTCATGGGTGATGTAAAGTTTGATCCGGAACTGCTCAATAGTCTGGGTGTAGTACAAAAGGGGTTCCCTGAGGAGCCTATTCCTTATAACCCCCGTAACCCTAAGCCGTTCAATATTCAACGGGCTAACGAAGCCCCTAAACACTTTGATTTTGGCATGGATCTTAGCCTGCCTAAAAAGGATTGATTAATGTTTATTGCACTTGAAGGGATTGGTGGTACAGGAAAGGGTACTCTGAAAACTCAGCTGTTCGAGTTGATGGAGAAGAAAGGTATTCCTCATATCAAAACCCGCGAGCCCGGCGGTACTCCCATTGCGGAGCATTTGCGAGAACTGACCCGTAGCGGGTTCAGGATTGATGGCGGGGTAGAGTTCGCTACTCCAATGGCTACTGCACTGTTGTTCAACGCGGCTCGTAGCGAGCATTGGGCGACACTCATCGAACCTGCTCTGAAAGACGATTACTTGGTACTGACTGATCGCTTCTGCGACTCGACCTTCACGTATCAAAGCGTGTTCATGGGTATCGACATCGAGAAGCTGAAACAGTTACACGACATGGTGATCGGTGTTTACCCAACAATGACTTTCTTGCTGGACTGTCCTGCTGAGATCGCAATGGCTCGGGTAACTGACTTTGAAAAGAGTCGTGACCAGTTCGACCGCATTGGGGTGGAGAAGCAGGAGCGTATGCGGGAAGTCTATCTGGAGCTCGCTGCCGCGGAACCGCACCGTTACTACGTAATTGATGCGTCCGGTACCCCTGAACATGTTTGGGCTCAAGTAGAACCTCTTTTCCTCAAGACAGTACTTCCAAGCGCTGCATTCGCCGAGTACGTCTATAGCAGTTAACAAGGAGTAAATCATGGACAATATCTTCAGACCGTCTACCGCCTTCCCAGCAGTAGAAGATAACCTGTCAGTCTTTCATGATCTGATCGGTAATCAGATTGCCAAAGATATCGAGAAGATCGCTGCGGAAGCTTGGGGTAAGTTTGCTGGAACACGGGCTACCCCTGAAGAAGAGCAGTCGTACTTCCGTAAAGTCTACGAGGCTAAAGCGGTAGAACTCGGTCTTACCCCGGTACGGATTACTCAAACCTTTGATGTCATTGCTACAAGGACGGAAGAGTGATGGAAAATAAGAACCTGAAACAGGAACTGGAATGGATCGATAAGAATCCCCAGTACTACAAGAACGCTCAGCATCAGGAAGATGTGAAACACAACATCACGGTTAACTACGAGATCCGTGAACTTGAGAGTCAGTTGAATATTGTGGCTATCCATGAGCGAGCTGCGCTGGAGCTGCGCATTGGCGATCTCAAGGATTCTCGTCGTGAAGTCGATCTGAAGTACTGCTCGATCAAGTGTCCTCCTATTCCGAAAACCAAGGATGAGTTGAAAAATAAAGTAGACTCCAGTAAGCATCTGTCCAACCCACGTCGATCACCTATCTCGACTAAGTACCCGGTTGAAAACAAAAAGATTCCTCTCTAGGAGTATTTCGTGGAAAAGACTGAACTGCAATACCAGCTGAATGTTAAGACACTTCGTCAGTTCGAAGAAACGTTCCAAAAGATCCAAACCGAAGTAGCACTGGAAGATCCATGGCAAGGCATGAGTTCTGCTATGGATGTGCTGGCCAAGAACTTGAAGCCTGGGCAAGTCGTTAAAGCAGTTACTCGGGCTTGGCGTGGTAACAACAGCAGTGACAGTAAGCTGATCGTCATTGGTACTCCTGCCGGTCCGCTGTGTCTCTATCAGGTTACTCAAGGGAGCAGTACGGGTAAACCGACTATTGAAGAGCGGACGTTCATTCAGCCGCATATTCCCGGTGGTATTTACGGGCTGCTTTTCAAGCGGTTGAATAACCCAATGGATCCGGAAGATCTTGCTTGGCTCCTTAATCCGGATGAGCCTGACACCAAGAACATCGGGATCGACCTGACTTACTTTACCTGTAACCTCGCGCCGGGGTTCAAGTTCAAAGAAGTTGAAGACTAATCGTAATTACCAGTACTTGCCCAAGGGCAAGTACTGGGGTTATGTATGCTCCTGTTTATTTTTCACTTATAGGGCTTCTCAGGCCTATATCATCAGTGTGAATAAAGACCAACCTTTATTTAACCATTAGGAGTTTGTCATGAGTCTTAAAGCACTTGATGAAAGCATCGAATTGGCTAAACGTTTCGAGAACGTTTTCGCCGCCACCACTCGCGTGTTGGCTTTCCAGGATAACTGGAGAAGTTCGGTAGGTCCTGGCTATGATGGCGCAGTGAACCTGATCCTCAAACCGGGTGAAGTGGCTCGTACCACTGACCTCGAAAACAAAGTTCGGATGATCCTCATTGGGACCGATCTGGACACCGTGGTAGTTTATGAGCGAGTTACTGGTTCCAGTTTCTCTCTTGTGTACAACGCCAACGCTGCACTGGACTTTCTGCTGGGCGGCAGTTACCTGTCCATTGCACAATTCAGCTTGGTCATCACTGACTACGATATCAAAGAAAATATCGGGACCAGTCTGGCTAATCTGTACAACCGTATCGGTCGCCGCAAGGCTCACGCTGCCGATAAGCCACGGGAGCTTAATGCTGTCCCAAAGTGAATGCCCAGGTAGAAGGGTTCTTTAACCGTTTTCTTTCCTGGGCTTCGTAGTACTTAGGATCAATCCTCAACAGGAGTTGCACATGAAGAAGTTGCTGTTGGCTGCGCTCATGGCGTTTGCAGCTATCACCCCCACCGCCCAAGCACAAGACGAGGTGATACTGTTCTGTCGGTTGGACGTTCCCGGAGATGTGTTACTCATTCTCCAGAATGATCCGGATACAGACCTCTGGACTGTGCAAGAAGTTTCCGATACGTATCGCAAGAAAGAATCCCACCCCGCTATTAGTGTAGCTATCTCGGTCAGCGGGGCGGAGCCTAATGATGCAACGATCGAATTGAGTTTCCCTCAATCTAAAGGCATGTTAGTAGTAACGGCCAGCAAGAAGGACTGGGAACTTAGCGGTCATGTAAAAGAGCTCGATCATGGAAAGGAAACAAACTATAGGGAATGTAAGCCCAACGGCATGCGTTTCTACATTAATCATAAAGCGCTTCAATCGGAGAACCTCACCCACGTTGACTGACCGAAGTAGGGAGTGATAATTCACTCCCTAACTCTCTTATTTTTTTTTGTCGGAGTTTGTATGGCAAGTAGGCCCGATACGTTAAAGGACATGACGGTCTTGAAGGATATTCACGGGATACTGTCCGCTTATTTCCCTGACCGATTCATTTCGGCGGTCTATGACCACATGCGGGGTAACGATGAGGACAGTTTCAATCACGAGTACCTGAGAGACAGTCTGTTTGTCATGCGTCGGTTGATTGAGAGTACAGATGATCTGGAACCGGATGATCCTAAGCTCCTGTACGGCATTATGGCGTTGATGGAGGCAGGTCACCCCTACACTAGGGATAAACCCTACGAACTGTCTCCAGGGATCTCTTGGGTCTTCCTGAGGCTATATGCACCGGAGGTCTTCAGTAGAGATGACCTTGCGTTCATTAGTAAGACCTGTAAACCCCTCATGCCTCAATCCTTGCGTCCTTCCCACCGCGTTAAGTTGCAGCTTATGGTCCACAATACCAAGCACTTGACTAACGTTGTCCATTTTAAGTACCAAAGACTTTACGACAACTTCACAGGAGGTAAAACACGAAGAAACCCTGATGACAATATGCACGAGCTTTTCTTAGAGTACTACGGCCCCAATGGGAATGTATGGAGTGCCATTTCAGATTCTGCTAAACGGATTTTCAGCACTGAGGTTGGCAAATTTAAACGAGAAGTAGAGGCCGCAGTCAAACGTATCCGCTAGGAGAGAACCCTCATGTACGACAGTTTGTATGAAATCGCCATGAACCTTATCTTTTTAGCCGTGTACGCCGCGCTTGGTCTAGTGTTGCTGTACAGGTACTTAGCTTCCAAGGATTTGGACTATACACTTGTAAAGATCACGAGCGGCTACGTCTTCAGCTTTAAAGTAGGAATATTCGCAGGGAAGCTCAAGCTTATTCGACAACGTGGCTGTGCAGTACCGCGTTTCGTTAAGCACCTCGACGGTTGGGAAATAGTCTTTCCCGTCTTCTACACCGACAACCAGATCAATTCTTTCATAATGCGAAATAACCCACCCGGAAGTAAGACAGCGTCTCACGCTAAAGACTTAGAAGTCTACCGGGAAGTCGTTATCAAGCGGAATGAAAACCTTGTCTGTAAGGCAGGGACGATCTGCAAATTACGCTGATGCATAATAACCCCTCCCAGCCTTACGGGCTGGGAGGGGGTACACTGCTTTGCTTCTTTTACAACTTAACCCAGGTAACCAACGTCGTCCGCCGAGATCGCACCAGGCATGGCCGCAGCTTCCGCAGCGATACCAGCACCCGCAGCAACCTGCGCCTTCTCAACGGTCATCTGAGGAATGGTACCGCCCTTCGCAGCGTTGACAGTTGCCGATGGATTAATGAACCCAGCCGGTGCTGCTACTGCATCAGGGTTGTACAACGGCAGACGCTTGAGGAAGGTCCTGGCGATTTGTTTCACCGCCAGGGTATCCCACTCGAGCAGACCGGTGAACTCCATCTGGATGGAACGCATTTCACGCTCAGAGCTCTTGTCACGCTTGATCTCGATCGGAACCAAGGAGCGTGGCATCATCCCGAGGTTCAGAGCAGCGTGAGCAATGTCGCGCATGTTCCGAGTCGGAGTGAGGTAGATGTTCGAGCAGGACTGGTCATCCAGCAGCATCGGACCTGGATCGTCGAGGATCACGATCTTGGCGTTCTGGAGTTCCGGGTCCATGATCAACCAACGGCCCCAAACGTCGAACAGCTTGGTGAAGACTTCACCCTCGACGTCGATGGCGGTGTGGGTAACCGAACCCTGGCTACGAGTAGCGCCAGAAGGAATGGACATGATGTGACCAGTCCACTCAACCGATTGGAAGCTGAAGTCCACGGTCAGACGGAGACCGTCGAAGCTCTGGGAACGGTTCTCGAAGAACGCCTTGCAGAGCGACGCGAAGGTCTTACCAGCTGGAAGCCGCGCGAACGCGGCAGGACCGGTAAGCTGGAAGCACCAGCCCATCTGTTCCAGGTGAGGTTGTTGGTTCAGGTAGTTGTACACCAGACCTGCCCAACCGTAAACACCGTGCAACTCGCCCTTAATAACCGGACGGTTATCCAGGCCCAACGCCGTGACGAACTCATCACTCGCCGAGTACAGCGTGTCCGCATTACGATGCGGATAGTTAGTGTTGTTAGCCATGTATCAATCCTCAGTTCGAACTGTTCAGTTCGTTGCTGTTGTGGGCATAGAGGTCGAACTCCATCATGTACTTCGCCTTGTTGAAGTAGCCGTGAACCACTACGTTCAAAATAGCGAGGTCGCCGACCTGACCGGAGTCGTACGAGGTTTCAGCCACGATACCTTGAACAGCGCCGCCCAGACCATCACGGCATTGCTCTTCGATCGAGTCCTTCATGATGGCCTCGTAGGAATCCTGGTCGAGGCTGCGGTCACCCACAACACGCTTCCATTGATCCGCCGAGATCTTCTCGATGCACACGCAGTTGAATACGTTGATCTCGTCTTTCAAGACCGAGTCAGGGCTTGGGTGAACAGTCGGGAGACCCGGACGATACACCTGACCATTCCAATCCCAAGGGATGAGAGTGGTGTGGCCTTTGGAGAACCCGTCCGCTTGGATCTCAGGGGATTCGAACTCGATGGTCGAACCGTAGCCGATGGTCAGACGACGGTTGTCACCGGTATCTGGAGCCTTGGCAACGTTGACGCGACCGTTATCAGCACCGGCGTAGCCCGCATACTTCTGAGCCTTGTCGATGTTGGCCGAGAAGTACCAGCCGGTAGTTTCACCGGTCAGCTTAACTTCAGCCTTGTTGATCGACGCACGGCACGCAGGAGTACCCCACTTCTCGGATTCCGGAGTCATCCGCAGGTTGGTGGTCTGCATGTCAGCACGTGCATACACCTCATCCAGAGGGTTCGCTTCACCTGGAGTCCAGATGGTGGCGTCCTGTTGGACGAAGATGTCTTTACGAGCGCCCAGGAACTGGACAGCAACGTCCTTAACTTCTTGGGAGAAGCCAACGTCCCACCAGATCGACTGACGGTTACGGGTAACGTCCTTCTGAGCCGAGCTGTTCACGTAAGTGGTCAAGTCAGCAACCATCAGGCTGTTGGTGATTTCCCAACCCTGCTTGATGGTAGTCGGCGTTTTCAGGCCAACCAGAAGACCGAACGGATCCGGTACGTTATCCGGAGTGGTACCAGCAGGAAGCTGACCGGTGTTGTCGAGGAACGGGGACAGGCCACCGCTTACCTTAACAGCGCCGCTGAGGTCCCACTTGATCACGCCAGAGCTGGTGCACGCGTAGTACGGAGCGCCGGTGTGGTCTTGGCAGGTGAACGGGTTCATCTGCTTGTACTGCTCACCAGGACGACCGGAGTCAACCAGGTTGTCGTTCACCGGGCTTTCCAGGTGGTACATCAGCTGGCAGAGCGCAGCGATGTTCTCGTGGTAAACCACGGTACCGTTGATCGGAGCCGGGATTGCGCGCTGAGGACGGTTGACGTTGGTACCAGTGAAGGTACGGAACGCGTTGTCCAGACCGTACTTGACGTTCTTGACAGTCACGTCGAACAGAGTCGCCGGAACGACTTCGTTGCTGCTGGACGGCGCTTTAACGAACGAGCGAACGCCAGCCTTGGTGTCAGTGAACTCACGCAGCTGGTACGGGAACACGCCGTTCTTACGAACGAAGTCCGAAGTCGCGCGCCATGCAGCGGTGGTGTTCTGAACGCCGAACTGGAAGCCGTTGCGGTTGTAATCTTCGCCGACGCCAGCCAGAGCTTCGTACAGTGGGTAAACCACGGTTTCCGGCGCACCGCCAACAGCAGCGATGGTACGCACTTCCAGCTCACCTGGGAGTTTACCGGTGATGTCGTCCAGTTTGATCTGGATGTCGATACCCGGAATCGTAGCGCCTTGACCTACGATCGGGATGCGAGCACCGCTGGTGTCGTATTTGAAACGACCGGAAACATCGCGTTCAAATTGCGGTACTTCAAGCTGGTAGACGAACGCCGACACTGCCGCACGGGCTTTGACGTTGTTTGCCGACAGACGACGGAAACCGATGGTGCCTTGGGCGCCGTCAGCCAACGCTGCGATCAGACGACCGATTGGGCCGTAGTACGGAGTTTCTGGGTCCAGAATGTCACCGAACGTTTTGGCGAAATCTTTGATGGCAACCCATTGGGTACCAACTTCCGAGGCCAAACCGCCGATAGGAGACGTACCGGAAATAACAGGAAGGTGAAGCGGAGCCGTGGCAATAGTGACGTCATACTCAGGGACCGATACATCATTGATCCCGTTGTTGATCACCGAGCCAGGTACGATCTGGTTGAAAATACTCATATCGAGTCAGCCTCGTGATGAAATTTGATGGGTGGAGCAATCGTATGCACCCAATTTTTAGGGCCTTAATGTGTCATTTACACTTAACACATAACATGTTATTTAAGGAAATACCGCCCATGCTCATTAATGCTTACGATTCCTCAGCCGGCAGGGTCTTGCGGTCTCTCCATAAGGTGGATGAAATCATCAAGCTTCTGCACCTAAAGCAGAACCTGACCCCCACCAGTAAGAAAGATGTGTTTGTTCTGACGTTCGCCAATAACGTTCCGTTTGATACACTTGCATTCCCGATTACGCTGGAAACACATACTCGCGAAACCATCACGGTTTACGACGAGCGCCCTTACCGAGATAGTCAGAACCGCCCAGTCAATACCAACGACATCACCATCATGAAGCTTTGCGCTTTCCTACAGCAGGACTGTGCGAACAAGAAGTTGGGTACGTTGAAGAACATGCGGGCTATGACAGCTCGTGGTTTTGCTGAAGGCTTCTCTGCCCGTATCAGCAGCCGGGCTACTCTAACGACTGATGAGACCAAAGTGTTCAAAGCTTTGGCTGTCTACTACGTCACTTGCTTGATGGAGCTCCAGGGTACCGATCTGACCTTCGTCGGCGTCAACACCATCCGCACCGTTTATAACTGGCAGCAGGACTTCAGTCTTGGTGTTATCGAGGACCTTCCTCACATGAAGACTTTGGAGGATCTGCTCAAAGCAATCCACAAAGAGCCAATCCTTTATAAGCTGAAGGGTACGGACCTCAAGGACTTCATGGCGTTGGGTTCCTCGATCGTATCGACTGCACTGAAAGGTCCGGTTATCGGTGCTGCTCTGGAATCCCCTTGCCTGCTGGCAGCTTTTGCCTACGGCGCCTCTAAGTTCAAGTTGTTGAATAAAAGCCCTATGGGTATGGCGTTCGATCCTAAGTACGCAGGCCAAGCCGCTTTGGAAGCGTTCTGGAAGAACATTGATTACACGTACGACCTGAATCGGTAATCGCCTATGAGCATTATTGGCTTCGAGTCCAACAATCCGTTGTTGGACTATGCCATCGGTAATCTCTGGGGTAATCCTGAGGAGAATCACCAGCGTCAAGTAGACATGGTACGGATCTCGGATTACTACGGAAGCATCGATAACTTCGGTTACATGGAAGCGTGGAGAAGTCTACCTAAGAAGGGTAAGTTCTTCCACGTATTTAGTGTGGGTGGTCTGGATCCAGGTTTCTGGAACTTCAGGACTGGTCATAGTCGACGCAATCCGCTGGACCGCTGGGTTAACCTCGGCGATCTGTGTACACGTCGCGGTTCCATGATTAACATCTATAACACGTTCGGTTTCAACTACACCAAAGCTAAAGCGTGGGTGATGTGTACTTATGACGGGCTGGTCTTCGTTGCACTGGAGAAGCTTAAGTCATACCCGGTTCCGATCAACATGGAAATGTTCTTCCGGGTCTACACCCCGACCGTACCGGTGCCTCGTAATGAAACGGTAGACGTACCGGGGATCAACTCCTTCATCTACGAGACCATGGTCTACGAGTACGCTACAGAGCTGAACCAGTTCATCGTTAGGTACGCGTTCCTGAAGACCTTGCCGGGGTTCACCTTCGTTTACCATAATGGGGCTTACTTCCACGGAGCTCCTAACCAGATCCCTAACTTGGTGATCGGTGATGTGGTAGAGATCATCCACGACCCAACCGTTATCCGAGCTGAGCTGTATCGGTACGACCAACTCCCTGCGTTCTACAGTGAGCTGGACAAGGTTCGTAAGCTGATCATCCACCCACCTAAAGTGGAAGGTGATTTCAAGTTACGTTATTTCGATGACAACGATTACTTCTTGGTAGGTCCAAAGAACTACGGCCTGTACTTCCACCGGAACAACGAGCGTTCGGTTCGGCAGATGACTCACCAGGACGTGGCCATCTCTGACTACGACATTCAAATGGCCAGCGGTCATCACCCTGATCTGGGTAACTTGGCGAGTAACCGTATCTTGGTGCTGGTCCGGAAGACTGATTGGGAATACCAGTGGCCGTGGGAGCACAACCGGGTTCGTTACCTATACCGTTTGCCTGATGCAGATATCCTGCGGGCTATGACGGGTGCTCGGGCTACTGTTCCTGAATGGGCAGCATCCAACCTCGAGCAAGGGCCGGTTATGTCCTTCACTCGTAGTCAGTGGAAGAACCTCTCCAGAGAAAGTGCGAAGAAGGCATTTGGTTACAACGCTTCTACTTTGATCCTGAGTAATACTCCGGTTAAGGTTGACCACATTCCCGGTACATTGGGTCTGGAGATACCGGTTACCTACCGTGCTGCGTGCAGTGCTTGGGAGTACGACGCTGAAGGCAAACTGCTGGGTTGGTGGAACATGACCAACCGTCTGTACTTCATTCCGAAGTACGCAGATTGCAAGATGGTCGAGTTCACTCTGGGTACCGCTGGACGTAACGTGGACTACAAGGTGGTTAACACAACTACTGAAGTGGATCCATTGAACAACGTTCGGGTCTATGTTTCTTCGTGGAGCATTGATTCGCAGAAGCTGGTCGGTGAGATGGTGGACGTGACCGGTGATGATTCGATCTACTACATCGAGAACGGTCTTCTCTTCTGGAAGGAGCTGGATCCGGTTAACCAACGTGGGGTGTTGCTGTTTAACACCAAGTGCTTGGGGTATAGCTTTGAGCTGGATCACATTGACCACAGCCTGAGCTTTGCACAAACCCACATGTACGACGGTGGCGGCCTGATCTTCCCGACGGCGTTCGCTAACTACTCGATCTGGTTGAACGGTCATCCTTTGATCGACAATGTGGACTGGTTCTTTGATGGGGACTACTTCTACATCGTTAACAAACAGTTCATTGTGGAAGGGCCGCAACAGATCACCTTCCGAGCTGACCAATTCCATCCCGATCAGAAGTTGCCTGTTCGTAAGACGGAGTTGGGTTTTGTAGACGGTGGGGTGATTGGTCGTTTCCCTCGTTATAACCTGCGAGATGATCGGGTAACCCGTTGTGTGATCGGTGGTCGACTGTTCCGCACTGCTGATGTTCCTAGTGCTGAGAAGCGTTCCCCTGATGATCTGTGGGACACCCTGAACGGGTTGCCTTACATGGTCAAGTACACCTACACCCCGATGTGGTACGTTGAGGAGTATAACAACTTCCCAGGGTACGAACTGGCTCAAGAGGTTGACAAGCGGATCAGTGACTATATGACACTGTACGCTGTTAAGCCGAACCAACAACCGGTGATCCATAACCAGCAAGACAAGTATCGTCTGTTCAGTCCGTTCTTGAGCGTGATTGTCAATGCTCTCCTGAACCGGCTGCTGGTACTTCCTGCATTGGAAGATATGGAAGAGGGTTACACCGATCGGTTCGTCCGGGATCAGGTTGCCAGTTATATGTGGTGGCTGAAGTACGACCCTGTTCCTCTCAAGTTCGACCTGCGTTATTTCGCAGTGATGCCTTACGCAAACTACGGGATCCAGACGATCACTTCTGACGAGATGGTCTTCATTCGTCAGGTCAATGATTTGTTCCTGAACTCCGTGTGTCAGATTGAAGGACACTTCCAAGTAAACGATAACGTTCGCTAGAACTTATCCGAGGACTAAATATGTTCAGTGATACTCCCAGTACGTCCGCTGAACGGGCAGTAGCCGCAACCAACCTGGCTGTAGCCAACGTAGGTGAACGCTTCCAGCCCTTCATGCTCCACCTTCAAGATATTTATGATCCGGACATCCATCCGGTCGATGACATCAAGCGTTACGTGGTTCCTAAAGAAGACTGGCTGGTCTTCAACGTTCCAGGTGGGGTGATCCTTCGGGTTGCTCACGTGGATACTGAAGCTACCAACAAGTCGACTCTGGTTCCATGGGCGATGATCAACGGCGATGCTTCGCAGACCACTGAGCAGGATTGGATCTTCGGTCTGAAAGGTGGTCCAATGATCGGTGAGGCTCTGCTCTCTATCGATTACACCCAGCGCCCTAACGTGGCCAAGATCGACAGTACCATCATGCGTCCGGGTGCTGCTTACGCCAAGGTCTTCAAAGGCAACGCGGCTATTGAGTCGTTGAACATCGGGGTTCAGTACAACTCGAACCTGGTGATCACCAGCAAGCAAGTACCGGTTAAGTTGGCAGAGATCATTGACCGGACTAACGTCAGTATCATGACGACGGGTTCGTTCTCTGTAACTGAAAACGAAGAAGCTCTGCCTAACGGCGAACGTTGCTACTTGGCGTTCTACGATGAAGGCGATAACTTCATTCCTCCAGCGGCACTGTTGCGGGTTCAGCACTCGTCCTACATGAAGGACCACCAGCTGGGTACCAAGTACCTCGAGTCGGTCGAACTGCTTAGCCCATGGTTTACCAACACGATGGATCCGAAGCTGTTGGTGGTTCCGATCAACGTGGTGATCCCTGCGGTAGAGTTGCGTGCTATTGCGCATTACTCTGACGGCAGCAGTTCTGTACCTTCGCCAGTTAACGCGCCACCATGGAACCTGATCGGGTTGTCGGAATACCGCCCTACCTATCCTGGTAATGGCGGTGAGCTGGTTCTGACTCGTAAGCTGTTGGATAACGAACAGCATGCGGTAGCGGAGCCGGGTAACCCTGACTTCAAGAAGCAGATCTACCGTATCGAAGCAGGTGCTGTTAAAGGTGCATGGTCGCCGAAGCTTTACACCTTCCCTGTTTGGGATCCGGCCATCAGTGGTTACAGCCTGCGTCATTGGTTGTACGACTTGGATCGGAAGTACGTGATCGACGTTACTCAGTTCGTCACGTTCAACCAGCAGAGTCAGCCATGGCGTCCAACAGCGTACGGTGTGTCTCAGTCGTTGGTGTTCAACTTGAACCTGCGGGATGTTTCGATTCTGAACGCATCCATCACGTTCTTCCAATACACCACGATTATCTTGCGCGCTCCGATCAGTGGGACTGGGAAACGTTGGGAAGTGTCTTTCGCCCCAACCACTCCGTTCTTCGGTGGTATGTTCGCTCAGGTAACCAACGCTGGGGTTAACACTCGCTTCAACGTTAAGAACGGCTTCGCTAACCAGAAGGCGTGGTTGGAAGGGATGTACCGGGCAGTCTCCCCAAGCTACAACCGTTGGGATGAAGAGAAAGCTCCGGAACCAACTCACTTCTACCTGACTCATCCAACCGATGGACGGAAGTGGTTGTTCTCCATCGCTTTGTGGGATCAGGACAACGGCATGCCGATCGAACTGCAACACGGTCAAACCTGGGTACTTCAGTGGGTTAACCGTAGCAGTGCGGGCGTTGAGCTTCAGTTGGCTGCGTCGGGTATTACCATTAACGCTGGTTGATGTGGATTGTATGTTCAACTAACCCTCCGCCCTTAGGGCGGAGGGTTAGGATACCTTTTCAAGGAATTCGTATATGTCTACTGAAACAGATGAAGACTATAATCGGTTATTAGAGTTTGCTACCAAAGTCAAGAATTACCTTGGGGTTACCAATCTCACCAAGAAGTTAGTAGACGACAAGCGCCTCCGTATCGACTCGGAAGCGCGCAGTGAAGAAGAAACCTTGATGGCGCATTTCAAGGAAGACAGTTTGTGGGGTATCAAAACCGCACGCTTCCTGAAAGACTTCCATCTGTACAAAGCTGCGCCGGACATGGACACGAAGAACGAGTCCTTTCTGCGTACAGCAGAGATCTTCCGGTTACAGGGGATCAAGAACTATTACTTTATCCTTCAGCTGAATAACCCGATGTTGAAAGGGGTGGATCCTCACGCTCCTGATTTGACAGATCTTCAGAAGACCATGATCGCTAAGGAGTCCAAAGAGAACTTCTGGTATTTCCTGCGAGAAGTGTGTCGGATTAAAGGCGGTATGCCGTTCTTGGCTAACCGCGGTAACGTCAGTTTCATGTGGTCTTATCTGAACCACGTTACCACGCACATGATCATGCCTCGTCAGCAAGGCAAGCCGCAACCTGACAGCAGCGAGATCCGTGTTATCCCTGATGACCCAGCAACCGCCAAGTCTGCTGACTTCTGGAAGAAGATGGGTCACATGAAGGTCGGTGACGTGGTCATGGATCAGAAGGGTGAACCTGCCAACGTGATTGGTGTTCACCCTCAGGGTAAGATCCGGGTCTACCGTATTACTGGTAGTGACGGTCGTTCTACTGATGCAGGGGTTGGTCACCTGTGGACCATGAAGAACTCGCTGGACAGCATCAATGATCGTGGCCTGTGGAGTGAGTACACCACGGCTGACATGATTCACTTGTTGAAGCAGAAAGCTGTTCTGCAATTCCCACTGGTAGAACCAGAACTGGGTGTTAAGCGAGATCATGCAATCGATCCATACGTCATGGGTTTGATGGCTACGGCCAGAAACACCAACGGTGGTCTTCAGTTCAATGTCCTCAACGATGCGCAAGCTAACTACGTTGAAGCTAACCTGCCTAAGTACACCCGTCTGACTAAAGGTAAGGGTGAATGGACCTTTGCTCGTGATGACGGTAACCCGATTACGTTCGATAAAGAAGTAGGACTTCCCGCTGCCTACTTGGAAGGGGCTCTGGAAGACCGTATAAGCCTCCTGCAAGCGTTCTGTGACAACCGGGGTATCATTGGCGATAAGAACGTCTACATCGCTGTAAACCGTGCTATCGGAGCTCAGCTGAAATATCTGGTACGTGGGTTGGGCGGTACTGCTGCTAACAAAGGCAACGGTATCGTCATTACACTGCCGGAAACCATCCCTTACTTCAAGACCCGTGAACAGGAACGTCCGGTTAATGAGGTGAATGCTCTGTTCGTTAAGTCGATCAAGTATCTGTGGGAAGAGAAGTCTACCTGCATTGAGATTGACTCTTCGGAACACTTGTACGTTACCGATGACTTCATGGTGACCCACAACACGGTGTCGGTTCAGGTCATTAACTTCTGGCTGACCTACATCATGGGTCGAGGGTATACATCTCACCTCATTACCCTGAAGAGTGATAACCGGGCTCAGTTCGTCAACGCCATTAAGACGATCCGTAGCAGTATTCCTAAGTTCTTGGTTAACTCGACCTATAAGGACAAGGACGCTGGTACATCGTTAACGTATAAAGCGTTTGGTGAGGATCAGGTTAATACCCTGTACATCAACGTTCCGCAACAAGGGGCTGACGCAGCAGGCGACTTGGCACGTGGTCTGACAGTAGGTTCTGGTTGGTACGACGAATCAGCGTACATCAAGTACATCGACTTGATCATCGACGGTTCTGGTCCTTCCATGCTAACCGAGATGGCTGTATGTCGTTCTAAAGGCCTGCCACACGGGATCAGTCACATCACAACACCGAACACAACGCTGCACCCAAGTGGTCAGTTCATGTTCAAACGTTTGATGGACTCTACCGAATGGCGAGAGAAGTTCTTTGACTGCTTCAGCGAGTCCGATCTGCATGACAAGCTGATTAAAGCGTCTCCAGTCGAAACCACGTCTCCTAAACTGGCGATGGTGTATAACTACCTCCAGCTGGGTAAAGACAAGGACTGGGTGAAGTGGGTTATCGACGACCTTAACTTGAGTAAAGCTAAGGCCAAGATCGACTTGCTGTTGATGTGGGTGGAAGACGGGGAGAACCGGTTGTTTGATGACCAGACCCGTGAAGCCATTAACAACATGAAGCGGGACGTAGTGTGGAGCAAAGAGTACAAGGACTTTAACCTTTACATGGACTTCTTTGTTACACAGAACGAACTGGCTGAAATGTGCGCGAAGTCTTACAACGACTTCTTCTTGATCGGTTGCGATACTTCCTCCGCTATCAACAAGGACGCCTGCACCATCGTAATCCGCAGTATGAAGACTGGTAAGGTCGTTGGGGTAGGTCGATACGCTCTTACCTATCTGGACCACGTAGCGAGCATCTTGGTGGACTTGCTGGAATGCATTCAGAACAGTATCCTGATCCCTGAACGCAACTATGCTCACCACATGATCGATACGCTCCTGATCACGCTGCCTGCTAAGGGTATGGATCCATTCACCCGGATCTACAACACGGTCTACAACGACACGGTTGGTCACGAGAAGGAGTACGAAGAAGTTAGACGTACTGGGTTCGCTACTCGTAGCAAGAACTTCTACCTGAAGTTCAAGCAGCACTTTGGGTTCCTCACCACAGGTACTTCTCGTAAGACACTTTACGGGTTGATCATCGAAGCGGTAGGGAACACGGGTTATGGGTTGGCGTACAGCAAGCTTGCGGATGAACTGATTAACCTGCGGCTTAAGGCAGACCGGATTGACCACGACTCTAAGCAACACGATGACTTGGTTATTTCGTGGCTGTTGAGTTACTGGTTCATTAAGCTGGGGATGAACAAATCGCTATACGGGATTCCTCCTGGACTGGCATTGACTGAAACCCGTAACTTGATGAACGAAGCAGCAGGTGTGAAGACTCCAGAAACGGAACCTCACATTATCCACTTGCTCCAGAAAGTCAGAGCGAAGATCACTACACTTACGGATGAGTTGTTGTCTACGAACGATAACCTGCTGGCCTTGCGTCTGGAAGCAGAGATTCGGAAGCTGACGAAGTACCTCCCACCTGAACAAGCACGTTCGATGACGATCGACAAAGTTATCGACGACGCTCGTTTGGATCGGAACAAGCGCATTATGGATCAGCGCAGAGTTGCATAAATAACCCTACCCTCCAGAGCCCTTGACGGGGCTCTGGAGGTATAGGTGTTTATTTGTTACTTGGTGTTGATGTTCAGATACTGAATCATCTCTTCGTACGAACGACCGGTCAGGCTGGCCAGAGGCTTGGTACCAGCAACACGTTCGTTGAAGGTATAACCCGCCACACTTTCGGAACGGAAGTACTCAGCGTTGATCAGAGCAGCACGATCTTTGAGCTGCAAGAGAGTACCGGAGATTGGAGCGGAGTCAAGCTTAGCCACCACGTGGATCAGATGGAGCTTCTTGTTCACCAGCACTTCGGCGAGACCCATCATCACGTAACCACCGCCCTCAGCTTTAGAAGCTTCGCTGCGGATGATTGGGATCAGGCCGTCTTCAACATGACCTACTTGATCACGATCTTCGAAATGATCGACGGTGCAGTTGTAGGACTTCGCGAAGAAAGTCTTCTTCAGGTTGTCGAACTCCATCTCACCGGTCACCAGACGCTTGGCACAGTACTCGGCCATCTCGCGACTGAGGAAGTAGACCTCACCACCGGAACGGGTAATCTGCGAAGGGATGTTGAGGTCTACCGAGAAGCTGCCACTGAGAGACGTTTTGTGGATCAAGACCGCAATGGCTGGCCGGCCACCATGACTGTCCAGATAGAAACCGTCCATGATGTAGAAATCGCCGTATTCGGCAGGGGCTTGGTTCTTCAGGTAGAACAGGCTGACAGTAGGGTTATCAGCTGGACCAAATTCGAACTTACCGGTCATCTTGAGATCGTCGAGAGCTTTAGTGAGACTTTCTTCATTCCCAGCAGTCGTACCTTTCTTCAGTTCGTTAGCAGAAGAAGTGCGTTGGGCCATGTTCATGTTTCTTTCCTTACTTGCTTTGAGTCAGTGGAGTGGTAATTGGGAAAACAGGAAATTCACTGTGTTCCACTTTTTCGAATTGCTTAAAATAATCAATCATCTCTTGCGCTGTACGACAACCGAATTCATTATCGGTCACCGCGGTAACCAGCACGCCCTTGGCTTGACACGCCAGTACACAGTTGATGGTATCTGCCAGCGACGTGAAGTAGCGCTCGCCCTCGCCACGATGGAGCGTGATACTGTGCATCCCCTCAATAGGGTAACGGACCTTCATGTTCTCTTTAGGAGTCAGCATGAAGGCTTTGAAACGATGCGGAAATTGACCCGGGTAGGCGGTTTTGTAAGTCGCCATGGTGAACAGGTACTGATCAAAGTTTACTTCGAGGCCAGGTGGGATAAACACCCGTGGATCACCCGCCAGCGCTTTGGGTACGTTGAACTCAATATCGAACGAGTCGTAAGGTTGGTAACCCTTAACGATCTCATCGAAAATTTCTGCCATCGGGCTTTGTTGTTCCATGGGTGTTTACTCGAAGATTATCTGAGTTCTTGTGCAATACGGATACCAGTAACCGTCGCTTTCCCTACCGAGTTAACAAGCCCACGGAGATCGTTGAGAAGAGCGCCGGTGAAAACGTCATCGAGTTCTTCAACAGGGATCACGTTACCGGTAACAATGTTCCGCAAAGCAGTGAGCTTACCGGCCAGGCATTTCGTGATGAGGGAGCAGCGCTGACGATCAAACGAGGCAACGACCGAAACGCTAAGCAGTGGGTCGTAACCAAGGGCTTTGAATCCGGCGAAGACTTCTTCACCAATGTTCTTCCCGCACCAGGTCTCGGTATTAAGACCGCTCACCTTGAGCATTCTCATATCCAACAAGACACTGCTGCCTTCTGGCGCCTTGATGAAGGCGGAGGTTGGCATCGCGGTGGTAGCAACGTGAGCGTGGTAAATCTTCCCTTCCACCTCAAAGGAAACCATCAGGGCATTTACCCGCATCGCGCTTACGTCGAGCTCGTCCATTACTCCCCACGGACGCTGGCCAGGAACTTGGCAAAGCGCGAAGTAGTTAGGAATGTCGACAGGTACCGTCAGAAACTGGCTATGGTGACCTTTACGACCGAAAGGATCGCCTTTCGAGTACTCGACCGCTAACGGCGCAGCCAGAACCGGGGAAACAAAGAACTTTGCAGTGTCGGTATTTTCTTCGTAAACTGGATACGCGCGGGTAATGAATTCCATGATCTTTCCTATTCGAATAGTTCTTTCGTGATCACACGAATCACCATGTACAGTGACAGAGCAGTCCGTGTGGTTAGGACCCATTGCGGGGTCTTACGCCCAGTGATGTCAATTACGATCTTGTCACCCAACTCTCGGATGATTTTAACCTGGTCGTTGTTACTGCGAGAAGCCCCGTACGCACCACGCATCTTAATCAATACGTCGTACACGTTACTCCGCTTAATACCATTGGCATGCAAGTATTCAAACATGTGCAAAACAATGGTTTCAGCAAACGTTTTGTAATCGGGGTACTTCGGGTTGTTGTACCGCTTAGCAAACTCCTGGATCGAATACTGGAGCATCTCCATACGGACGTTATCCAACACACCCGCAGCGTACTCCATCAGTTCCTCTTTGAAGAACGAACTCTCTTCAGTAAGGATCCGGTCCAGATAAAGAACATGGGCGGTTACATCTTTCGCCACGCTCTTGATACTTAATTCGTCCTTCAGTTGAACTTTAGCGGACTCAACTTTTACGATGTTGGTTTTGTTCTTCACATCGTGGAAGACTTTGTTGATGTCGTTAATAGCCCGACGCAACCGGTTCTGGATATCACCCACCATGTAGACAATCTTCTTGTCGTTGTCCATCTTGGACCACGCTTCGTAGTGAATTCCCGTCTTAGGGTTGATGATGTACTCAGCACGAGCCTCGATGAGGGCCTTCCAGCTACCGTAGCGCTTGATGTCGTACTTCAGGCTCAAGCGGTTATAGGTCTCGTATACGACTTCCTTACGAGCTTGGAACGGATAGTCATTATGTACGATGCTGGTCAGGCACTTGTAGTGATACATGGAAACCACGTCCACCATAGCCCGGTGTTTCTCATCCGCTTTCAACGTACTCTTGTTGATACGGAACAAGAGGTAAGGGACGGTCATGTTGAACGCGTCGCCTACGACCGCCCACTCGCTCTTGATCGCGGCGCAAGCGTGCAGGTTTTCCCGCAGCTCATCTTCATCGCAGTCAAAGATCTCGTTGAACCACTCGTTACGGTCAGCCGTGGTGAAGGTGATCTTCTCCAGACCAAGGTAAGGTGCGCCGAAGAACGCCATGTGGTCGTGCATCCCAACTTTACGAGTGATGAAGTTGTAGACGTACTTCTTAAGGGTAAGGGCCCACTTAGAGTTAACCTCCAAGTACTGACCCATCTTTTCGAAGACTTGCAGGATGGCGTTGGTGCTTTCGAAGTTTACCCCTTGCAGGAGCGCTTCCATCCCTGCTACATCACTCAGTTCATACTGAGGAGGTGAAGGCTTGGCGAACTCGTGAGGGTGTCTGTCTTGAAAGAGACCGAGGTATTGATCAGGTACAAAGATCGAGGGTTGCTTGTTCCAGTACTCGTTCTCAGCTTCCTCAGCCGCTCGATCCGAACTGAGGTCTTCTGGGTTGTACTGAACCGGTACTCGGCTGAAATCTAATTCTGACATGGGGTCCTCCTTATGTTCTGCGAGCAATGCCCATGCGTTGAGCGTCGTGTACGTTCTGCTTGTCGCTCCAAGTCATGCAAGGAGTCCAAACCTTCAGGAAGTATTCCTTGTAGTTAGTCCACGCATCCTTGTACTCAGCGATATCGTCTTTGATATCCGAGAGCGCAACACCCATCTTGACAGCGGCTTCGTTAACCGGGCTTTTCAGTTTACGGTACAAGTACGCTTTAACACCCAGCTCTACCAGCTCAGCGAACTGCAAGTAGTGGTGAGCGTGGATGCTGCTCATCGCTTCGTCGTATTCCATGATGACCTTGGCACTCATGTTAAAAGTACCCATGTTGATACCGAAGATCACAAAGACGTTGTTACCCGTCATCTGGCAATCGGTATAGGTCTGCGGCATGGACTTGTTACCGGCCATGTTGTTAATCATGGAACCCATCATTTCGTTCACAACACCAGAACCACACTCAGCGTCGTTACCCACACCGATGCCCAGCTGACCGATAGCCGAGTTCATGGAACCGAGGTAGCACTCAGTCACCGAAACAATCTTGGCACCTCGAGTGGTCATCTCAGGAACCTTAACTTCTAGGCAGCCGTTACCGATACTGCGCATCTCTGAACCACCGAGGTCCAGGTACTCTGTCTTACCACCACCGACCTTACAGTCAGGCAGGATCAACTGGTGGATAATCTTTTCACGGATACCTTGTTCAATGGTGGTCTCGTTGACCATGTTGTACCAGTTACCGAGTACGTTGGCGTTCTTGTTAGCAAAAGCCAATTCAAAAAGGTACTCACTGATGTCGGAGTTCAAAACCCGACTGATAGCAAAATCTACTGGGTTACCCATAATCTAATGTCCTTTGATTGGTCAGGCTAAACATAACATTTCCTTTGATTGTTTTCTTAGGAGTATTTCATTGTATGTCTTACCTATACTTTTTGATTTTTGAAGAGTGGGGGTAAGAGTAAGACTTATGGAGTGGAGTAGCCCGAAGGGATACGGAACGGAATAAGGATTACTCTGGGGGAGTTGGTTGGGTTGGTTAGGTTCCGGATCATGCCCTACTGCCCTAAGGCCGCAGGCCTTTAAAGAAAAGTATTTTATTACTGTAATTATTATAAAGCTAATTTAAACAATTTAAATAACTCTATTCCTGTTAAGGGAGTAGGGTAAGGGTCTACTATGCAAAAAGATAATAAACCTACATTACTAGAGTGAATAAACACTTGATAATCTATTTTAAGCAATCAAGATGACTGGGTAAGGGGTTAGTTGGGATAAATCATCCTTAGTAACCCTTTGAGTCGATAACTGTAAGGAAGAAGAAAATGACCATTGTTTGTTATGACGGTAAGAAGATGATCGCTGATAGTCTGGCTGCTACAGGGGATATGAAGCTCCCCGGAGCTTTTCAGAAGATCTATCATCCGCTGGATGATGAGTACTGGGAGATCAACAAAACAAAGGTTATTGCGTTTGGTTTTTCTGGTGCCTTGCCGGCGATTCCTTATATTCGGGAATTATTGAGTCAAGGGGTTACTTACCGGACGATCATTAAGCCGGATATCGACGTGGTCTTCGAAGCACTGTGCGTACTGGAAACGGGCGACGCGTACGTACTCAGCACTGAACCAACTCGGGCTAAAGGTCCAAGTGCTCACGAGTTCGTTATGGTTCCGGTACCAGTTCCGGTAGCGGTAGGTAGCGGTGGTGTGTTTGCCTACGCGGCTATGGGGCCTAAAGATAAGAACCAAGCCGAGAAGGGCGTAGAGGCGGCTAAACGGCTTTGTCCTTTCTGTGGCGGGGATAACGTGGTCTGGGAGCTCCCACCTCCTCCAGAAGTCCCGAGCAAGCGTCCAGTATCGGTTCTGCCTGAGCTGGTAAACATTGAAGAGACCTATCCGATCAATGGGCTCAACATGGGACAGCTTAAGCACGTGGTTAGTGGGATCGTATCTGATCTGATGAAGAAAGCTGATGAACCAGTGACGGAGGTGAAGAATGGATAATCCGGAAACTATCACGATTACTTTGCCTAAAGGTAAGCTGGATTCCATTGAATCAATTACTACTCGGCCTATCGAGGGATATCCTGGGGTATCTGAAGTACTGATCAATGGGGAACCCGGTCGTCTGCTGGTCGACCTTTCTCAATTCGAAAACAATGAAAATGATCTGCGACGTCTGTACACCGGTGTCGGGGAAGGTTTTATCAAGCACCATGTGCGAAAAAATAACAGGAGCTAGTATGACTACTGTAGCTTGGGATGGTAAATTGTTGGTAGCTGACTCACAGTCCACTGTTAACGGGCTGGCTACACTTAGTGTCTCTACAAAGATCTTCCTTCCCCCTGAAGGGGTTCTTACTAAATGGACGATCCAAGGAGAGTCGGTCGCGGCAATTGGTCTAGCGGGTTGTGCCATGGCACAATATACCTTTACGGACATGCTTGCGGAGGGGCTTACCCACCGTAGTCCAGTCCCTAAAGAATCCAGCTCCTTTGCCGCGTTGGTCATTACCCATACCGGTAAATGCTTCCGGTTTAACTATCGGAAGAAAGATGGCGAGGGTCCAAGCGTCCAATTGAGTTTTTCAAACGGCAAGGACGCAATCGGTAGTGGGGGTAGTTTTGCCAATGCTGTGATGAGTATCAATATCGACGCTGGTTTGGCAGTACAGGCGGCTATCAATGTTGATCCTAGCAGCGGTGGTTCGCTTCAAATCTGGAACTCTGCTGAGCCAGGTGTTATTTCCATTCGTTGAGGTTAAGGGTAATTATGACAACAGTAGCGTGGGACGGTAATACCTTAGCAGCAGATACTCTTTACGTGGCCGGTACTCGTAAGCTGGGAGGGGATTATGAAAAGATCCTGCTTCCGGAAGATACTCCATGGACAGTTAACGGTAAACCCATTCTGGCAGTTGGCTTCAGTGGGTCGATTGCGACTATCCCATGCATCAAGAAAGTTCTGGAAGCTGACGCAGTACCCGGGGTTGATCCAGCATGTGGAGATTACAGCTTCACGATCTTGTTGGTAACCGATAAGAAAGAAGTTTACTACTGGAACTACGGCTCCACTGCTAAAGGCGAAGTGATTAACGAGCTCTTCGCTGTGGAAGGTAATCACGCTATTGGTAGCGGCGGGATTTACGGTCTAGGGGTCATGGCCATTAAAGGCGATGCAATCAACGCAGTGAAAGCCGGTATCAAAATCGATGTCAACAGCGGCGGTTACATTGACGTGTGGTCTTTCGAGACTCCTCGTCTGCTGACACGGATTAACCCCAAGGGCGGTGAAATCATCTCTGCCAAACAAAACACACCTGCTCCCGAAAAGAGCAAAGCTATCTTATGCGCCGTGAACGGCTGAGTTAGCCATCGCTCCATCGAGATCGTGGTGGGTTATGGGAGGTTAGACACCACACCCCCTCTTTACAGACTATTCTCTATCTGGTCTGTGAGGGTTGCCTACAAAACTTCCCCCCTCTCCCCCTACTCCTTCGGGGGTGGGGGTTAGGGGGTTATATTTTTATTTCATTTTTTGTAACTGGGACCAGATACTATGTCCCCAGTACTGATTAGTGTGTCATGGCTCTCGTCAGTGCAAGGGGTGTTGCAAACCAATGTGATCTCCCCACACTCCATTTTGGAGGCCTGGCGATGCCCTATGTGGCGTAGGCATTGCCGGGTAACTTTTTTATTTGCAATTTGGGCTGAAATATTTCGGCTCTATATTACTAGGTTGTAGAGCAAATAGAGAATGCTTTATAACCTATTTTTGTAACGTCAACTCAAGAGTGATTAATAATGTCTGATTCTACCGATCTGAAAATCTGGGCTTGCGGTGGTACTGGTATCAACGTTTCGGCCGAAGCCAAAGCCAAGCCTCTGACTCAAGCAATCAAAGATGCACACGTGATCGGCCTGGACAGCTCTGACGCCAACGACAGCTCTGACCTGTTCGAAATCCACCGCATCGCAGGTCTGCAAGGCGCCGGCAAAGACGCCAACAAAATCATGGACAAAGTCCGTCCGTTCGTGAAGGCTCTCGTTGCCAGCGAAAAACCTGGTAACCACAACATCGTCGTCGTGAACATCTCCGGTGGTACCGGTCGTGGTATGGCGTTCCAACTGGTGCGCGAACTGATCGAGAAAGAAGCGATCGTTATCCTGGCAATGATCTCGGACTTCACCTCGGTCACCGAGAAAGAAAACTCGGTCAAACAGCGCACTGCTCTGGTGAACATGATCAACCAGCTCGGCAAGCCGATCTGCTTCATGGAGTTCACCGAAGACGCTGACAAAACTCGCGGTGAAGTGAACGCGGAAGTTATCCAAGGCATTGCTCTGGCCTCGGTGTTCCTGAGCAAGTACAAGTCGGAAATGGAAGTCTCCGACCTGACCAACCTGTTCAACTACTCCTACGACAACAAGGTTCCGCCGGCGCTGAGTCGTATCCAGTTCTACGACGAAGTCACTTCCAAGGAATACAACGGCCCGACTCCTGTAGCGGTTGGTAGTTTGTTCATCGACAACGCTTCGGTTCGCCAAGTGTTCCCTGGAACGGTTTACCGTAGTACCGGTATTCTGAACAAGAAGAACAACCCGCCTGGCGATCTGAAAGAACTGCACCTGACTCTCGACCACGGTGAAGCGTACGCTGCACTGCAAGAAGAGATCAAGGCGCTGGCCGACGACAAAGCCCAACTGGCTGCCCGCTTCGTGTCCCAGAAAGACATGAGTGCCGGTGCTGCTGATGACGGCTTCTGCTAAGTAGCAGACGGTAAATACCTTAGTTAGGAGCGCGCGCTCCTAACTAAGGGTTTATTATGCAAAACTGTATTTTTACTGGGCTTACATTACTATAGTGGGTTGTGTATTTGAAAATGAGGGCTTAAACGTGTCTAAGAGCTTCTGTATTGATTTGAATCACTATCAGTTGACCCGGACCATAGGTAACGGAGGAAAGACGCTTAGAACGGCTGTAGATCGATCCGATCTCATTAACTGTTTAGAAGGCCTCGGTTACAATAGACTTGCTGAAGTGTCTTTCGGCAATGGTCGGTTTGGTTCTATCCCTGATTTTGAAGATGTGTTGCTTAAGCAGACATTAGGTATTCCTACCTCTGCTAACGTGGAAGTTAACCGAATAGGGACAGCGGGTAACATCTATTATCTTTCCTTCACTTATTGAGACAACCTGATGATTCTTTTTAACGTGTTTGAATTGGCCAAAGATCTTTTCTTCGAAGAGAAGGTCGAAGCTTCAGTACGACAGGTACTGGCTAAGGATATGGTTGACTCAGCCGTAGAGATCTTTAATTACCCCCATCTCGAGAATGCCGAGATCTGCAAGTTCCTGGAAGAATGGGAATCTGCTTACGGGGTGATGAACATCGAAAAGGTTATGGTTGGGTTAGTCAACACCATCCGTAAAAATGTCAGAAGATCTGGTTGGGATCGCCGTTGCTTAGCTAAAGTGGAATATCAAGGTGACGGTCGTGGGTTCTTAATGGCTCGTGTGGTAATGGACTTGGATGAAACCATGGCCAAGATGCTAGCGAGTATCCCTGCTGTGGATAACTCTGAACCAGTCGCAGAAGCGGTATCTGACCATCCTGATCCGGATATGTTAAATGAACTCAACAAAACGGCTGAAAAACAGACCCGCCGGAATCTACAGGTACTATCAGGTAGTGTTGCTCCCAACCTACGATCAGATTCGCCAAAAGGTTGGCGGAGTGTGCAACGGGGAGATACGGGGAACTGGGGCGTATAACGAAGTAGCTCAAGGAGTCTTCCAGATTGCTCTTGACCGGTTTGCGATGGTTAATAGAGGACTGGACATGGAGAGCTTAGCGTTCGGCACCGGCAGAGCGCGTTACCACATCAAGGATGAGGATCTGGAGAATCTGGTTGAGGATGCCTATTACCAAATAGGGGTACCGATCTTTAACTTGTTGGCGAACACGTCGTTTAAGAAACCGTTCATGTTTTGGTTGTTCCCCAACTTCCATTTGGTAGTAGCAATTAACGCGCAGGATTTCCGATGAGTCAAGTCATCACGATTACGACTACTAACGTCCATAGAGCCTTTCAGAACAAAGGTTATACGGACGAAAAGATTTGCTCTATTTTAACTGGACTAGTAAGTATTTGGAGGGTTAACGAAAATATTGAAGATATCACTAACAATGTGGTGATGTCTGAGCTTGAAGATGATGATCTGATGGCCGCGTTTTTGTGGAACTCGGTTAGCAAAGAGTTAATCGAGACCGGGCGGTATGTACGGGAACTTTCTTTGAAGCACATGTTGGTACGTTGGTCGGTTGTTCCTTTCGCAATTATGTTGGAGTTTGAAGATGGACCCAAAACCACTTAAGACGGTTAGTCATTTGGTAACCCTTGGTTATTTGGCGGATGTACAGTACTGTTTGAACTTGTATGCGGCACTGTTCACTGGTATGGGTATCACTAACACCATTCTCCAAGTCCCCGCTGCTGGTCCTGCGCATCCTATCGAAACTGAAGCTACAAGGATCAACGCAGCATTCTTTAGAGACATGCAAACCTTTAAACAACTCACGATCAGTAAAGTCAACGTCCACGTTGTCAGTGCCACGGTCAACGGTTTCAATCTTCATTTCATGATCGGGTATAACGAACCCTACTAAGGTCCTTTTCCATGACGCAACGGATCCTAAAGATAAACTACACCCAAGTAGCAGCTCATTTGGGTGAACGGCTAGCTCGCTCGCAGGATCCAGACACCCCTCCGCACAACCTCACTTTTGGGTGTGTTCATGGAATCCTAACCAGCTTGTTCAACGATTACGAGGGAGAACTTAACTACCCCTTTGGGAAGGAACATCTTACTGAGGTCCCATACGGCACCATAGGTACCGAAGCTCAAGCCCTTACTGAAATCCTTTTTGCGGATCTTGGTTCGGACAGTTTCGACGACGTGGTGATTAGTAACACGCCTGGGGTTGTAACGTGGTATAAGGAGAATCCCATCATGTTCCCCTTGGTACTCATCAAAGTAAGTTGAAGGGGGTAGTAATGATCAAACCATTAATGAACGACATCGTTGATTTCAAGTACGTGCAGTCTGGGATCATTGGCGACGAAGAACGGGGCTGCGTGATCATCGGTCCCGAGCTGAACTTCCAGGCTGCGCGCTTGATTGCTCCAGAAATTGTGGTCAAGCACGCCAACATGTTCCCGTACTTCGGGGATAAGGTTAACCAGAACAACGACCCAGGCGCTTACAACTACTTCCTGATTCGTCGTCCTAATGACTCGGTTGAAGTCATCGGCTACCCTTGGGTGAACGAAGATACGTTCAAGACTGTCTCTGGTCGAGTGCGGATCTACAACCTCAGCAACTTCAGCGAGAAGATGGCGGGTCCTATCGCTAAGCTGTTTGCTGACTTGGGAATCTCCTACACTCAGAACGATGTCGACACCCAGTGAAAGTTTTCAAAAACCACACCTCCTATTAGTTAGGGGGTGTGGGTAACTTTTTTATTTGCCTCTTTATTTTTTCTTTAATCACTTAACACGCACGAGAGCATTGGACCATGGGTGTACCTGCTAAAGTAGACGGTGGTGTAACCATCGCTGTATCACCCTTCATGGACAAGAATTACGAAACCAACCGAAATTTCCTGAAACCTTACCACTATCAAGCCGCTAACTTCCTGTCGATCGTTTACAACTACGATTACGACCATTTGCTAGAACTGATGCGGGTAGTGTTCGTACCTGCTGAGAATGGCTTTAAAGAAGCTAAGTTCAAGATCTTCAAGAAGAACAAACACGGTGACCGGGTCGTAGAAGTTGTATACACCCGTGAGTTCTTCAATTACGTTAGACAAAAGAATTACCACTTATCTCCGTCGCTGGTAGCGTATACCCATACCGACGAAGAACAGTCCGTTAACTCGATCGCAACTGAAACCTTCATTGACTTCCGTCGTTTCTACAAAGGTAAGTTACACGAAGCCAAAGAAGTAGGTGATTCCGAAGCGGCCAAAGCGTTCCACGAGATCCAGAACGCCTTGAAGATCTTCAACAACGCCCAGTCGGGTGCAATGTCGTCTTCGGGTACTCCGCTATTCAACCACTCTGGTCATACCACTCTGACCAGTATCTGCCGTTCCCTGACTTCGACTGCAAACTTGATTAACGAACGACTGATTACCGGTAACCGGTTACTGTTGTCGTACAACAAGACCATTGAAGGCTTCTTGGCTCAGTTGCAGTTCTCTGACCATCACCTCATTGAGGAAGTGATTAAAGAACACGGTATGAAGTACGCGACTGTTGACCAAGTCATGGACATGGTTCGTCGTTGCGCTAACTACTACTTCAGCAGCAAGTCTAAGCTGGCGAAAATTCATCGTTTCGTTGAGTTGTTGACGGGTCTGGAACGTACCATCCTGCTGTGCGTGATGGACATTCGTGGTCTGTACACGACTAACCCGAAAGTCATGACCCAGTTCTTTGCTGAGTGGTGTGCGGTTCCTGAGATTCCAGAAGGCGCTGAGCCTGACGACTTCCTCAAGCCAACCAACGGGGACTACAAGATCCTCTGCTTGACCAAGCTGGGCCGTGACCCAAGCAAGTTGGCAATGAACCACCTGAACCAGTACCACGTGAGTTTGGAAGCCAAGTGGTCCAAGTTCATCATGGCATTCTTCCGTTCTCGTATCCCACCGACTGGGATTTACGATGTAAAAGAGATCGTTCGTGAAAGCGTAATGACCTCCGACACTGACTCCGTGATCTACAGTGTTGACATGGTAATTGAGAACTTCGCTAAGGACGAAGAAACCGAGATTCGTTTCAATGGCGTATTGACGTACTTCATCCGTTGCATTGCTGTAGACCAACACGCCAAGCTCAGCGTTAACATGAACGTGGCGAAGAAGTTCCAGCATCGTCTGCACATGAAGAATGAGTTCCTGTATACAGCCTACTTCACAACCAACATGTCTAAGCACTACTTCATGCTGGAGCTGATGTGTGAAGGGGTAATGTACGAAGCGGCTAAGCTGGAGAAGAAAGGGGTTCACTTGAAGGGCGTGAAGATCGCGGAACTGGTCCGTAACTTTACGGGTAAAGTGATGAGACAAGCACTTGATACGCTGTACAACAAAGAGAAGTTGTGCGCAGCGACCCTGCTTAAAGAAGTGGCTGACATTGAACGAGCGTTGATCGACAATATCAGTAATGGCGGATGGTTGTGGTTGCGGAAGGATAACATCAAGCATGAATCGGTGTACGCCAATCCGGACTCGAGTATCTACTACTACCACAAGATGTGGAAAAACCTACTGGAGCCTAAATACGGCGAAGCTCCACAACTGCCGTACAAAGCTTATAAAGTAAACTTGGCTCTCGATGGCAAGAAGAAGATGGCAACCTTCATTGACAGTATCGAGGATGAGAACTTTAAAGCGATGGCTCAGTCCTTCTTTAAAGATCGTGATGGTCTGACGTCTCTGTACGTCCCAACAGACATGATCGAAGGCATTGGGGGGATTCCTAAAGAGTTCTTGCCGTTTGTAGACATTCGGCAGGTTATCCAACAGAACCTGAAGTCGGTGTACGCAATCTTGGAATCGTTCGGTCTATACATTCTGAACGCCAAGACAACCCGACTGGTATCGGACGAACATTAATGGATGCACTTAAAGAGCTCCTTGCTAAAACCATCCAGGCCGAGGAAATCCTCATTCACGAACCAACCGGTCTGAAGATTGCTTGCTTTGGTGACGACCCCACACCGGCAAATTGTAAGCATTCAAGGGGTCACCCTCCTATTGAAGTTCTGGAACACATTTACGTAGGAGTGTGTGTCTACGACAACGTCACTGACCTCCGGGTAGAGCGTTTTGAAGACATTCAGAAACTGCTGGAGATTTCCATGGAAGGTCGCGGTGGACCGCCTATGGTGGTTATATCCCCGCAGCTCCTAGAGGTCATGACAGGAGGTATTAATGACAAATAAAACCTTAGGAATGCTTGAGGGTGCATCCATGACTGAGTTCAATAAAGATGAGACATTCACGTTAGAAATCAGCGATGACTTGGATCACTACCATAACGCTATTTACTTCCATGAACCTACTGGGTTGCGGGTAGGAACGACCTACGACCTCTGTGTAATACCCGCCAGGACTAAAGTACCCAGACCGGCAACCATGCAAGCATTCAAGCATGTGTGGGTTACCGTTGACGATTGTGGAGAGGCTAGTCCTCTTTATGTAGAGCGATTGGAAGACGCGCCTCGACTTATCTCGGTGCTTGAAGAAATCCACCATAAGGGCAAGATAAGTATCGTGATCTCTGAAGAGTTCTTGAAGAAGTCGATACTTAACCTTTAGCCTTTATCAGACCTATATCACTAGGGTAACTAAGACTTATCATCTCGTTATCCTTGGAGGTTGTTATGGGTACTGTTCATTTCTTGCGTTCCAGTGATCGTAGTCATGTGTCTAGTGACTTGCTTGCTAAGCATCAAGCGATCATCGATGAAGTCAGAGAACTCCACCAGAAAGCAGGAGGATTGATAGACGAAGCCAATGCACTTCTGGATGCTGATCTGGTGGCCATCGGGACTGACCCAAATTATAAGTACGATAATGGGGTCCGGGAAAAGTTGGCTGAGCTGCGGGGTGAGCGAGAAGCTCTTACTCAGCGCAGTGAGCTCTTACTCAAAAGAGCGGCTGAGTATCTCGAATGGCATGACGAGCTTTTTAAAGATGAGTAATAATGGGAGAGTGGGCTCGCGCCCACTCTCCCTTATCTATGCTCTTTATTTTTTGCCCAAGTTTTCTTCGTTCAGCTTGTTCACCAACATTGCCAACTCGTAGAACCAGCCTTTGAAGTAGGCTTCTGGAACACGGGCCAAGTTCTGGATACGCAAGTGGTGTGTCTTGGCAATCATGGTGTTGACATCACCAGCTTTATACCCACCTTCATTACAGTAGGTCAGGTAGATAGCCAGCAGCTTCAAGATAGCCGGTTCCCAAATCCACATGGTCTGGGAGAAAATAGCGTTGTTACCTGCCCGGATGTAGTTGAAGTACGGTTCCGAGTAGATGCTGACAATGGCTTTGATGAAGTGATCGAAGTTAACCAGACGACGATTCTTGTAGTAGCCTACCAAGTGACGGATCAGCTCGCCGTAGAACCGCTGGTCGTTAGCAAGGGTGAACCGTACCTTATCCGTCGTAATTAATTCTTCACAGGAGACACCATTTATAACGTGCTCATACAACACGTTGATGACACTCAGCTGGTTATGCATCAGCTGGGCATAGACGAAAGGATACTGAGCGATGTAGGCTCCAGGTCCTGTGTCGCGTTCCCGATTAAGTTTTTGGTAACCCCACCATCCTACTGCCAGCTCTACGAGATCCACACCCATGACTGCCAAGTCGCCAACAGACGACAAGAGGTAGTTAACCGGTTTGGTCACGTTGTGCTTGTAGCCGTTGGAGGTAATAGTGGAACACAGAGGGACCACAGGTCTCAACTGGTCCAAGTCCAAGGTCGCTTCATCGTAAACCTTGGTGTTGTCAATCAAGCACCAGTGCTCTCGAGTGTTGTTTCTGTAGAACCCGTCACTGATTGCTTGACCCACTCTGTTCGGAGAAGTAATCTTGAACTGAGTGCATAATGAATATGCTCGTAGCCGAGTGTAATCAACAACGTACTTCAAGCTCCAGTCTTTATCGATGCTGAGCTGTTGCAGAATCCCTACCAAGATGTGTTCGTTCTCAACGTTAAAAGGTTGATCAGCGGTCCACTCAAGGAAGGCGTTTCTGTTGAAGTCTGTTTGTCGACGCATATTGTCGACTTCTGGGAATCGGAGTATTGGGTAGCGTGTTCTGGACGATGCAGGAAACGATAAGGTTCTCATAACTAGTTATTTCCGTTTGTCGTTCTATTCTATACACACACTAATATTCCGGGCGAGATCCCGGAAAGTCCAGAGTGCGTTTAGTAAATTTGGGCTAATGATTTAAAGCTGCTATAGCATTCCCGTCGGTTGGAGTGGAAAGTTACAGTAGCTAAATAATTTGAGGCCTATATTACTAGTACGAATCGAAGATATAAATGTGTGTAGGCATACACTGTGCGATTCTGCTAACAGTCACCCTTTCTTAAGAAAAGATGGAGTTATACCTTATGGCCGTTCAACAAAACCGCAAAGGCGCGGGCAGCAATTCCTGGGATGGTAAAAATGGCAACGCCGCAGAGTTCTCCGCTCTGTCGGAACTCTTCCATACCCCTTCCATGTCGTCCGACAACCGCCAGTTGCCGGAAGTTGATGAGGTGATCGAGATCCTCAAGAAGGGCTACACTGCGATGAGTGAATCCACCATCCAGCCTGCCCAACGCGCAATCATCCCGACTGTCGACAAAGTGTCGCCTGTCATCAGCTCCACCCTGCCGGGTCTGGTAATGCACCGCCTGGTCGGCCAGAGCGTCTGGGTCATGCTGGTACTGTTCTCCAACAAGGACAACGCCATCGCGACCGAAACCGTTCAAGTGCTTCAGCCTATGGGCATGCCGCACAAGACCTCGGTCCTGCTGACCCCGACCAACTACTTCACCCACGAGCTGGTCGACAACCTGAAGAAGCACTTCAAGGGCGTCCTGGAAAACGAAGGCCTGAAAGGCGAAGTCGAGATCATCAACCTGATGACCGAAGACTTGGAAATGCTGCAACACTCCCAGGCCGGTGAGCCGAAAGAGCGTCCACAGCGCATCGCCAACTACCTGAAAGGCGAGTGGGAAACCGCGGTGTTCTGCAAACTGTCCTCGGAGTATCCGAAGCACAAGCAGACTCTGCCTTCGCCGTTCAAAGATCCTGATGCACCGTACGGCAAAGACGGCTGGGCCGAAGCACGCGTTACCGCAATCGACGGCAAGGTCTCCCGCGCCGGCACGCTGATGCCGTCCAACATGGAACTGGTGATTTCGACCACCAACAACCCGAACAGCAGCAACAACAACCAGAACAACCCGAACTCGAAAGGGATCGTGCGCGCTCTGGCTACTGTTCAGTTGTCGGCCATCAGTTACCAAATGCACATGCAGAACATCGCGGCCATCTCGCAGGCCGGCGGTCAAGCCGATGCTATCCAGGCGTTCCTGGGCATCAACGGCGGCATGTACATGAACGGCTACCGTCCGCTGCACCCGGTCATCACTCTCGACCACGCCAACGCGGAAGAGATGATGAACTACAACAACGGCCTGTTCCCGCACTACTACGCGCTGTTCGCGCTGATGTGCACCAACACCGACTACATCTTCACTGAACCACTGCGTCGCGCCAACGTCGGCTCCCGGGGCAACCTGAGCTCCTTCGAACCGCGCATCGAACAGCTGGTTGCTCAGGCGTTCACCGGTGTTCGTCCAGTAATGGACGACAAGACCATCCTGGACACCGAAGCAGTCAACAAGTGGATCCACCAGAACATCTCGCCGAACGCTCTGTTCCGCAGCAACGTGATCCTGGGCGGCCTGTCGTCCCCGGTGAACAAGCACCTGGAAGTTCTGTCGGATCCGGTCCTGGCCAACCGTCAGTCGGCGGTACAAACCATGATCGCGGTAATGGACGCAATCTCCAAAGGTCGTTTCTCGCAGATCGTTGCGGAAAACGTCAAGTCTGGCAAAGGCTGGAAGCCAGGCGATGTTGCGCTGCACCGCACGAAGATGATCGCGGTGAACGGTCTCGCGAAGAACCCACAAGGTCGCGAGCTGAACACCCTGGAAGTCGACGAAATGTACCTCGGTACTCACAAAGGTAAGGCTGGGCTGCAACAGTCCATGAACTACCTGAGCGTGCTGTACGGCACCAACAACGAAGAAGTTCGTTCGCGTTGCCAGAAGCTGCGTATCGAAATGACCACCGGTCTGTTCGATGGTCACGTGCACATCAACAACTTCGGTTACTCCTGCGTCTGGGATCCGCATCTGATGGCTGTTATCGGTGCCGCTCTGTCGGAAATCGGTACGCTGAACGTTGCGAACACCTACAGCTCGATGCGTCCGAACAACATGGCGTTCATGCCAATGGCTGGTCTGCAAACCGTTACGTCGGTCGGCAACAGCAACAACATGAACCTCCTGGGTGGTTTCGGTAACGGCGGGATCTGGGGCTAAGCAGTACTGCTGTAATTGAGTAGTGGGTTAGGGGGCTTCGGTCCCCTAACCCCTATTCTTCTTTTTTAAATTTCAGGAGTTAGCTTTATGTTTGTACCCAACTTAACTCCCAGTAATGAACTAGCGATCAAGATGCTGACGCGGTTCAGTGAAGAGAACCTGGATCCCATGCCATGGTTCGCGCGGTTCGCCAGTAACTTGACCTCGTCGCTGGAAGATGATCCGCAATTCTCTAAACCGTTGTATCCGGATTTCCCTGACTATAACCACATGCACGATACCAGCCGGTTGAAGCATGTGTACCTGAACGAATTCGACTTCAACTTGGAAGAAGATCGTGAACGGTTGGCACGGATTACCCGGATGGAGTTCGAAGAGAACTCTTTTGAAACAGTCGCGAAGTGTCAGTACGGTTGTACGAAAGGTAACTACCTGCTTAATAGTGGACGGGTCTGTAAGAAGTGTGGTACTCCGGTAGAGATCTTCCTGAACGAGGGTGAAGACACTCGCGTATGGTTGAAATGTCCGGAGGGAGTGGAGAAGTTTATCAACATCGGCTTCTTTACTACGTTCTTCAACAACATTTTGATTGCTAACCCCAGTCCTTCTATTTCGGTACCTCGGTTCTTTGTTGATCCGGTTTACCGCGCCGAGCAAAAGAAGAAACGTAACGGTTCCAACATTGCGTTGAACCAACTGCTGCAAGATCTAAAGATTACCCAGATTAACCTGAACACGTTTTACCAGAACTGCGATGCGATCATGGAATACATTCTGGTCGGCAAGGGGGCGCGTTACTCCAAGCTGAAGAAGGATGGTCCTGAAGCGCTGGCCATGTACTACAAGTTCAAAGATATTGCGTTCTGCGATTACATCAAGGTTCCAGCTCGTTACTGTGTGGTACTGGAGAAGACCGGGAAAGAAGTACTGAGCTACAAGCACCACCCGGAGACAGCTAAGCTCTACCACGCCATTGCAGATACCGCGAAAAGTAACTCATTGGTGAAGTTGGGTCAGAAAGACCTGTTGAAGAACATTGATATCACCGGTAAGAACTTGGTAGCGCTGAGCGACCAATATCGTGAGACCAATAACCCTAAAGGTATCTTCAACAAGCCAGGGATCAACCGTAAGCACGTTTGTGCGGGTCCAGTCCCTGTAACCGGCAGATCGGTTATTACGTCTCAAACAGGCATCATCAACGCTGATGAGATCATGGTGCCTTGGAAGCTCATGAATCAGATGTACGAAACACCGATCCTGAGTTTCCTGTATCGCAAAGGCTACAGCCCAGTTAAAGCAAAACTGCTTCACCGCAGAGCGTCGTATGAGATTGTACCGGAGATCGATGAGTTCTTCCGTGATGCGGAAGAGGGTCGCAAGATGGTTATGCTTGCGGGTCGTAACCCTTCGATTGAATATTTGAGTCGTAAAGCGTTCTTCCCACGTGTTAACCGAGACCTGACAGATGAAAGCGTCAAGATCCCGATTACTGGTACACGGGAATTTAACGCTGACTTTGACGGGGATCAGATGTATTTGATCGGGCTCATTGATAACGAGTCCAAGGCGAAGGCATACGGAGCGTGGGGTCACCATCAGGTACTCGATCGAAACGTGCCTTTTAAAGTCAGTCGTTATGCTGGACAAACGGTTACAACACAGATGAACCTTAACACTATGTTGATGCAAACACCGTTGATGACCAGTCTGCCGGAGGGTCAGAACTTTGAACAGCGCTGATGCTTTTAGCTTCTCCATCTCGGGTAGTCATACCGAGAGCTCGATTAACCGTTACGCGGACTATCTGAACCGCGCCAACAGCGCGTTGAATCGGTTCGGTGGTTGGTTAGGTGATCAAGCAGCGAAGAACATGGAGTCGTTTGATAACTTCCTCAGCTCCCGTGCTTGGGAAATGGGTAAGCGGCTCCTGAACAAAGAAGATGGTGAGTTTGTTGGTCGTTATTCGATCGGTTACTTGGGTAGCATGAATGCCCAGCAACAGGCAGACGGCTACATGCGTGACGTGATCATGGCTAACCCTATTATCCAGCAGTTGTACATGGATGGTGAGGTTGATGGTTACGGCGGTGAGTTCAGTCACTTCGCTCGTGGCATCGGTGAGGAAAACTTGATCTGGCGTCGGATGTTCGACGGCGTGGTTAACTTGACCAAGCAGGATGAAGTGAATCACTTGAGTCGCGTGTCGTACAACGACTCGGCAGTTGGTAAGTACAGCTACCGGGATAAAGTTTACGCTCACAAGACGCACGCGGCAAGTAATCACCACATCGCTACAACTCAGTTCGACATCACGTCGAGCAATGGTAACAAGCGAACGTCGTTCTTGGATCTGGTTGACGAGTAACTCCTAAAAATACAGGTGAGGGGTAACGCCCTCACTTGTTTACTCCCTTTTCTTTTTTCTCTTCTTATAGAGGGTTATTTTTATTGGGAGTTATTTATGGGCCGGTATTGCATTGCGACAATGGACACCCGTAGCGGCGGCTGGGAGACTGAATCACCAACTAACGCTATCTCTCTCCATACCACTTATTTCTTTGCAGCTCGAGAGAATCAGGACAAGCTACTGGGCAACGTCCCTAACTTCTACGGACTCTGGCAGAAGTACGGAGAGACGCCAGAACGGTTGATGGAGAATCTTAAGTCCATCTTTACCGACTACATGAAAGAACAGTTCGATGAAGTTCTTATTGGAGTCGTTAAACAAAATATCACTGGGCAGGCAAATAACTACAGGCTAATATTGACCGGGAAGATTGTGGTCGATGGAGCTGTCTACGACTTGGCTGAAACCATCCTGGTTACCGGCGAGTTTTACAAAGTCCTAACTAACGAGAGACTGAAACAATGAACCAGATGGAACGCGATCAAATCATCGAGAACGACTTGGGCTGGGCAAGAAGCATCAAAGTCAGCGAGATCGATGGCAAGCTCATGATGGGCAACAACGGGGCTCCTCTCCCGTTTAACGTCTCTCACGTTATGAAAGAAGAAGAGTTCGTCAAGAAGTGGATGCTGGCCTTTGCGGTGGGTAACCGTCTGGGTGTCAACTACTTCAACCAAGGCGAATGGTTCAGTTTCTCCTACGGTGGTACTCGGGCAGTCCTGATCGTCGGCCTGAACCCTGCTACGGGCGTCTACGACCCCATCTTCATCGTTCCCCCACTCACCACAGTCAACTTGACCAAAGAAGACCGTGAGAAGCTCCGTCTGGCCGCTGGTGTGATGTACGCCAACAGCGAAGATGCTTCGAAGAAGAACGATATCAACGCCAACCTCTCTGTTGCCAACACTCTGGCTGACGAGCGCATCGGTCTGGAAGCACAGCCGATGGAAATGAGCGATCTGGTACGGGCTGACTTCTTCGCCAAGTACAACATCGTTCCTGAAGTTGAGCGTGGTGTTTACTTCGTTCGTGACGTGGTCCGTGGTGCCGAAGTCAAAGACGACAACGGTCGTGTTATCCGTCCGGGTCTGGAAACCTCCCTCGCAGACCTCGATAAGACCCGCAGCATCCTGCACCGTGAACACTTCGGTAAGCAGGTAACCAAAGAAGAGTACAAGTTCCTCAACGAACTCAGTCTCGGTTGGTTCGACATCAGCAACAAAGTAGGCGTGGATTACATTACCGACGGCGGCGACAATTTGGACACTCCTGTGAATAAAGAAACACAGCAGGTCCAATCTACTACACCGGCAGTACCAGATTCACCATTTGAGTGTTAAGTTTTTAGGGTAAGGGGATTACCAATGCGGGCTCTGGCATGTTCCGATCAACACACGCTGCACCCAACCACTCCAACGCATCATGTGCTGGGGAACATGTCACAGTTCTTCTACAAAGATAACGATCTCAACAACATTGACATTGTGTTCTTTGGCGGGGACATGATGGATCGTCTGGTGGACGCTCCTAATGCTGACTTGTTAAAGGTTAAGGAATGGTTTAAAGGGTTCGGCGATCGATGTACTGCAAGTAAGACAAAAGTTCTGTTGTTGGAGGGGACCTTTTTCCATGAATGGGGTCAACCAAAGCACTTAGTGACTGTGGTACCAACAGGCTTTGACTTGCGTTATGTCGACAAGATTGAAGTTGTACGTTACACAGATCTCGATGATTTAACAGTTTTGTGCATTCCAGATAACCTTCAGGCTATGACTCCTGATGAGATTTGGGAAGCAGCTTTAAATGTTCTGAAGCAAAACAATCTGGACAAAGTGGACATGGTGTTATTCCACCAAGCGTTCACTGACCAGCTACCGACCAAGATGAGACACGTCACTCACGATCAGGCGCGATGGGAATCCATTTGCACCTACTTTATCTTGTCGGGTCATATTCACACCCCGTCAGTTGTTGGTAAACGTTACACGATGGGGTCGTTCGATCGGATCAGTCATGGTGAGGAACATCCAAAGGGTGGTTACCTCATTGATCTGGATAAGAAGAAAGAAACATTCAACATCCAGTTCTGGGAGAATAAGCGAGCGCTCCCTTATGTGACGTTGACGGTTAAGGAAGATATCTCAACAGAAGTATTGGTTAAGAAACTTCGCGAATTCATCCGCGATAAGAATTTACCCCCTTTCTCTCAAGTCAGGATTAAGGGCGGACCGGCAGACATTGTTACTCCGGTCATCAAGATCTTTGAGAAGGAGTTTACTCAGTACGGGTTCAAGGCCAAAAACATCAAGGCTGAAGAAGAGCTTGTAGAAGAGGAAATCTATTCAGACAGTACCTACAGTGGAGTATCCGTCACTAAAGACAATATCTCCACATTACTAGCCAAAGAAGCCACGAGCGAATTTGCTGATAAACAAATCGACATGGCTGAGGCGTTGGCAGTGTTGGAGGAATTCAAATGAGAAGTCTAGGTGCGTTGGGGATGAGCATCGGCACGTCCCTTGCCATCGAGCAACCGGAGGCAGCTGCACAGATTCGAGGTTCTGACGTTATACTCTTTAATTTGCTTACTTTGATCCGTAACGCTCACGATGCGTACGAGAGCAAAGAAGACAAGGCTGACCTTAAGCCTGAACAACTTATGGAAGACGTTGTAAACGACCTCAAGATGCTCAGCAGGTGGTTAGAGGAGGTTCGCAAGACTAAACCGCTCCAGTTGATCGTTTATTATCCGTCGTATTTCTCGATGAAGTTCAGATTCCCTTTGGCTGACTTAGCAAAGCGTGAAACGGACAACCAGAAGAAGTTCGACAAGCTATCGGATAAAACCGCTGACCTTATTTATGACAAGTACAAGAAACTGATTGAACGTACTGATATTGGAATGCCGTCATTTAAAGGTAAAGGGATTGTAATGACTCACCGTGTGGTTGACCTAGCTGTGCATGATCATGTACTCAGGTTAACTTTGATGGAATCCTACACGGGGAAGCTTAAACCCTACACGCAGTGGTACACGAAGCTCACCGGTGGGAAAGAGCTTTACTACCTGCCGTTTAACAAGCTCACCATTCAAATCTTCGGTGACAAGTCAACAGACTTTGCCTCTTCTTCCAAAGCCATTAAGGATCTGGTCAAGAAGCTGGCTCAGGATTCCAGCTGGACCCCTGCCACTACGGTAAGCAGGTGCCGTCTCAACATCAACATGTTAAACGATGGTATTGATAAAGCAGCGTTACTGAAAATGCTTTAATAATACTGTCGACACCATATTCTTGTACCGAATTAAGGAATTTTTCGCATGGCACAGCCAAACAACAACGCCCGCCGCAAGACCATCTTCGACGACTGGAAACAGCCTCAAGCCGCTACCATTGATCCGGTACAAGGCGGTAAGTATCCGGCGACCTGGATTATCCAGCAGAAGTCGAACGGCAAGATCGTCATGAAGATCAACGACGGTATCTACGATCCGAACTCCAAGTCGAACGTCCACAAAGAAGTGGAGATGAACTGGTCGGACCGTAACGCCCTGATGGAAGGCATCAAGGAGGCCTGCGCGGATCCATCGTTCGAAACCAGCCAGCTGGTCGTTCGTAAGAAAGACTTCATCAAGTCCGGTGGCCAGAGCAAGATCTCTGACAACCCGATCGTTAAGGCGATGTTCACCATCGACCGCGACAAGAACTCCGGCGTGATCAGCGTGACCTACCGTAAAGGTGAGTACAACGCCAAGATCGTCTTCCGCGGTGCCAACGACACCGTGCTGTACCGTAAAGACTCCACCGGTAACAAAGTTGAAGACCATGGCACCCTGTCCCGTTGGGCGGCCAAGGCCTGGGTTAAGTGGCACCAGGATCCAGTGAACCAAATGGAACGTGAGATGTACGAGCCGCCTGCTCCTAAAGAAGGCGCATTCCCTGCCAAGAATGACAAGCCTCGTAACGATAGCGACTTCGATTCGTCCTATGACGACGACGCCGACTTCTAAGGACTAGTGAGATAAAGAGAGGGAGGGAAACCTCCCTCTCCCCTCTTTTCCCTATAGGTGGAATTTTTAAAACCTATATTACCAGTGTGTTAGGTAGCCTCTGGAGTTGCTGATGTTAACGATTGAAGTTATTCGAAAATCCATGAAGGGAATGAAGGCTATGGTTGTAGCCCTCAATGAACACTCCCTCAGGTTTAACGGCGACAACTCTATTAAACTGGAGAAGTCCAACAAGGGTAATATTAAGTCACAGGAAGGTAAACTGTTTGATGCGTTTAACGATTATGTTGAACGTTACTTTGATTCTGAAGAACGGCTAGCGTTATACAAGCTGTACGAGAAAGCTCACCGGATCTGCGAGAACCCGACTTACCGTGGGTACAAAGTAGAACTGCCTGAGATCAAACCGATCATCAACCAGATCTTGGATTTCATCCAGCCAGCTCGGTTCATGGACTTCGTCGGTAACTCTCGGCATCTGGTGATTCCTCCAGAGTTGAATGTGGCAGCCAGCAAAGGGTACTACCCTGCTGAAACCACGATCACCGAAGAACATTACGTTCACTTGGTGAAGATGACTCTGCTGGTTCGCAACATCTATCCGATTATCTTCTCGCTGACGTATCGTTATGCTGGGTTCATGAACATGAGCTTTGCAGAATTCGTTTGCGGTGACTTGATCAAGGACAACCCTCACATCATCAATACCGAGGGCTGGCGTAAGCTGTTGCTGTATGTGGATTATTCATTCAAGAAGCGTGGGGAACCGTTAAAGGTCGACGGTGTGGGAAGCATGGAGTATTTCGTGGAGCATGTGCTCTACAATACTGTCTTCACACGTTTGTGCTGTGCCATTATTCCGGAAACGGAAGAAGGCAAGAACTTGGCAACTGCGATCAACGCTGCTGTACGGCAGCATGAGTCCAGTGGCGCTAAGTGGCGTCGTAAGGACGACGGTTATGAAGGGGAAGAAGAGAAGCGTTCGCTGTATGAGCGTTATCAAGCGAAAGAGGACGTTAAGTCTACCGACGAAGAAGTTGAAGCTGAATTCTTCTCGATGGGTTTGATGGACGAGTGCGACAATGAACGTCACACGGATCGCTTTGCCATCCCATGCATGTCACTGGGCATCAAGCAGCCAGATCTTGTAGAGAAGATCTTCGACAACATCCCACCCAACTGGGAGTTCGAGCTTGCACCTCACAACCTTAAATTACTGCAAATGGTATTTAAGGGTGACATTTCTATCATGATTTACTGGGCGGCTAACTATACCCAACTGATGGCAGCCATTGCGCTGGCTCAGGTTCGGTTAGCTGAATGGGGTTACGAGTACCTCCCGACTATTGTTGGGGCTATTCATGATCCAAACGGCATGCGGTCTATTGCCGATATTCTGAAGTTGACCTCGACGGATAAAGATTATCTGGAGAGTATCTGTGACGTCCAAAGTAGAAACGATGAGGGTCGATCCTTCAACGAAGCTATTGAAGACGCTACCGACTTCTTGGAAGGTCTTGCAGCGGGTCAGTGGAAATCCAACTTGGAGTATGGTGTTCTTAACGAACTCGAGATTTACGATCGAGTCGAACGCGGTGCCTTGTTTGAGATCGAGATTGAACCCAAGATACGTGAAGAGTTTATGCGTTTGGTTAGGCAAATCAGCGAATAAACGAATTAAGATAGATGGAGAACAGCGATGGCTGAAATTACTACTGTACTGCAACGCGCTTATTTTGGTATCGGCACGACTCAACACGACCACGTGCACCGGCATAGCACGTTGCATCTGGAGAACGTCGAGATCGACCGACTCCGTCACGAACAAGAGAAGGGCGGGATTCTTCCCAAGACTCTCCACGACGTCGCAATGAACTCCGGTCAGCTCTGCTCGCAGCCTCAAGGCTATGTCTCGGTTGAAGAAGGTATGAACATGCGTCGTGGCATCTGCCTCCTCCAGTTCGAGATCTATTCGAACGCGGCAGAAGCGTCCAACATGTCCGTCGTCTGCTACTTGGTCGGCGGTAACAGCTCAGCCGAGAATGGCCTGGATCCTACTACTCGGATTCAACCGGTTCGTTGCTGGAGCACGCTGACCTCGCAGACCAACGATGCCCAAGGCTATCCAACTGTTCGCCAAGTCGTCGACACTACACACCAGTTCCTGCTGGGGGATCCGTACGGCGCTAAAGAAATGGCGGCAGTGCGTCCGTATGACGTGGCCAGTGCTGCATTGGGCTTTGCTGTCAGTGATGGTGACGGCTCCGCTCAGAACTATTGCGGTGTAGCCAACTCCGACCTGACCAATCAGTTGCTGATGTCGAAGACTCAGAACCTGAACCCAACTCACTACGCGAAAGAGCTGTTGAAGTTGGCGGTACAGACTGGCGATGAAGTCAGTCAGAACGGTCAAGACATGGCGTGGGCTATTGGTGACTACATGACCACCAGCAGCCTGAACGAGATCTCTCCGCACGATAACCCATTCATGCAGACCATGATGAGTGTGCTGAGCGTTCACAGTCTGGCAAGCTTCCGTGGTTGGTCGATCGATGAAATGGTTGAAGTATGGCCAAACTTCCTCGACGTACTGAACCTGGACAACATGGACGTAACCAAGTTCGCTGCCGATGATACTACGTTGGTCACCAGCGACTACGGTCGTGTGAACCAGCACGAGATCATCGCATCCGAAGCGGCCATGATGTGTGTACACCAACTGCTGGCGTGCGGTCTGATGTCGTATCAGTTCAGCGCGACCAACAACCCGACGGCTTTCGACGGGATCGGTGGTGACGAAGGTGGCGGTGTATCGTTCTCTCCAGGCAAGGCAATGTCGGTTCTGGATAACGACACCAACATGGAAGGTCGTACCGAAACGTTCAACCGTCAGTTCACTGATGCGTTCTTCGCCAAGTACACTGGTCCGTACGCTCACCTGCGAACGCTCATCAACCTGAACATGGAGTGTCATATGTTCGGTGAGACCCGCGTGACCATCTCGTTCGGTAACGAGTACCACAACGGTAAAACGTTCAGCAACGCAACCTATTACATTAACCATTCCAGTTCTTCCATCTCTGGTACCGAGAACGGTCTTTCAGAGTCCCGGAACTACTTGAGCAACATCAAGGAATACTTCTAAGGTGACCCGCCATGAATGAACTCAATAAGCTGTACAAGGACATGCTGTTGTCCTGGAACACCCAAGTCAAAACTGATGGGCGTATCCTGCTGGACTTGGACGGCGATGAGTATCCCATCACCATCGACGGGATGAACCTCTACCTGCCGACTACTGACGTCCTCGACGAAGTAGCAGTGGGCAAGGTCTTCTTCCACCCAGCGTGTGAAGATATCACCTCGAAGGAAACCGAAGTCTTCAAGGTGTTGCGTAAGGTTACTTCCTTGCGTCTCCTGAGCGCCTTCCGTTCGGTCCCTCCGGTGTTGCTACCGCTTGCAGGTCCTAAGCCTAAGAGTTCGTGGAACCAACGCGTGCTGGACCTCCTGGAGCCTCTCAAGAGCGCTAAAGGCGCCGTGGTTAAAGAACTGACGGATCTGTTCGGTCGTCTGCATGTGGAAGTTGAAGAGAACGGTCTGGATAACCGCTTCGTCCACTTCAAGACCACCAAGTCCAGCGGTAAGTTGTCGAAGGCTACCGGCGAGAAGGTTTACTACACCACCAAGCCGGAGTTCCCGTTCTACAACGAACTGGTTCGCCGTCTGGCTCGTACCGAAGGCAAGACCGACAACCAGCAGATCGAAATCAACAACCACAGCGTGTCTCGTGCTGCGGTGAAGTTGGCTATCCATCTGTTCCAGCACATCGTTCCAGCAGTGCTGTCGCCAGACGATCACGTCCACGAAGCGAATACTCCGATTGCAGCACGTATGGTTTCGTACCTGGGCTGTTACGCAGATATCGCCGAGCAGATCAACAAGGTCCAAGGTACCTTCCGGGCAGAGTTTGCCAAGGCCGGTATCTACCCGATCAACTTGAGCTGGACCGAAGATCTGGAAAACCTGCCTGAGTGGTATAAGCAGGTTCCGAAGATGGACTACAACACCCACAACACCCACGAAGAAACCGTCCATCAAGCAGCAGGACGTCAAGACTTCGCCGGGCTGATGTCGGTAAGTAGCAACATCAACCAAACGCCGGTCCAACAAACCCCGGGTAGCCAAGTGCAACAAGCGGGTGCAGGTATTGACCCAATGACTGGCTTCGTGATCACTCCACCACCTCAAGTGCTGGCGTCTGACCGCCTGACCCGTTACGAGTGCAACTTCGGTACTGGTCGGGTGACTCACTACGGTGTTGACACTCTGACCAACCTGCCGGTCATGTACATCTGTACTCGTCAGGGTTCGTTCTTGGAGCGTCAAACTCCAAACCCTAATGCCGGCATGATGAACATGTTGGGTGGTTTCAACATGGGCATGGGTGGCATGGGTGGTATGAACGGCATGGGTGGTATGGGTAACATGAACCTGATGGCCCAGCCACAACTGCTTCCGAATGGCATGATCCAATTGCCAAACGGTCAGATCATTCACCCGGCTCAGCTTCAACAGCAACAGCAACCTGTGATGCCAACCGGTTCTCCAAGCGTAACCAACTTGGATAACAACAGCGGTAGCGGCTTCAGCAATAGCCCGGCCTGGGGTTAACAGGTAGCAATAATAACCAGCAGGGTCACCCCCTGCTGGTTATTATTTTTTGTCTTAAAAAACTATTTTTATGCTCTGGCTGTATTATTACGTGCAATGCGTGTGTTTAATGCGCTTTCATTGATCCGATAGATCACCGTCAGCTTGGTGATGTCCTGATGAGGATCAGTGATTCCGTTGATGTACGCAGTCGTCCACCAGAGGTAAGAAGGAATACCCATTACCCGTAGAAAACGATAGAAGTCATTTTTGTAAGCCTGTTGGATAGCGGGAACTACCTGCTGGAAGACAGTCGCCTCCTTACGGATGAGTTCTAATTCAGACCTAACTAACGTTTTGTACCGCTCCGTATAGAAGACATCTTTACCATTGCTGAAATCGTTATTGGGAAGTGGCATAAGTAACCTTCAGGTGGAGTCAATAAATTTAGAACCTATATTATCTTCCTGAACCTATATACCCTGATGTCGAAGAGGTCACTTGATGAATGAGTTCGAATTTAACTTAACAGGTATAACGGATGCAGTCCGTTATAAATACGGGTGTGGTGAAAACCAACTTCATCCAGCGCTGATTGGTGTTAGCAGTAACTTAATTGTTTTCCCTATGTGTTCCTCTGCCGGTCGTATGTACATGGCCGGTAACATGATTCCCAAATCTGTTCCTACTGAAGGTGCAGGTGTTCGTTGGCTCATGAGTGGTAACGAACGTAAATACGGTAAGACTTCTCGTAAAGTAGAAGCGCCGAGCAACATGATCGTGGAAGAAGTGTTCAGTATCCAAAGTTTGGACCTGAGCAAGAACACAGACGCATGGCAGCCGACTCATATCGTTTATAAGAACGACGAGAAGAACGCCTACGACCTGATGGATCTTCCGGCTTACCACACTCAGAACACCAGTGTGGGTTGGGAGTACGTTTACGACAAAGATGTACTGCGTAAACTGAAACCCGGTGCATGGTTACCGAAGGGTACGGTCTTTGCACAAAGTCCTCGTATTGACGAAGACGGCATCTGGCGATTCTCGATGCCGACTAAAGTGGCCGCCTATTCGGACCACCGGACTGAAGAGGACGGTATCGTCATCACCGAGTCGTTTGCTGAACGTTGCGCGTGTATGTTCAAACATATCCGCGGGTTCAACTGGAACGAGGATGAATACATTCCGTTGATGCTGTACGGGACTGAAGAGAATCCTTCTCCATTCCCTCAACCGGGTGAACCTATCCGTGAAGACGGTCTCGTGATGGGCTTCCGTAAACGTATTAAAGAGAATGCCTTGGTGAGTCTGACCAAGAAAGCTCTGCGTGAACCGGACCCAACTTACGACCACCTGCTTTATGCTCCGCGTGACTGTGAAGTTACAGCGGTCCATGTTGAATCGGATCGTAGCAAGAACAAAGCCAACAACCGCAACACGACGTACATCCCGCAACGCCATAACCAAATGCTGGATCGTTATGAGCGTAAGCGTAATGAGATGTGGGTGGCCGTGCTGAACTGGTACGAAGGCAAAGTTCGTATGAGTCGTAATGGCAAGATCGCTATGACTCACCGCCTGAACACTTTTATCCGTGATGCTTACGGTAACTACACTGACCGTACTGGCCGTCCTAATCCACTGTTCCGTTCCATTAAGCGGGAGAAGTACAAGGATTGGAACGTTACCATTGAACTTAAGCAACGCATGACTGGTCGTGTGAAGTGGAAGTTGTCTGGTTTGAACGGTGACAAAGGTGTTGTGATCAGCATCATCCCCGATGACCATGCGCCGATGTATGCGGACGGTACTCGGGCAGAAGTGATCCTCAACAACATTCCGGCTTTCCGCCGGCAGATCTACGCGTTGTTGTTGGAGTTGAGTATCAACTTCTTGACCATGCACATCCATCGTGAAGTGCAGCACCTCCGTAAAGAAGGTGATTACCGTGGTGCCCACCGGATCCTGATGGAGTACTTCGAGCAGGGCTTCCCTGAGTTCGCTGAGATGTTCAAACTGGCGACCGAAGAAGAGTCCGATCTGATCGAGTACATTGATAACGTGAGCAAGAAGAACATCTCTATTCACATTATCAGTAACTCCAAGCTGTTCGGGGTTAACTTGATCAACAAGCTGCGGGAGCGTTATAAGTACCAGCCGCAGAAAGCAACCTGGGTCAACTCGTTGGGTGAGAAGCAAGAGACTGCGAACCCGATCATGATCAGTATCCAAGACTTGATCCTTCTGGACAAGTTCGGTAGTGACATGAGTGCTCAGTGCATGCCCAAGTCTAACTTGTTCGGCATGCCAGCGAAGATGAGTGACAGTGACCGTTACAGCTTGCCAATGAACGATAAGGGTAACAAGAACACTGCTGAGACTGAAGGTCGTTGGGTAACCAGCCAGTCAGGTGGTCAAGAGGTTGTGAAGTTGTTTTCTTTGGCATACTCACCCGAGAACCGCATCAGCGCAGTTCGTCGTTGGGTGCGCGCTAACGATACTCACAACATTCCTCAGATCATTAAGCCTGAAGAGTACGTGAATAACCGTGCGTTGAACATGTCCGTCAGCATGATGAAAGACTCTGGGTTGGCTCTGCGTAATGAGTTGCCTAGTGACATCGTCAGCAACGAACACTTGCAAGGTTACAACGAAACCCGTTTGGGTGGATTCTTGGCTGAACTTAACGAGAAAGAAGCGGCACTCAAAAGCCAACAACAGGGTGGGCAAGTATCCTCATGATGCAGTTTAGTCTTCGAGAGTTTGCGAACATTCCAGAAGAGATGATGTTGCGCTGGCGAGGTTATCGATGTCCGGTAACCGTAGTCGACGACGAAGGTGAGTCTGTTGAGTCTGACACCTATGTGCTGATGTTGACGTGGTTGGGGTTGATTATCCATCGACACTACAACCACATCCCTTATTCGATTAAGGAGTTGATCCCCTCGAATAAGGTGGCTGGTAATACAGACAAGATGATCACCTACGACGACGACGTCCAGACCGTCCCCATTAACTACATGCTCGCCAAGCTGCTCCCAACTATTAAAAGCTTGGCAGAAATTGATGACATCAAGCGGATGATCCACATCTGGCAGAACAAGCTCCATAACTTATCCGTAGTGATGGGTGAAGGTTCTTCGCTGTCAGCCTCTGCTGAGTCCGTGGGTGATCTCATGGCCGATGATGGGGTAATGGAGATCCGTGATCAGATCCTCGAGAAGAAGATCTCGATCGATGAAGGTGAAGATAAGTTCAACCACCACATCAAGTCAGCAGAAACCTTGGACCGTAACGTCATGGCCATGCTGGCTCGGACTGGCGGTGTAAGTGTGAACCAGGCGTATCAACTGTCCGTGATGCGGGGTGGGGTGTTCAGCTTGAACAACACCATTCACCCCAATGCGGTCTCTGTACCGTACGCTCACGGCATTACTAACTTGGCGGATTCGCTGGGTGAGAAGAATGCGTCTGGTAAAGCTCTAACCAACAACGGTAAAGCGTTGAAGGACTCGGAGCTGTTTCACCGTAAGACCCACATCCTGACTGCTGTTGTGCGTGGCATGAGCTTCGGTTGGGATTGTGGTACTCGGATCGCTGTTCCTGTCAAGATTGCCAGCATGAACGTTGCCATGGGGCTGCGCGGCAAGTGGCAACAAATGCCTGCCGGCAATCTCCAGCTTATTGACAACGATAATGTCTGGGACATCAAGGTTGGGGAAACGGTCTACATTCGTTCGGTTGCGTTCTGTAATAGTCGCGACGCTGGTGTTCCGTGTGGAACATGTTACGGGATGATGGCGACGTCAATCCCGTTTAACCAGATGATGGACAAGATTGCTAACGTGGGCATGTGGTCAGCAACCTCTATCTGTAACCCGATGGGTCAGGGGATGCTTTCTACTAAACACTTTATCCGAAATGCAATTACACGGCAGTTCGTCCCGCACAAGCGCGACACGAATATCATTTCCAGTAATGGCGATGAGATCTTCTTGAATCCTGAGGTCATTGAACCTGGCTGTGACATGGTCTTGGGAGCAGATATTGTTAACGTCCTTTCGGACATCCGAAGCTTGGGTGACCTTAACGCCGTTAGTCTGGAGAAACTGCCGTATTTCGCTGAAGTGACTTTCCGTTATGCAGTTGAAGATATCATGATGGGCGGTAAAACGATTCAGCAACACGCTGCCCATACATCGATCTCCTCTCGTAAAGCGCGGTTCTCGTTGGAATTCCTCCGTTATGTGTTGGACTACGGTTGGGAGACTCTCGGGAAGAAGCATGTCAAGATCGACCTGAGCCATTGGAATGTAATGGAGCCTGTGTTTAGTCTGCCATTCATCCGGGAAGACTTGGATGCTCACCGTGCTCGTGTTGAGAGCTTCATCACCTTTAGCAAGCGTAACTCTACGTGGAAAAATCAGGTAGTCACTCCGAAGATCTTTGGTGAGGTGCTAACTGAGTACTGGACACTCATTGCTCAGGAAATTAAAGGTATTAACGTCGTACACCCAGAGTTGATGCTGTACAGCTGTCTGACAGCGACTCCAGGGGGTATTGACGCATCGATCCCAATGGGCGATGTGCCTAAGTACTTCTCCAGTTTCGAAGAGGCTGTAATCGGTCGAGGTATTGGCCACCTGATGATCTACGAGCGACAGCAGAACGTACTGAACAAGATGAAAACTTTCCGGATGGTCAACCGTCAAGGTAGTCCGTTGGAGGCTTTCTTCGCACTGGGTGTTGGTTAACCCTTTAGTTTAGCGGCTGCTTAACCGGACGGGGGTCCCGAAAGGGCCCCCTCCTACCGACTTAAGAGGTCGTTATGCGTACAACAGTCACGATCAGTAAGGCGTATCATTACTTAAGGATATTTGATTACCACCCGGATTTCGTTAATAACGTTATAAAACCGTTTTGCCGTATGCACATGTACCAGATGGGGATGAAGCCTAACGCCCAAACCCGTCAGATGGAACGCGTGCTGGATCACGTATTTGCGAGATCTAACCACGACAAGACAGAGTATCGTTTCTCAGTTAACTTACTGCAACAGTTCTTGGACTTTGCAGTGTACCGCGGTTACGATCGTTCTCGGATTACAATCATCGACGAACCGATCATTGAACCTGTCAGGGTAGACTTTACCTTTCAGGAAGGATACGAAACACCACGACCGGGTCAGGTGGAATGGACTGACTACATGTTGAGCGAAGGTTACCTTAAGGTAAACAACGACAACACAGGTGGTGGTAAAGGTTACATGTCCATCTATGCGATGGCTAAGCGGGGGATGCGAACTGTCATCACCATGCAGCCGCGCTACATTCCGATCTGGAAAGGGGAGCTACACAAGTTCCTTAAACTGGATCCTGGTGATTTGCTTGTTTGGGAACACCCATTACCGAAGTTAGTAGAAGCTTTTAATAACGGTACGGTTAATCCTAAGATTGTTATCTTGCCAATGTCCCGGATCGAACCCTTCTTAAGGAAGAAAGAGATTCCAGACCCTGTAGACCTTGATGATGTATTCAAGGCTATCAGGCCGGGGACGCGCATTATTGAAGAAGGGCACGAGGCTATTCACCAAGTGTTCTCCTCTTTGATGTACGGCAACCTGTTGATGACGTATGTACTGTCAGCAACGTTGAAGTCCGATGATGCGTTTGTTAACCGTGTCTATGAGTGGCTGTTCCCTGTCTCTGAGCGTCTGAGAGAAGCGAACGACCAGAACTACATCGATACCGTTGCTCTCTTGTACAAAATCAACCTGCGCAAGCACAAGGTCAAGTATGAGAGGTATGGGGCCTACGATGACAAGGTATTTGAAGAAAGTATCTTGGCGTCTAAGGAGATGACGGACTTCTTCTTCGAGCTATGGGATAAAGCGTTCCAAGAGTGGTACATACCGTTCAGAGAGGAGGGAACGAAAGCCTTGTTCTTCTTCTCCCGGAAGCAGATGTGTAAAGAGATGCGCAAACGTTTCCTAAAGAAATATCCAGGATGGGATATGGAGACGTTCTTGGCTAGTGAAGAGAAGGACAAAGAGAAGTACAAGAAGCATGAAATACTCTTCACGACGCAGGGTAGCTGCGGTACCGGTAAAGATATTCCGGGACTGATCCGTGTATTCTGTAGCCATACCGTGTTTTCTACACAAACCAACCGTCAGATGATCGGTCGTCTACGCGAAATCTTCAGGATGTTCGGCGGGCTCATTACCCCTATGTTCATCTTTGGTGTCTGCGTTGACATCGATAAACATCTGTCGTGTATGGATAAACGTAAAACTGCTTTCGCGGCTAAGTCCAAGTCGTTCAAGCGGATGAACCTGGATTGCGCTCTGGAGTAAGTTCAGAGCGTGTCCTTCCTTTTGTGGGTGATCAACATGCTACCTCACTTAACCAGCCAAACACTGGTACTGTTAAAAACCGGCTGCAACGGGGTAAATTCAGTCCTCGGTGAAATCGGTGTTATTAAGTGCCTAGAGGATTACCTCAAGTACACCCGAACTGGTAATGCTGTTTGTGCCATTGCGGGCGAAGAGTTGGTGTGGAAAGATCCGGAGTTCGTTGAAGATTTTGTCGACAGTCATCTCTTTGATAAAGACGGTGTACCGCTGTTGTCGACATGCGGAGAGGAATTTCACGCTGCATTAAACGATCCAACCAATGCCAAGATCGGTTACGAGATGGAGATCTTTGATTCAGTCGAAGGACTCTTCATCAGCAATCAATCCGTGTTGGGGGATCTCGCCACTAATTATTGCATCGAGAACTGGGAAGTTGTTCGTCAACTCCCGGGACTAATGGTTCTGTCTGTTAAGGGAGCTAAAGTCAAATAGACAACAATAGGTACGTCACTAACCAGCCGGTGTTTCTGGAATACAGAAGCAATATTGAATGGGACTCTGTTATCCAAGAGATTATGGAAGAGATCCTTGACAATGCATTTCGTTATGGCGATGGATTTGGAGGCTTTAGTCTATTCGGGGGTACTCCTAGTTGGGCTAACCCTGTTTGGATAGAAGACCGAGTTCGTGGCCTGTTGTTTGACGAAGACGGTTGGCCTCGCCGGAGTGTCGATGATGGTGAGTATTGGGAGTTCCTTAGGGCTCCTAAGACTGTGGTGAATAGGTACACCGCAATCATCACCGATATCACGGAGAGACTTATTGTCGACAATGCGCTTCTGCTTAATTCCCTGTATTCACGCTATCTAGTAGAGAGCACAGAATACACCAGAACCGTTCGAAACCACATCATAATCAAGCTCACTGGGTGGGACAAAATGGCTAAGCAATCTTTTGCACCAGTTCCGAAGAACGTGAAATCCGTTATCATCAGACTCCCGAGCTCGCCGACGGACAATGTTGACAAACAGTTCATGTTACGACTGCTGGTGGTCGAGCGCATTCGTGCGTACATCGACGTGCTGGATTTTAAAGCACTCCAGGAGGAACTCCTCCAAAAACGTATCACCATTCCGGTGTACTACGAAACGGACGAACAAAAGAAAGACTACTTCGAGTCGGAGGCGATGGAGATCAGAAGTCTCTACGACCGTATCGAGCTGGATCCTTTGTTCAAAGAAGACTTCATGTCCCTCAAACCCTACCAAGGCCACAAGTGGGACCTCAAGTCCACCACTGAACACGCCATCCTCCTGTCTATCGAGGTTTAATGTGGAATTCCTTATTGTCAAGCTGGACCCGGATACTCGTGATGAACTGTATTCGGACATCAACCCCAATCTCGTTGACTTCGTTCTGCTGGAAGCCATCACCCTCGCCGGTAAAGAGATGATCAACAACCCTGATGCCATGATCGAAGCCTCAGGTGATGAAGTCTATCACCTGAACGATCCTGACATCGACATGGAAGACAGTATCCGCGCAATCCTCGACGTGATGGTGGAAACCGACAAACTCGCCGGCGTCGACACCACTGCTGAAGGTTACGACATCGAAGAGAAGTACCCGTTCATTTCGGACAAACTGGTACTGGCGCTGTCGTCGATCACCTTTGCTAACAAAGTTGGCGAAGTGATCATGTTCCACAACGTTATCTCTAATCCGAAGTTTGCCCAAGGCGTACACGTCAAAGGCACTCACCTGGGTAACGTCGCTACACTGTCGTTGACACCACTGGCTGAAGCTGCTCAAGCGGCGGTTGCGGTATCGAAAGCGGTAGAGATGGTCAAAGAGCAACTCATCAATGACCTGAACTCCCACATCAAGAAAGGCTGACACCCCCACTTAATACCCTCCTAGCCCTTGACGGGGCTAGGAGGGGTTAGGACCTTTCTTTTTTTTTCTATTTCAATGCGATATCAAGGTCAAGGATTGACGTCTTGCTACCAGCGGTGTGAGCGGCCTTCATACGTTGCAACATCATTCGGGTAGGGATCAACACGATCTCGGAGCTAAGACGTTCTCCGTAAGCTCCTAGGCCTATCCCGCAGCAGATCTGGCAATACTCACCATCAACCAAGATACAACGGTTGGTAACACGGACTTGAGTAGGCTTACCTACCAGACTGTCCACGTTCTCCTTGGTAATCAGGGTAGTTGCTTTGTTGATAGACGCATAAACACCAATCCAGTACTTCTTGTTGGACTTGGCGATCAACACTGTCTCAGTAGAAGGACTACCGCAATCAGGAGTGGTCATGGAAACCACTGCACGACCGATCAGGCGCAGAGTTTCCTTAACCTGACTACCACCTTCACCTGTTGCCATGGAACGGCTGTACGAGCCTGCTACGGCGGTGTTGATGTACGCAGCCAGATGAGTAACGTCCCAGCCTTCATCCAGAGACTGAGTAAGCGCAACCCATCCATCCCCAGTGTCATTCGGCTCAATACCGAATGCAATGAACATCCGCTTCCGGCTGTTATCGATGAACTTCTTGTTAATGAAGAATTTCTTACTGGGTCCTTCCAGCATCTTCTTCATGTCCAGTGCTACAACCTGGTCCACGATGGTGGTGAAGACAACCGGGTCATTCAGTTCGTGAGCATGCTCTTTGAAGAGACGATCACGAAGCGCAATAACTTCAGGGTCTACTGTCAGGGCATCCAGACCGCCCGGCTTGATGTAGTGGGTCCCCAAGCCTTCGAGGAAGTTACAGTTGTGGGTGAACATGAGACATTCATCCACAGAGGCTTTGCCCTGAGGGACTGTTTCACCCTGTTTAGGGTTGTCAACCATGATCTCCCGGAAGAGGTCTTCAAAGAACCCTTTGGTAAATTCACGGTTAACGTATTCAACAGTACCCTTGAACGGTTCCCAGATCAGGATGATGTTGAAGATGAACAACCCGAAGGTGGTCTTAACCGGTTTACCTTTCAGGATAGGGTGGAAGTCACCCGGCAGTTCCAGCAACTCATCCATGTAGAAGAGAGGTTCATTGACGTTACCCCCTTCAACCCGAACAGGCATGCCATCGATAAGGGTCCAGTGATAACCTTTCTCGATATAGACCGCATGAGGTTCCAGTTTGAACAGTTCAGACGAATCAGGGTCTTCGAACTGAATAGTGATCAGGGACTGGATACTGCCCTTGCTGTCGTAACCGTCATTGGTAATAAAGTGCTTGAGGTATTCGAGCTTATTCACTGATGATTACCCCTTCAATCATTTCTTCTATTCTGGTGATCGAGGTAATGTCTTCAATCACACTGTACAGATACTGAGAGACCTTCTCTTTCAGCCAATGGTCGTTGATCTCGGAGATAAGGTAGAAACACAACACTTCCTTGGCGTACGCAAGGTTAGCTTCCACGGTATTAACCGCTAGGAGCTCCTCTAGGTAGTCTTTAAAGAAGTTTAGGTACGTTGGCATAGTGCCACCAGCCTGACCGTTGTTAATCAAGTGGTCGTACGCCTTAGTGCCTTCCAGAAACGCTTTGTTAGCTATCACCCGGTTAACAATGTTATCTGGAGTGTTGGCCATCTCCTCGGGACTGAAGAGAGTATCCTTAATAGCTTTCAACGTTACTTCGGAAATGTCTTCGATCATGCACTCGTATTCCGACAGATCCTCATCTTCACCCCATAACTTCTGCATAGCCTGAAGGAGACGATTGACCGGCGGAATGTCCATGCATTCTAAAAGGGACTTCAGTCCGATGAGATCTTGATAGTCTTGGAGACTCAAGAAGAAGTCCAGCAGTTTGCTCAACTCCTTGAGCTTGTCCTCACCAACCACGTCTTGATTGAGGGTAACTCCCATTTCAGTCAGCAGATTAATTGTATTGACTGTCAACATTACAAAGACAGCCTGCTTCTTGACCGGCATGTCCAGGTCAGTGTTAGCAAGCACGTCAGCAATCTGGCTAGGGAGAACCGAGTTCTCATCCGACAGCATAATTAAATTAAACGCGTTATCCAATATTTTAGCCTGTAGAGGCGGGATAGCACTGCGGAACGTAAACCACATCCCACCGACCATAGTGTCGGCGAGGTTACCTTCCTCGTTCAAGTCTACTGATTCTTCGACATCGATAAGCATCGATTAACCCTCTGTTTAATTCAAGGAAGCTATAGCATCATGGCAACTAAAAAACAAAGCATGAAAGCCAAAAAAGACACTCGCAAGAAGACGAAAGCGAAGGTTCGGGTTAAATCATCGCAGAGCAGTGTCTTCGGTCAACGTAGCGCCGGTGGCTTCCACGACAAACGCGTCAGCATCTACGACCTGATCAACGACGTCAAAAGCGGCGCCACTCACATCAAGTCCAAACTGGCCAAAGGCGAGATTCCTGAAGTAGGGATCGATCGTCTGGACTTCCTGAAAGGTATTCAGGAAACCATGGGCCAAGTGATCAAGATGCACGGCGGTATCGCGGTGTACATGCTGCTGGCTGAGAACGAAAGCCGCTTCCAGATCACTCCTGAGAACGCCGAGCGTATCGAGGGCTACGAGCGTTCCGTTGTTCGCTTTGTAGAAAACGTTGATGCCGTGGTTCTGCTGGACCAAGCCAAGAAACTGCCAGAAGATTACATCGAACTGGTTATCGACATGGCCGACGTACTGCGTGACCTGATGGTTATCCAGCACATTCCTACTTACGAGATGCTCAAGCGTAAGGAACAGGAAATCAACCGCTACATCACCGAACACCTGCCAACCGGTATGGACGTCTTCGAATACACCCGTGGTCTCCACGAAGAGCGTATCAAGCAGGTCGGTCCTCTGTACGTGACCACTGAAGGCGTCAGCGCCAAAGAGATCGCCGACATGGTCCTGATGACTCAGGATCTCATGAACGAGAATGGTGAAGACGTTGTTGTCTCCGTTGACACCAGCAACATCAAGCCGGACGAGCATCCTGACGTCGAGCCGGTTAAAGATATCCCGCAAGACCCTATTACCGAACAACGTATCAAGGACGCTCAATAATGGCTGACGAAAACAAACCGACCGAACCCACGGAACAGTCCGCTCTGGCCAGCGCTGTAGCAAGCGCCATTCCTCCGGCACCCAAGGTCTTCAGTTACGGCGATACCCACACCCCCGAGAACACCCCACTGAAGGTTCCGGTAAACTCTCTGCCTGAATCGGTAGGTAAGCTGGAAGACAGCGACGTCACTCGTGGTCAGGGCTTCACCACGGTGTACATCGGTAACAGTAAGGAAGACTACACTGCTGTTCAGGAACTGGTTTCCATCTGGTTCTCGATCAGCAGCATCCGTAACGCTTCCAAAGGCAACCGTATCAACCAGAGCATGCTCAACGCTGCCATGGCTGAATGGAAACAGTACTGTGATGACAACTTCCCGGGCGTTACTTACGACGAGATGGAAGCGCGTGCGGCGGATATGTACCGCTACCTCCAGAACACGTCGGACCCGATCATGGTCAAGACCCGCATGATGCTGGAAGATGTTTCCAACGTCTACAAGGCCTCTGACACCATCGTGGTGGGTGATATCACCGGCATGATCCCGAGTGCTACGGCTAAACCCAACAGCCTGTCTGAAGAGATGGAGCGTGGCGCTTCCCGCGGTAACTCCAGTCCGTACCTGTACTCGGTAGGTCTGCGTAACAGCTTCTGTAAGTTCCAGTTCTCCCGTGGTCACAAGACCGATGCGGCGATCATGATCAACGAGATCAACGCGACCATTCGTGGTTACGTTCGTACCGTCGGCGGTAATTCTCTGGTGTTGTCGACCATTGCCGGTTACCGTGCTGTCTGGAACTGGCTGGTTCCTTATATCACCAGCTCCAGTGTTGACGGCGTTGCTGACTTCAACGATCTGGCTCGGGTTATCCGTTTCCGTGACATGGAAGTTATCCTGGCTGCGCTGCTGGCGTCCTTCGAAGACGATGAAGCCAACATGGACCTGCGTTGCTTCAACATGGGCTGTGACTGGAGCTCGTACGAGAAGATCAACCCTGCGCTGCTGGTTCGCGCTCGTCCGGTAGCTCATACCGAACAAGAGCTGGCTGTTCTGGGTAACATCTTCAACGGTACTGCCCGCTACAACATCCGTCAGGTTCTGGACTTGATCGACAATGCCACCTACGGCATCGAAGATAACTACCTGTACAACGAGAAGCAGACCATCCGCTTGACTATGGGTTCGACTTCGTTGGCTGAGGCCTTCGCTGCGCTGGACTACATGGTTACTCAGGTGGATCCGCAGATCGCCAGTGCACGTAGCACCCTGACCGACCAGGCTGCTCTGGAAGCTCAGATCGGTATCATCCTGAGCGGTGTTGGTGGTTGCGAGTTCCTGCATTGGGTTAAAGAGTTCGCTCTGCTGCCTGAACCGGGTACCGAAGGCGAGCCGAAGATCTTCAAGCGTCGTGACTCTGACCAGCTCGAGTTCAACAAAGGCCTGCGTGGCGTGTTGAAGGTAGACCCTTACCTCGACAACCAAGTTACCCGGTTCGCGTACACCGTTGGTCCGTACATGACCAAGACCTTTATTGGTCTGCGTAACTGCAAGTGCCCGAAATGTGGCAAGGGTGCTGAAGAAGTGAACGGTCAAGCTCGCAACTTGGGCTACACCCCGATCGATGTGTTCATGACTTTTTTTACCCATACCCAGTTCATGTTGGTGCGTCAAGCGGAAGCGAAACAGCGAGTCGAGCTCGCAGCCCGCTCTTAATCACGGGGCAGGCTTTCCATAACGATCAGTACAGGCAAGCGTTCGCTAACTTAGCGGACATCGATCAGTCTATCTTCACGACTGAACAGCTTGCCTTGAACAAAGATCTGTTATACGACATGAATATGGGTTATATCGACGTCAAGCGAATTCGACCCGGTCATGGTGCTCTCTATTACGAGGCCGAGAATGAGTACAATCATCCTTGGTCAATGGAATACGTGATGGAACAGTATCATTTCCATAAGCTGCACGAGTTCATGACGTTGACGGAATACCTGAACACACCTGCCTTTATGGTTAAGCGAATCCTTAAAGGCAGTGCTAAAGGCAAAGCTGATCGCGCTAAATGGGATGAGGAGAAAAGGAAGGAAGCTGAGCGGCTCAAGAAGGGTCAGTTCAAGGACACTTCCAATCCCAACATGCCTATTGAAGATGAGCAACTTGCTGAAGCATGGAAACTTGCCAATACAGAAATGGGAGGCAAGAACCAATAAGCTTATATCTCAGGCCTCCCCAAAGGGAGGCCTGGGTATTTTATGGTGTACACCCATGTAGCACTTTATTTTCTATTCAGGAAGGGGCCCCTTTCATGAGCAAACGCGAAGATTACGTTGCACCGGTAGTTGAGAAACTATCCGGCGAGCAACTGCCTGCTGTGGAGGTTGTTGAAACCGCCCCAGTAGTTAAAGCGGAGACTGCACGTCTTCCGGGTATTGTTATCCCCACACAGATCGGTGTTGGTAAGCTGCTGAACGCCAAGGCGACCGCAGTGACCGACATCCTGATCAGCCGTGTTGAAAAGCACCTCGGTCACACCATCGGCGAAGTTGGCTTTGTCGATAAAGAAGATCGGGCTAACGAGCAGGGCGGTTTCATCAATACCGTTCTGGGTAGCTTGGAGCTGGACTTCGACAAGTATGTGGTCTTCACTGACTACCTGCTGACCCAGCTGCGTGAAAACGCTGCCTCGATCAACACGGGTAAACTGCTTCGTCATATGGCCGGCTTGCCCGAGTCGTACGACAAAGACAAGGTTCGCAAGTACACCACGTACATGTCGTTCCTGACCCGCATTGCGTTGAACTGGAACATCCGCTACAAACTGAACACCCTGATCGACGTTAACTTGTTCGTCTCGGGTTTCAGCGAGAAAGGCTCGGAAAACATCACCACTTATTTCAACCAGCTTCAGAACGTTTAAGGATTCCATCATGAGTCAGGAAAACGCAATGCAAGACGATATCGTTATCGACGAGAACGAAGAGTTCGTCGCACCTGAATCCAGCCACATCGAGCTGGTCTTCCAAGCCCTCGGTGACACTGTCAATGCCGTTGCTGGTACCGAAGGTCTGACCACCGCTCAACTGTACTTCCACGGCGTTCTGAACGCGTCTGGCCAGCTGAGCTACACCGACTCGGTCTCCGGTGCTGAAGGCTTCTTCGCCAACGTGAAAGAAGGTGCTTCCAAAGCCATCGCTTACATCAAGAAGATGGTCAAGGAAATCTGGGGCTTCTTCTTCAAGAAGCAAGGTCCGGAAGAAGCCAAGGCTGTTAAGGAAGCTGTTGCTGGTACCGCTGCCGACCTCGCCAACGTCGAGAAAGTCAAATCCGGCCTGAAGAGCGCCGCTGGTTCCGACTCGAAAGAGCTGGTTGAACACATCAGTAAGGCGAGCACCATCGCTGAACTGAACACCGTGTCGAAAGACGTGGCGAAGAAGAACACCAAGGCTCAGCAAGGTCTGGTCGTCAAGATCAACCAACTGGTTGAATCGCTGGAAGCCGAAGTCAAGCTGGCTGAAGAAGTCGAAACCGAAGCCAAGAAGTCCGGCGAAGCAGGTTACACCGCTTGGGCATCGGGCGTGAAAGGCGGCGTGTCGGGTACTCAGTCCCTGATCACCACCCTGAAAGGTATTCGCGATCTGGCTGACCTGAAGGCTGCTGAAGACACCCTCGGTGCACTGAAGTCTCACGTCGAGATCATCAGCCGCGCTCTGGAAGCCTCCGGCGGTACCGAATCCCGCGTTCAGGGCATGATCGACACCCTGTCCACCCTGGATGGCAACAACTCCGCCAGCGACGAACAGAAGAAGCAAGGCGACGACAACCTGAAAGCTCTCCAGCTTTTCGTTAAGTCGGCTGCTCGCTACTCTGCTCTCCTGAAGCGCACCCTTTCCCATATGAAATCTGTCAACACTGCCACCGGCAAAGTGTTCGGCGTTTAAGGAGTCCTCGATGGACGAAGTAATGAGCGAAGACGAACTGAGCATGGAAGTGGCTATCCCTGCTCCGGAACACATCGAAACCATCCTCGACGGCGTCAGCGACTCCCTCGACCAGGTGGCGGGTACCGAAAGCTTGACCAACGCACAGGTTTACCTGGGTTCGGTTCTGGCTGCCAACGGTTACATCCGCAAGAACCAGGTTGGTCAGGAAGGCTTCTTGGCGAAAGCCGGTGAAGGTTTCAAAGCCGCTGTTGCCTACGTCAAGAAGATGTTCACCAACCTCTGGGACTTCTTCTTCAAGCGTGACGCACCGAAGCTGGTAGCTGAGGCCAAGGAAGAGGTCAAGGCTGCTGAAGACGCCCTCAAGGTCATCGAGTCCGGCGGTAGCAACGAGAAAGAAACCACTGAAGCGCTGACCAACATGCGCAAAGTGATTCTGGCTCTGAGCCACGAACCTGACACCAACAAGTCTGCTCTGGATCAGATCCTGAAAGAAGCGGACGAAGCGATGAAGGGCGATCAAGCCAAGAAGAAAGCTGCCGTTCTCATGATCGGTCGTGAACTTCCGAAGCTGAACAAGCGCTCGACTACCGCCATGAAGAAACGTGTCGACGACATGGTTCGTGTCCTGGTTGCGACCGAGAAGGCTGTCGACGCTGTTATCGACAAAGGCGAAGGTGTCAACGCTGCTTCGATCGAAAGGGTCTACGGCGCCAAGCTGAAGTCTGAGAAAGGTGAAATCGCTGGTGTCCTTGCCAAGTTCCAAAAGGCCAGTAGCGAAACCACTCCGGCTAACCTGAAGGACTGCTACACGTACACCTCGCAATCCATTGAAGCGGCAAGCCGTGCGCACACATCGCTGAAAGAGGGCGAGACCTCCATCAAGGCTGAAATCGCCAAGCTGGAAGCCGGTGAGGAGTCTACTCTCAAGAGTAGTGTTCAAGACCTCAAACGTCTGCTGAGTTCGGTTACCTCTTTGGCCCAAGTGACCAAGGAACTGCTGGGCTCCAGCCGTCAGTTGCTGAAAACCGGTAACAAGGCTTTCGGCTACTAAGTTGCAAACCTGTACCCCTACCCCGAGCCTTCCGGCCGGGGTAGGGGTTATGGCTGCTTATGCTGCTTCGTTGAAGAACTCTTGGTTAGTGAACTTCTTGCGAGGTTTCTTACCGGCTTTGATATCTACCAGCAATTCTTCCTTGCCTTGTTCTTTCATGATGCGTTCAAACACTTCTTGAATCTTGTCAGCTTCTGGGAACCCGAACAATGAGTTACACAGACCAATAGCGTTAGCCTCAGCACTACTTGCAAAGTTAACACCGATCTCACGGAACTTGTTAGCATCCGCCCCTTGAATAACCACAGTCTCAACTTGAGTCGTACGGTTACTCACGTTACCTGCCAAACCACCGTGAGGATAAGCGCCCTCAACGTCGATGTCATCGTTCATCCGACGACCCTGACTGATAACGTCCAGAAGCCCCTCAAAGATCGCATAACCAACGCTAGCGTTCTTCTCAGTGTCGAGGAGGGCAATCCAGTTCTTAAGCGTAGGAAGCTGTTCTGTGAAGCTTGTGTCACGTTTGCTCGGAGTACTGCCCCACACAAAGCCATTATCCCGAGCTACGAAGCTAATCGTGTCAGAAATAACCTTAGGCTGAGATGAGTAGTTAAAGAACTCAGAGTACTTGAGCAACATCCCCAACGACAGTGTCAAGTCATTTGTCTTATCGTTGATGTATTCAATAACCCAGTTGTCGCAGATGCAATAACTGGAGTACAGATACGGATACTTCTTCTGCATGTAACGGTGCCACTGAGGAGAGCCCGGCAACAAGTGAGCGCCTTCTTCGGTGTACAGCTTACCACTCACCCCTACAGCTTTGGCACAACCTTCCAGTGACGTATCAGGCTGCTTGCCATCCACAGGCTGACGTTTGATACAGAAGAAGGACATGTAGTCGACCCACTTCCACTTCGCCATGCAGCGAACCGTTGGCCACTTCTCTTGAGGGTCCAGCGGACTACTACTACCGTCTTCCTTGATCTTGTGAGTCCGACCCAAGTCCAGTTTGTAGAAACGGAACTCTTGAGGGATAGATGGATCGCAGTAAGCATCATCGAGGTTATAACCCTCGTTAGCCAACGCACGTTCCATTGCCTTCATGTCGTATTCAGCGTTCCAGCTAGTGATCCAGTCAGGACCCCACTCGTGGAACTTGTCCAGCATCGCTTTAGCTACTTGACCCGGAGTGTCAAAGAGCTCATAAACGATTTCAGCAACCTTACGTTCGATCTTGTGTTTCGCTAAATACTTGTCTTCGGATTCTCGTAACCGTGCAATGATTTCTTCATCACTAGGTTGTCGTCCATCCGCTTCCTTGTAGAACCCACGAACCCCTGCGAAGTACACCCGATGCTTCATGGTCAAAGCGGCCATGATCATAGGACGAGTGGCATCGTCTTCCCACTCCATATCTGCTTCAACGTCGAATGACGCAACAGAGTAAGGTTCCTTCTCTTGGTATTCCCCGTACTTCTTAAAGAACGCATATTTAACGTGAACAGGTGGGGTCTGGTCCAAACCAAATACAAACTGGTTGTTCGACACATCACGAATGTTTGCTTTGTAATCCAAAGCCCCGTAGATCTGTTTCTTAACCATCGATGCGATCTGGCAACGAGGAAGTCTGTACTCCCGAACCGCACTCTGTTCGATGTAATCTTTATGTTGCTCGAACTTCCGACGCTCTGGTTTTACGATCCACACCGGCTGCTTGTAATTCTTGATTGCAATGAAAGAATCGCTACGAGTCTGATCTTCGTGAATGTTGGTAATCTTGACACAGGTCAGGTCGTCTCTAGACACCTTACTTACTGAGTAAGTGGCGTTTTTACAAACCTTGGCGATGATTGGTGAAGTGTTCTCGGTCATTTCCTAGTTCCGCATTTTATGCCTACTTGGACGCTATAATGATAGCCATCTGAGTCACTTTTTACTCTGGAGCATCTTTCATGATCGACATGGATTTTCTTGTTCGCAAAGAACAAGTGGCTGGTCTGGAGTTTATGAACTTCCAGAACGATTCGTTTTACGTAACATTGGTAAGCATCCTTAAAGAGCACCTCAGCTACGCAACCAAGGTCCCGGTGCTCCAGAAGACTGTACAGGAACCCCTGCTTAAAGTTCTGAAAGACTATACTGGTTTCGAGAACATCAACGTCAAGTTCATGGAGGATAACAACCTCTACATGGACACCGGTTACTTCTCCCCTGGTCACGTTATCAACATCAAAGGTGTTGAGTACTGGCTGGACAGCACCGATACCACTATCTACCGTTGGTTCACCCAGAACAAGGACAAGATCTTTAAAGGGTCTGTGGACTACAAGACGGGCAAGGTAGCAGGTTCGTTCTGCACCATTCCTCTGGAGCTGGGGATCAACGTTAACGTCAGTGAATACTTCGGGGTTAAAGAAACCGAGAAGTGGAAAGTAACCACTGAAGATTTGTTGGCTGGTGGTATTGTACATGAAATGGGTCATGCGTTCAGCGGGTGCATGATGATGGCAACAGCGTTCAGTGACAACATCGTTGCTCAAGCCTCCATTGCTGCGTACCGTAACTGCAAGCGTGACGAGGACCGTGTGGTAGTGCTGAAAGATTCGGCTACACTGCTGGGTCTCAAGACACCTAAAGCTGATGAGCTGATCGAGTTCGCTAAACAGGCTAACGACGAATCCTTCTTGATGTACTACACCAAGATGACCGCTCAGCGTAACAACCAGCGTGCCCTCTCGGTAGGTGTAGCTGAGATGACCTCAGAGGTCGCTGCTGACATGTACGCCATCCGTATGGGTTGCAGCAAGGGTATCGTGGCGGCTGTCGGTGTTCTCACTTCCCGTGGTGTTATCGCGTCGTTCATGAGCAACTTACTCATGAGTACCATGGCAGGGATCTGGTTAGCTTATGCTGCTGCATTGCCACCACTTCTGTTGGGCGGGGTTGTAAGCGCACCTGTTCTGATTGGTGCAATGGCCATTGGCTTCACGCTCAGTTTCACGTTGAACTACTTTGCTCCTTCTTATTCTGGTGTGTACAACTCGGATGCTCGTCGTCTGGAAGACGCTGTCCGTCAGTTGATCGCCAAGCTGAAGGAATGCAAGGGCATGCCAGCTCCTGAAAAGAGCAAGCTGTCCGCTGAGATCGGTCAACTGCTGAAGGTTCTTGAACAGAACCGTACTTGGTTCGACAACACTGTTATTTACCGTGCTATGGGCTGGGTGTTCTCAGGGAGTGACTTTAAGCTCCGTGAAATCGAACACTACACTCAAGCGCTCAACAACAATGAAATGACTGTTCTGGCTGAACGTCTGAAAGGAGTTTGACCCATGTCTCATCTTAAACGAGTTATCGCTTTCCGTGGTTATCTGGTCGACCACGGCATCACCTGCAACAAGAATCAGACCAAGGCGACCGAAGAAGCGTTCATCCGTGCACTGATCCAGTACAACTGCAAGATGAACAACACCTTCCATTTCGGTAACAACGCCGAAGAAACCATCTGGGAACAGATGGATACCTGGAACTCGGTGTTCCCAATCAACGCCCGCTTCATCCTCGAGTCGGCCAAGAACCGTCTGGCGGAGATGCACAAGGAACTGTGCCGTACCGGTACCTTGGCGTCGAGTAACTTGTACGAAGTCGTGTTCGACGTTGAAACCCACAACGCTGAAGGCAACGTGGTTCCTTCCAAGTTCGTAGCGACCGACAACGATCTGTTCACCGATCTGGTTGGCTATCTCTACAAAGAACTGGTAGGTCACCATGAATAACAGTCCTCTGAACGCGTACCTGCAAAAGAGCGACCCGGTCGATCAGTGGAAACCAGGTGAAGGTGGACAGCTGGTCGATCTGGATGAGTTCTACGCCGAAACGGATCAAGATAAAGCAGACTTCATGGTTCAGGGTACCGAGTCGTTCTCCCTGAACCGTCTGGACCGTAAGCTGGCCAGCATCTTGGGTATCGAGTCGTATACCCAGATGGACTCTCACGCTTCTGAGCGTAATGCACTCTTGGGTGCTGAGGGTTTCTTCTCGGTGTTGTATGAAGGCTTCCAAAGCTTCATCGAAAATATCATCAAGTACATCCGTATGGCCATCGACTGGGTGGCCAACACTGTTAAGGGGATCTTCGGTTTCCGTAAGAGTGAGCGGATCGAAAAGGCGATCGACAGTAAGCTGGGTAACCTGAAGACTGAGTTCGAGCAAACCTTGAACGGTCTGGGCTTCCCGGGTGGTAACTACACTCTGGAGAAGTTCATAGGTACTCTGCCTAACGGTATTGACCGAGTGGGTCAGTTGACGGTCATGAAGACCAAGTTCGAATCCGACAAGGAAGCGATCGAAGGCCTGGGTGCGTCGATACCGCTGTTCCAGCAGACCATTGCTGAGCTGACCAAAAGCTCGAACAAAGCGGTCAAGTCTTTCAATGACTTCAAACGCATGATTCAAGAAGAGTACCAAAAGACTCGTGTACGTCGGGTCAAAGGTGAGGGTGTTGACTTCGCTCAGTCTCCTGAAGTAGCCCGTATCCTGAAAGGCTGCGCTGAAACCACTCTGGCTGTCTCCAGCGCCACTGTGGTCCCACTTGTGGCTGAACTGCTGGGCTCGCTGTACAAGGTGACCTTCAGCAACGATGAGCTGACCAACGGCTTTGCTGACGTTCGTAAGCGCTTGGACCAAATGGTTCAATTGGAATCGGTGAAACTCAGCCAAGGTAACGCGACTCAGCTGATGACCACTATCCAAGGTCTGAACGCTCACTACGCCAATGTTGCGGATAACTCCATCGACATGTCAGGTATCAACCTGAGGCAGTTGGGTACCGCCATTGACAAGAGCGATGCTGACAAGATCAAGGCCATGGGTGATTACTACAATGCACCTATGATCGTGGCTGAATACCAAGCGGTAGCGCTGGCTGTACGTAACTACACCCAGTTCTGTCAGTTGGTGACTCGTCAGCTGTCGATGGTCGGCCGTCAGATCGACAACCTGGTCCGTTGGCATGCCCGGGGTTACCTGTGGTTCTACCACGCTCTGCTGGATGACCTTCAGAAGCTGCGTGAACTGAACCTCGAAGCCAAGCAGCAAGGTCACAACCCGATGATGGGTCCTGACGGTACACCGGCTGTCAAGTTCGAGTTCATTGACGAGGCGGACGCCAAGACCTTCATGGAGAAGTTCGGGGGTACCTCCCAGGAGATTATCGATAAGGATATCGGGAACCTCAAAACTATTTACAACAACCTTGTTAAAGAAACTGGGATGGGAAGAACGATATGAGTCCTGAACTGCGTGAATTTAAAGCCAATGCAATGGCTGAACTGGTAAGCCTCAAGGAGATCGGTGTAGCGGTCACCAAGAAGCTGGAAGGTCCTGTTGAGATCACCGAGGCTTACAGCATCGTTGATAAGCTGTGGTTGCCTGCTGAAGCCAACCGCCTCAAGACCGAGCTGTCCGGTGAGTTCCCTGATCGTAACGGCAGTGTCATCCTGAACTCGCCTTTGACCGGTGAAACGTCTCTGTTGCTGGAAGTGCCTAAGACTCTCGAGTTCATGGCCAAAGCCTTCCCGGAGATCATCCTCAAGGTCAACGAGATCTACGCTCAGATCAACAACCTGGGTATCAACAACCAGGAAGCGATCGACAAGTACAACAGTTTCCGTAAGGAGCCGGCTAAGTTCGCTGACTTCGTGCAGGACCTGTGGTATCCGGACAGCGACTCGTTGCAGAACGGTACCGTCAAGACATGGAAGGACATCGGTCGTGACAGCTATCGCGTCGAGAACGGCGACTACCTGCTGATGGTAGATTACGGTGAAGTTATCCGTAAGTCTCAGGACCATTTGAAAGAATGTCTCCTGGACACCCTCGTCTCTCAGGACATGCGTCTGGGTGATGTGGACTACCGTGCAGAGCAACTGATCGGGATGATTGAAATGATCGGTCTGTTCTCTGATTACCTCAGCGAAGTAGATCTGGGCTAACACCTTAAACAGCTACCCTACCCAGCCCGTAAGGCTGGGTAGGGTAGTATGTGTGTTACATCAAACGATCGAACGCATCCGGATGTCGTGTGGTTGGAAGATGGTATCAACCGACTCCTTAACCCCCAGCAGTCCATCACTGGTCAACTCCAGACGTTTACGGATACTGAAGCCTGTGAGGTTATCCAGGTTACTGATAACGTCCACAGTACTGTCACCCGCCATAGCGCTCAACTTAACCGCCACCACTTCCTCACTGATGTTTACCGAGCTGACTTGAGCTTGGAGCGCTTCAGTGGAGATAGTAGTCTTGTTGTACAGCCCCAAGTTCAACTGCTTAGGATCACTGGCGGCCAATGTAGCTTTAAGTGCAGCGTTACGCATCCCCGACTCAGTCAAGTAGTAAGTGACCACAAAGGACAGATCCTGACGGAGTACCCCTTCATAGTTACTGTTGATCACCACTTGCTGATAACCCAGCTTACTTCTCGGCTGGAAGAACAGGTTGGTCTGGTTGATCGTCTCAGACGACAGACGCTCCATGTCACCGATGATGGTGTTAGTGAAGTAACGTTTGGTATCCGCTGCAAACTGGATATCGTATTCGTCCTTACTGAAGAAGTAGTTCCCATCGAAGGCTACGAAGTCCCAATGGTATTTCTTCTTCCGAGGCTCCAGCTCTACCGGCAAGCCGTTCTCGTACACCACGTCAATACCCGCCCGGTACTTCAGTGTAGGGGTAATGCCATCAGCCCCATACATGATATCGCCTTTGCGGTACTCAACGATTGGATCACCCGCGTCATCGAACTGCAACTGACCATTAACCCGAACGTACTTGGTTTCCTCGTAAGTAGCAGGAACATCCACCGAGTAACGCTTGTACTGAGCTTCACCGACCAATGGACGGATGCGGCTGTACATGTTCTTCAGGTGTTTGCCGAAGGTTACGTTGTACGTGGTCTCGAGGATACCCACCATCTCTTCAGGGAAGATGGAACCATCGATCTTCGGATCCAGCAGCGAGCGAGTGAGGTCTTGGTCACCCTCAACGCAGAAGATGAATGTCATGTCTGTTGCCAGAGCACTACGCACCTTGTCCTGCTGAGAACCGAACTGGTTAAAGTTGTTGAAGTACAACAGATCATTCAAATCCACATCGAAACGACTGTCGAGGTAGAACTCCCAGTTACGCTCCCCGCTGCTGTTAACCGAAATCAACTTACCTGCCAAGTTAGCGGTCTGACTGGTTTCAGGAGGAGAGATAGATAACTGGATGCCCAACTGCTCGTTGATCAACTGCTTGTATGCATTGTCCGACTTGGTAGTCAGGTAAATGGTGTAGCCGTCTTCTCGGTGAGCAATAGACAAGCTACCAACACCAACGCCCAGACCCAATGCAGGGTTATCCCGTACGTAGGTTTGGTAGTTGATCAGTGGAGTGTCCAAGTTGTAGGTACGCAGAGACACCTGATCGTCCGTAACGTCCAAGACGTAATAGAACGGGGTGTAGACCAGCGTCTTGTTAGCCAGCAGGTCAACCTTACGCTCGGAGGAGAGGTTCAGGTAACCTTCCTTGGTGTAGTTATTAACCAGCACCGAAGTCGGCTGAGAGATGTCGAACAGGACGTTGTGAGGGACAGTAACACGATCCCCGTTGTCCTTAGCCACACCACTACCCAACAGGTCTTCAATCGACGCCAAGTAACTACCAACGTAGCAACTCATTGGAGCCAAGAAGTCTTTGTTCGACTGATACGGTAACTCACCGCTCAATGCAAACTGACGACCGGTCACGTAGTCGATTACCAGTACCGAACTGTAGCCGTTGTTCAGGGCCACACCTTCCACGTTCTTCTCGGTGATAGGCAGTGTACGGATCTGCCGACCGTCGATAACCCGCTGCTTCATTTCAACGAACGACGTTGGACTACGACCACCCTTGACGTTATCCACCGCTTGCCATACCACGTTACTGGCATTACGGAAAGGAGCAGAGTACTCGTTCAGATTACCGAGACCATAACGATAATCCTGATAGTTCGGAACGATGCTCGATGGAGACACGTCCTTCAGGTCTTTAACCAGAGCGCCCTTGGTGGTGTAGGTGTAGATACGAACCGTACCAACACCCAGACCGTTGGAGATGTAAACGTCAGGGATCTCAAAGCTCACCCGCTTGTTAACAGTGTCCAGCTCACAAGCCAGAGTAACCGTCAACGGATCAAAGACCGCTTGGTCAAACGCCACCACGATCTCTGTCATCCCGGTACTGTTTACCAAGAAGGCACGGATACCGTACAAGTGGTCGGTGTAGTTGTAAGTACCCGAGCAACCCGACGCGCTGTTGGCAGTGATGTTCTCAATGCCTTTGCAGCTCATCTGAAGTACAGGAACGTACATCATCAAATACTGCACGTCGTTTTGGAGTTTGAACATCGGCTCGATAAGGTTGCTACTGATCGGACTCAGCGGGTTGTTGGTATCCGAATCGAAGATGATGTTCCAACCACTTCGCTCGTTGTACAGGATACGGATCCCGTTCATGATGGAGAAGTCATACCCGTTGATAGGGATGATCGTGTCCTTCGGAACCAGCAGCTCTTTATACGTAACCGACAGTTGACCCTGCTGCTCAGTACGGTCACGGGCCAGACCCATAAACGTTTCCACCGACAGAGCCAGCATGAGGGTGCTGGTAGCGGCGTCAGCGAACAGGCCGTAGGTTTCCTGGCTACTCATGTTGCGACTGAGCTGAGAGATGTTGCGGGCGTGCTTAGCGTGCAGTTCACTGGTCGCATCAGCGATACGGTTAAAGAACCCGCTCGCTGTACCGAGGATCAGGGTGTACGCCAGAACTGCCGGGTGAGCTTTACTGTTGATTTGCTTGAGACCATTGAAGTAGCCGTCTTCAATCCCGTTAACCACTAGGTTAATACCCCGCATGGGGTTAGCGGCCAGCAGTTCGAGTTCTTCTTGACTCAGATTCATAGAGCACCCCAGTATTCCATTTCCATGTTCTGTAAGTTAATCCAAGGGTACATGCCGTATTGGCCAGCCATGTATTCCCGGAACGAATATTTCTTGTAGTACCGACCTCTAACCGACGGGTGCATGTTGGGGTTACGGTACAAGGTGTTGTCGTTAAAGGCTTTAGCAATCGAGATGTTGTTAAAGCGGAAACCCTGACAAGTATAAGTCACTTCGAACTCATCTTGCCCCTGGCCACGCAGAGTGTTCTGTGTCCGGTCAATGGTACTGTAAGCACCAGACGGGAACGTGGTAGGCCAGCCCCCGCCACAGCAGAAGATCCACTCGATGTTGCGCATGTTCTTGTTCATAATCAAGTGGTAAATACGTGTGGTGTAATCTTTGTAGTTACCGGCCAACGGTTTCCAGTACGGTTCCATGCCTTCGTCACCGAGGGTCACTGCTTCAATGTAGTGAACCCAAGTGTTGAACAGAGCAGGGATAATGCCCGGCTTGACGTTGTGGAAACTCTGGTGAATCTCGAAGTCGTAGTTGACTTTCAGGATTCCGTCGACATACGCATAAACCTCTCCCCTGAACCCAGCAGTACTTTTACCAGTACCCAAACTCAAGTCAGGGAACCCCGAACTTACTTTCAAATAGTTCGTTAAAACTGGGATCCAAGGGCACAGCGGATCGTAGACTTGGTTAAGTCCACTGTTAGCAGCACCCCACTTAGGGTCGAGTATTCCTTTGATATAAGCAGCAGGACTATTCGGTCTAGGACTGACCAAGTTGGCCAGTTGACTGTGTAGCTGAACATTCGAGTCCGACAGGTTTAAAGACGGTCGAGTGCAGAACATTAATCCTATGGTGTCGTCGGGGATAGCAGCCATTGCATGGCCAGGTCCTAAGACTCTAATGCCCCGCAAACTGTTTATTAGAGCGGAGTCGAACCCAGGTCCACCGTTTTCGGAATAGACTGTATTGAGCCACTCGCGGTAGTTACTGTTGTTCAGTTGCTCCCCAGGAGAATTTACCCCGGGTGTCTTGTTGAAGAAATCCTGGGAGTCATTCGTTTCATCAGCCATTTCAATACCCAATGATTAAAGGTGAAAATACATGAACACGCAAAACCACATGGTTGGAGATATCCTGAACGTCGGTTCTTTCTTTCTGGATATCATGAAAAAGCTGTATCCGGATAATAAGGACATCGCTGGAGCCACCAACGTTGCTGACGTGATGCGACAGACATACGATGTGGTCTCGACTACCTCGATTGGCCAGAACGCCCGGCGTACTCTGCTCTCCCCAATGGTCGTGATCCAAGGCGACCTGCTGCATCAGGATTACATGCCGGATCTGATCACAGTGATCAACATCCGTGACATCGTTGCTACCCTGTCGCACTTCGCTATCCGTAACGCTGAACAGATCGGTGTGAACATCTCCACCTACCTGGGCCGTGTTAACCCAAACCGTGCGGGTCTCCAGTCGCTGATCGCCGGCATCGAGTCCTTTGCTGCGGGTAACATTGACCCGAACCGTCCAAAGCCGGGTGAAGGTTCTTTCACTGTTAACGGCAAGACCATCCAGGAACTGCAAGAATACGTTCCACTGTCGATCGGTCGTGTTGTGAACGCTACTGTCTTCGGTAAAGACGGTACGTCGGTTGACCTGCCACTAACCTTCCGCCAGATCATTGTTCCGGCTTCGACTGAGTCTCTGGAAAACACTTTCGGTGTTGCCAAGATCGAAGACGGGTTCAAGATGCGCTGGATCATGAAGAACAACGGCGAGATCACCAACCCGGAATGGTTCGACGGTGAAGACATCATCCGTGAACGTTTCAAAGCGCTACGTAACGATGACACCAAGTACTACACCGAGTCTCAGGCTCGTGACGTACGTAACAAAGTTGAAGCCGTGCGTACTGGCGTTATCAGTCTGAACACCATGGCAAACACTTTCATCATCACTGAAGATGAAAAGCAACAAATCGAGATGCAGATTGGCAAGAACTTCTCTAACCCGAAGTCGCGTCAAGACATCTTCAAGGTTGTTAAAGCCAACACCATCGTCGTAGTTGATGAAGGCCGCGGCTCGTTCACCTTTTACACCAACGGTCAGATGATGCCTGAAATCTACACGCGTCGTGACTTGGCAATCAAATCCAAGAAAGAGCCGGCTGTTAGCAGCCTGGAAGGTCTGGTCAAACTGCTCAACGGGGGCATCTGATGAAAATCACGGATTACGTCAGCAACGTACAAACGTTCAAGAAAAGCGAACTGAGCCAACTGGTTACGGTTCTTCAGGTTACCGCTTCTGATCTCCTGGGTAACCTGGAGCGGATGCGCGCTAACAAGATCAACCTCGATACTCAGATCGGTCAATGGGCGATCACCAAGAGCATCGTGACCGGTCTGAACAACAACGGCTACCGCGGTATCAGTTTCGACAAGGCTGTTGAAGCGGCTCTGAATACTGTTGTCGATCTGTCTGCTGCGCTGGACAAGTTGATCAGCAAAGACAAGGACAACGTCTGGGACGGTAAGTTGATCAACCTGCGTCAGGCCAACATCCTGATGTCGATCGAGCAAATCGATCAGTGGCTGAAATACACCACCTTGGTCTACAACGTTCTGATCAGCCTGAACAACAAGGCCAACCAGCACGTCGACAGCACTGCCAGTAAGCTCGACCTGCGTTTCCTGACCCAGACTCTCGAGTACTACAAAGGAACCCTCCTGTGGCTCCTGAAGGGCTCCAAGGCTATCACCGCCGATTTGAACAACATCGCTGAAGTAGAAATCAGTGAAGCGTCGATGGGCGTAATGGAAGGCAGCGGTATGAAAACCCTGCTAGCCAGTCAATCGCTCGGTATCCACAACTTCAACCCGAAATACTGGTGGAAGTTGAATCGCATGAAGAACCACGTTGAGGAGATCGAACAGATCCGCCTGAACAACGAGCACTTCGCGATGAAGATCAGCCAAGCGGTCAACCTGAAGAACGGCACCAACGATGCTGCTCTGGAAGATCGGATCGAAGACTACCAGGACCGTATCCTGAAAGGGACTGCGCGCATCGCTGAGATCGACAACATGTACCGGAGCGCCAATGGCTAATTATCGTTCATTCGGCAATGGCTTCGTTAACGACGCACTCTCCGATACTGAACTGGATAACATCTTCAAGAACTTCGCTCTGATGCGTCAGGACGGTATCTTGGATTTCAATCTGGTCATCAACGGTGATCTGTCGATCGAAACCATGCGTGAAGCAAAGCGACTGATGGGTGGTAGTTTCAGACAATTTATGGAAGCCAACTACAACGGCGGCTCGGGTCCTTTGGCAACGTTGGTTAAAGACGTTGTCCATTTCATCAACGGCAAGATGTCTCCTACACCGTTGATTACCGTGATCAACTTCGAAGAGAACAAAGCCAAGGCGGTGGTTAAGACCCGTTTGGCTGCGTACAGTCCTTCGAAGCGTACGTCGGGTAACCTGGCCCTGCTGGAAGACGGCTATGTGGTTCACGACTCGGACTTCTTCCACCTGATGGCGGGTATTGGTCCGGCTCACGTTATTCGATTCCTTCAACTTATCGGCGGTGGTAGCTACTATGGACAATGATCAAGATACACTGTCGGCTCAGATGGCGGCAGTTAACACAGCAAAGTCCGTCGAGTTGTTCGGCGCGCTCCGTAACACCATTACACTGAACGAAGTCCAGACCACCCTCGACAATTCCGCAGATCGTGTTCTGGAAGCCCAAAAGCTCCTGGAAGCAGTAGAGCCCTTCGAAGTCAGTCCTGCGCTGGTAGAACTGGTCGATGAGCGTCTTGCTCGTGCCGGTGTTGATATCCCTCTGGAAACCGGCTTTGCCGAAGTACAGGGTGCTGAGGCACTGGGCCACACTCTGCTGCCAAAGAACTTCCTGTTCACTCGTCTGACTGGCTGCGAGAACTTCCTGACTCAGTTCTTCAAGGACTCCCGGGAAGTGGCGATCCAGATCGGTGCTTCGTTCCGCGACACTTGGGTTATCTTCACTCAGTCCGAAGAAGACCTGAACAAGGCGCTGGATCTGCTGGAAACTCAGATCAACAGTCAGCCTGACTTCATCAGCACCAACTCCTTCATTCTGGAGTTCCGTCTGTTCAACCTGTTCAAGGTGAATGGCAAGGTGAATGGCGACTGGACGGGTAACCTGAGCAAGCTGAGTTCCACCATCTCGGCGTTGAGCTCTGGTTACTACCTGAACAACAAGCAAACCCTGAATGCTCTGATGAGTTACTTCGGTGGGTTCACTTCGTTGACTCAGGAAGGCGCAATGGAGCGTTTGCAGATCCTGCCGATCAGCATCCCGGACATCCCGTTCAAAGAGTGCAGCTACCCGAACCGTGCTCACGAAAGCCTGCTGGTTACCAGTAAACAGTCGGTAGAGCTGATGGGCGGTGCGTACTTCTTCGACACTCGTCTGAAGAACCGTCCGAAGCGTTGCGAGACCATCGACTTGATCAGTGAGTTCATCGACCTCCACATCAAGAACGACCGTACTGGTTTCGAGAACAACGCCCCTCAGACCCACGACCAGGTCGGTACTGAAATCAAAGCGTTGTCCAGCCGTGAAATCAAAGCGATCGTCAAGTCGCTGCGTGCTCTGTTGAAGGACTGGTCGTCTATGTTCGAGAAGAGCGAGAAGTTCAAGGTCGGTGATGCTGACTTCAACGACATCATCAAAGGCATCGTTGATGCTGAGATCGATGAGACCACTCGGATGTACATCGCCAAGTGGTTCGGTGCGTTGATCCGTCATAACCAGATGGAGCTGTTGACCATCCGTGTTGGTGTGGCTAACTATCTGACTCTGATCGTTAACGGTCTGATCCAGATCTGCAACAATTCCATCAAGGTTAACGCCGAGTAAAGGGGAACAGTCATGAGTTCAGGTAACAAGACTCAATTGGCTGTTTGCCTTGAACAGCATCTGGAACTGTCGCGGTCTAACGATGAGCTGGGCCGTATCGGTCGTAGTCTCATTGCGGTGGCCGGGACTGAAGACTTCCAGAACGTTAAGGACAATGCAGTCAGCGCGTTGAACGCTGTAGGACGCGGGCTGTTCGCTGCGGGTAAATGGGTAGGCGGTGGTACTCTCGACATCGCCTTGAAAGGGTTCACTGTTGCAGGTAACCAACTGAGTAAGTCTTTCTCGGAAAACGGTACGCTCATTAAGAACGTGCTGAAGGACGTTGCTAAGACGTCGGATAAAGACCTCAAGGTTCCTGCGGCTAAAGCGTCCCTGATCACAGTCTCGGGCGATGCCAGTCATATCCTTCAAGACATGGAGGTGTTGGCCAAGGCACTCGAGCTGTGGGTTGCGCACAACAAAGACGTAATGAACTTTCTGGATAAGGAACTCATTACTCTGAAGAAGCTGAAGTCTGCCAACAAGGCTGAACAGATCCATGCGATCATCGATGAGTTCGAAGGGTTGAAGTACCCTGAGTTCAAGTTGGGGAACAACATGGGTAAAGCTGTTAAGTCGGACGTGCTTCCGGGTGGCCGTGTCTTTATCTTCTCTGATGAGGGCACCCCGAAGTACTCTATGGGTGGCGATGCTCCTTCTGGTGAGGCCAAAACCTTGATGATGTCGAAGAGTGAAATCTCCGATGTCATGAACAAATTGGATAAGGTTAACGAACTCCATTTGAAGGTTAAGGAATCCTATGACGGTTACACGGCTTTCATCAAGTCGTGGGCTGATATGGTCAAGGGTGTCGATGGCAACCTGAGCCAGTTGGACAAGGTCAGCAAAACGATCCTTGGTGAATGCGAGAAACTCATGAGCGGCAATCAAGGCGCACTCGCATTTTATAGCGGATTCACTCCACGTGTTGTCGGCTATGTCGACAAGTACATTCATGGTGTGCTTGGGGTCTTCGCTTAATTGTTTATAAACAACCCTCTCTTTCGTTAACGAAAAGGATACACGAAATGTCGAAATCCCATCTTGACTACCTGATGATGGTATCTGGTACTGAAAGCCTGAACGGTGGCGACACTGGCGGCGAGAACATCGATACCGGCGCTGGCAACCTGGGCGGCGGTAACACCGACACCAGCAACATCGAAGCCGTCATCGAAGAAGCACGCGCCGATACCGCCGAAGCTCAGGTTGTTGTTGAGCAAGCGGCACAAGCAGCTGAAGCTGCTGCTGAAGTCCTGGAACAACACGAAGAAGTTCTGCAAGAACTGACCGAAGAAGTGGCCGGCGTTGAATCGATGCGCACTGGCGCTACCACCTTCAACGGCATCGCGTTCGCCGATCGCTACAACCGCTGCGTTAAGCTGAACGCCCAACTGGGTGGCCGCAACTTCAACCTGTGCGGCGCTGAATCCCTGAACGACCTGGCCACTGCCAAGCTGTTCGCTGTTGCTGGTGTCGAAGGCTTCATGGACACCATCAAGGCCGGCGCAAGCAAGGCGATCGAGTTCATCAAGGGCATCTTCAACTCCATGATCAACTTCTTCGTTGGTCTGAAGTCCACCGCCGACGGCCTGGAGCGTCAAGCCAAAACCCTCGCGACCACCATCGCCGAGAAAGCGCCGAAGTCGACCATTAAACTGGGCGCCTGGAACATCGGTTGCGACTACGCCAACGCTGGCCTGAAAGGCATCGACGGCATCCTGCACGCCGGTGTGTTCGACCTGATCTCCAGCTCCCTGCCAGCCTTCATGGACCTGAGCAAGAAACTGGACGGCATCGACGTAGGTCAGTTCCGCACTGCCTACAAGAAAGTGACCGACGACATCAAGGAACTGGCCAAGGCTGCTGGTAAGCCAAACGTCAGCCAGACTGCCGACAAGACTTCGGTCCTGATGGTTCACGCTGGCTTCCGCGTCTTCGCTGCTTTCAGCGAGAAGTTCGAAACCGAAGCTGAAGCTGTTTCCGCTGCTCGTTCGATCAAACTGACCTTCGGCAAAACCGACGACGCCGGCAAGTTCACCAAGGGCGAAACCGAGCTCAAGGCAAGCAAGGGTCAGCTGCAAAGCACTCTGAAAGGCGTGCACGATTACGTGGCCGAGCTGCGCGACAGCAAAGTTGCTGCCAAGTTCTCGAAAGCTGAACGTGACCGCGTCATCGGCACCCTGAACGTCCAGATCAAAGGCGACCACAGCGAAAGCGACGGCAAGCGTGATCAGGCGAAGAAAGCAATCGAGCTGTGCAAAGCGATCTACGTGTCGGCCTCCGGCCTGACTTCGTCCGTCGACCGCCTGTACATCTACCTGGCCAACCAGATCCTGGGCGCTGTTAAAGCTCACTTCTGATTGCCATCGGTGCGTTGAACCTAACCCGCCTGCCCTAACCGGCAGGCGGGTTAGTCTTCTTTCTATTTGCATTTTGATGCTATGTGCTAATTATCCACTCGATAGGTAACTCACACATGAACGGACAAAGTGTGGCTCCTTTACGGTATATCGTTACCCCGACTCTGAAAGATATTTCTGATCAGGACCGGGAAGAATTCGAAGCCGCTGAAGCACAGCCGGTAATGGCAGAACTCTCTGCCGAGAACGATCAGGTAAGCGGTACTGAAAAGTACTACAACTACATCCTCCACTCGCAAGCTCTGGTTTCCGCTGAGCTGGGTAGTGTCACCGGTGCTGAGGGTCTGCTGGGTTCTCTGAAGCGCGGTGCTGGTCGGATCATCCAGATTGTTAAGGACTTCTTTAAATGGATCTGGAGTTTCTTCTCCGCCAAAGAAAAGAAGATCGACCACAAGTTGCAGTACGTTGATTCCCGTCTTCGTGATAAGGGGGTCAAGGCAGGTGAGGTTTATTACCCACAAGCCACTTACTACATCTACCCGAAAACAGGTCCCGGTAAACCAGCAGGTGACCTAGGTTGGGTGAGTGAGACCAACAAGCGTATTGCCAAAGGCATCACCAATGCCAACAGCTACGCTACTTTGTTGACCGAACATTTGAACTTGCTGGAGAAGATGGCTAAAGACCGTAAGCCAGTCAGCGAGATGGTTGCTGCTACCACTGCCTATTCGGGCAAGGTGCGTGCACTGTTCGGTGCACCCACCAACAAAGATAAGGCGACGTTCATCACTCAGGATGACTTCCGCTTTGGTGCTACCAAGATTGCTTACCACCCAACCAGTAATCGTCGGACTGATTTCCATATCAGTACCTTTACGACGACAGTTACGACTGTGGAAGAAATCCGTAAGGATACCGCTGCTAACTTGGCGCTGGTGAAGAAGATGACAGTTGACCTGCATAAGCTCGAGAAGGAAATGGTTGATACCTTGACCTTCCTTAAGAACAGCAAGGATCTCGGTAATGGGGTCCACAAGGTCTTCGCGTCTATCATTAATAACAGCCTCGATGATATTCGTACTTTCGAGAACGTACTGTATCGAGCGCTTAACACGATCGGCGACCTGTGCAAGGCGGCCGTTAACTAAGGAGAAGGTCTATGCGGCTTAATCTGGTAAACCTTCCCTCGCTTATAGGGGCAGGGCTTTCTACTATCGCATGTGAGAGCTTTAACCCCAAGTTTGGTAACAAGGTAGCTATTAACGAAGATCTCTTCAAATACGTGCTTCCAGGCCCTCCTAAAGAGGTGTTTGTGTTTGAACGGGTTTCTTTGAACGAACTGTTCGAGGGTAATCCTCAGTCCATCGTTGGGATTGTTCGTCGTGACTGGTCGGAGCCTACCCCTTTTGAGATCATTGATTTCCTGGGTACTCCGCTTACCACTCAGGAAGGTCCGGTAGAAGCACTGGATCCAGAAGACGAAAGCGCTGACCTCGTAACCAAGCAGTTCAACCTGTGGGTTCAGTACATCGGTCTGGGTGGGTTGTACCGCGCTGACGTTGACCTGACCACCACTGAAGGCTGGTTGCACGTGGACGCTCGCCGCTCCGCTGTCTTCAAAGGTAGCGTCTCTATTAAAGTCCAGGAGGTAGAATGAATCCTTATCAGAAGTTAGGTCTTCTCGGGATGCTGGCTAACAGCCTCGGGAAAACAACATTCAGCGAGGAAGATAACCCCCGGTTCTTGCAATACTTGAGGTTGCATGGGATCGGAGCGATTACTCGCGAGAATTTGTCGACCCAGTTGAACCACATCGTTGGTGTTGTCTGCCGTCATTTCGATTACTACGATTCATCGGAGATGGGTGTCAATAAGTCCCTCAACGATTTCTTGTGCGAATTGGCAGAGCGTATCGAGAACGGCGATTACACCCCCCCTCGTGATGTGTCGATGATCATCATCTCTCTGGGGAATAAGCCCGGTACTGCCAATAATCAGGATGGTGTTGAAAACCTGATTGCGATGGCGAAACGCATTTTGGACCCGTACGAGGCGCTGGACGGCGATGAGCTTCCTGAACAGATCGATGAAATCTATCAGGCAGACTCTCGTCGACTGGAATACCTCGACCGCATCCTGTCTCTGGTAGACGTCTTCACCACTGCTCGCTTCGGCATGCTGGCTGGTATCGAGGAATACGCCCCGCTGGACTACAACGCTGTACACCCGCTGGAAACCTTTGACATCGGTGGCTTTGAATGCGCCTCTAACGAAGGTTGCAAGTGCGGCTGTGCTGCGGATCACTCGCTGACAATGCTGCAAGGTATTGAAGACTACTTGGCTGAGAAAACCACTACCCCGGACTATTACTACTTCGAAGGTGTGACTCGGGCTAACGGTCTGGAGATGGATAACATCTCTGGGAGTGAAGGTCCTGTCTTCGACGCAGTTAAGAACCTGGGTAAGGTGGCTTACAAAGCTGCGATGGAAACGTGGGAAAACGTCAAGGCCTTGTTTGACGAAAGCGAAGAAGATGCTGACGATAATGTCACTAACGACGCTGACGATAACAAGAAGGCTATTCAGTCAATGGGTAGTGCTGATGGCGCGAAGATCAACGATAATGCCAAGACTGGTATTATCGCGATGGCGAAGAAGATCGACGTGTCCGGTGCTATGGAGAAAATTGTTGCACGTTTGGAGGGTCCTTCCAGTGCGGGTGGTGTTATTGATGGCTTGCTTGGTCTGCTGGGTTCCAACAGTGCTCTGACCAAAGATATCGACAGTGAAAAGAAAGCAGCTGAGGACGCTCTGGCGGACCTGAAGAAGGCTTCTGAAAGCGTGAGTGGTGACGACAGCAATAAAGACGCTGCCGCTGCTGCTAAGGCTGCTGTACAGGACAAGATCTCCAAGGCCAAAGACGCTGTTGCTTCGGTCAAGAAGAAAGCTCAGGACCACAACAAGGTGACTAAGGGGATCCGTAAAGCTATTCGCGGCATTACTCCTCACATCTTTATCAGCGTTGGTCCTAAGAAAGACAAAGAGAAGGATGATGACAAATGAACACACTACATCCGGCGTTGGTTAAGAACTTCCTTAACCAGATCCCAGACGCTACCAGCATTCTGGGAATCGAACAAGGTGAACCCGGTACGTTTGTAATCCTCGCGGAGATCAACGGTAAGGAAGAACGGCTGGACGTTCCTAAGAGCGAGCTGAGTGCTCGTTTGAAGAGCACCCATCTGAACATCCGCGCTAAGTCCGGTTCTACCTTCACAGAGGTCTTGCAACGCCTCAGTGACGACTACGGGTTGTATTGGGTTAAGGGGGTTGACTTTGTTGCTAACGACACCCCCGCCAAAGGAACCATCCTGATCGACGTCCCGTCGAGTAGCTACATGTGGCAAGGCGCTGTGACCCTGACTGTCTTCTCTACTGAAGATCGTTGCAAGGATCCGATCCGTATCCCACTGAACCCTGCTCGTACCGCACTGCTGCTGGCTCAGAAGATCTTCCACGTCGAAGCTGGTGTAGTGACGGCCAAAGGGAATCTTACACAGAAAGTGGCGGAACAGATCATTGCTTACTTGCAAGAGCAGCGCGATGAAACCTACGCCTTGAAAGACTTGTCCGGGACCAAGGTTCTCCGTACGTTCGCTGATACGTTCAGTAGCGTCGCGGTTCTGGAAGTCAAAGGCAAGGGCAACGTCTTTATTCGATTCGATTCCGAAAAGGATAACGTTGTTCCACCGACCAACCGTTAGCCATACCCAACGGTGGAGGTATCCCCTCCACCGTTGGTTTAAGGAGTTGAGATGTCCACTCTGAACACGACTGTACTGGCTGAAGAGAACTATGACAGTTTTCTACGCCCAGCTATTTACGATTCGATCATTGCTGTTTTGGGTTTCTACGGGTTACGTTCTGCAACAAACATTTACTACAACGGTGGTAACGACGTCGTTAAGTTGATTGGTAACGCCCAGTCCGATGGACCGCAGGCTGATCACTTCACCGACGGTACTTTCCGTAACAAGATCTTTATCGAGGCAGAAGTCGAGGACAGTGAGTTCTGGGATCTGCGTCGCGACATGGTTGAACGTCCTGTATTCCTGAACAAGGAACTCCCGTTGATCATTTGTCCTTCGTTTGAGGGGAAACAGATCCGGGTAAAGGTAGTGTCTCGTTTTAACACCGAGTCTCAGGCTAAAGCTTTCGTAAGCAAGATCAACCGTCAGCGTAAGAACCAAGTGGTGGACTTCAATTTCACCCCTACAGTCTCCATGCTGTTCAACAAAGGCTTGGTGCGGTTTGTAGACATCCTCCACACCATGCTGAAACAGAACGAGCCTGCCCTGCCAGAGTTCCAAGAGTGGTTCGGTAAGTACGCTCAGTTCAACTTCCACGAGGTTACCAACATCGCCGGTAATCTTCCGCAGATAGTGGTTCCGCTTAAGCCTAACAACATTGGGATCTCCTTTACTGACCCCTTTGTCGCCAAAGCACGGAAAGGTAGTGTCTACGCTCAGTTCGAAGTTGAGTTCAGTTACACCTTCTACTTCAACTCGTTTTTGGGTTGGGAAGTTGAGTACCCGCTGAACGTTTATCAGGAACAGATTCCGGAAGAGTACATCCCTCGTCCTCAACCGGGGTTCACTGAGAACAAAGGGGTGGCGTCAGGTCCTGAAGTTACATCGGGTCGAGAGATCAACCCGCCCATTGACTTCATTCAGAGCCCTTACTTCCTGAAGCTGCCTGCTCACGATCCTTGGACTACTCCTTATGAGTGGTGGATCCAGCCAGTGGTACAAGCTCAGTTGAAGCTGGTGGATGCAGATGAACAGGTGATCGGTAACATCTTTGAACTACCTGAGTTCAAGTGGCGCCCTAAAGCAGTGGAGTACATCAAGCGTCGTCATGCTTATGCTTTCCTGCACCACGAGACTCCGTTCCTGTTCAGACTGTTTGCAGGTACTCGGATTGTTCCCCCTAAGGACGTCCGTATGGATCCTGACGGGACTGTGGTTCTATTGACCAAGCCTAACCTCAAGCAGACCTACCATTTGGTAGCATGCATTGACTACGCCATCCGTGACTACAGTAAACAGCTCTGGGAAGACGTGGGTTGGGATGACGATGGTTACTGGGGAATCATCCGTACGGTTTTCGGTTGGGTGGACTTTAACAAGTTCCCTAGGCCGTGGGTGCATAACGTTCAAACTATTCTTGACAACATTGATTTGGGTCACGGTCGTGTCACTCATCAGTTTAACGTCTATCAAGGGCTCTTCGGCATTGTGGCCCATAACGCAGGATAACGATTATGAGTTGGTCTATTAAGCCGTTAGGCGATGCAGTTCAGCCGGAACCAGAAGCACCCAGAATTACCAGTGAGAACTACCGTCACTCCATTGTTGAAAGTACCTACCAGCCTGAACGAGTTATCCTGTCTCAAGACACCGGTACTCCTCGAATCTGTCTGTACTACCATCAGTGGCTGGGTCGTGATGAAGAACCTAAACCTTTCACTCTGGAAGGCGTCGGTACTTACCAGTCCTACGAACGTATTGAAAAACTCCCACTATTGCTGGATGACGGTAATGGCTCGTTCAGTTTCAACCCTCAAACAGCTGAGGCTGAAAAGAAGTACGTAGCCCGAGTAGTCTTTGACCGAGTCCCGACTATCCACGACGTTTTCGTTATGGACATCGCTGATGGTAACGCCGGGTTGTTTGCGATCACTGATCAACCAGAGTTCCGTGAAGTCACTGCCAACAAGAAGTATGAGTTCCAGTTTACTTTCCTGGGGATCATGACTGAGCAGCACGACGTTATTCTGGAATCCCGTGTTGTGCGTCGTCAGGTCTACTATCGTGACTCCGCCTTGAACGGCGGTCGTACTCTGATCAGCGGTACCCTGGAGCAGACCGCTAAGGAACTGTTCGGTTGGAAGACGACTATTGCCCAGTACATCATGTCCGAGTTCTACTGGAACCCTGAGAACACCATCGTGTTCGACCGACCGGGCACACCCCCAGGTAAAACGGAAAAGATCTACGATCCGTACCTGGTGAACTTCCTGACCGCAGTGATCACTCCAGATATGCGTGGTCGTTATCCGTTCATCAACCAGTTCTCCCTGCAATACGGTGGATTGGAAGATGCTCGTTATGGACCGATCAACATCTGGACCTTCCTGTTGCGTCATGACATGAACGTTCTACCGTTGTGTAACCGCAAGGCCAAGGTGATCGACGTTAACCGGGTAGAAGCCACCCGCTTATACGGCAACCTGCGTTCCAGCCGTATTCGTCACTTCATCACCACGAACCCTGAAGACTTCAAGAAGTACTCTGCCTACATCAACGTGGACGGTTACCCTATCCTGAAGCCTAGTCCGGAATATGACATCTCGTACATGTTCTCCGAAGGGTTCTACACTGGCCATCCAACAGGTGAGTTCGAGGAAATCGTGTACTCATCTTACCGTGACCAAATGATCGACCACGAGCGACTGCTGAAGTACGTCAAAGACTATTTCAAGTTGACTCCAATGGAACGGTTGTATCACGGTGCTATCTTGATTCGTTTGATTGACCTCTCTCGGAAAATCCAAGGACCCCTCTAATGTTAACCCTCAGTCGGTATAACCAAATACGGGAAGAGATCTTCAGGCTATACAACATCTTGAATAACCGGCTCTATCCCGTGCGGGTTACACCGGTCATGATGATGACAGTAGAAGAACTCCGTAACCGTGAAACGTTTACTCGGGATGAAACGATTGCTGACCCCACTCGGTACGAGGACTATCAAGAGATCCGGATGGAGTGTCACCGGATGATCGAGATCCTCCCCAACCTTGTTAAGGAACGGGATCTGGGTTTCGCTAATCCGAATGACCACATCGTGGAGATCTTTGAATCAGCTCAGAACTATCTGCGCTTGTGGGTGGAGCTGGTAACCAACGCTACTGAGTTCCGTCCTCCTCCTTTGGATGAGCTGCGGGCTATCGAAAGCTTGGCTTACTGTCTCTACCCCGAGTACAAGAAGATCAAGCAGTACTTGCTGGTCAGGGATTCCTACAAGACCAAGGAAGAGCAAGCCCAACACGTGGAAGATGGCTTCATGAGTCTGGCGGCTCTGTTCGGGATGACCTCTCACGACATGGCTAAGAAGGACAGTCTTGCGTTCATCAGTCACTTGGAAGACTTGGGGATTGATACGGGGCGTTCTACGGTCTCTCAGGAGGACTATGACGTGCTGCAAAGCATCACTCCTGTAAACACTATCAATGACGGACTATTCTCCCCGGAAGTGTCTTCAGAACTCCCTAACTGGACGTTTAACAGGTAACCCCTATGGAAATGCCTCGTGCGTTAGCGAACGTCATTGAGTTCGCCAGAACGGTCAACACGTACCAGCAACCCACCATGTCTACGCTGACCGCGATGATCATTACACCGGACAACGAACAGATTGAACTGATCATGCCTAAGGGGATGTCTCGTTTCAGTATGTATGCGTTGAACCGCTCGGATGACCTTCGGATCAAAGGTCAGCTGCAACCTGGTGTCTACATGAACAAGGTGTTAAAGAACAAGGACAACCTGTTTCTCGAAGTTACTGAACGTCAAGGACTGACTCAGGTGACTCAGAAGTACCGGGCTACTCCTAAGGGTGATGCTAACCCCCAGATGGAAGGTAACAGTGTCAAGCTGGCCAACATGGAAGCTAAGGACTTCTTGAACATTGTTGAGGTTGAGTTCCAGTTGATGGAACCTGGCTATGCCATCCTGAAGAACAAGATCGTTACTGACAAACACTTGATGGGTACGGTACGGGATGTTCTTTACTACCAGCTCATCAAGTTCGGTAAAGAACTGCCGTTGATTGGACCGGATGCGTGGAGAGGTGTTGACATCGAGGAACCTGTGGATAACATCCGCATCTTCCCAGTGGTTGATATCTCCCCACCTATTCCTTTGAAGGACTTGGGTCAGTGGTTGCAAAACGACGACCAGTTCGGGTTCTACTCCAAAGGCTTCGGGATGTATTACCGCAAAGGAATGTGGTACATCTTCCCGTTGTTCAAGATGGGTCGTTACGAAACAGCTCGGAAAGTGCTGAACATCTATCGGGTTCCTCAGGACGTGCTCCCCACACTGGAGGTGACTCACTTCACTGAAGGCAAGGTAACCACTATCCTGTCTACAGGGACGGCTAAGCATATTGACGGCTCAGACATCGTTAAGCAGAACAAAGGTACGGGTAAACGTATCGTTAGCTCTGACGCGGTTATGGGTGAGACTGGTGGGTATTACAACAACGGTGTTCACCTGTCCACTCGGGCAGACACCTTGAGTGAGTACCAGACGTCCAAGCGGGGGAGTGGTGAGGAAGTAGCGCCATTCGCCAGTGAACCGACTAACAACTTGGCTAAGCACTTGTCCGATAACGCTTTCAACGAGGGTAACTTGGAGACCATCCAGTGGATGAACTCTGACCACTCTGTGTTGGAACCCGGGATGGCTGTTCGGTTCTTCTTCCTGACAGGCGACGTGTTGTCGTACAAAGAAGGAACCTTGCTGGGTGCTCGTACTGAGCATGTTCGTGATCAACAAACCCCTAACGATCTCAAGTTCAGACAGAGTAGTGCATTGTCTTTGTTCCTGAATGACCAGGTCGTTGAAGTGACTTAAGTAATTTTTAAGGAGGGTGTTGTTTATATACGGATGGTAAGGAATCTCTGGGGAAAGGGGATTATTTTGTATTAATAATAGGGTACTAGCCTAACGGCTAGTACCCTTTCCTTCTATGCTCTTATCCCGCTAGGGATTTATAGACCTACATCATCGGGATGACTAAAGAGTTAATCTTTATTATTAAACTCAACAGTCTTTATTATTGTAAATTAACCACACCAACCGAAAAGGGAAGAATGGAAATGAGTGAAGGTAAAAACATTGTTTTGGTAGCCACTGGTTACAGTCGCCGTGAGCTTTCTGAAATTAAGGATAAAATCGGCAGATGTGTAATCCTCAGCTCGATTGGGGATGGTCCTATCATTGGGACGATGGAAAAACTCCTACAAGAAGGTTATCAAGTAGTTTCTACGGAAACTATCGAGCCTAGTGGGGATAAGAATAAATTAGTAGTAGCTGAAGATCTGGATCGCATGATCCTTCGAGAACAACTGAAAGCACTCGGCATCGAGATTGAAGTAGTTGTTGATTCAGATTCAGTCAGCTCTATGGTCAATGGCTTGCTCGCCCTTCCTTCTACTCATGAGGAGATGAAGAAGATCCTTGGTCATACTCCTTACGAGGGTAATTACGAAAGGGACTGTCACCAGCTTCTTGGTCAAATCAAAGAGGCTTTCCGTCTGTTCATGATGCGGCATCCAAAGAACGAAGCCCTTCGTGACCTTACTATCGGTCGTCTGGGCAAGGAACTGACTGAACGTGCTCCTAGCTCCGATGTCAAAGACTCTGCAAAAGAAGCTTCTGTCACAGTCACCGTCGGCGAGGGTGTCAAGAGTGAGGACCTTCTGTTCGAAATCTTGAAAGAAGTAAAGGGCTTTCGTGAATCGGTTCAGTCGCCTTCTGCTGACGATCGTCGTAACCACGCAATCAGAGAGTTCCTGTCGACTTCCCAGTTGTCGGTAGAAGCAATCGTCAACGGACTGCGCGCCATTGAGGCCGGGACCACAGAGCAAGCTGGTTCCGATCACTATACCAGAGCTCTCGCAAAGGAACGGATCACCAAGGCTATCAACGGTGGACTGAAACACGTCGGTAATGGGAAGAACTTTATCGAGGCTCTAGCCGATGCTTTGCTGGGGGACGAAAAGCAGGAAACTCGTACGCCTACTACCAAGGAAGAGTTTGTCAGTCTGTTAACCGAAGCGGTAGGTGATGTCGGGGCTGCTCGAGTACTTCCTCCGATCTCCTTGGATCGCATGACCGCCAACACTCGTGAGCAGGTTGTCAAACTGTTGAACCCGACCTTTTCTGCGGTGTTCCATGGTCACTATAACGCACATATCCAGACTTTCAGCACGGAGCAGATCTTTAAGGCCCTCGTTGAAGCATTGGACGGAGATGATAGTGTTGTCAACTTCTACGGGCTGAATACACTCGGGGTTAGCGATAAAGCAACATTGCGTCATGAACTTTCCCGGGCGCTCGGTATCCATCGGGCTAAAGTGGTCGGTAGTAACAAGCAAAGTTTCTTGGAGGGTCTGATTAACGCTCTGCAAGAGGATAAGGTAATCGATAGTCACATCGTAGTGAACGGTCTCGGTAACCTGACCGAAGCAGACGGTGTTGAGCTGGTGAATATCCTCAAGCAAGGTCTTGGTGACTCGGTGTTCGTTGGTCATCAAACCAGAACCGAGAATATCCTCAGGAAGTTACTTGAGGCGGTTTCCGGTGACGAGATCAATCAGGTAACACTCCATGATCTGAAATACATTGACAGTCGTGCCAAGCGCAATCTGTGCGCCGCTCTTAAAGTTGGACTAACCAAGTTCGAAGAACTCGAGCAACGGGATAAGAACTTCGCTATTAACGGAGCTGAGACTGAAAAGAAACCTAACGTGAACCTTACTCTGGGTAAACTCGTTCACGAATGGAAACAGGCTGCCGCTGAAAAGGGTATTGAAATCAATGAAATGGAGTTGCTCAATCATCTCCTCCAACAAGTCATTGCCCAACATTCCCCTATGTACCGACTGGAAGGTGGTAAGTGGGTTGAGCGTGTCGTTCCCTTGGCTCGTCCTCTTGACTGGTCTGTAGTTACCCAAAACATACCTGAGCAGGTAACCACTGCTATTGTTTTCGGTAATCACACGTTCGATTGTACTAAACGTGAAGACGGTAGTGTTAAGGTTACTACTAACCATGGGGATAATAAATCGAGCAACCTTATCATCACCAAAGATGGTTCGGTTAAGTTCGAAGATCCTGGCTATCTGGGATAGTAGTGAATTAAGTAATTAATTACTACACGCACTATAGTAGTACCCCACCACGTAAACCTCTCCTCAGCCTTAAGGCTGAGGAGAGGTAACCACTATCTATGCAATTTAAGTTATGCCTTCTTTTAAACCTATATCATCAGGGTAGTCAATCATTCGATTAATGTACCGGAGTACCGTTATGGAACTTGTTAATTGCACCCTTGAACAACTTACCGACTTGGTTGGTAATACCGGTATTACCCGTCTCCACCGTATGGGGATTGAGTATCCGGGTGAAGTATTGAACATCATCTTCGCTGAGACAGGTGATTTCCCGATCATCGATCAATACCCAGCTCAAGCTTTTGTATCTCGCATCAATATGGATACAAGAGAAATTAGCTACGATAAGAAAGATCCGTTGGCAATCGTTTTCTACCCAGCGATCATGAAAGAACAGCACACAGGGTTTCCAGTAGGCGAGACATTCCTTAACATCGGTACGCTCTTGCATGAGCTGACACACGTTAAGCAAGTGTTCTCTGGTCGCCTGGAATCCTTGGGTTGGCTTAAGATGAACTGGGAGGGCGTATATCACGAGATCGAGATGAACGGCTACCTTGCCTACCCTTGGGAGAAAGAAGCCTGTATGGAGCAGCTGGAGTGGATTACCCGGGGTAATACCATCATGGCCGAACTGCACTATAACGGTCTGGTGGAAGCTTCCAAGCAAATCAAACCATAAGCATACATAGGTACCCTACCAGCCTCTGAGGCTGGTAGGGTACTAATCTATGTTTTTTTTTCGTCTTACATCATGTCGTCAGCGTTTTCCAAACCTTTGTTGGTGATCTTCTGTTGCAGGCTTCGTCTGAACATTGGTTTACCCATGATGTCATGGAGCAATCCGAACTTAGGGTCCAACCGGTAGAAGAAGAAACGATCGGGCGGAGGAGCGCCTTCACCTCGCATCTTCCCTAGCATGCAGCACCAGTAACTCGCTTGCTGACCACGAGCCACATGGATGCCCAGCACACAGTCTACTTCGTTAGTGATCTTGGTCGACGTCTCTGTCATCGACTGACCAGCAGTTTCCCGAATGAAGTAAACCTCACTCTCATCGTCCATCTCTTTCAGCGATCGTTTCGCATCAGGGTTGAGCTGGTGAGGAGTGATGAAACAAATACCACGGTTGATCATGAACGAACGAACACGACGGTACAGTAGTTGCAACTTGTCAGACTTACTGTCGCCCGGGATCTTGTCGTAGTTCATCAGAGCGAGGTAGTCGTAACCGTAGAGGATGATCTCGTGACCACGTAGCTCCAGAGTACGAACCCGATCCATCAAACGGTTCATGTCTTCTTTGTTGGACTCGATCTGGTTAATGACCAAGAACCAACCGTTCTCTTTAAAAGACTTAGCAATTTCATCAGCAATCGAAATGGCATCGTCATTCAAGAAGTTAGCGTCGTTATCCAACGACGCAGCACAACTCAACTTGTACATCCGCTCGAGTACCAAGCCCATCGTGTCTTCCGATGAGTCGAAGCAGATAGTCGGGATCTTGGAAGGATCGCGCAAGAAAGGAGTGTTGTACTTAGCGATACCCCACAGCAAGTGACCCATGGTCAAAGACTTACCGCGGTTAGTCAGTGCTTCAATCATGTAAGTCTTGTTACGGTTGAACCCACCATCTGGATACATGGCAATGTTCAAACCGTGAAGAGGACTCTTCAGAATACCTTCAGGACTCTTCTCACGTTTGGCCAACTCAATAACGGCCAACATGCTGGCAGGGTCATTGGTGTTAACACTGACAACTACTTCAGACTGACGCTCATTAAACGAATCGTTAACCCGTTCTTGAATGAGATCTAACAAAGCACCCCAGTCTTCACGTTTCATCTCATGGAGATCTTTGTAAGCAAAGTCACGAATCTTCTGTCGGAATCGTTTCTGGAAAGCTTCTTCTTGAGCGTTCTTACGGATGTCTTTAATCTGACGGAAGATAAGACGACGGATCATTTCTTCCGAGTCAAAGTCCTCCATCCCTTCCGCTACCACTTTCTTAATGGTATCGTCACCTTTGCTAAATACAGCAATACGCTGAGTCAACAAAGATTTTATAAGCGGGTCTCCATCCTCCTGGTCGAGTGTCCAGAAGATCGCTGCGCGTATACCCTCCCGAAGCGCTTTGTCTTGAGTCAAGATATCGGGAGGTGGTGCCGGTAATTCTTCCAGAATTTCAGTCAATTCTGTTGTTAAGTTTTTGTCCTTTAGCTTCTTAGCTTGATAGACAGAGGTCAACAGTTTGACCAATACCAGCAAATCGTTCATTCCTAACTCCCTAGGAGCAACTAACCAATGATCTTCAAATACCCGAACGGAGATCCGTTCCACGTTATCTTTCTGACCAGCGACCTTTTGGCGGCTGCTCAGGGTGCAAAAATCCCGTTGTTGGACTTGCACAAAATTCATTCATACCATGGCCACCTGACATTCCATCAGGTGGCTGGGCACATCGCAGTTCAGCAAGAAGTTGCTAAATTGCTTGGTGTTGAGATGCCCGAACTGAAGACGTTGTTTGGTGAAGGCTACAACGGCGGAATGGTTGAGCAAGCATTCAATGAGATCGACAGTAATTCGTTACGGGAGCATTTGATCCGTTCCACACACTTCAAATCGATTTCAGTAGGGCAAACGATCCTTCTTGTTGTTGAACCAAATGACGAGGTTTCTACCTCTGGATGGGAAAAGCTCAAGGGAAGAACGCTTTCTCTGGCGTTGCAGCAAACACTCTATGAGCAGGTAGGTTATCTGAAAGTTCATAATGGCAAGGTTATTCGCCCCGCTGTTGGAACGTTCACGATGGCCGACGTCTATGGATTTGTCGCTAAACAGAACCCCTAACGAAGCGGCACAGTATTTTATGTGCAGTTTAATACCGCATTAACTTGCATAAATCACTTTCTCGACAGGAATGTATCATGGACAAAGAAAATTTCAAGAAGGTTACGGCGAGTGTTGATAAGTCGCCGAACTACTTCCACAACACCCGCCAAGCTCTGACCAACGGTAACCTTGCCTCGGTAAGCGGCAACGAAAGCTACACCGAATTCCAAAAGGCCCTGGACTCTGTTGACGGCTCCGAGTCGCTCAAAGTCAAGCAGATGTTCACCGGCTTCAACCAGAACAACTTCGACGCGATCAAAAGCGCCTGGGGCAAGGACATCGTCGCACGCGCCAAGAGCGTTATCGATGGTTACGACGCCGACGGTCAGAAATTCGCCGCGGTCGCTGGTCAGGAAGGCTTCTCCCTCCAGAACTTTGGTGGCGACGAGCAATCGATCCGCGCAGCCAACCTGGTACTGAACGCCCAGTCCCACCTGCAAACCAAAGGCGCTGATGCCCTGTACGCTCCGATTTCGATCGGCTACAAGGAAGAAGGCGTTGAAATGACCGTTCGTGCCGCCGGCCTGGGTACCTATACCTACGGTGCTACCGCGTTCCAATCCGCTTCCGATCTGCGTCCGGTCTTCGGCCTGCTGCGTTCCGGCGACATGTTCCAGGAAGAAGTCCTCGCTGTGTACCCTGTGTACCCTGCTGACGACGCTGCTGACGAACGCCGCTTCTTCGCTCCTGCTGCACTGTCCACTCCAGTCCCTGTCAAGTACATGGCTGGCGATGCCTACGGCCGTCAGGAACACCTGACCCAGGACTTGGTTGTTCCGGTAACCATCCCGAACTTCCTGGCCCTGACCCAGACCCCTGGTCAACAGCCGTGGACCAACACCGACGAACTGGAGTCCAACTCCATCGCGGTCAAGCGCATCGGCGTGAAAGTCATGATCGGTTCGACCGAGAAGACCTTCTTCATCAACACTGCTTCGATGTCGAACAACACCTTCGGCGTCGGTGGTCAGGTACAGAGCTCCGACGAGCGTACTCTGAACCTGAAAATCTCCCAGTACCCAGGTTTCTCGGTACAGGACAAAGACGGCAACGAAATTGGCGAGACCATCTTCGCCGACTTCAAAGCCGCCGGTTACGAGCCACGCCTTCAGCTGCAACTGACTGGTACCTACCAGCGTCAGCGCGGTGACATCACCCTGCTCGCAGGTGCGGTGAACATCGCTGAGCTGTACGAGACCAGCACCAAGGTTGTCGTCAAGTACGGCAAAGCTTCGAGCCAGCAGCAAGGTCTGTTCAACACCCTGAAGTCGGGTACCGTGGTTTCCGCCCGTACCGGCCAGAACGTCAACAACACCAACCGTGGCAACTTCGGTTACCGCGTAGAAGTGTACGATGCCTACAAGCATCTGTCCGTTCAGCGCCGTTCGCCGATCTCGGTTCAGTACCCAGTGAGCGACAAGGACGTGTACCAGGAATCTCTGGACTTCGCCCTCAAGCAAATGTCGATCATCATCAACAACCAGTGCTCCAAGACTGCGTTCGTTGAAGCGCGTCGTCACACCGAGTACATCAAGCAGATCGACGGTTCCGCTGTTGTTGCCAACACCCAGGGCTCCGAAGTTCTGGCTGGTCAGCACTTCCTCACTCCAACCTGCGTTGATCGCAAGCTGAAGCTGAGCGACGTGGTTTCGGCCAACGGTTCGTACGACGTCTGGAACGCAGTGTCCGCTGCGATCACCAACGAAATCGCCGACATCATCGCTGCGCTGTACACCCGTTCGGGCCTGGCGGCTGTTGCCGAGTACACCACCGGTGATCTGAAAGGCAAATGGTCGGTTGTTGCTCACCAGAACATCAGCCGCTTCATCTTCCGTTCGGGCGACGCTCGTACTGTTGGTCCGGTTGATCAAGCCAACGTTGTTGAAACCAACTTCGACTCGGAAATCGGTTACGTCACCATCGTACCGAAGAACGATTCGTCGTCGGAAGTCATCGACCCGCTGGCTGGTATCGGCGTCGTTGTGACCAAAGAGAACATTGTCGTACAAGGCAACGTGACTCGTGGCAACAAAGACTTCGGCGTTGTTATGACGCTGCCGACCTACAAGCACTGGGGCCTGAACGTGGTCATCGGTCGTCTGTTCATCGAAGACGCCCATCTGTTCCTGACCGACGACGGCTTGATCAACGACCTGGCTGTTAAAGCAGTTCGTCTGGCCAACGCCAACGAGATCGTGCTGACTCCGGTCGTTGACCCAAACGCACCGTGATCCCGCCGACGTTCTACGGGCAACTGACGTTTCCCGAGAATAGATCGTAAGTAGGATCCTGTCCTGAAAAGTGGTAACCCTCCCCGACCTGCAATGGGTCGGGGAGGGTTATTTATGCAACTTAGAAATCCGCTAATTAAATTCAAACCTACATTATCTAACTGTGAGAGTATTTAAGGTGACCTCGTGCACGGGGTTGTAAAGAAGCTAGAGGACTTAGTTCGATGAACAACAGTATTTCTAGTTTGAAACTAGAATATCATATTTCGAATTATAGCAATGACGAACTCATTGTTAAAACCCAAGGAGGGTTGAACTACATAATACGCCGTCAAGAACGTACTGTCTCTCGTAATTACGTGAGTCGGGAAGTAGACATAAAGATCAGCGGTGTTAAAACCGATGATTTCTGGTTAGACGATCGGTTCGCTCAGACAGCCTTTGATAAGGCACTTCTGAAAGATCTAGGTGAGAGCATTGAAAAGCACAGGAATAATAACCGTATGCTTGCCGATGTTTTCACGTCCGACTTTTATGTCAAGATATTCTTGAGTGGAAGCTTGGCTGACGAGAATGAAGTAATCCACAGTGACATACTGGGGATCTCGTTATACAACTCCATGGAAGCGGCGAATATCGCACCGCTCAACAGTCACGGCTTCGTGCTGCAAGAACTGTTCGAGCAAGCGCATCATCATGCAATGGAAAAGCCTAAAGGAGGGCTACATTACTTTATCTACTTGAATGATCCACTCAGTAAGCTAAACCCAATCTACACGAACGTGATGGGTAAAGCCGTTCGGGTTCCAGTCGTACAGGATATCAGCAGGCCTGCTGGTTTGTACGTCGGTCTGCAATATGGCAGCATTGAACCCCAGGAACTTTACTTTACGTGTGAGGAGCTCTCTAAGGAGTCATTGGGCAAGCACGGGTTATTCGAGACCATGGAAGAGTGCGCGATGGGTGGCAACACTGACCGGGCTATTACTGCTGAAAAGAAACTGGCGGACAATTCTAAAGCTATGGGCGGTTTGTTGAAGGACAGAACAACACTGGAAGAATCCTTGAGGAAAGCTCAAGCAGAGGTTGCAGGTTTGGCGGATGAATTGCGCCAAGCGACCAGCAATCATCGTAACGAGACTGAAAGGTTGAAAGCACAACAGACAATGGCGTTGTATCTCCGTGATATGACTGCCACAGCTACATCAGCTCACCACCAGATCAAAGATTCAGTAACAAAAGCCAATCAGGACATCGAAAAGAAACGTAGCAGCGCAAATAGCTGGGGGGAGATTGCCAAGGCAGTAGCCGCGGTAACCACATGTGCTGTGACTGTTTACAAACTGTACACTTCCTAGGGATAAGAGGATGAACCGTAAGTTACTCGACTTAATGGACGCAAAGATGCCAGACTTCAACCCTGTCTTGACTGAAGGGTTTCATGAGAAAGAGTTCGAGAACGGGCACGTCTGGTTTGACAGAGCGTTAAGAAGCATTCTTAAGAACGTAGAAAGTCGTGGGGTTTTCTTCAAAAAGTGTGAACCAGCTGATCCGAAAGAGTTCATTGATTATCTGATTGGTAGCAGTCGGAAGATCTTTGATGCTCACCGGGAAACTCTGTACCCTGTGTCGATTAACATCGATTACAAGGATAAGGGTGGTCAGATCATATCCTTTAAAGCATTTACGATGCTGCCGTATACGAATGTGTATGGTGATGTCTTCCTGCGGGATGCGTTCTACAGCGCTCAGTTCGTATTGGCAGAGCGGGCACTCCCTGTTACTAAGGAGAACTCGATCTTTGTTAAGGTTCTGGGTTACAAGTTCAAGATTGGTGTGGAACCGTTTAACATTACGCAAGTCTTTAGCGAGACAGGTGTACTGACAACTCGGAGCTACGATACCAACTTAGCAGCTAACCGTTTCTACAGTCCTACTGAAGCGCGGAAGATTAAAGATACAAAAACACCGACTCCTCTTTTGGCTTGGTATATGTTCGCCAAGATGGGATTCAGTGAAGCAATGAAAGAGTATGGCGAGTGTGATTATCGTCTAGGTCCGTTGGATGCACTGGTTACAGAGTGCAGACCAGAAGACCGCTGGGAAATCTTCTCACGTAGCAACTCAGGGACCAACAAGAAGTCTCTAGGTGATTTCGTGAGCTTGGATACGGCGATTGCAGTCAGGAACCTGAATGCGGGTCGTAAGTCTCTCAGTGCCATGGCATTGCAGTACATGTGTGCGTTAATGTTTGTGGTGGATTGTGCATCGTCTTATTTCGACATAGATCGAATTGACGATCCGAGTTACTGGAAGTTGATCATTGGTCGCTGCTCTGTGAAAGCAGGGGACACGGATGAGTATATCCTGCGTCTGATCGATCAACATTTTGAAACCATTAACGAATACTTGGACGAAGACTCCATTAAGCGGTTTGCTGGACAGTCGATTGTTGTAAGCAATATGTTCGATCTGTTCAACTACATCATCGCTAACCGGAGTGAGATCGTTCAGACCACCAACCGCGCCTCTGCGTTCCACAAAGAGCTGGCTAGCTTGGAGTTCATCCTTGACAGTCTGTTAACCGCGGCTAACAACTTTAAATATGACATCAAGAACAATTCAGAGATCAACCAGAAAAAGGTTGCCAAGTTCTTGAGTGATCACTTTCATGTGAAGGAGATTGACAATGCACGAAACGCTAACCTTATCCAGGAAGCCACTCCTACGGATAATCCGTTTATTGACTACGTTCTAGGGTGCATGCCACAGCACAAAGTCTATACCGGTATGGGGAAACAGAAGAAAGGTGACTTTGACGTCAACGACAGTGCAACGTTCACTGATGCTTCTCAACCTTTCGTACACAGCTACTTCAGGGTAAATAAACCTAACCCTGATAGCCGGGGTTATCTTAACCCCTGTCTGTATCTGATCGACGGTGTAACAACAGGACTGGATCCGCAGTTTAAGGATCTTTACGTTCGAACAGATCACAGATTACGTCATAGAGAGCCATGGCCATGAGTTTTTATAAACCAACTAATCAGGGACAGCCGGGGCGGACGATTGACACTGCCTCGGTCCCTAGCGCGGGTGGTTCTGCCCAGAACCCCTACGCAAAGATTGACCCCCTGTCTCATCTACGAGGTTTGGTAGATGGCGGGGGTGCGGGTAATTTGAATGCCGGTTCCGGTATTAAGTGGGACATGGTAGGTAACTCTCGCTACGAGGACGACGGCTTACGTGCACTTCGTGGTGAAATTAATACGGAAGAGCTGATCAATCAGGAGTACATTCAAAAGTATTCCGAAGCGGCAGCAACCTTCTTTAATAGCTTGGCTCAACGCCGGGGTGGGATGTACGCAGAGTATCGCGCCGTCCTTGAACATTTCCGTTACAACAAGAAAACAGGAGCAATGTGTCACATCCGCAATGCTTTTGTGGACACGATCAATAGTCACCCAGAGTTCATGGTGGTTATTGCTAAAGCAGGTGTACCAGTCTTCGGTCAGATTTTGATCGACATGGCTAAAGCATCAACGTCTGGTAACTTGAACGAAAGCGAGTATCGGAAAGCATGCCAAATGGCAGCAAGTATGGTTCTCACGATGGAGTTTATCTCCTGGCTCTGCAAGTCCACAGCTGGTCGTGAAAAGGCTTTTGCTTTAACACCAGAAATCAAGAAGATGGTATCTGATCTAGAACGATTCAAAGATGCGTTTACTCAAGCATGTACGACGTTCGGATTGAGCAACCCGTACGCCGGGTTGGTATTTGAAATCAGCACCCCTATTCGCGCTGATAGCAGCATGATTATGGAAGCTGAACGTGCGCTGGCAGGCATGACCCGTTTTGGTGGTGATGCCTTTATGAACCACCAGCCACAAGAAAGCGCTGAGGCTTTGTTGGAGCAAGTATTCCGTACTGCTCAGCAAGCTAATGCTCGTTATGTACCGGAAGACAGTCATCAGAACGATAATGGCTTTGGTCAAGTTGAATGGGAAACCAAAGAAGTTGACTTTGGTCGTATTACCGAGGAAAACAAAAAGCATTACGACTATCGTCGTTTGTTCAAGTGGATTGGTAAAGATGATTGGTACTTTATTCCCGAATCTGATTGGAAGAAGGTTAAGCATGCCTTCAAGCGTCACCCCGATCAGCCAGAACAGGAAGACACTGTTCTTAATGGGAGCTTCCGTGCAGTAAAGATTGATCTTGACGGTAACGATGAGGGTTGGATCAGTACGGTTATTCGAGCGGAGGGATTAGATATGGCAACCGGGTTTACTGACCCACAAAAGCTGCTCCCGGCATTGGAAGCAGTAGCAGGTAGTACAGAGACGCAGGTTACAGCTATTCCAGCTGAGAAGCTGTTGGTTAAAGGTAAGAGCGCAAGCATCCCTGCTGCGGCCTGTGAGAAGCTGGAAGGCATTCCAGTGATCACTTTGAAGGAGAAGGTTACCGAGGCGTCTTCTGGCGCTATTCTGTCGGCTATCTCATCCACGAACAAAGTGTTGACTGCCAACATCAAAGGCACCAACGCAACATCGTTTAACACGTGTATTTGGGAATACTTCAACTGCGACTCTGATGAAGACCGTCAGCGTCTGACTGAGAACCTGCCTTTCCTATTCAAGGATCTGGAAGACAGCAATCTGTCGTTCTACATGCGCATGAAGAAGATCGTTGATTTCTTCGATACTGAAGTTATTGACGGTGAGCTGGTTGATTACATCGACACTCGTTTGACGTTGATTGTAAACGATTGGCTTATCAACTCACTGGGCTACCCCAATAACCCAGATCATCATCGTTGGCTTGCTGCTGAGTCCATCTTTGAAGATTACAGTGAACTGGATAACATCTTCAAAGAGCAGGATGAAGAAGCTTTCCGTTGCTTCAATATGGAAGCCAGTCCGGCTAACTTCCTGACTGAACAAATGAAACTGTTTGTAGCTGAAAGCGTTCACAACAAAGAAAGCGCAAAAGACACCATTATCGACAAAGTCCAGAAAGGTCTGCGTCTGGTCACCGAGCGTCCGATCCACTTCACTATCGTGAACAAACGTCTGCCACCATCGGACATTGATCAGGGTAATGATCCGCTTCTTATCCGACGAAGTAAGTTTCCCGAGTTCTTCCATCTGGTTGAAAGCGGGTTCGAGCCTTCAATGGGTAAGGGGAAGGAAATCAAAGTGGTCGACAAGATCATCCAGTTCTCTCAGGATGAATCGATGTGGCTATTCTCCTACAGTTCGTTGGATGTCAACATGGCTACAATGCGCCGTGTGACTACCCGTAGAAGTTTGATGATGATGGCACTGGTGTAAAAAGTAGTTTAATCGCGATTAAATTAAGATTCAGCCTACTCCTGGGTCATACCGGGGGTAGGTCTTTCTTTTCTGTACCCACCCCACTAATAAGGGATTTGTTTATGTCACGTAACGATATCGATATTGATGTAGCGCGCCAAGAGATCATTGATAACTTTGCGCATCACTGGGAATTGAACGACAAAGGTCACCGACAAGATCACTTTGAAGAAGTGTTCCAGACCGCCAAGCATATCAACGAAGTACTGGAACTCGGGTATCCGCAAATCGATATGTTGTTCGCAGCTTACTTCCATGACTTCTTTGCCTGGACACGTGTTAACCACCACACACTGGCCTGGGATTATTTCCGTACTGCTGACCATCCTGTCATCCTTAAGTATTACGGAGACCTGCCTCGACGCATTCGAGACACAGTAGCGGATGCATGCCGTGAACACCGGGCGTCTTTCAAAGGAGAGTTCGCTCATCGGTTCGCTGAACTGATCAACTCTGCTGACCGTGGGTTCCCTGGTCACGTACAGCGACTGTTACAGCGTACCTACAACCATCGCCTCACTACGTACCCGGATATCTCTCCTGAGGAGCGTATGAAGCTCTGCGTCGAGCATATGAAAGAGAAAGCCGGTAGCAAGGGCTACGCTCGTTATCCAGATCTGTACACGCGGGTATTCGGTAAAGAGCTGAAAGCCCAAATGGAAGAGATCGATAATCTGTAACGCCAATTTGTTTCAAACCCATATTACTTGGGTGCAACACCGGAGCTAGAACATTGGGTTCTTTTTCCATTACTAAAGAGGAAACACAAATGGATCGCGCACTTCGCAACGTAAACGATGTGGCTGCCAATACATCCAATAACCAATCGGGTTATCCCGAGTTGTCCAACGTCCAACTGGCTACTGAAGTCCAGAAGCTCAGCGGGTATAACCACTTCTCCAGTAGCACTGCTAGCTTGCTGGAAGAGGTGGTGCGTCGCCTGGTATGTAGTCAAGGTACCGTGATCAACCTTTCGGGAACTCCCAGTTCCTCCAGTTCTCTGGATCCGTTAGACCAACCGGTGACCTTTGGTTCCACCCTCACCTTGAGGGATCTATCGGAAGCCACGTACACGGTTACCTTGGATCCACGTAAACACCTTAAGAAGTCTGACTACCCCAGCCTGGCAAAACAGTTAAACAAGCAAGGACTTACTGATGATCTCGCAGAGCTTGCTTTGAGTGATTTGAAGAAATGCTACAACGTTACCGCTATCGCCAAACAAGCGCCGGCTAGTTTCGATGTAATGTTTTATTGGTTGCAGAGCGGGGTTATGTACTGGACCTGGTGTGACGCTAAGGATCCAAAGAATACCGCTGCTGATATTTAAGTTGCAGAATCCTTCAGATCTATATAACTAGGGTGAATATAAACGTGGTAGTTTTGCTACGTTCACCTTTATTGTACTGTAGGAGCTTTATGATGACTAACCTTAACCTCACCCCAGAACAAATCAAAACTGTATCGATCCGTGGTCAACGCGAAGCCGGCTTCAAATCCTCCCACATCGTTGGTGCTGTTGCAGGTGTTCTCACTGCCGCCGCCAACTACAACCAAGGTAGCTCCCTCGCAGGCGCTGCCGCTGGTGCTGCACTGGGCGGCGCCATGGGTTACGCCATCGGCGACATCTTCGGCATCACCGACGATCTGGGTACCAGTGCTCGCATCCTCAACGGCGGCGTAGCAACTCTGGTGGGTGTATCGTTCAGCGGTCTCGCGACTGGTCTGGTCGATGCACTGGTACGTCCACAAGAAGCACAGTAAATGACAATAGGGGGTCTTCGGACCCCCTACGGTTATGTTTTATTTTTCACCGTAATACCAATCACTCGAGCTACATTCTTAATTACGTAACTGAGGTAATGACAATGCGCAATGAATTCGGACACATGCACGCCGCCCAATACATCCAACCTGGTTATCAGGATGCGTTCAAAAGACTCAGCGATGAACAGTTGCTGGAGCAGCTGAAGTCCATGGCGTGTTACGGGGATCACAACCAAACCACCCTGATGTTGATCGGGGAGCTTTACCAGCGCGCTCAGCGTGCTTTCGGTAAGACCTTCATGCCGAGTGAAAAGGTCCATGGCGATCGTTACCTGTACACCTCGATCTACAAGGATGGGGTAATGACCCATTACTTTGTGGACGATCATGAAACCAAGTTGCTGGTAGACGGTGTCTTCGAACGTACAGAGTTCCTGTACACAGCCGAGGGGCTGGGCTTCGAAGGGGGTCCTCGCATTAGCGCCTTGCTGGATCTTGGCGAGGTGTTCACAGCGATTCGGGTTGACGAGAACGGCAAGCAGGTTGGCGAAGCGGTACGTTGCCACTTCGGCACCATTGCAGCTGCTCAAGGGTTCAACGCTAACCCGTTGCACATCTCGAAAACTCTCCCTCTGGGGATCTTCGAGATCAACTTCAAATCACCCGCCGGACTCATGCGTCAGACCCTCAACGAAGCTCTGCTGAAAGCGGCCGAGACGGTTACGACCGATCCAGAGAAGCTTACACGAATTCAGGAATTTGTGAATCAGTTCGATCTCTTGGAAGAGTACAGGATCTCGGTTGAAAAGGTGTTCAATGGATCGGAGATGGCCGGTGGGATGAACCTTATCCCTATCACCACTCAGATTCATGTGTTCCCGGCTGGTACCGGCGCGCCTGTCAAGTTCTTGACTGCGATGTATGGTGAAACAGTTCCCGGGTTCGTTGACCGGAACAAATACCCTGCGTTGTTCCTCAACCCAGAACCTAACGCCAACCATTATGCTCCTGGTGCGGGCGGCTTTGGCGGTCCAGGTGGTCCAGGTACCCCTATCTGGTAAGTAGTCTGATAGTCGAGAGGAGCTAACCCTCCTCTCCTTTCTTTATTCTTGTTATGAGGTTTTTATGAACAACGGTCAAGGCAGTATCTTCGGCGGGGCTCTTCACGGCATGCCTCAAACACAGCTCGAGTTCAACAAGCACTTTAACCCAGCTCCTCCGGAGGTGGTCATCCAGACCCTGCACGAGATGGCTAATTGGGTCCCTATGACCAATCAGACCCTCTCGGTTATTCAGAATGCTGTAGGGTTGATCTCCCGACTCCAGCAAGATAACAAGGCAATGTCTGACGATAAGTACTGGAAGCTTCGTAAGTTCGGTGAGGAGATGCTTGCTCTAATTTCCATCCCGGCTGACGCGGGTCGTGAAAAGCGAGTGTTCTTCCACGATTTTGAGACCGGTGAAGTCTACCTGGGGTTCCCTGCCGTTATGGGCAAAGACATCCCGCCCATCGTAATGAAGGCAACACTGGGAGTGGAAGCAGTTGTAACCCTGTCCCTTAACGAAGCCGTCGAGGCAACCAAGAAGATCTGCAATACCTTTGAATCCTGGGTATACGGGACGGGCCGCTTGGGGCTCAATGAAGAAGTCCCGCTTAACCCATTGTCCGGAGAAACTGAGTTGGATTGGGAGTTCACCATGGACCTCGGTGACAGCCTGTTCGAGAATGATTTCAAGGCCAGCTTCATCTTTCTCGGAGAGCAAGCCCATATCGTAAGGCCGGACTTGGAATACGATACGTTCAAGGACAAGTTCAACCTTTGCGCTATCCTGAACGGTCCTAACCGATCGGTAATGCGTCTCCGGGTGTTCTCGATCAACCAGCAGCAGTACTACGAATGGGTATTCCCTAAGTAGTTGTTACGAGGAGGGGTGTTAGTTCACCCCTCTTTTATTTTTTGTACCTCATGGAGTTTGTCAAGATGGCTGTTAGCAGAGAACCTCCGCTTTTAATGAACAACTGTCAAATCAACCCTGAGTGGGAAAGATGGTTAAAGGCTAATTACCCCAATATCTCCACTGAAGCGACTAATGCCAACATTATCCTCAAGATGCTTTGCTTTCGGGCTACCATCGACATTGTACTCAAGGATAACTGGGACCATTACTCAACAGAAACCTTGGGACTGATTAAGGAACATCCTGAACACTGGGGGTTATTGCAAACCATTAACCCGCCTAAACCCACCATGTTACAGCGGTTATTCCGGCGCTTTAAACGGGAATAAATAAACACTCCACCTAAATCCTATGCACGTTCATATAACCGAACTCTATGGAGTCTCCAATGGCTAAAGGTAACAGCGGTAACAGCAAACCAAACACCACCGCACCGGCTCAAGCAGCCGTCCCTGAAAACAAAGGCGTTCAGGAAGGTGCTGACAACAACGTCATCGACCAAAACAACACTGGTGATCAGGCCAACCTCGGTGATCAGTTCGTGGTTCCGGCGGGCAAGGTTCTTATCACTCTCCCGGCTGACGTGAACGAAGGCATTACCGAGTTCGTGGGTCAGCTTAAAGCAGCTTACTTCGATGCTGACGTGGACGCCCTCCTGACCGATCGCTTCAAACCAGAAGTCGACGAGACCATCAACGAAGACCGTGGGTCCGACGACATCGTTCTGGTTACTGGCTTCGAACTAGCTTTCCCGCTGGACGCTCTGGCCGACGACATCACCCAAGGCCTGCTGGCCGTACAAAACGCTCTGGACACCCGCAGCGCTCCCGAAGGCCAAACCTTCCCGGAAGCACTGGTCGGTTTCCAATTCCCACTGACCGTACTGGAACGTTACATCCAAGGCGTCCTGCACCAAGGCGTCCGTCTGGAAGACGTGGAACTGGTTATCGCCGACGCAGAAGCAGACTCCCATCTGAAAACGCTGAACTTCTCGCGTCTTCTGCAAGGTCTGGCGCCGACCCACGTTTACCTGCGCTTCCTGTAACGCGCGTACATAGTCATAGCCTACCCTCAGCCCTAAGGGCTGAGGGTAGGTACTATGGTTTTTTTTTGCTTCTGTTACGGTTTGAACGGCTGATATCCAGGATCGTTCTTACTAGGGTCCGTCCCATCTTTGTTGTCATCGTCCGCGCTAGCGTCCTTGTTAGCGTCGTCATCGTTAACAGGTGGTTCTTCGTCCTCTTCCTCTTCTTCCTCCTCACCGCCACCACCAGCTAGGGTGTCGTCGTCGACCAAAGCCGGATCATCAGTCAGAGCTGGATCTGCATCAGGATCAACAGGAGGGTTATCAATGCCATCACCGTTGGTCAGACTATCGTCAGGTTCTGCTTGGCCAGTGGTTTTATCCTTGGCTTGAAGCAGGTCTTGCTTAGACTTCTCGATATTCTTCCAATGCTTCTTGAGAACAGCCACGTCGGCCTTATCCATACCAACCATCATGGCAGCCAAGAACTCACCAGTGTTCTGGTGTTGCTGAACTACTTCGTTCACCAGAGACGCCAAGCCACCACCTTCACCACCCGCCAATACATCATCAAACGGCATTGGTAGGTTGTACTTGATGTAAGCCTGTCTGAGGAATACAGACTGGATCTGACCTTTCAGCTTAGCAAGGCTGTGCGGGTCAATGTCTTCCTCAGGACTACCATCGTCGCCCTTAATGAAGCCCAGTAGTTTACCAACGTGAGACAACGTCCCGTTACCACCTGCCATGTCCATCCAGTTCTTAACCAGCTCATTAACCACCTGAAGGCTGTCTTTGATCTTGTTAGTGGTTTCAATACTGGTAGGAGTAGGAAGCTTGCAGATAACGTTACTGATGAAGTCAGCCAGAATTAGGTTGATCTGCTGTTGCTCGTTACCTTCCAATGTTTGACCACTGTCAGGTTTCCAAAGCTTCTTCTGTTCACGGATCTTGGCAATCAAGTCTTTCAGCAGCGGTGCGTTGACATACGCGTGCTTACGCTGGAAGTCAGCGAGGAACCCACCCAACTCAGCCTGATAGCTAACCACCTGGTTCAACAACATCTGGTGCTCGGCCAAAGCCTCGATCTGGAAGTTGTTCTGATCGTCAGAGATATCCAGCCAGCTCTTTTGAAGTTGGAGGTAACTGGCGATCTTGTTCAACAGTTCATTACGACTGTTTTGGTCAACCCCAGGGAAGTTGTTACGATCCATGTGGTCAATCTGAACATCGTGACCCGGGAAGTACGGGTTCTCACCCGGATCTACCTTAACGGTCAACGACGCTTCCCGTAGGGAGTCAATCATCTGCGGAACAGACAACTGAGTCATCATCAGGATGTTGTGAACAGTCGGGTTAGCTTCAAAGAACGTGTTACGCGCGTTAGCGATGTCAGCCATCGGTTCAGGAGCGTTAGCGTTCAGACGAACAGTCATCATGGAGTGAGGGGTTGCCTTCTCCAAGTTAGACAGAGTGTCAGCCAAATCAAACATTGCCAGTCGAGTGATATGTGACTTCGCCATGTTCACCAAGGATTGACCGATGCCCAAGCGGTTGAAGTTCAACGCCATGTAGGTGAGAGCCTCTCCAGGGATGTACAGACAACGAACGCCTTGACCACGGAACATGCGCTGCAAGAAGATCTTGTTGACCTCCTCGTCGATCTCAATGCTGATGTTGTCACCATTACCACCCAACACCGACGCACTGAATGCACGGATAAGGTTAGCTTTAGAGACTTCAGCAAACTCACGCATGTCGAAATCACATTCCTTACCTTCCTGCACCTTACGCAAGTTCTGGATAAGGCTGTTCATGCTACCGTTCTTAGCTGGAGCGCCTGACTTCTCCTTGTTAGCACCGATCGACTGGTAGAACTCGAAGTCGTTGGTGTTCTTCAGGAAACTGCCATCTTCAGTATCCAGCAACGCGATGTAGTCAGGAGCAGTACGTCCATTACCGCCGTTGAAGTGGATAGGGATCAAACACTCACTCGGCAAGTGGAACGTCAGACCACGACCGTACGGAGCAGTATCCAGAGCACCGCTAGGCTTAACGTACTGAATGAACTGCGACGCAATATTCCGGCTACGGAACATCTGGGCGCTGACTTGCTCGATCTGACCTTCGCTCAAGTTCTGAGTCTTAGGTGAGGACGCGGCAGTCTTACCCTTAGTGACGTTACCCTTCTGTCCACCGGCTGTGGTGTCTTTCTTTTCAGGTTTCTTCGGGGAGGTGTCTGCTTCTTCAGGTTTGTCTTTGAAAGACTCACCAATCAACAGATCCAAGCTCTCGAAACCAGAGACTTGCTTAACCCGTTCATCACGACGACCAGCACTGATCTTCTGAAGGAACAGAGCAGAAGGGTTATCCGTGAAAGTGATGTTGATCAGCTTCTCAGGGTCTTCTGCGTCACTGAACAGACGGAACTCGTCACCAGCATAGCTCGGACCTTTACCGAAGATGCTTTCAATACCCGAAACCTGCTGATGGGACTCATGAGGGTTCTTAATGAAAGCGCCCTTGTTCTTCAGCAGAACTTTCTTATCGGTAGTGATTGTGAACTCTTTGCTGAACTCTTCCTGAGCCTGACCGATGAAACTCTCAACACCAGCTACTCCTGCTTCCCGCAGTTGACTACCGTTGATCAGGTAATCCAGACCCGGGCGGCTCAAGTTAAACAGTGCGTAACTCCCCGTATTAATGAGAAGATCGCTCACTATTTTCTTCAAATCCCCCTCGATCTTATAGCCGTTAGTGTAATAGGCGTCCCAGATGGCCACCAATTCCGTATGCAATTTTGCACTTTTGTATGGTGACGACTGGGTGTCATAACTGAGGATTTTGTCCTGCCGACCATTGGGGTACAGCAGCATTGTCTGCCAGATGGTTTCGGCTTTCCCGATGTACGGGGTGATGGCCCTGAGGTCAGTCGCGGCGTTGATGTTGTTGCTGATGATGCTACTCAGCTTCTCCAACTTGAACTGACTGATCCCTTTATCGGATTTGCCGGTAAGCTCATCCCGTTCAGGAGTACGAGCGTTCTTAGGAACAGCGCGAGCCAGAGTGGAAGCCAACACGGGGTTTACAGTTTTCAGATCTGCCCGGATCCTGGACAGGTCAATGTTGCTATTGCCGATCGTCAGATCTTTTGTATGTCTATTCACGACATTAAACCCCTTCGAGTCCAATTATGGAAAATATTGAATTTGATGAATACGTAAGGGATACTCTAAGTTTAGTCCGGACCTTGGTTGTCAAGATCGAGGCGGTAGCCCTTAGGGAAAACAGTGTCCTGGAAGCTGCTGGTTTTTTCGTCACTAATGACAAGAAGACCTGGCGGTACTATATGAACTTGAACGGGGACTATCACCCAACTGATGTGCCGATGTGGATTAACTCCATTGACACGGGTGAGGACATCCTCTTTGATAAAGCAAACATGGCTTTTCACATTGCCACGTTTCGGGAATACTCCAAAGGCGGGTACTGGTTTAAACGGATCAGCGACGCCTATCCAGGCCAAGTGGAACTGATCAAAGGGATCTTGAAACCGATCCCATACGAAACAACCATACCGGCTGAGAACTATAAAATCCTGAGCTACAATAAAAACCTAGTACTGTGGAACGAGGATCACCTGATTCCCCACCTCCAGCAGTTCATCTACGGTATTGTTCCTCAGTTGTTCAACCACGAATACATCTACACCGATAACCTGATGTTGCCGGTTACGGGGGTAATGACCCTCTACGAAGCAATCCTCATGGAAATCGGGACCGTTCGTCATGAGTCCATCGGGAGCCGTCATGCTCACGATTTCTACATCTGGGCTCGTGTGGATTCGTACGGTGAGTTCTCTAAGTACAAAGCCAGTCTGACCAAGACTCAGATCATGTGGATGTATGACAACATCTCATGGCTCGATAACAACCCAGGCGCGCAGTACGCTTTCAGCTTTATGCTGAAGAACTTGTTGTCCGATGCAGATATCCCGCTGGCTGAGTTCAGCATGGTGCAAAACACCAAGACTCAGCTGGTCGATCTGACACCTACCCCGCTGTACCGTAAGCTCAACCTTAACCTGCAAGATAAGTACGGTCTGGAACCGTCCTATATCACCACGCAGCAGATGATCCTCAAAGAACAGGTGTTGGCTAAGGATAACTACGACCAGTCTGCCATATGGAACGACCACGCCCTCAGGAAGGCTACTCAGAGTTTGCACTCAGAGCTTCCGACCAAGGTGCTGGAATCCAAAATGATGGACTACACCAACCGGCACATCAACACGAAGATGTCGGTGACGTTCAACAACTGGATCTATCTGGCTGGTAAAGGTTACTACCAAGGCAAGATCTTGGTTCGTGACCCTAAGACTGGTAAAGACGTTCGTTTGGCAGTAGGGGATGCTTACCACATCTGGCGTCACTTGACCAACATTGCAGGCGGTCGGGAACAGACGTACATCTGTGGCGCGTATTACCAAAACGTTATGAAAGCAGTTCCTCCGACATTGGATGAATTGATTCAGGTGGGTGGTAAGTATTTCATTCCGGTCTACATGGCCTTTGATATTCGTGCGTTGTGGGTTCCTCGTCAGATCTTCGTGTCTCCTGAGTTCTTGATGGAGCAGTCTGACGAAATCTATAACGTCATGTGGAAACACACAAAGCTGTACAGTCAGTTCTATGATCTCAACAAGCGCGCCAGAGTGCGTAACACCACGGAGTTGATGTACGAGTCAGGGTTTGTTGAACTGACGACTGCAACCACCTACGAGGAGCTCCTAGACCGTTATGAGATGGATGTCAGCGACCATTCGCCAGAGGAAGCCCAATATTTCGCTTGGGAGATCTTCAAACGAGTAACAGGTTGGGATACCAGCTCTAATCCGTCACTGCGTATTCGTCAAAACGCTTTGATTGATATCATGATGCAGTTGTCCTCTTACACGATCCAAGTCGTGAAGGAAATGGATGACGGTCAGGACATCACGGAACTCCCTAACGAGATGTTCGTAGGGGATCCCCGCTGGACGGGTCCGGGTAATGAATCGGATGCAGACTTCTCCAATGTGGGTATTGGGGAACCAACTCACATGGACACGACGTATGAGATGGATTACACCATCGCCTTACCACTGCCCGATGAGTTCAAGACCAACGCTGAAGCGGATATGCTTATTGAGATCCCTACAGTTGAAGGTATTGTTCCGGTCGACCTAGAACCAGACTTGATGTATTACGCTGTCCGCATTCCAGACACGTCGTATATCAGACGTTTGCCAGACCCTATCCCAGATCTCCCTGAAACGGATTATGGGCGTTTGGTATGGCCTAAGCGGGAAGCCGGGAAGACTATTCCGGAAACGGACTACGGTCGTCTACAGTGGCCGTCTCAGGAACCGACTGCCATTATCCCTGACACTGATTACGGTCGCCTAGCGTGGCCTGATGAGACACCATGATGAGCAAAGCACTCGATTGGGTTAGACGTGATTACTGTAGGGTAAACAACATGCCGTTGAACCCGGCGTTGGTAGTCGTTCAATATGGAAGGGATTCCAACGACGACTTCCAGTTTGGTGTTAGTGGACCCGGTTATCCAATGACTGGGTTTACCCTGCCACGTATCAGTCTTAAACCTTATACCAGCTTCGTCCCTTTAACTTTGGATCGAGAGTGGAAAGATAAACCCGACCAGCTCACCAAAGAAACCCTGTGCCGTTGGTTCAACAGCAAAACGGGGTTGGGATTAATCCCGGATGACATCGGTACCATCCTGACTAATCAGGAGCGAGTTACCATTGTTAGTTCGGTAAATTCTATGCGTTTTAAACACACCTTTTCCATGCGATTTAAATAAGGAATCTTTGTTATGGGTCTCAGTGCCAACGATACAGCAGACTTGAACCGTTCCGAGATCCCTGCTCAGGCGGTCGCGAACACCTCGATCGGCTATACTCTCAACAAGTGCATCTCCACCGGTCAAGCCTTTACCGTTCCTCGCTGGACCACCTTGAATGAAAACTACAAGGTGTTGGCTGAAGAAAGTCTGGGTGAGAAGAACAGTCGTGACTTCTACCTCAAATACTTCGGCGTGGGTGTGCGTGGTTCCAACTGTGTAGGTCAAGACAGCCGTGGTGTTTCCAAATACCAGGTTAACCAACACCAGCCGATCGATGCCAACCTCTTCACGGCGATTCCGTTCATTGCTCGTCCGGAAACCGAAGACTTGGACAGCTTCAACCGCGCCAAGTACCGGATGCGTACCACTGAAGAACGCAACGGCATCAACTACGTGTTCTATTGGCTGAAGCTGATCGACTTCTCCCGTTACAACCCACACGAAGTGGAAGTGTCTCGTGACCCGATCACCGGTGAAGAGAAGACCAACCCGTATACCCACACTGAAGACAACCTGAAGAACCCTCAACCGGTTCCGCTGACCAGCGAAGGGACTGTACCTATCAGCGACGTCTACGTGAACAGTTCGGCTATCTTGGACTGCACACTGTACACCGCTGATTTGCGTGAGATGTCACTGGCATGCAAAATCTATTACAACGACGCCAGTTACGCTTCGATCAACGAAGTGGGTGTGGCTTACGGTATCGACGTTGAACATCGTGGCGGTATCGGTGGTTCGGGTTCTATCCAGTACACCGAAGTGGCCAGCGCTATCTTCGCTCACTACATCAGTGAACGTGATGGTCGTAACGCCCTGACCAACACCCGCATCAACGCCGCTCTCGACCACGGTGCCAGTGCTCCAATGCTGATCCATACCGTAGCGAACTCCTCGGCGATGGGTCAAGGTAACTAAGCATGGAGATACCAGCCATCCTTAAAGGAGAACCGCACCTCCCGTTGACTGCAATGATGACCTTATCCGAAGCACTGCCTTTGGCTAACGCGTTCTATCAGACCAGCCTCAGCATGGAGCAGTTCTCCGAGGCCCAGGCCTTCGAGGGCCCTAGTGGTCCTTTGGTATTGGAAGCCCGCTCTATCGAGACCGGGGAAGTACTGATCCGTTTCGTTAATCAGAACATTAATGTACCGCAAGTAGTGCAGCGTGTTGCACTGAGTAACCCCCTCGCTCACGATAGCCAGTGGCTGGGTCCTCTCGTTGTCGTTGACAACAGCGCTGAGCTTGCGTTCCTGGACGAATTAGGTTCAGGCAACATCTACTCCACCCTTTGCGACAATACCCTCGCCTGGAAGCTTGCAACGCTCCTGAACGAGTACAACGCAGTAGGGCATTGGCGAGCCAGTACTTTCGCTGAATACAGTGCAGCTGGCTTTGAGCTGGTTTACAAGGGACCGTCCACTGATGCACCTGAGGAATACCTAGTCGGGGATTCTGATATGGTGGCTATCCTCAGGTTCCACCACGGTATCAATAAAGGAATGCTTTGTTTGAAATCTTAAAATCCCCCGACTGTGCACGAGTCATTTCGTTAGACCAATCGACTTCGTGCACGGGGGTGAGTGTCTTTGATGTCAACCTCAGAAAGCCGGAGCCGATTAAGCTTCTGTATATGAACACCATTTTTGGTGACAAGTTGCTCTACGACATTCCCGATCAGTACAACGATTTGGCTAGTACTAAGGTTCTTGCTCGTAGCTGGGCTATGGCTCGGTCTGTCAACATGCTGATACAGGTGTTTGAGCCAGACATGGGGATCGGTGAAGATAACTTCCTCGGTCTTTCTCCAGAGACGTTTAAGAACCTGATTAAGTTGACAGAGATTCTGCGGAGCCCGTTTGTTGAGAATGGTGTACACCTTTCCCTCGTCCTTCCCCGGTTGGCTAAGTCGATTGTTGGGGCTGACTTTAAAGGGAGTACAAAGGACGATGTGCGCATTGGTCTCATGAACTACCCGCACTTGGATGCAAATGGGATTGATCTCTCCATCGTTGACGAACACAGTTCCGACAGTGGCGCTATTGGACTTTGGCGATGTGAGAAGTTGGCCCGAGACCATGGAGTATTTATCGGTGACCAATCCTTCGCAACAAAATGAAACAGTATTGAGTGATGATGACAGTTCGGTAACGCCTACCCCGCCTGTTGGGATGGAAAGAGAAGTACTGGGCAAGTGGACGGTCAACCTGCGCAACATCGGGGGGATCGTCGCGGTGTTCGTCGTGAGTATCATGGGGGTGTTCAACTCTTACACCATCCATGTCTCCGTTAGCACGAACAACACTTGGCCCAGCGAGATGTCAATGTTCATCATGGTTGTCGGTCCAGTGGTTGTGGCGTGGCAGTTCATGAACGTCAGTAAGACCTTGAATACCATCTTCCAAGGTGCAGGGGATTTCACTAAGCTACGTGAACGCGCAGCCAAAATGATTGCCCCTACTCCTAAAGACGATTCGAGACAGGAATAAAAGACAGCATCTACCCTACCCAGCCTTATGGGCTGGGTAGGGTATTTGTCTGCATATCTATCGCTTGTCGCTTGTGTCGCTCGGTAAGGCATCTACCAAATCATTGATGGTCTGAACCAACTGCGTGACCGTACGTTGCCCGACGTAGACGGTCGTGTTGGCATCATCCAATCTCCGAGTAGTGTTGATTAACAAGACACGAGTGACCCGGTAGCAGGCTTCCTTTGACTCTTTGCTAAGCTGCGGGTCCGTGCAGTCATTTTGCTCTAGATAAGCAGCGAGTTTACTTAGCAGGTTTGGGGGAGGTACCGTCGCTGTGGTCAGGAGCTCCGGCGGGACTTCTGTTAACTTTGTTCGCAGGCTGACCATTTGTTTCTTGTACAGTTGGATTTGCACCTGCTCGGCCTTCACCTCGAGGTACGTTGCCCCCTCCGTAACCGTCGGACTGCTCGAGCATGCTGTTAACATACTCATTGTAAGGATCATTAGCATCGAGACCATAGCGCCCCAAAAGCTGTTTGTGCAGCATGCTGATTTCATTACGACTTCCTTGCGCTTGCGCTAAAAGAACTTCGTGGAGTTCAGTGGTCGACTTGGAGATTTTCTCCCAGTTGGCCGCGGATTGTTTCATGCTTTCGGCAACCTGGGTGATGCCCTGCATGCTTTCGGCTGACAAGTTTGTCTGTCGCGGCCAAAGAGTCTGCAAGAGCATCAGTCCCAATACCGCCAGTAGCAACGATATGATGATGGTTACCTTAAATCCGTCCTTCATACCACTATCCCCTTCATCGCTATTCGCCATGAGCTAGCTCGCTTGTATCACGCTTCTGATCGAAAGTAAGTAAGCATCATTAAGCTTACTCGGTTTAAACCGGTTAGTGTAACCGTGGTAGAGAGCGCCACCATTACCAGTACCCGTTTTCCAGTTGAGGTATTCCCGTTGGTTTCCTAGGTCAGTGTTGAGTATCCTTCTGTTAATAACACGGTAAGTGAAGTACTTAGGGAGCATCCCATCCGCAGTCAACAAAGGCAGTGCTTTGGTTTCCTTGGTTTCGTACGAGAAAGGTGACTTGTACGGCAGGACTGGATCCAGCGACACGTACAGGTGCGGGTTATCAGCAACGATCAAGAAGGTAGACGGGTTAGTGAGCAAAGCTTTCCAGAACTTCTCAGTGCGGAAGAACTCTTCACCAACTACTTCACGCTCTTCGTCAATAACACCTTCCAGATCAATGAAACGTTTCGAGTCAAAGATCCGAGTAAACCAGTCCACCCGTTCAGTACGGATAGCCAACATCTTCTCACTGACCACGTTGATCACGTCGTTCAGATACAAGCGACCGCCGATGCTCATCCAGATCGTCTTATTGAAAAGAGGAACCGGAGTCTTCAGGTGCACGAAGGTATAAGTATCGCCGTCCTCAAAGATCACATCTTCTTCTTTGAAGCCGAAGGTCTTGAGCTTGGTCAAAGTGTTCAGGTTGATGCAGCAAGGGTGAGAGTTGTCATTCACTCGCCAGTTCTTACCTGCGTTCAGCAAGTAGAGCCCGGTGTCATCACCCACTGCTCTGACAAGGTGCCCGTTGAATACCCAAAGGCAACGATCAGCTAATGCCTTGTAATCCACTGTGGATCTGTCCGTCTTATACAGACGAATGTCGGGAGCACTGGCTGTATCCAGATGAACCTGTCGGTCCATTGCCATGTTGGCATCGCCCGGGAAAGGAGTGAACCACTCGTACTGGATATCGTGCAACGTGGCCCAACGGTATTCGGTTCCGGGAAGCTCATTGCTGGTGTTCAAGACGACTGAAGTCTTCGTATCCAGCCACTCTTGGATGGTCCCGTTGAAAGAAGTGAACTCGTTGACGTAGTCCAGCATATCAATGGAAACGTCACGACTATAGAGGGAATCTGTAACAACAATGACCAGTACACTGAACGTAATTGGCAGTGCTCTGGTTTGAAGGGCCGAAATATCAACGATCTCTTGCCCTTCTGGGACCAGCTGGTTGATCCCAACAGCCCGTTTATACGTGTACATAAAGGACAAACTCCTAAACGATTCTATGAAATCCTGACCCCCTATAGTCCCCTATAGGAACCTCTTATATGGGGTATTAGTCATAAAATACCTTTAATGCCTTTCTTTGGAGATAGTCTCATGGCCATGGTCACTTATGGTTGGAACCCCTTTCAAGAACGTGTCGACTGCATTATCACTCCACCGGAAGTGATCAAACCTTCCGATCAGGATACTCGACGCGAATTCGTTCCTCGTTACGCACCGTTCTTTGCCAAAGACTTTCAGCTGTTCATGCAGGGTAGTAACACCCCGCTGGTCGCCGGTGTCGATTACGCCTTCGCTCACCCGTTCACCAAGTTCGCTACCAAGTACAACCGCAACGTGTACGGGTCGATCGTTCTGCTGAAGCCGATCACCGCGATCCTGACAGCGACCTACTCGACCATTGGCACTCCATTCGTTCTAGACGAACCGGCCTACGCGACTCTGGTGGCCAACATCGCCAACAGTCCTCGTCAGGCGTACTGGGACGATCTCATTGACGTTCCTGTCGAGTTTCCACCAGATCCCCACGAACACCCAGCCACCCTGTCGTACGACTATCTGGAAATGATGTCTCGTCTTGAGAACTTGATTCTGGTGATGTCGGGTACCGATACCGGTGCAGGCGAACTGACACTCAAGCAGTTACTGCAAGAGCACATCGCTAAGGGCCTCCCTGAGGCGCATACCGCTACTCCCGGGTCAGTAGGGTTGGATCTCACCGCTAACGCCCCTAAAGCGACGCTGGAAGATCTGTTGGGTAATAGTGACAACGCTATGATCACTGTTAAGACCTTGAAAGAAGCGTTCCGTATGTTTAGCAAAGACCAACTCGATTTGAACTGAGGAACTGGGAATGCAGACTCCAATTGTCAGACAGTTCCGGGATGACATTCTTCACACCAATCCCGAGAACCAGATCCGAGGGGAACCGTTTACTACGGAAACCCCCGGAGAGTACACCCGCATCATTGTTCCTCTTAAGTCCCCGTTCTTCATCAAAAGTCTGAAGCTGTACTTCAAGAACGGGGAACCAATGACTGAGGAGCATTGGGAGATCTATCGGATCATGCCTAAGTTGACTAGCCTTGCTGCTCAAGGTGTCGCGTGCATGATTCGTTTGAAAGACCCTACCATCGTGGAAGGGTTCTTGGATTACGACGTAGTGGGCGAGTTCACGTTGTTTGATACAGGCATGATGAGCCTGATCTTCACAGCGACTGAAGATGACCGGATGATCGATTTCTTTAACCTGAAGAACCGTCCGATCGTTTACCCGCCAACGATGCACCATCACTCGCTGCTTTATGACTACATGGCGTTTGAGGATACCATCCACCTGTTAAACTCGATCAGTACCTACGCCGACCAGCTGGGTACCCCGTTGATCGAAATCAAGATCTCGCAGTACTTCTCGAACTTCAACCATTACTTGGCGCTATATAAAGCTGAGTTGTTCAAGTTCCTCAACGATCACAAAGCGACCTACAACCACCACGGCATCAAAGCCATTCAGGTGGGTTTGGAAAAGGTAGACAACTTTGAGACGGCGGTGAAGCCGATTGATCTGTTGAGTGGTCGGGATGACATGCACCTGACTGTTCAGGGGTTGGCAACTATTGTTAACCAGACAGGCTTTGATTCCGGTGAGTATCTGGGTAAGGGCACTCTGCCTATCTCTCAGTACGGCAACACCAACTTCATTCCACCAGACATCGACGGTTCCTTTGAAGGGCTCGGTGGCGTGTATGAAGCGGCAGGTATGTGTCAAGAGACTGACGGTTCGGTACTGTATCTGCAAAACCGGATGGACGGTCGTGTACGGGGCTTGTACTTCTCCACCTTGAAGGGTGCTGTACCTGGCTCAGGTGCGCTGGATTACACCTTCAGTAACTTCCGTTACACTCACCCTCGTTTTGTTGTTGACGGGGCTACAGTGGACCGGATTGCTCAAGGTAGCGGTAACGAAGTGATCTTGGTAGGGGACAGTATCAACAACCTCTACTACATAGGACTGACCAACGGTTCGTTTGACCCTGCTAAGCACGTTTACTCCCGGATCGATTTGTCGCCTCTGCTGGCCGCTATCTACAGCAACCCCAACAGATCGGCTAACCCGATTATGCGTAACATCAACATCGCTCGGATAGGGTCTTGGATCTACCTGTTCCTAGGTGCGTCTGTACCCGACCCAGTCTCGGATCCATCGCAGCTGATCTCTCTGCGCTACAAACACATCTTCCGTGTGAACGTAGCTGACGTAGCGGCCACTATTCCAGTGACCCCTGTTCGTCAATGGATTACTTACATGGATGCCGATGGTGCACAGTGGAACGGAAGTTACTACTGGCGCTGGCACGATGAGATCAAAGACGGGAACGGTAACTTTCTGAAAGCGTTGTTCAGCTTCCAGCAACCATTGAACCCGTTTGCGTACATCGGTATCTCTTCGGTGATGACCTTGGCGGAACAGGACCCTAACCGACCTGGGATCTACGCCTTGAAGTTTGTGGGCGGTTACTTCGCTTCGTTCTTCTCGGAACAGTTCAACGCTAGTTTCAACTATGCCCCGGAAATCACGTACGACTTCAACCCTGCTACGGGGGTAATGACTCGGACTAACCTTTCCAACCTCCCAGTGATCAACTTTGGTGCGAATCCTGTAATCCCTGCCGGGTATACCCAAAACATGGCAATGATTAAAATGGTCCGCTACTTTGAAGGTCAGGGGATGGAGGTATTGGAGACTGGACGCATCCTCTCGTCAGCTGCGGCTGGTGCGTTCGGTTATCCTCGTCTGGCTGGTGTCCTAACTCCACCTAATGCGCCGACTCGTTACAACACCATCGCGCGTTTGTGGGGGACTGCTCAGGGCTGGGCGTACACCGATCTTTTACCAGAAAAGGTGCAGCAGCCATTGGCATCAGGTGGTTATGTGCGGTGCGTGTTGTACAAGCCAGGGGCGGAGATGTACATCGCCTCTAAACCTGAAAATCCTAACCAGCTTCAGCTGTACTACCGTGCTGTCTCGGGTGGTTATGCTATTCGTGATGGGGTTAACAACATCTACGTTGGGGGTATGTATTCCCGTCCGCTCGCCTCCATTGTGAGAAAGGTCAACGCTCCGTTTGGTTTGGGGGCAATGACTGTATCGGTTCCGGGTAGTCAGGTGGGCGCTTACGGGGTTGAGATTGGGCACTCTGCTTTCTGTATGGGAGTTCAAAAGAAATACTTCAACCGGGAGATGGAAGGTAACGCGTGGGTTGGGGGTGTAGCTGCTGACGACATCATCATGATGGCCAGTAACAGTGAACGTCTGGAAGCTGACGGGTCGATCACTTTGGTACCGGGTGTGGAGATCATGTACCCTGCTTGGATTGTTGAGTCTTTGAAAGCTCAGGTCCAGCACCCCGATATCAAGAACCGTGGTCGTGCTTGTTTTGTGACGATCTGTGATCCGACGTTCTCGTCTGGAGCATTCGGCTGGCTGCCGATCACTGTGGTAGTTAGTTACCTCGACACTTATGGTCTCCCTAATACGGATACTGTGTACACCACCTGCATGACCATTAACGCCTCTTACTCGGCGTCTGGTAACAGACAAGTGGTGACTGGTGTGAGTGTGATCGACATTATCCACGCCGAAAAGCCATCCGCTTCTTATCAAGGCGCCATTCCAGTTGTCTATGGCTCGGATCCTGCGAATGAGGGTGCGCAAACCACGCTGGGCTCAATGCGGACGTACTACTACCTGAATGGGAATAGTCTAGAAGTCTATTTCTCGGCAGGTGTCCGTAGCCTTGGGATGTTCGCTCACCAGATGAGCAACTACCACTTTGGCTATAACAACCGGGACACTCGTCGCTGGAGTTGGGCGCAGATGGAGGATGACGGGGCTAACCTTGGCGCATTATCGGTTACCCCGGATAACGGGATTGCTCGGGCTTATGCGTGGAAAGACGTCAGTGGTGGTGCCGCTACTATCATCAACGGTCCGGCGTATAAAGCGCTTCTGGGTTCTAGTTATCAGTCGTTAGGTTGGGGGGTATACTTCCGTGCGACTACCATCGCAGTGTTCAACGGGAAACAGTACTCTTATCCACCGGGGATGATTGACCTTCGTGACATTGATCCCTCTCCTGGTAACAAGATCTTCTACGTCTACGCAGCACTCCGCAACGAGCTGCCGGTCTATGAGGTGACACAGGAGAAGCGCCTGGAATCCGCGTTCCAAGTTTGGGTAGCGAAGATCACCACCAACGACAGGCAAGTCCTGCAAATTGAACGGTTTAATGTCTTTACCATTAACGGTAGCCGCATTTCTGAAATTAAACGAGGGAACAGTATTCCTGCATCTTCTGGGTTGGTCAACGTAGAAGGTCAGATCCCTTGGTTGCGTTCTGATGAAATGCTGTCATAAGTAACTGAATATGTACGGGGCTGACCACCCCGTACGTTTCTAAGGCTGAGATTATGGACAAGCTTCAAGTTCAAGCGGTTCAGTTCGACGTACGTGGTACTCGTGTAGAAAACCGGGTACTCCGGGAAAAGATCCCGATTAAGTTCAAAGATTGTCCGTGGGTTGTTCCTAATGGTTCGCCATACTTCGCTGAAGACGCTCTGGTGGACATGTTTAACGAAGCCGGTGGTCGACTGACCCTTGGCACTGATTACTGGTTTGAAGGGGAGTTCGTGCCCTTCTGCGAGATTACCGGACGATCCATTTGCTCGTTCGTTAAGTTGTCGGATAAAGTACTGGCGGAGAACGAATTCGTTCAGATGACTTATCAAAGCATCGGGGCTTGGTTTGTTCCGCGCAACAGTATCGATGAATGGATCAAAGAGATCTACATCGGCAAGATCCCAATCCCTTGGGCTAAAGTTTATAACGTTCCAGCAACCCTTCCTCCCAGCATGCACTCGCACTCCATTAAAACGGAAGTGGGTGACTGGTATGAATTGACTTTCTTCTTCGACTATCTCGCGAACTACTACAGTACCCGGGATCCGAACGTCTACATCGAGGCTGACCGCGTTATCGCTGAAAGCTTTGCTCGACTGAAGCAAGTAAAGGAAGAACAGCTGGCCCGACTGGTTAACCACAGTAAGGACTACGGTAACCCTCACGGTATCGACAAGATCCGGTTGCAACTGGGTAACCTTGACAACTTCCGTACTGCATTGCCGGACGAAGACGTACAGGGCGTAGCGGCTAACCTGTTCAGTACACCTGAAGGGGTCATGCGTCTCTCGGAAGAGTACTCGCTGGAAAGCGATGCGATCATGCGTAACGGTGTGTTGCCGGTGAGCTACTTCGGTAACGGGGGGTACATTCCTCCAACTATCCTGGGTTCCTTTGAAGGCCTGGGTAGTCTCTCCGAATGCATGGGGATCTGTGTTGAAGCTAACGGTCGTACCGTCCTGATCCAGAACCACTTCGATGGTCGTACTGAAGGTCTGTACTTCTCGATCCTGAGTGACTACAAGAACCCTCTGGATATCAAGAACCCGTACCGTTTCGATTACACCGCTTATCGCTATGAACCACCGGTACTGATCAACAACGGTGTTAAGCCTAACCACATCGTCGCTGGTAGTGGTAACGAGATCATCATGGTAGGTCTTACCACCAAAGGTAACCCTGCTGCGAATGACCGTTGGTACATTGCGTTGACTAACGATAGCTTTGACCCTAGTGGTCATCGTTATATTCAAGTCAACATGGCCCCGATCTTTGCTCAGTGCGGTAACCCGGACAGTGAAGGTTACTGGAACGGTTATCTGTACCACGGTCGGTGGATGATCTACTTGTTGGATCAGTACGCTTACTTGGCGGTTGAATCGGCAATGTCCCCAGACAAGTTCAACCAACAAGGTCGGATGAGTTACTGGCGTATCCCTCGTCAAGCAATGATTGACGGGACTCCTGCAACGTGGGAGCTGGTTCGCTTAACGTATCAGGACTGGGATGGCGTACAGTACAACAGTGCTAACTACTGGGAGTTCGCCCAAAAACAGCTGAACGGTGGTAACCTCGCTAAGTGGGGACGCTATAACTGGACTACCATCCAGCCTCCACCGGGCATTGGGACCATGACTCGGCGTATCTACAGCCTTTTCGCCAAGAAGCCGGGTACGACCAACATCTTCTACCTGAACTGGATCAGTTACACGTTCTTGGATTATCAGGTTCCTGGTCGAAGCGCAAACTTGTCGGCGTCCATTACCAACATGGTGTATGAGTTCAACATCGTGACGGGCGTGATGACACTGTTGTACAAACAACCTCCGCTCAACATTGACTACCAGAACGACAACAGCGCGATAGTGTTTCAGGATCGCGACATCTGGTTACAGTGGTACAACGCACTGGTGCGCTACATTACACCAGCGGTAGTCATCACTCCTAATGGTGAACGTCTGGCGTCGATTACCGGTAGCGGTCAGGAGCAGACAGTACTCAACTCGGTGATTGAATATACTCGGTTTGCGTACATCAGCAATAACCAGACTGTTACTAGTCGGGCTGACTTGTTGAAGGGGAGCGTGGGCAGAGACCGTATTAAGCAATCCGCTGTTTGGGAACGTGGTCGTAACTTGCTGACCCCTATTGCTACGGGTATCGGTAACCGCCAACTGGCATACGAGGCACAGGGTGAGAACTTCCTGACTTACCCAACCACCTTTGATCCATCTAAAGGAGCACCGTTGCCTAAAGTAGTGTGCCGGAACATCTCGGGTGATTATGCGGTACGTCCAGAGGTTACCAACCGGACGCTGGCTCCTCTGTACAGCAGACCGTTGACTAACTCAGTCTTCGACACCAACATGACTTATGCTGATGGCGCTGTCTCGATTACTGGTCCTGCTGATGAACTGGCAGCGCGAGGGGTTGAGATGGGGACGATGGGTCTGAGTTACTGTGGGTGGTCTGCTCGACACGACAATTATCCGACCATGCTGGAAATGCCTACCAAGGGTTCTCCGATGCGAGCACCTCAGGAGGCGGGGGCTTTCATTAGTTTCCCTAAAACCTACCAGCGGGTGTTGGACGTAGGTGCTCAAAAGGTAAACTACGTTCCAAATGATTATTACGGGTTGTCGGTATCGGGACGTAACAAGATTCGTTCTTTGATTCCAGCTGGGCAACAGGGTCCATGGTGGTGTTTTGAGTTAGCGATGCTGACCGCTGAACAAGGCGGTATGTTTGGTGGTTTGGCAACTGCCTTGATTAAACTCAAGTACCCTACCGCGGCAGATGGTAGTTTGGCGACGTGGGATGGCCAAGTCTTCTTGGTAGCTCCTGTGGTGGAAGCCCCTAACGCTAACCACCCAGGCCTGTACTTGATCACCGACTTCCAGATATTGGGGTCCTCGGTCAAGAACGTTCCACACGAGTACATGTACTCCAGTAACCAAGGCGCGCTTGCCTATTACTGGAACCGTCCTCTGCTGAGTATCTACCGTTCCGGGAACATCTTGCAGTGTATCTGGACCTCCGGGTTCAACTACATCAGCGGCAGTATCTACATTGACCAAACCATCTTCACGGTCAATCTGGGTAACGGAGTGTTTAACGGAGCAGGGACTACCTTCCTTGGCTGGAACGCTGCGGAGTACGTGGTTAACATTCCACGGGCTGGCCGTAGTCGGATTGGGGTCTCAAACCCTGATACCTATCAAGCGAAGATGATTGACTTTGCTACTCCTGCTCAGACCAACGACACCTCTGGTGGTGCTGCTCGTATCTACCCAGTGGTAAATGGGGGTGGTGGGGTTGACTACTACGCGACGGTTACCAGTTATCCAGAGACAGGTTGGGCGGTGTTCTTCCTCGAAGAAGTAGCGGTGATGGTGCAGGGTACTTTGTACCGGGCTACGACGGGTACAGTTGACCTCCGTGATATCGATACTGATCCACGGAACAAAGTGTTCTACGTTTACATCACCATTGAGGATACTGTGGCGAAGTACATCTTCTCTACAGTGAAACTGCGTCGGGGTAATGCGGTTATGTTGGTGGCGATCATTACCACTAACGAGAAGCAGATCCTCACGTTGGAACGCCGCACTCCGTTTATTGTGGCGGACTACGAGCTGAGCTTTGTACGGGATGGCGGTATTATCCCAATCAGTTCCGGGTTCCCTCAGGACAACGGTGTCTTCAAGTTCCTGAAGCAGAGTGAGCTGTTGCCTTAAATGAAATAGGGGGAGGGTTTCCTCCCCTTTACCGATTGGAGCTGTCTATGATTATTTTTGGTGGAGAACCGCCATTTGTCGAGAAGCCGGAACCACGGTTCGGGGAAGTAATCCTCCGACTCGACCAGATGGCCTATGCGGTAGAGAAGAAGGTTGCTAGCTTCAACGAAGGTACTAAAGAAGCTCTGATCCTGTTCAGTCAGAACATGGCACAGTTTGTTGCTGAAGTAACTCCGGTAATCGACGCTCACTTGGCTCAGCAAGGTGCGGTGCATGGTGAAACCAAAGCCAGTATCGGATTGGGTAACAAGGATAATTACCGGACGGCCACTCTGGCTGAACAACGAGCACTGACTCCGGTATTGGCTTACGTAACTCCTCAAGGGGCCAAGCAAGCTTTCCTGGACCGCAACGCCTCCAACCCTTTGGTAGGTGATGCTTACCAGCAGAACAACGTGTTGCAGTTCGCCTCGTACTTCTACACGAACGAATTCCCAGTGATGACCCCGACCGTTGCTCAGTCGAGTCGTTATTTTGATTCCAATGCCAAAGTGGCGATGGTCTTTAACGATGACCGGATTGTTTACTCTCCGTCTTCCAACAAGGCCGTCTACCAAACCGATGTTGGGTTTATCAGTGCCCCTACCAAAGCCCGTAAGGCGTCGCGGTTGGCTGAGATCCCTAACCTGCAAAGCCGGATGCTGCCGGGTGGCTGGAACAACATTGGCGCAGTAACGTCTGATGGTAACGTTGCATTGTTCAAACCATTGGCTGACAAGAAGATCTTTGTTTATAAAGACAACTTGGGCGATCCAGCCGGGGCTAAGAACTTCCTGTTATTCAGCAGTTACATCGGGACAGCATATCGTGGGTTGTCGGTGTTCCCTCAGCTCACAGGTGACTACACGTTCAATCTCCTCCACAAGTTCTTCAAGGTGGATGCGTTTGAGAGCGACCCTACACTGAATCAGTTGGTGACCGCGGCTTACCCTGCTCTGTTCACGTTGATGGGCGCTGCACCGTATCAGGCGCCTATCCAGGGCGGCCACACAGTAGACGTTCGTAACTTCGTCACGCTGAGTGCTGGTCAAACCGTCAAGATCGGTGTAGAGAACGGTTCCCCTCAAATCAACGTTGGTTTGTACTGGTCGGCTCGTGACTATGAGATCCGGATGTTCGTGGCTGTACCGCTGGTGGTCACTGGTAACGGGATCACTAAGTACTTGGCATTGAACTATGTGACATCGTTCATTCCGGGTACGTTGATGGCTGGTGGGTCGGGTACTGTTACGGTAATGGGGACTCGTGTTCCTGATACCCTCAACGCAGGAACCTTGGCTCCAACCAATGGCTCGCAGTACCTGTTCGCTCGTGATCCGTTTAACTTCAACGATCCTTCAGTACTTCCGGGGGTAGTCTTGTCGTCGGGTGACGTAGTCCGGTCTATCTCAACTAAGAACGGTATTCGTGTAAAACGTTTCCGCTCTGGTTTGGCTGGCTTCCCGGGTTGGATTGCGGGGCCTCGTCCGTATGCGGATCCTAAGCTCCTGCGGACTGAGCTGTACACACCTTCGAGACACAGTCCATTTGGACCAGTCCCCGATCGCATTATTCCTTTCACTAACCTTAATGAAACACGGTATCTGGTTTATGGGCTTGACAACGGGACAGGTCTCTTCCGGTGGGCGGAGATTACGTGGAATTCCGAAAGCATTGTTGGAAGCGTCGCTGGTGCACGGATTGGGGTTCGGGCTCCATCAAGTTTCACCTCTTACTCAAAGATTGACAACTTCCCTAAAGGCCTCTCGGTTATTGCCAATAAGGTCAGCAGTGGTGTTGGGATTAATTCTCTTGTCTTCACAGCCCAAAATGGTTTCAAAGCCAATGCATCGTTTGGGTACGCCAACGGAGTCGTCACACTGGGAGCAGAAGTAACACTTGCTCTCACTACGGTGAACCGCTTGAAGGCATCGGGTAAGAAGGTACTGGATAACGCAGCTGTCTTTAACGCCGGGATTCCTGACTCTGCTCGTGAAACCATGATCCATGTTTATGCGATCACTCTGAACAAAGCCGTGGTGGTTATCTCTGATGGCTACAGTTACGCTGAAGGTGGTGCATTCTCCTACAACGTAGCAGCAGGTCAACTCAACCTGATCCTTCCGGGTAGTGCGGATCTGCCATTGCAACGGCTCACACCAAGCAGCAGTGCCCTGACCGGTCTCAACCGGGTCTCTAAATCGGGTGATGTTGTCTGGAGTACACCAAGTGACATGTTGGCTTCTCAACTGGATGCGGCGACTTACGACATCGTTATCACCCGACCTTTCGGGGAAGTGTACGGTGACTTGTCGTTCCGTCTGTCCGGGATGACTTCTGACTCACCGACGTGTTCTCCGTTTGCAGTGAACCCGGCTCGGTTGTATCAGGGTCAATTGATCATTGATGCGGTGGACGAGTTGCATCCTCCTATCTTGATTCCTAAGAAGGGGCTGTATCAGGTATCCCCCGGCAATGCTTCTGCTACGTCGACTATCATGGCTGATGTGAGTGGGAACACGACACTGGATGCTTACGAGGTTAACGAAGCTGGTTGGGTTCGTATCCCTGGTGGTTCTAAGGTGGTAATCGACGGTACGGTGTATCTTCTGGACCGGGAGTATTCGGTCAAGGTGAGAGCTGTGGGTACGTCGTACTGCTACCTGCGTCGGGCTAACAACGTCTTGGTGGCTATTGCTTCTGATGTAATGCGAGAAGTGAGCAACACCGAGGTGATGTTCGGTACTGCGGTAAACGGTATCCTCACTGTTAACGAATCGTACATCGTGATGAACAAGCACGTACTCCGTACAGGGCGTCGTGGTTCGGCTATCCCAGTGTTCGAGGATGATGGTGTAGCGGGAACTAACAAGTTCTTCACCCGTCGAGATGTGAGCTAAAGCGTAATAGACCCTACCCCTACTCCGGATGCCGGAGTAGGGGTAGGAAGTCTTCAAAGTTAACCAACAGGAGGTTGCGGCGTAGGCATTGGGTTACCTGATACACCGTCACCATTTTCAACACCAATGTGTCCGTGCATGTCAAGGTCAACAATCGAAGTTCTTACACCAGTAAGACCTTGGACAACGCCTGTACTCACAGTGTTACCCGTCTGCTTGGTATTACCGGTGTGGTTCAGGTTCCCCTTCAGGTTAACCTCCCCTTCCCACTCAGTAGTCCCGATAGCCACCTTGGCGGTCTTTGCCTGAACGTTGATGTCTTCACATTGCAGGGTAAAGACTTTGGTCTTGATGCTGACGCTTTCATCCCCGTTGAACAGGATAGAGTCTGGAGCGTCAATAATAACCTTCTTTTTATCCACCCCAATAAGCGTTTCTTCTTTGTTGGTGTAGATGAACTTGCTATTGAAGTCGTCCATGACGATGGAGCTACCACCAGTACCAACCGCTTCAAGTCGACCTTGACCGCCGTCCAACTTGACTTCAAAGCCAGACTTCTCCCCGTTACTCTGAGAAGAACGATAGGCCATAAACCCACTACGAGTATCCAGTGTAATGGTGTAGAAGTTATCAACGTTGAACTCAGTGTTCTCGTCAAGGTTGGGGTTAGCCTGAAAGCCCCAGACGATTGTTTCAAGTCTATGTGTCTCACCACTGAATCCATTGGTGGTCCAGTAGATGGTACTTTGACCACTTACTTGGTACAGCGACACCTGACTGCCTTCCTTTACATCGGGTGCGGTCAGTCGGTTAGGCTCACCGAACGCGTTCCACTTCGCCGGACGGACGTTGCTGATCATCGTGTTGACTTTAACGGGTTCACCGTTGGCGTTGACAGCAGTTTCTTCCTTGGCCTCAACCTGAGCTACTGTACGTCCATCTGCCATCGGTGAGTTTTTCGGCAAATGAACCATGATTTCTTTGGTGTTGGTCTGTTTGGTTGCAGCGACAGTACCTACCCCCAACCAGTTAATTAAGTTCATACACGAAGACCCATTATCTAGAGAAGTATACTTTTTAGAAGACCTATACCATGCTGACTAAATTGATTCTTGAGAATTACATCCCTTTACAGAAAAACGGGATTAATTATGTTGAGCTGGACCTTAACGCTATGGTCAACTTGTTCATTGCCCAGAACGGTGTAGGTAAAACAAGCATCCTGAAAGAAGTTAACCAACTCCCTCCCGAAGCAGCCGATTTTGATACCGGCGGTCGCAAGTACGGTGAGTGGAAGATTGAAGGTAAGCATTACATCTTTGATTCCCGCACTGGGGTATCGGATGGTCACTCGTTTAAACTGAACGGTGAAGAATTGAACAAGGGTGGAACCTTCATGGCTCAGAAAGAGTTGTGCTGGACCCACTTCAAGCTGGATCGTCCTCGTGCTAAGTTCCTGTCAGGTTTGAAAGTATACGACCTGTTCAGTAACTTGACTCCAGCGCGCCGTAAGGACATCCTGTTGTGGCTTTACCCAAATGACACCACTTATGCCATGGGTGTCTTCAACAAGCTCAAAAGCGAACGTAACGAGCTTAAAGCGGTATTGAAGAACCAAGTCTCTCGCTACGCTGATGAAAGCGAGAAACTGAAACGGATTACCGAGTGTGGGGTAGATGAACTGGAGGCTCGCATCAAGCACATTGATGAAGAACTCCGTAAGTCTCTCTTGATTCGGGGTTCGTTAGAAGAATACAAGATCCATCCGGGCCTGCGTCAGAAGATCGAACAGTTCGAGTACCTGTCGACCGCTTTAACGGTTAACAAGGTCAGTGGGTTTATCGAATCTGAAGATGAGCTGGTAGAAGGCATCGAGATGACCGAGCGGTTGATTGATAACTACGAGGAAAACATCGCAGCTATTCAACACACCATCGGTGAGAACGCTGGGTTACTGGAGGGGGTAGAGGAGTACTTGCAAGATCCTCTGTTGTTCCAGAATCAAGCTGACCAGTTAGAGACGGAGATCAACCAGTTAAAGAGTTCTATTAAAGAGCAAACCGTCATCTTGGGTGACTACCCGGTCTTCAATGAAGAAGAGATGAGCTTCCAAGGACTGGATCTGGTTTATGACTCTTTCGTAGCACAATTGCACTGCGTGACCAATGCTAATGACAGCAGTATCAATGGAGCCGTCTACAAGCAGATGGAGATCCAGCTGAATAACCTTAATAACCGCATCCGAGACTACGAAGGTAAACTCTCTGCGGGTGGTCATCAGCTTAAGCATTACAACAGCGCAGAAGCCGTTGAATGTCCTGACTGCAAGCATAACTTTAAAGTGGGGATAAACGAAAAGGATATCCATCGCCTGAGAGCCGACGTGGATAGTTGGACGGTGGCCATTGGTAACTTGGAGAAAGAAAGGGACGTAGTAGCTGATAAGTTGGACAATGACCGTAGCTGGTATGAAAGTATGGTTGCATTGCATCAGTTTTGTCGCATGCGGTCTGACGCTCCTTGCCTGGGTGTATTGGTTAAAGACTTCAACGTGGGTAAGAACGAGATCTCTAACCTCTTGAACGCGCTCAGAGCCTATAAGACGCGTTTCGATGCCACTAAGCGTATCGAGTCCTTGCTGGAAGAAAAGAACCTCATAGAGACCCGCATAGGGCTTATGAACAGGGATAACGTTCTGGACGTTGCATCGTTCGTAGAGGGTTGGGAACGGGAACTGGTTAAAGACCAAAAGAAATTGGCTTTCTACAACCGTCGCCTTAAAACCTTTAACGGTCGTTTAGCGATTATCCGTAACTACGGGAATGACTTGGCTAAGTTGAATGAACTGAAAGAAGAAATCTTCCAAGGTCTGTTCGACGAAGGTTATGTTAAGTTCCGTAAGCAACTGGATGAACGTATCAGTATCCTGACCGAAGAGAAAGAAGACAACTTAAGGTCCATCATTACCAGTCGTTCGTTGTCGGCTGTGGTTGACTCCATTCATGACGAAGTTCTCCGTCTGCGTAAACGGATGATTATCGTTGAAACATGGATGGATAAACTGTGTCCCAATAAAGGATTCATTGGGAAATTGTTGACGGACTTTATTAAGACCTTTTGCGGTAATGCTAACGCGATGATCCAAGATGTTTGGAACACACCACTTTATGTGAAACCCTGTAATAAAGCTAACGGTGATCTGACTTACAGATTCCCGGTAGTGGTTGGGGATTCCAAACCGGTTCCAGACATGTCTGATTGTAGTTTAGGTCAGACTGGGATCATTGACTTCGCTATGCGCCTTACTGCGTTGACTTACCATGGGTATTTCCCGTTGATCATGGACGAAGTGGGGACCAACCTGGACGAAGTTAAGCGAACACGGTTCTTTAACTTTGTTCGGGAGCTGGCTCAGAAGAAAGACGCCCGTCAGATCTTTTGCGTCAGTCATTATCTATCTAGTTTTGGTGTGTTCTCGAAACCAAACGTAGTCGCCATGAAGCACGATGGCTTGACACTACCTGCGGAGCCGAACAAGAACAACACCATTAATTAATAAACCTACATTATCAACAGGACCTATGAAATGGGATTCCAACAAACACACCCAGCTGTAATGACGCAAAACGGGGGGTTGACTATTGTCGCTCCCGGTAACGGTGGAGAAGGGCAGGTATCGCTCAGCTTCAACCGTAACCAAGCCAATGAACTCACTGCCATCATCACCTTCGGTGGTCACAACCAAGCGTTGGTCACCTTTGATGCTTCTGGCACTGCACCGGTTAGCTACTCGTTGTATAACCCTGCTCCGAACCAATTTATCGAGCAGTCAGTACGGAATATCGTACAACAACTAAGTGGGTACGTCCCACAAATGTAGAGAGAACGCTATGGACAAGGCAGCAGTGATTGAACGTTATAAGGCTCTGTTGAATGAACTCAACGAGCCTGCCCACAGTGTGGTGCTTTCATCAGGTAGTGCGTTGGTACTTTTGGGCGTCCGCATGACAACCAGTGATCTGGATGCGGACATCCCCGAAGGCGTCTTCAAGATGTATGAAAGAAGTGGGAAGTTCCCTGTACTGGAAGCGGCCGAGGGCGATGGCAAACACGTCAAGTTCGATGGGGATGTTGATCTCAATATCCTCGATACCGATCGTGGGGTTGTTTGTCTGGGTGGGGTATGGTCGTACAGCCCGAGTGAGTTACTGGCACAGAAGCGTTATCTGTCCAAACTCCCGGGTCGTAGTGAAGGTAAGCGCGCTGCTGATTTGTTGGACATTGCTTCATTAGAAACCCTTATTAAAGAACGGAGCCTCACAGCTCGAGCATTGGCGTAGACCGTATGACACTTAACGCAACAACACTTATTGCATCATTGGGCATGGTAAGTACCCGTGAGGACATTCCTGAAACGGCTTTCGTTATCGGGGGTTCTTCGGCGCTGGTAGTACAGGGGTTACGTGAATCGTGTCCGGTTCTCTCGGTTTGGGTAGAGCGAGAGTATTTCGGCCGGTTGTGTGAGACGCACGGGGTTACTAATCATCCGATGACGGACACGTTGGTGAACCTGGAACTGACTCGGTGTGCTGGGAACGCACCTGTTCAGGTAGAAGTGCGTGAACGTAACCATTATTACGGTACAGTCCATCTGGAAAACACGGTTCCTCCGATCACCGTCTTCGATGATCTGACCCTGACGATCCAGAAACGTACCGAACATACGAAGTTGAAGGAAAGTTCTGCCTCTCCGGAAGAGGTACAGCTGGCGATCCGCGATATCCAAGTACTGAACGCGCGACTGGCTGAAAAGAACAAGGTGAAGGAAGTCGCCTAAGGAGGTGTCAGGGGGCAACCCCTGACCCTTACCCTTTATAGTGCATTGGAGAATTTTGATGTCTAATAACTCACCAAATGAGCGCATGCGTCTGCTTGACGAGCAGTTGCGCCATCATGATTGGAAGTACCACGTCGAGGATGCACCGGAGATCGAGAATGATGCGTACGACGCACTCGAACGGGAATTCCGTGGTCTGTGTGAAGAATACCCTGAATTGGCTATTCAGTTTGATAGCCACACCAAAACGGTTCCTATTGATTTACCTGCTGACGGTCCGTTGGAGATTATCAAGTTCAACGACCCCATGCTCAGTGTGAAGAAGATCCACACACTGGAGGATCTGGCTAAGTTCATCAGTAAACTCCCTGATGATACTCAGTTGGTCCACGAGCTCAAGCTGGACGGCATGGCATTGCGTCTGCTGTACAAGCAAGGGCTTCTGGTCAGCATGGCCACTCGCGGAGCTGGTATGGTGGGCGAAGAGGTTATTCACGCACTTCCTCTTTTCGCCAAGGATGTTATCCCTGAACGGATCGAAACAGATCTGGACGAATTGGAGATTCGTGGTGAAGCTTGGATCTCCATGCGGGATTATCTCGAGTACAACGAGTCGGTAGAAGCCGCTGACCGTAAGAAAGATCCCCGTAACGCAGTAAGTGGATGGATCAGAACACACCCTAGCCGAATGGACCACAAGGTGCTGGATACCTTGCAGTTCTCTGCTTACTGGTCAGACGAAACCTTTGGTCTTGAAACCTATCGGGAAGTCAAGGAGAAACTGCGCAGTCTCCGGTTCGATACTCCTAATGAAGTCACCCACGACCACATCGTAAAGAATCTGCGTAGTGATATGATTCCTACTGATGGGATCATGGTTAAGGTTGACTCCCTTAAACTTCAAAAGGAACTCGGTGTTGGTAACCGTCACCCTAACTGGAGTGTGGGGTATAAGTTCCCCCCAGCCGAAGGTACTCCCAAAGTCGTAACCGTAGAGTGGAGTACCAGTGGCTACGGTCGTGTGGTCCCGGTGGTGATCTATACCCCCATTAAGCTGGGCGGGGCTATGTTCACTCGGGCTTCCTTGGACAACTACGGGAACTTCATGGAACTGGGGTTGGGTGAAGGCGACACTGTTTCGGTAACACGGAACAATGACGTTATCCCTCGGTTGAACCACGTTATCTCCTCTGGTGATGGTGTAGCACTGGAAGCCCCTACAGAGTGCCCTAGCTGCTCTGCGTTGCTTGAGGTTAGGATAGGGAAGACTGGTTCCGAACTCGTGTGTAACAACCTCTCTGGCTGTCCTGGCCAGTTGATCAACCGCACGGTGATCATGGGTGACAAGTTCGGGCTTGATATTGATGGATTGGGTCCAGTTATTGTCCACGACTTGGTTCAACGTACCTACATCAAACAACCCGCTGATGTATTCAGTTTGGGGGCTGGTGCGAATAACTTGATGTCCGATCTGTTGAAAGCGAACATCGAGAAGGTTAAGAACCAACCTGTTCCACTTCATCGATTCATTAAAGCTCTGTGCCTTCCGGATATCGGAACGGTATTGTCGAAACGTATTGCCAACGCAATCATTAGTGGTAGCGACGGCTTCGCTAGTTCTATGGTTCTGGCTTATCACGAGAACTCTGACAAAGACGTGTTTAAGTCGATGTTTGAAGTCCTCATGACCAAGCTCAGCTTCCTGAACAGCGTTCAAGGGATCTCTAACGGGATTGCCATGAGCGTGGTCCGGTCTATCTCCAGTCCTATGTTCGACGATAACTTCAGCGCGATGGTAGACGCTTTGGTTCTCGACTTCGGGAAGATGGAGGAGTCCGGATACAAGGTAGCCATCACTGGTTCTTTCGATCAGGGTAAAGATGCGTTGATCAAGTACTTTGCTGAGCATGGCATTGAACTGACCGACAAACTGACTCTGGATTGCAAGTACCTTATTGTGGGGGAACGTGCTGGTAAAGCTAAAACTTTAAAAGCAACTGATAACGCTATACCTATGCTGGATGTGAATCAGTACCCGAGTATTGAACACCTCATTAACTACATCAAGGAAAACTCAGTATGACTGATAAGAAGGTCGACAAGGCAGCTGACGTAGCGGTTAAGGACGCCGTTGTCAAAGTAAAGAAAGCGGCTGAGGCTGTGGCTGTTGCTGAGAAGGGCGCTCCGCCAGCACCTGTCGAAACCAAACCGAAAGAGAAACTGGTCATTCCTGATTTCGGTAAGTACCACGGCAGTTCTCGAATGAGAAAGGCGGTTGAAGACGCCCGGAAGAGCGGTCTTTCCGTAACCCCTGTAGAAAAGATCAAGGGCCCTACCGTCGTTATTTCTGGCATGAGCATCAGCCCGGTCGCCACCGGTCTCAAGCCCACTGGTTCGTCGGGTGATACGTACGTCCACGACGGCAAAGAGTTCTACCTGCCCGGTCACTTGTTGTACAACGCTCATACCCGTCAAGGTGTTCTCGAAGACGAGCCGTGGATCCGGACCAGCAGTTATCAAGGTCCGGAAATGTCGTTGTTTGCCTTCGTGTACGACAACGATACGTTCTGGTTGCTGATGGACGAGAACTCTACATTCACTCGTGATGCGGATTCTTACTACTGCCGTACCAAAGGCGGTCAGTTGGTCATGATCAACTCGGAAAGCCACAACGACCAGTTCATCGGCAATAACGTACTGGTTAACGTCGAGTCCCATGACAACATCCTCAACCAGACCAACATCATCGTCAACTCGGCCCGTGTCGGTCAGGAACGTGGCTGGGGCGACTCCAGTCCGTTCAAGGTCGGTAGCAAGCGTCAGGTGTACAAACATCTCCGCATGAAGAAGGTGGACGCTATCGACTCGGAGCTGACTCGTGGTCGTTACTTCTCCAGTAACTTCACCAAGTCCACTGTTGAAGGCACCGGTACTTACGAAAGCTCTGTTGAAAGTACTTTCCTGACCGAATGCCGTATCCGCGGTAGCCGTGTTCTGTTGACAGGACTTACCGGTGAAGCGTTGAACTTTGACGCTGAAGGCGAGATCCTGGTCAAGGGTGTGGGTAACCTGAAACACCAACACTGGTCTTTCCCGAGCATCCACGTTACCAACCGGTTTGCTTTCACCGAGATCGACCACATTACCCGTCATGATCGCGGTATCAAGATGGTACGTATCAGTCCTACTGAAGTTGAAGTTGGGCTGGCCATGTGGAAGGACGGTGTCAAGGTAACTATCAACGCTCCGCGCTTCACGGTGGAGAATGCGATCCTCGACGGCCTGCGCGATAGCCGCGACAAGAAGCCTGAGCCTGCTCCGGCACCGGTAGGTCCTTTCGGCTCGTACATCCCTCCGTATCAGTCGTTGGGCCCCCGTAGCTATTACGGCGAGAAGCCGGGTGAAACCATTCGCAACTTCATGGACAACTACATCGTTGACCAAGTGGTATCGCGTCTGGGCGTGATCCAAATGCTGGATGAGGTCGAAAGCACTGCCAAAGACCTCGATCGTACCCACCCCCACGATCACATTAACTTCCTCGAGTAACCCTCTGTACCTAAGTAACCCCTAGGGGTTACTTAGGGTCTAATTAAGGAAATGAGCTATGACCAAGAAAACTGAAACCACTCCTGTTGAAAAGAAAGAAGTAGTTGCTCCGGTAGAAAGACGCCTGATCGGTCAAAAGGGTGTTATCGCTATTGGCGGGAAGATTCTGGAGCCCATTGCCCAGTTCGATAAGACTAACGGGCCGCTTTCCCATAACGGGGTTCTGTTAGTTGACTACAACTTTTCGCTGATAGGAGACAAGGCAGCCAAGCTTAGTCTCTATTCGTATACCGTGCGTAAAGACGGTAATGCGGAGGCAGTGGACCTTTTCATTCTGGCCGATGAATTATCCAGTCTGGATATGGAGGTTCCTGAGTATTTGGATTTTCAGGACCAGTCGTTTGCGGTTCTTACCCTGGTCAACTCATCCAGTAGGAATGACTACCTCCGTGGTGGGGTGGTATTGGTCAACGTGGCTACCACCGAGAATGCCTTTCAGGATTCTATTATTCAGATGCAAGGGCGTGGTTGGGGCGAGTCCCACGAAGTGATGCGGACTGACCCACTTTCTCGTCGTATTACCGTTAACAACGTCGACGCAAACAAGCTGAAGCTCCAGGGCCGACAACTGCCGCCGGGCATTTACCATGACGCTGACTTGTTCGAAAACACGTTCATTCGTGGTGAGCTGGAAGATGACGAACGACTCGTTACTATCAGCAACAGTACGATTCGCTGGAGTAGCTTCCGCGAGGGCGACATTACCATCACCAACTCAATGGTCTCGCACACCGGTTTCCATTTCACCGGTGACGTTAAGTTGCACGGGGTTACTGTAGAGAGTGAGAACTTCGGTCATCTTCCGAGCATTTATCTGAACAGTAAGTTTGACATGACGGCCATTGATGTAGCAGGTAAGAGTCAGGCCAAGATGATCCGGATTAATCAGGACAGAGTGATGATCACTCTTCCTTTATCCGAGGACAAGTATGGCACGCCCGGTCATACGCTTTGCACCATGTCTTTCCGTAATCCGCGTTCTCGCCGGGGTCTGCGTAACCAAGCCAATGACGTGTTGTTCGGGGATGACATGCCAAGTGAGATGGAGGAGAGTGTTCTCGACTATTTCGTGGATACCGTGTTGTCTCGTTGCAGCATGATGAACTTGGTGGACAGCGCCAAGCGTCTGTTGAGTGGTAACTTGTTGGGAGTAAAAGAACCGCGTGCCCCACGTCCCCCAAGAGAGATGGGTCCTATGCAGCTTGCCCAGTCTGGACCTACCGGAGCTTTCTTCAGTCCGGGGCGTATGGACGAACGCGGGTTCGCGGAAAGTGCCGGTGATCTTTACGGCACTAGCACTGCCTTAGCAAATGAATACGACAAGACCATTTATATTGATAAGGTCACCAAATTTTAAACTCGAGGTATAAATGTCCAAGCCCAAGCAAGATAACTACATCATCTATACGGATGGTGCTTGTAAGGGTAACCCGGGACGCGGCGGGTATGGTATCTATGCTCAGCTCGGGGATGTATTTACCGAGCTGAGTAAAGGCTATCACCACACCACCAACAACCGTATGGAAATGATGGCAGTAATCGTAGCACTGGAAGAGTTCGGTCCTGGTATTAAGGTCGACATCTATACTGACTCCGATTACACCATCAAGTCCGCCACTAAGTGGGCTCGTGGGTGGGCGCGCAATAACTGGGTTACGTACAAGACTGGCCTACCGGTGAAGAACAAAGATCTTCACATGGTTATGTTCGAGTTGTTGAAACTGAACAAGGTCAAATTCCATTGGGTCCGTGGTCACTCCAAGATCCATGGTAACGAAGTAGCTGACAAACTGGCATCTGATGCCTGTGCAAAACCAGAACTACAAGATACAGGTTACCTGCGGTCGATAGGGGCTATCTAAGCCCCTCTTTAATTGGATTAGGAGAAAAAGGATGGATGGTACAGCTGTAGTAGAGGGCAACGCCAAAGTACAAGCGCTTTTTGAAGAGATCATGGGCATCGACAATAAGCGTAAGCACATCACCATACGCAACAAGTACGCAGTAGGGATAGTCCGGAAATTTCGAGAGATCTTCATTTACGATTATGATCGCTCGAGCCGCCCGTTGGTCAAGGTTAAGAAAGCCGGTCAGACTGTATTGTTACGGTTAGGGTTCGGGATCGACGAAACACTGGAGCTCCTGGAGAACCTACTGCGTATCATGCAAGCGTTTGGTACCCCTAAGGAAGAACCGATTGTACATCTTCCCAAGCCTATCCCTGTTGACGATCCTCGTAGTACCGTGGGGATCAACGAGGCCGGGAAGATCATCATGCACAGCATTACCGCTATTAAAAGACCGATTGCTCAATAGAACAACGAGAAGAATAAGGATTTTCCATGTATTACTTTTTTAAGCATAACGGGGTATGGCGGTACAAGTACCCAGGGGATTTAAACGCTAAAACGATTGACACCTTTGCGTTAGAGCGCGTATTGGGTGTGATGGGTGGTCCTGAAGTTATCGTGGTAAGAGCGCAACCTGATGGCAACGTTTATCATATTAACGTTAAGCACGGCTTCATCGACAAAGTTGAGCACGCGGATACTACAGTTGGTCCGTTGGCTGACGGCACAAACTACATTGAAGTAACTGAATTCCACGCTAAGGAAATTACCCTATGACTGTTCCAGCGACTCTTCCGCTTTCTTTGCACCATGTCGACTCCTCTTGGGTTAATCAGCGTGCTAAAGAGCTGAGTGACACCCGTGGTCATAAACGTCCTGATGTTAAGGGCGCGTTGACTGAGATTGCCGACAAGTTTGTTGATGAGGTTGGTGATAACCTCGACGAATCCCGCGACTTGGCTGTATACCAGCCCTCCGGGGATACTGACCCGTACATCATTGCAGTTCCGATCAAAGATGCCGTGGTCGCTGTTGTAGAAGCTCCTGTGCCGGTTTCTATTCCAGTCGGTGGTGTGTACCGTCCACACGAAGTTCCTGAGACCATCCAGGAAGACTTCGAGAACTTCCTTTTCGAAACCGAAACGGGTGCAACTCCTGCTGAACTGGAGAAGGACTCTACCGGACGCTATACCCACAAGAACATTCGACTGATGTGGTACGGGTTCAACCTCTACCACCAGAAGATGACCATGGCTCGCCGTGCAGAGTTCCGTGCTGCGTACCACAAGGCTCTGGGTAGCTACATCGTCGGTAAGGTGTACGAGAACGGTGCAACTGTCTTCACCAAGGTTCCTGTGCGCTACCGTAATAAGGCGCAGGCACTGGAAGAGGCAAACCGTCTTCTGGAAGAACAAGGCGAGGCGTGGGCCGTGTGGCGCTGCATCGACATCTTCGGTAAGTTCGATGTTCGTGTTCCTGAAGAGGACGCTCCTCAAGAGTAAAGGATTTTATAGATTCTTAACTCGTCCGGGAACTGAAATGGCCAGTAACGCAGGTTATGTCCAAGTCCTGTTGCAAGAACCAGAGCGAAGCGAAATCCTAGGGTTGTTGGTTCAGGCTAGTATTGAAATGCCCAAGTACCCTCTTCATTGCACTGTTATGTATGACGAGCGCGATCTGGATGTTCCATTGTGCACTGTGAACCCCAATAAGGTTTACGAGGCCACTATCCAGAATGTTGAGGTGTTGGGTGACGGACTGGTGTTCCATTTGATCTCACCGAGTTTGGTGGAGGAACACTTGCGGTTGAAAGACCGAGGTTACCAATCTTCCTTCGCTGCTTATCTTCCTCATATGTCCATGACGTATAAGTTCGATAAGTACGATACCCTTAAAGCAGACTTCTTGTTTGCTAACTGGGCAGGGCGTAAAGTTACCTTCAGTGAAGAGCAGTTTGGTGATAAATAGGCAATACCTGCCCAGTCCTAGGACTGGGCAGGGTCTATTATGCATTTTATTTTTTAAGTTGCAGATTTACTCATGTCTATATTACTCGTGTGAATAAACAACGCAATGTTTTAAACTCATTGTCTGTTAACTGTACTTGGAGAACGTTATGACTACTACCAAACCGCAAATCGTTTTCGCTGATTCCCTGGAAGTTGTTAAAGAGCGCATCAAGGCCCTTCAGGCTGAGAAAACTCCTCGCAACGAAATCCTGATCCAACTGAACAAACTGATTCACGATGCCGAGCTGTTCTCCCAGAAACAACGGGCGAACGTGGTTCGTGAACTCAACAAAGACTTCGGTCTGAAAGTCAGCATGAGTGAAATCAAGCGGGCTATCAAAACCGTGAACACTGCGACGAAGCCTAACGAAAAGGCTACGCCGGTGGATGGTCTGGGCGGCAACGCTACTCTGGACCTGGCTGCAAAACCTCCTGTGGCGCCGGCAGCTGAAGAAGCTGCTGATGTAACTGCGGCTGCCGCTAAACCCGCCGCTGGCAAGGACACCGCCAGCAACAAACCTTCCACCACCACTACTTCGGAAAACACCACCATGGCCCCTGTAAAAGAAACCCTGAAACTCGTATCCGATCGCATCGCCGTTGACGCTCCTCGTTCCCACGAAGAAAAGGTCGGCGACCTGCTCGCCATCCTGGCCGGTGCCGGTGCTACCACTGAAGAAGCTCGCCAAGAGCTGATCAATGGTTTCATCGCTGCCAACCCGGCAATGAGCATCACCTGGAACCTGATGAAGAACTACCCGCAAGGCGAAGCAGGCATCGTCGGCACTCTGGTTGCCTACATGGAAATCGATCCGGAAAACAAAGCCAAGTTCGAAGCCTACCTGGCCCCGATTGCTGGTGTTGACCAACCTGCTCCTCCTGCCGCTCCGGTTGCTGATCTCGGTACCGTCACCGCTGCCGCTGCTGTGGCCGCCAGTGCACCTGCCGCTCCTGCTCCTGGCATTCCTGGTGCCCCTGAAGTTTCGGTTGCTGTTGCGGTCGAAGCTCCTGGTCTGAAAGAACGCGTCATGACCACCATCCGCGGCAATCGCGAAACCGGCTTCTCCAGCGGCGTCGTGGCAGCAACTACCGCACTGGTCGGTGGCGGTCTGGAAATGGCATTCAAAGGCAACGCTACCATCGGTTCCGGCGTCGGCACTGCTGTAGGTGCTACTGGCGCTTACTTCCTGGCCGAGTCCACTGACAAGCTGATGGACAGCGAAACCGGTCGTTACCTGCTGGCTGGTGCTATCGGCGTCGTTGCTGGTGGTCTGGGTAGCCGTATCGGTCGCGGTGTGCAAGACGGTTACCTGAACCCGTCGTCTGAAGTTGCCGGCGCTCTGGAGACCCTTCCAGGCGCTCCGGTACCTGCTCCACAACCAGGCGGTCTGGTAGGTAACTCCGAAGCACTGCTGGGCATGTTCAATCTGTAATCTGTAACTGACACGCCCTTTATAGGGAGCCTTCGGGTTCCCTTATTTTTTGTATATGAGGATTTCGTGATGTCTGAAGGTTTTTCTGTAGTACAAGTTGAAGTAAAGAACGAAACAGGGACCACCCTGCTTTACGTTAAATGCATTGAAGGGTTGAAAGTGGTTGGTCAGCCAGACATCATCGAGTTCACCGATAAGCCGTGGGAAGCAGATCGTCCGGTACTCACCCACGACCTGTGGGAACGAGTGTACGCCGAGCTCTGTAACGAAGAACAGACTCAGACCTACCGTCGTCTCCGTGGTTACGAAGGCTGTGACAAGCCACGCCAGACCATTCAGGTTAACCGGGTGGATGTCACGGTGGATGGCTGGATCGTAACCACTCACATCTCTAAACGTTCTTCGACTCTGGTTGTCCAGTCTTTGCCAGAAAACAAGAACAAAATCATCTCCCTCAATTTCTAAGGAATTCTCCATGACAACTGATTCTGTTCCTAAAGATATCTGGCAGGCTACCTTTAAAGAACTGCTGGAAAAGTTCAATGAGCGTTTCGTTGTGCCAGCTCATACAGAACAACCCCAAGGCGTGTACCAGTGGCCGCTGGGTAGCCACACCCTTGAAGTAGTGTTCCACGACAACCAGCAACCCTACGTCGTGCCCTTCACTATTTTCAAGAGCAAGACAGAAGTGCTGGGTCAAGGGTGTTTCGATACCCAGTTGAAGGTGGTGTGCAGTATCGTCTACCCGGACGTCAAGTACCTCACTGAGCTGTGCACTTCGTTGGGGATGATGGTCCAGCAAACCTCGGACGACAGAACCCATGGCTTCGAGCTGTATCCTCCCCTGATCGCTAAAGACGATATCAATGACAGCTGGGTCGAGAAATATCGACAAGACCATCCTGGGACGAGCTACGCATCGGCGGTAAGCGCGGCGGTAAAGGAAATCAAACAAACCGCAACCGTTCTGCAACGGATACTCGATAAACACGTTTATTAATCCTTGAATGCGGTTGGCCTACCTAGGGTAATACCTGGGTGGGCTGTTTCTTAAGTTTTCATTTATTTTTGGACCTACATTATTACTGTGTAATGTACGTTATTTAATCTTGTTACCAAGGAGTTATTTATGACAGCTGTAACCATTCGTGGACTTAGCAACACCCTGAAGTATCTCGTTGAGCACAACCGTTTGGATAAGGCTCATCCCATTAAAGCGTGCTCCGGGAAGAACTCTGGAAGGTACCTCGAGTTTTTCATCGCTCCAGAGAAGGTCAAGAACTCGAAAGACTGCTTCGGGATTACGATCAATGTGGTTCTCCATCAAGATCGAGATGCTGCATTGGGGGCGTCACTTACTCAGGAAACGTCGGGTGACGATTTTGTCATGACCACCTATTCGGGTGTTTACCGTAATGACGTAATTCGTGCACTCTGCACTTTCGTTGTTGCCAACAACATGAACATCGACGGGGGTGACGTCTCGGTAGACCGTTCCAGCATGAACGAGAAGATCTGGGAGTCTGCGAGCAAGCGGCCTCTTCCCGGAACCAACATCAACGACGTTATTGATCTGCTGGGTGCTACACTAGACCGAGTCCCGGTAAAGGTTCTGGACAAGGCGATGGTTACCCCGCTGAACCTCAAAGATGTTCTGGATGAACTTCGTTGGACGGCTAACCGTTGGGATGTATTTGAGCATGGCCTTGTTCGTCTTGCTCAAGGTAAGACCAGCGAGGAGCTGAACAAGATTCTTGATGCACGCGCCAGTGTTCTCTACTGGCTGTTCGACCGCGACGACGACGAAAACGGTCCTTCCAACGAAGAGATCATTGAACTCTGCAAGAGCAGTAACAACCCTAAGTTCACCGACACTATCACCTTCCGTCGTCCACCGGGGTACAAAGGCGGTGAGCCATTGAAGTTGATGAGCTACGCCTTGGATGCGATTCGGGTATACGAGCGTAACCACGGACCGTTTATCCCTCAACCAGAATACCTGATCGTTCTGGAGCAGGAAGACGGCGGTACTCGTCGGTTCGTTAATCCCGACTGGATCGAGTGGTGGGGTGAGTACTCCGAGCGTGTCGTTCATCCACTGGATGAGGTACAACGCCGTCTACGAGAATCCTTCAAGGACCGGGATAATCTGACTGCGTTGGATGTTCATGTGACACATAAAGCTGAAGTGCACGAAATCCTCAAAGACGATATCGCGCGTCACGAAGTTATCGTGTCCTATCAAGCCTTCCTGTAACGAGGTGAGTATGGCTGGCGACGTTCCTTATTTGAAACCGGGTGACATTGAAAACGCATCGGAGTTTATAAAGCTTTGGCTTGATCTGTATTCGTTTTGTACCGAGACCGGTGGGTTTGCACAAATTGCCTTTGCTGAAACAGACGAGGTGATTAAGTCACTCCAAGGTCGGGTAGTCACTGTCCGTAATGGATACTGGAAACCTGTAGACGGTAGCCCGGAGTCGTACCTCTTGTCCTTCATTGAAAGTAAGGGGGAAGAGAAAGTAACCTTGTTCAACATCATGACCCTCAAGAGCGGTAAGGGCGAGGTGTTGGTTATGACGAACGAGCGCAAGCCAGTGACTGAGGAGGATCAAGAAGTAGTAACCGGCTTGGTCCACATCCTCAGGCAGTATCTCAAAATGGCTGCTCAACCTAAACATACTGTTCACTAACAGGAGTATTACGCATGATGGATTTAACAATCAAAGAAGGTACTAAGCTCGATATCGTTATCGAAGTGAAGACCCTCTGCCGTAAAGCCAAGACCACTACCTGGGCTCAGCTTGTTGAAAGCGGGTTCAAGATCGGCGAGAACGACTGGGGTCCCGCTGACACCGCTATTTCCTCGTCTGCGGTAGGTTCTGCTCGAATGGGGTTATTGGCCAGCTTCATGAACGACAGCAATAAGGTCATGACCCCTGCGTTCGCCAAAGCAGTTCTTCCTGAAATGACCGGGTTGGCTAACGGTTTGGGCCAGATCAGTTTTGTGGGTCATAAGGAGGGTGCTGACAAACCTGAGCCTATCCTCACCATCCTGTTCGAGTTCTCGCAGAAGCCGGGTGATCGTATCAAGGTGTCCAAGAATATCCAGGACTACTTTAACCGCGAGGAAGAGATCAAGAAAGATACCTCCCTCCTGCTGGTACGTGATCTGTTCTACGCCCTCGAGTCGTACAAGGGCAAGAACAACGGGATCATCCCCCGAATGCTCTTTGACGAAACCGAAGAAGTTCCTGCTTACATGCGTGGTCGTCGGTTCTCGCCGGATCTTACTCGGATCCAGTTCGAATCGAAAATCAAACCTTCGGTGGTCATCAACATTCGGGAACACACTACCGAGCCAGCTGGCATCTGTCCACCTATCCTGTTCCAGCTTATCGCAGAAGAAGCGGACGACGGTGTTCTGTGGCTCCGTTACGAAGGGTCTGATGAACCAACCGCTGAACAGAACCTTATCGTCAAGGAAGTGATGTTCGCTTACAGAGATCTCATCTACGGCGGTGAAGAAGGTAGTCCAACCACTCACGACACCGTTCAGCATTAAGTTCCAACTCAGGGGGTCATTGTACTTGGCCCCCTAATCTTTAACCCTTTGAGCAGAGTACTACCGCAATGAAGCGGATGATTGTTTACCTTAAGCGTCTCCTTTCCCTGTACATTGATCCACCAGTGTTTGTTCCTTCCTCGGTCAGTGGGTTTGAGCCTATCCCCCACGTCCACTACGTTCCAGCGCTTGATGAGCCATCATTGTTCGGTAACGGTCCTGATGGCATCAGTGGGGCTTGGTTGTCGTGGTATCTCAAGAACAACACTAGTAAAGGCTACATAGCTGCATTAACGGCCGCTCACAAGATCCGGATAGATTTGGATAACGAACCTGCCCGGATTTACAGTAACAGCTACCTCCCAACTCTTCTGATTGGTCCCGGAAAACAGATTTCCTTTGAATGGGTTATCTGGTATCGCTACGAGTTTGATATGGCGTTTGAGGAGGCTCACCAAACCGCTGTAAACATTACAGGTAGAGAATAAGTAGCACAATAGACCCTACCTACTGCACCTAAGGTGCAGTAGGTAGTTAAGTCTTTGCTTTAGCCAGTGATCACGCTGAAGTAGCGGTTGATCATGTTGCTGATCCGGCGGATGTTCTCGCAGGTAACACGCAGTTGTTTGATAGCCGAGGTAGTCAGACTCAGAATCAGACGGCAAGCTTTCAAGTTACGGTCGAAGGTGGAACGAGCTGCGTCACGCAGATCTTTACGCTTAACCATCTCTTCCAGCTTCTTGATCTGGTTAATAACGTCAGCCTTGATACCACGGCTGATAGAAGTGGATTCACTGTCCAGATCCTTAATAGCCTTCTCCAGCTCACCTTGAGCGCGAGCAGCGTCGTTCAGAGTACGCAGGCCTTGAGGGATACGAACCCAGGCTTCGATCTCTTTACTGGCGTTGTGCTTCATCGCAGCGCTGTAGGTACTGTACATGTCGGCAAACGAAGTACCCACGAACTCATTGCTGTGGTCCATGGTGACGATGACCTGATAGGTCTTGTACTCGTCCAGTGCACGTTGGCATTGATCGTCGAGAGCGCGCTGCATGCGGCTGTTGATCTTGACGAACCGTTCGACCACTTCCTTCACGACACGCTGTTGCTCTGGTGCTGGAAGAGCTTTGACTTCTTTCAGCTTGTGCTTGAGCTCCTGAGCCTCGCTCTTCTCACTTGGAGAGGTTTGAGGACCGTTCATGAAGACGTCGAGGTCAGCCTGAGTGCGAAGCATCTGTTTGGAGATGTCATCGGCGTTGCTCATCCGGTGACCTGTAAGGACCGCGATGTTCGCTTGGTTCTGTTTCAGGATTGCATCGGTTTGTTCGGTGATACTCGGGCCTTTGTTGCTGTCGCCCAGACCGAAGAAGTTCAGGATAGCGTTGAACATCTTCATGATGTAACCCCAGACTTTGGCGATGCCGTCAGCCACGTCCGAGAAGAACCCTTCAGTACCAGCTACACGCTGTTTGTAAGAAAGGTCGCCGCTAGCGTCCAGAACACCCCACATGTAAGTTTGAGCGCGGGTAAGGCCTTCGGTCCCTGCAACCGTATCCAGCGTATCGGTCAGAGCATCGAATACCTGATCGATATGTTCTGGCTCGTGTAATTCGGTAATCTCACTGTCAATAGTGATGTCCATGTAATGCTCCGCGGTCTTTAAATGTGGTTGATGTTAACATAAAATTATACCCCATTGATAATCTATAAAGTGTGAGGAATACAGTTATGATACCTTTTAAATTTGATCCAAATGCAGAGTCAATTGAACAAGAGCGTCAAGTGATCGATTGGTTCCGAGACTGGCCGCCTAAGAACCCTAAGAAACTCTTAGAACGTATTCTTCAGATCTACCATCTGGTACCCCCTTTCATTCAGAGATCGTTCTGCAACACGCTCCTGAGTCCTAAAGTAACGAACAAGATGGAGGTATTGTCTCAGTTTATTAATGAGATTTACAAAATGCCTGATTTGATTGCTCAGCTCAAGGCCGAAGGTAACCACGGGATGGTTATCTACAAGGGCGAGTCTTACGGGATCAACCTGCGGACAATCAATCCTAAGTGGTTGAGTTCGGATGACATCCATCAATGGACCCCTGAGCAAGAGGACGAGATCTGTAACGAAGCAATCGATGCTTGGATGATCGCTAACCGAGTTCGTCACTTCACTGAAAAGGTCGTGTTCTTTTCCGAATTCGGTTTCTCTGGAGTCTCTCGCTTGATGGACGTTAAAATGGACGATGAGTCTTGGGAAGAAGCAAAGCGTCTCAAGATGAACGATGAACTCAGCCGTTTACTCAATATGGAGTCCCCAGATGATAACTGATAAACCTACTCCTGAAGAACTCGACACTTTCCTTAAAGGTTTGTCCGAAGAAGACTTGATCGAACTCATTGTATCTCGAGCTCATCATGATAACCGTGTTCCAGTAGAGTTTGTGTCTAAGTCCAATGGTACTCGTTGTGGGATTGATAACGACGGCCATAGGTTGGCTATTAAGGAACAGGGTGATCGCGCTAAGAAGTTCTTTGACACTCTTGGTCTGAAACTCCTGGATCCTACCCGGGAAGGCGGTGACAACCGGGTCATGAACCTTCTTAAAGTTAATGCTGTAGCGGCTGGAATGGATGATAACCCTCTCAGATTCCGTAGACAGTATTTTGCCGAGCGTCTTTCTCGTCCGATAGTTGCCGGACTGGACAAAGGACCTTTGGGTATTCCAGAGCCCCTTACCCGGGGAGATTTACAGCTCGCGGTCGAACACAGTCGGATGTTGCGCGGAGTGCAGCCCCCACGACGAGTTACCGCAACAGAACGGTTCGAGAAGTTTGTTAAAGGTCTCCCTGTTCATGAGTTGTTTGAGGTAGGTGATCTGATCGTTAACAATACTGCACATCGCGGTATAGGAAGTTATCGATCTCTGGCACTGGAACAAGAGGAGCGTATCTTCCACACCGATCTTCCGTTCATCTATAACGAGATCAAATCTCGGGTCAAGTGCATGCCGGAGGTAAAATGATTCATACAAACATCAGTTTCTCTTTGGGTGACGGGTCGATGGGCTGGAGTGGGACTCCCTTTGATCCTGATCCACCTCGTTTCCCATTCGCTTGGCCAGATGAGGATAAGTCGCGTGCTATCATCGAGCGCGAGTTCCCGCCTAAACCGGGCCAAGTAGTTGTGTGTTCACGGGAAGGCGACTATCTTCGTTTCTCCATGCGGGAACTAAAAGGGGTCTACTACTACTATACCCCGCTGAAAACGGTGTATAACCCACGCAAGAAGTTGCTGTGGTGAAACCAGTCCCGGTCGGTAAAGATCACAAGGGTAGAACGATTTACTCGGCTACCTATCCGCACGGGATTGAGTATGGGTTTTACATAAAGGGCGTTTTCTGGTTGTATTGGGATTTGTCCTTTGAGCCTTATTTGGGGTAAAGAAGATGAGTAGTTTTCTGAATTCATTGGGGGTAGCTGAACTGAATCCCCATATGGCAAAGCTTCCTTTTATCCAGTCCTTTATTGAAGGTGGGGTCTACATTGCTCACCCTTCTGAACCTCCGCTGTTCAGCCGGAGAGAAGGATGTTTCAACAAGATCTGGTGTGATTGGTTTGACTTTGTGTTGAAGAACAGTCCTGATAATGGGGACAAGTTCCACCACCTAGTTCATGAAGCTGATGAGGTATCCTTAAAGAAGATACAGCCGATCGCTCAAAAGCTAGGTGCGGCTATTCTGGGAGACCTGGATAAGCCGGGGATAATCCTGCCTGAACAACCTCCATACCTCTGGACCACTAACGGTCGGTATGTGTCGCATGTTTGGGTGCTGGATGCTGCAAGACGGGATAACATGCCTATTCACGAGGCTGTTGCATTGGGTTGTTCATTGAGGCCTACTTAAGCTATGGAGAAGCGTTAATGCTGTATTACTTGCCGTTTGTGTTTATCCCTGCTTTATTGGTTGTTGTAGTTTCACGCTTTATGTTTCCGCATCAGATCACATTGAAAGAAGGACTCCTCCAGTTTGGTGGGGTCATCGTCAGTAGTTTGATTGCTGCCGGTGCGGTGAGTATGTTCAGCGGGATGCTCGCTATGGACTTCAACATCTATAACGGCGAGGTTACCGACAAGGAATCAGTTCATGTTTCCTGCGATCACCAGTACCAGTGCGGTGAAACATGCTCTACGGTTACTGATACCGACGCTAAGGGCAATAAGAGTACAAGACAGGTGTGTGAGCCAGTCTATTGCGATGAACACGAGTACGACGTCTCCTGGAGGGTTAACAGTACCTTAGGAACGTGGCGGATTAGTCGTATCGATCGTCAAGGCCTGGAAGAGCCTCCTCGCTGGAGTATCGTGGAGAAAGGCGAGCCTGTATCTGAAACCCGTGCAACGTCTAACTACCTTTTGCTGGATCCGAAACGTTTCAGTGCAGGGGAAGTGATCAAGGCTAAGTACAAGGACCAGTTACTGGAATACCCTCAACCTTACGACTACTGGCTCTACAACCGTATTCTCAATGATAACGGTCAGGACTACGACCACATTAAAGTGTGGCTGGATAATCAGTTGAAGAAAGATGGTGCTCTCAAGGAACTTAACGTTATCTTGGTGGTGACTCTTAACGACACGGATTATTACTATGCGATGATGGACTACTGGCGTGGCGCTCGTAAGAACGATGTTATTATCTTCTACGGCGTTGACGACCAAGAGAACATCCGCTGGTCCAAGGCTATTAGTTTCGCTGATGGTCAGAATAATCAGATCATGTTGAAGAATCTGCAAACGATGACTTACGAACGTAAGTTTGATACAGATCTGGTGAAAGAGCAATACAAGCTGATCGTAGAAAAGTTTCAACGTATCCCGAACGGTTCGTTCGAGTATATGAAGAAAGATTGGGTACCGCCTATGTGGTGGGTGGGCCTGATTGCATTATTCAACCTGCTCGGTGCCATTGTGGTAGCGTATTGGGTTGTTACTGAAGACGTCGCCTAACTCAAGGAAGTTATCTGAATGAAAGCAGCATTAATTGGTATTGGTTCGTTGGTCGGTGGTATTGCGCTGATCGCTCTCGCTGTCTTCGGTATGTACGTAAGTGTGCATGACGATGCAGTACAGTGGGAGAACGCTCTGGTAAAGCATAACAAGGATCGGGAGAACGTGTTGTCCAGCGTAACCCTGACCATCCAGCAAACCGCTGGCGTGAGTGCTAAGTACGCCAATGACCTGAAAGACATCGTGAAGGGCACGTATGAGGGTCGTTACGGTAACAACGGTAGTCAAGCCGCTGTACAGTTCATCCAGGAACGTAACGTTAACTTCGATACCAAAATGGCGTTGAAGGTACAGGACGTTATCGAGGGCGGTAACAAAGAGTTCCAGATCTACCAGACACGCATGCTGGAAATCTGCAACGCTTATGAAAACGTCATCGGTTCGGCTATCCGCGGTAGTCTCCTGAAGTACATGGGCTACCCGAAGATCGACGTAGCTGATACCTGTAAAGTGATCTCTGATCAGGACACCAAGGACGCCTTCAAATCTGGCGTTCGGAAACCTATCGAGTTCAAGTAAGCGATACAACCTACCGGCTAACCCCGGTAGGTTTTTTATTTTCTGTAACCAAGGACTTTATTTATGAACATTAAGAAAGTACGTTGGCGGGTTCAACGGGAACTGGATTCAGTACTCCAGAGCGATCATGTTCTGGAAGTTAAGAAAGAACCTGTTCTCCCGATGCGTCATGAAGATCGAACTGAGTGGCTGCTCTGGTGCTGCTTTGTCTCCACGTGTTCGATGCAAGAAGCCAACCACCGTTATCTCCACAATTTGGGGATGATGGAGAAGATGGCTCAGAACATCAAAGACCGCCAGAAGACAAGGGCTGCCGAGAACCGTAAGAAAGGCAATAAACGTAAACGGAAGAATTAAGTTGTAGTTCCGTTCAAGTCTACATTATTCGAGTGTAATACCTTACACTAGTTTCGTTACTGAGGATTGTTCAATGCATTACCTTTCCCCTGATGAAAAGAAACAGGTGACCTATTCCAATCACCACGCATTCCCACCCCGTCCATTAACGGACATTGAGAAACAGATTCAACGGATTATTCTGGTCCAGAGTCTTCCTGCTGAAGGTAAAGGCGGCCAAGACACCAAGCGTGAGGAGATCAACTGGAGTCTGCACCAGCTCAAGACCCTGACTGCCAACAGCCGCTTGTCGGATAAAGTGAAGGCTGCTCTGGAGACCCCTGAGAAGTTCGACGAGTTCACCGAGGGTTATCCGTACGCTAAGTACACTGACTATATCAACGGTAGTCGTAAGCGGTCTACTCTGGTGCAGTTGGCAGCCGACGGCTTCAAGGGCGAGTACGTCCATGCGTTGATGCGCTGGGTTAACAAGTTGTGTTTGGCGTTCTACACGGATCTACCTAAAGGTATCGATACCTTTATCTGGACACCGCACACCAGGCACTACAAGACCCACACCATGGCGAAGGCTACTGGTGACAAGGCCTTCTACGGTTACACGCTCCCAGCGGACACGCAGCGTCAGGTGAACGAACTATTCGGTCAGGATGGTTCACCTCTCGGTAGTCTGTGGGCAATGCATCACGTCCGCCGCACCGAGCTCCACAAAGACCGCACAGTTTGGGAACGGTTCGGGTTCAACGAGATTGCCAAAGAAACTTTTGACAATGGTCTGGAGATCAACTTCGGTTACGACAGTGTTTATCTCGGTCCTTTCTCCGCAGAGCCGTACTGGTTCTTGGAGTTGCGTCAGGAAAGCACGAACACCCGGTTGCGCTTCATTATCGAGGGTTAAGTTTCATGAGCATGGATACAGAACCCCAATTCATCAAAAAGAACGGCGAGCCTAATCCAGATTGGATGAGCTGGTACATGGCCGTTAACGATTATGACGTGAACAAAGCTCGTTATGATTGGTGGGTGAAAGTCCGTGATATGCAAGAGCCTGAGTTGATGATCTCTGGTGAGAAGCCCAATCCCATCTGGGTTACTTGGTGGCGAGCGCATAAAGGTTGCAGTAACAACGTAGCTCGAAATGTTTGCAAAGCCAAAATAGCTGGTGACTATGTTCCGAACAAGAGCACTACTCGCTGGCTGGAACGAAAGAAGACCACTCGCATGTTGGAGAAGCTGAATGTCAAATGTCAAGTCGATAGTTGATGGTAATACAGTTACTGGTTCTTACCCTACCGGTGGGACTGGTAACCTTCCGCTTGGTAAGGAAATCATTTTCCCGTCAGGTGGTCGAGATGCCCGTTCTATGATTCAACGCGCGGCTACTGCTGGTTACGGACGGTTACTCGAAACAGTAGCGGGAGGTGCGCTTCCTCCGTCGAGAGCTATGGGTAATATCCAAGCGGGGACTAGCGCGCTGCTGGGTTCGGTTCATGTGGGGAGCTTTATCACTTTCCCCGAAATGCCGCTTAGCCAACGCATTATCTCTGGGGTTATGCGCGGGGTGATTGGTCGGACAACTTGTGACCCGTTCTACAAAGCCATGATCGGGTTTAACAAGAAAGCCAAGAAGTTCAGTAAGAAAATCTAGTACACCTAACTAACAAAGGATCTTGTTATGAAGAAGTCGATTGTTGTGGTACTTGCACTGGCATTCTCTATGGGAGCCCATGCAAATGGATTCATGTGTAAAGATTACACTGATAACGTGGTGGACATCAACGCCGCTACACCGGAAGCAGGTACGTTTACCGACGATCCGGTTAAAGGTCTGGTGACCCACATCCGCAGCAACCCTGACGGTTATACTGTCGTCCAGAATGACCGCTTCAAGAAAGATCTGAAGTTCTCCAGTGAGCGTTTCAAGGAACTGGGTAACTTCGCTGCCAGTAAGACCGGAATGATCTTCAAGAAGACTGACGGTAATGGCAATCCTTACTTCATCGTCCTGACCACACCAAAGGACGAGAAGCCGGGCGAGAAGCCAAGTAGCAACCCGATCAACCGTATGGTGACGTTGGGTAACTGCTCCGAGAAGTAATCAAATGAGGGGAGGTAACACTCCCCTTGTTTCCTTTTATTTTTTGTTTAGGAATGAACCATGAGCATTATGTACACCTACAACAGCAATGTTGGTCTTGTTAAGAACCTGATGTCCAAGCATCTGGATCACGGGTTCCTTCAAACCTTCTTGGTAGAAGCAAAGCTACTGGGTAAGACCGACAAAGATTTCAACATGGAAGACATCGAGGAGAAGTGCAAAGACATGACCGATGCCACACTTAACTTTGTGTTGGCAATGGATGGGGAGAAGTTGGCGGGAGTATTGGCAGTGCATCCTGCGGATCCTCGAGAGATCCAGATGATCTGGGTAGAGGAAGAGTACCGCAAGCGCAAGGTGGGGAATAAGCTGGTACTGATGCTGGCTAATGAAGTAAAGGCCCCTCTGAAGGTGGAATGTCTTCGCGGTAACTTCGGTGCGTTGACCTTCTACAAAGAACAAGGGTTTGAGTTCGTTGATAAGGCGCGCTTCATCACTAACGTGGTGGGTTACACGAAAGTTAAGTTTAAGTAAATCTTAAACCTATATCACCCGGGTGAATTAATAACAGGTATTAATTATGGCTCATTATAACCAGAACTTAAAAGCTGGAGATATCTGCACAGTGGTTAGGTGCAAAACCAACCCTCGGTATGTCGGGATGTCGGTTGAGCTATTAAAGGCTCTGTCACCCGGGGAGTACTTCAGCATCCCAGATGCCAACATTGGGTTTAAGGGATCCAGTACCCCTATAGTCTGGGTAGTCAAGGGCGGTCCCTTTACCCACGTCTTTGATATGACAGCATATCAATCGGCGTACGGTTCTTTCGGGGAGCATTGCTTGATGAAGATCAGCGGTGATCCCGATCAACCCCCAGTGATGGTCGAAAGGGTATTGGATAAATCCTATCAGTTCACTCCAGTCAAAGAGGGACAATAATGACAACTGTAAACGTGCTGCTTTCGTTCATCCCGCTTCTGGTCATGATGGCTGGTCTCTGGATCAACTGTCATTGCTTGGACGTACTGCCTAAGCATGCGTATGCTGAATATCGTCATCACGTACGCTGGGCTACTGTGTTCCTGGCCACGATCGTTATTCAGGTAGCGTTCGCCGGGGCTATGGCGGTGAACATCGCTGAAACCCAATATCAACAGTCCATGGAAATTGGAAAATAACATGCGCACTCTTTTTGCCGAACGCCGGCTCGTTTCATCTTTTCGTAGTCGCTCCGTAGTCTTCACGATGCGTGGGTCGGTAAACGAAAAGAACGTCTTCCTTACTAAGCTCGATCTTGAGTTTGGTACGAATGGCAGCATCGGCCTGAAGACCATCATCCCGCTCAATGGCTTGACTACTGCTAAAGGTAGTGCCGAGCTGAAAGCGGTGTACAAGTCCATCGTTGAGAAGTTCGATGCTCACCTGAAGACTGTCGATGACTACATCCGTCTCTTCAATGAAACGGTAGCGTGGTTACAAGCTCCAGACCGTCGTTTTAATCTGGCGGCTACAGTTGGCTTCAATCCATTGTTTATCCATGGCAACTTGGGTGAGAAAGAAGCCAAGATCGAAGTATTCGGTCGCTCCACCCGCGAACTTAATCTGGGGTTTGAAATAGGTACTCCTGAGCAACTTGCTCAAGGTATCCAACGCCTGGATGACATTCTGGACTGCTTAGTTGAATACCGCACAGGGTTCAGCAGTATTGATCCAGTTAGCTTTATTCCAAAACATTAATTAATAACTTTTACCTTAGGGGTAGTTTCATGAAACTGTTCAACCGTAACGAAATCACTGGCCGTTCTTACGTAGTTCAATCCTCCGCTACCAAATGCAACACTGGCAAGATCGCATTGAGCGTCGGTGTTCGTTTGCAAGAGAAAGGTCGTCTGTATCGCACCAACGTTCTTAAGTTCGACGGCACCAGCATTACTCAGCTGACTGAGTCGATGACCGCTCACTACAAAGAGGTCACCGAACTTGTAAACGCTATGTCCGAAGTACGTGACTGGTGTGAAGAGCGTCGTGCAACTTACGTCGCTCCTAGCGAGACGGTGACCTTTACCAAGGTGGTTGAGCAAGAATGGCCAACCATGTTCTACGCTGTTCAGAGTAACACTCGTATCGACCTGTATATCTACGGTCGTGATCTGGACAACGCTTCCATTGGCTTCCGTAAGGATCGTGCGGATAGCTATCAGAACTGGAAGGCTGAAATGGACGGGATCATTGATAACTTCTGGACTCACCTGGAAGAAGTCGAAGGTTTGAAAATGCAGGATCTGTTGACTGTTGCTGTATAACTTACTTTGCCTAACAAGGATGCTTTTTATGAAACGTTTTGCTACTCTGCTTACTGTACTGTTGTCCTTTAGCGTTAATGCGGAAACTCTGGTTTGCCAACAGTGGGGCTATGCTAATTCCCCTGAAGGCTTCCACGATATCAAGCTCGAACAAATCGAGTCTACCTTTTACGTCAGTGACGAGAAGGTAATGAAGTACCCCACTGGAACGACCTACAGTAAGGTTGATCCTGCTACAGTGGGGCTTGAAGACATTCAGGCTGAGACCTACAAGGTCGGCCTAGAGCTGTTGTACATCTACAAGGACAAAGATGCCATTCGAGTGGGCGTCAGTCACCTGGTAGAAGACAGTGATGTTTACTTCGGAGACAAAGAACTGTTCTCCGATTGCAATTACGAAAAACCAAAAGGGGGAAGTAAGGATGTCGCTGCTTCCAAATCATTGTTTGTTGTTGAAGGCGTCCGAGTACACCGCGCTCCAGAAGTATACCGTTTTTAAAGTAAAGGCGGTGGCACCCTCCGGGGTGCTCATCGCCCACGGTACCCAGTGTTTCTTTCTTCGTGGAATTAACACGGGGATAAAGAGCGGTGACACTCTAACGTGGCACAAAGATTTGCTCGTTCCTAAAGACCAGCCACTTTATATTTGAGGGAATATTCATGACCACTCCATTGTTGAACGCGTTTCAACTGACCGAACCCACGGCTACTCTAATCTCGGGCGCTCGCATCTACCACCCGGATAAGACAACCAAGGAGGCTTGGGTTGAACTTCCTCTGAGCCAGTACTTCAAGCAGTCTCCTGAAGACCCTTGGAAAGAAGCGGCGGTTGCGTTGATTGAAGCCCGTCGTGTTGGCTGTACTTCGGTGAGTATGGGTCACCCTTCGTCGTTGATCGGTGAAGTCCGTCGGTGGTTCCGGGATAACCCTGACCTCTACGAGATCATGAAGAAGGACGAGGAGGTGTTGTACTTGGTGATCCGTCCCGGTACCGAGACGCTGCTGCATAAGTGGCACAATGCCCAGAGCGGTACCAGTGAATACATCCCTATCAACCGTTGGTCTATCAAGGTAATACCGAAATGAATCCTTCACTTACTTCTGAACTGGTTAAAGCAATGCCCGATTGTCCAGGTGTGTTTATCGACACCATTACTGTTGCCTTTGTTGTCAATGACCAAAAGCGGTGCCTGTTCATTAACTCCCCGGAGTTGGCTGGACTGTCCTTTGAACGCGGTAATGAGCCACCTAGCCTCAGAATTAACCAGTTCCCGGCTACATTGTTTGATGGACTGGACGAGGTGCTTGAAGTATTTGGCCCGGTTTCCCAAACTACTCATACCCCACTGTTTGACGTTTACATCAGACTGGTGAAAGAGGGTGGCGAGTTTCATATCGAGGAAAGCTCTATTACTCTTTCGTCTTTACGGATTGGTTATAGCGGGGAGATCATTCCTGAAAAGGATTTCGACCAAGAGTTGTTGAAACCCTTGAAAGAGGCTCAAATTCTCTCCGTGGTTACCAGGACTGTTGTTAAAGGGAGAAAGAAATGAACGAGAACACCAGAAAGTTTATGACGTATACCGGTCCCATCAACAATGGGTTCCGGATGCGGATGGATACGTCGTTCGCCAATGACTGTGATCTCGATAAAGCGTGGGATATGATACTCGACGGTCTGGTGGCGAATCTCGAAGCAGGGAAATGGCAAGGGGACGTCTCACCATCCGCGCTGGCTCAGGAACTGCGAGCTTACTTCGAATGCAACAGCGTGTACGACGTCATGCGTTTGGGTAACGAGGCGGTCTTTATCAAGTTGGAAAGGGCTTCTCGTTACGCAACGGCGACACTTCGCCCCAGGATGGGGGTGCGTGAGTTAATTCCTCGTAAGGCTTGGTCGATTGAGCTGGTGGATAAAGATCTTCTGGTTGGGGTGGTGTCGGGTGAAGCTGCCGAGAAATCTCTCCCGCTCCAAAACACCTTCGTTTTCCCTTACCCGGACAAGAACAAAGTTGGGCAATTGTGGGGGATCACTAAGCAACCAGATGGGATCGTCCACGTTGTTGAAAGGATCAAGCCGGCGGCTCATGACTTGACCCCTACTCCCATCAGTCTTTACAACCCCTTGTCTTAAAGGAATGCTCATGGTCGATTATGAAGGCGATACTTACAGCGGGGTTCCTTACATCTCCAGCGTTCGCTTTGCGTTCTCCCGGCGCTGTAAAGATTTCTTCGACAAGAAACTGGACAAGCGGTTCTCTAAGAACATTGTGAGTGTTCGAGTGTCCGTTAAATAACCCTCCTTTGGAGATTTAAATGAAAGTTCAGAAGATTGGTATTAAGCTTGAAATAAACGGCGAAGAGAAAAAGCTCTTCGTTGATACATCCAGCATGACGAACATGGAGCTTCCAGCCAGCGGGGAACTGAATGCCTTTATTCCTCACTACTCGCTCTCCAAGGCGGTACTGGCTCACGACCAACCCGTGACTGATGAAGAGTTGTTCCCTGAGATGGCAAAGCTCGGGAAGCGTCCTGTACTCGACATTAAGTTCTCGGTTAGTCGCCCCATAACCAGAGGGCTACAAGGTCTTAAGGGTACTGTGAAAGTATCCGGGATCGTAACACAGGGTCAGCTGTCTACCATGCAAGCACTGGATCCAGTTGAACGTGACTTGATCCGCGGTATCAAGGCCGGTGAAGTCTTCGCTGTCTGGGCCGAGTAAAGCGTAAGTAACAACCCTATTATAGAGCGGGCTTAACGGCCTGCTTTATTTTTTTTTTGTGTTCCATCTTTTCTTACATCTACATTATTAGTCTGAATCAACAACATTTGTTTATTGAGGATTGTTCGTTATGTCCATGATTGATACCTTTAAAGTTGTCAAAAACGAAGTAGGGGTTCCTGCTTCTGATCGTTACGAGTCAAAGGACTTGGGATGTACGTTGGCGTACTTCAGGGTTAACTCCGATGGGATCATCACCCTGGAAGAAAGCGGTAGTAATTACAACGGCAACCAGTTCTATGAACATGCCGTAATGGGCGGTAAATTAACTTACCGGAATTTAAACATTTATACTCTCAATGCAGAGGGTAACTTGGACCACTACTTTCTGACGGTGGTGGAAAACCAAATTGTTCGAGTCTCTACCCCGGATGCTACGTTGTTCATGAACGACGATTACATGTTTGCGCTGGGTGAATCCAACGAGGTGTTAATAGTCGGCAAAATTTGCCATGCTGTTGATGATCTCCAGTCCAACGACAATTAAGGATTATCCATTATGGGTCTTTATGATGAAGTAACTGTGGAGAAGGATAACAAGGTCAACATCCCACCGCCCAAAGATGTTTACCAAACCAATAGTCTGGGTTGCAACCTGTTCGGTCTGCACATTGACAAAGAAGGTTATCTCCGTTACGACACTGAACCGGATCGGGTCATCGAAGATATATCGTTTTCACTGTACGGTGAGGATGAAACGGAGTATTGCCGGAAATACATTCTGTCGATCATCCAGAACAAGATAGAAGTTGTCTGGGAAATAGAGGACGATGGGAGTCATCGGGAGATCTACATGAACCCACGTATCCGCGCATCTGTGAACAGGCTGGCCCAGAACATGCTCCCGTTGCATCGTCGGAGTCCCAAATGAACTTCATGCACATTGATGCGTTCGAGCGGTTGGAGAAGCGCTACGTTCAGTTCATGCGTTTCTTAGAGGATCCGACTCAATGCGATCCCGAGATCGTCACAGCTGTCGTGAACATCAATCGTCATCCCGGCATCGTTACTATCTGGTCCTGCCAAGGTCACATCGGTAAAAACCAGCGAGGGCGCGGCAGCTTGATGGTTGGGGTTCGTAATCAATCTGGTTTGGAAGCGCTGTTCCGTTTTCAACATCGGCTGATGGAACTTCGTGGAAAGGCTTACGAAACAAGTCTGACCACGGAATACAAACGGGACATCACCTTAAACGAGAAGGGTCCTAACGCAGCGGTATGGTCAGTATGGATTCTTAGCTGGGCTTTTGAGTGCAGAGAAGTTCCTGCTATCTACAGTCATGTCAATAACGCGTCCCTTGCCGTAATGGAGTACACCCCATGAACGAAACCCCTATCCAAGTAACTAGTGAGAATGGCGACTGGTTTGTTAACAGCTCAGCTTGGATGCGCTGGTCTCGTTGTCTGGTTCGCATGGACGATACGCTGAACGAAGCGATTGATATCTCCATTGAACCACTGAACCACGTGTCGCTTGACCGCGACGAACGTTTCTCCGATTATGAGCTTAATCGCTTGCTGGAGATGCGAATTCGCTGCCATATGACAATTAACCCGGATCATCGTTTTGCAAAACGTATCCCGGACAGTCTTGCAATCTACCTCAGTCAGTTGCTCGGGGAGTATTACTACAACTTCCTCATGCACGAAGACATCCTCAATGAGCTTGACCATGACAAGTTGGCTTACTACGACAGCTGTACTAACTGGCCGTGGGGTGGGGGTATTCCGTTTGCCATGATCTGTAAAGATCGTGACAAGTATCCGTTGATTGTTAAGCACTGGATAAAGGTCATGGAAAAAGAACCACACTACCTTAAAGTACAAGACGACGACATGATCCGTCGTTATAACGATTATCTCAAACAGGAGCCTGCGCAATGATGTTATTGTCTATTTTGTTTCTAAGCGTTGCGATCAACATTTACTACCAATGTCTGGTAGTAAAGGGCAAACGGCTGTTAGCTAAGGGTAACTGCTGGGATGACTGGAATAAGGTCGAGCAGTTGCGTAAATCGCTACTCCCCTGGACTGGCTTCCTGCGTTTTGCCGATCCCATCGTCATCGTGCTTATCGCCCAAGACATGTCCAACGCGAGTTATCCTTGGCCGGTCTGGGTAGGTGCGGCGGTCTGGGGATTTATTTGCAGTTACTGGCAGCTGTTCGCTTGGTTCGGCTGGATGTATAAAGCACTCTTCGTCAAGAGCGCCAATTCCCAGCATGATCGCAAGTGGCTGGTGTATGTAGCCAACCGTCGCCTGGTACGTGAGTTCGGCACTGAATACCCAAGAACCCACGCCTTCCTTCGGCTGGCTGCTCGTTTGTTCATCTGCAACACCATCGGTCACCGCTGGACTCGCTGGGAAATGATCAAGTACGGTAACTTCGGTGATAGTCGTACTTGCAAAGCTTGCATGATCCACGAAACCAAAGAGAAGGGTGTTCATACCTTCTGTGAGACGCATGGCCGGTCTTGGAGAGGGATTGCTAACCCTAACTCTGTATTCCGTCGTAAGTACGTTAGACCTGAGTAATAGGAGGCTTCATGCCTATCTGGGCAATTTGTTTGGAAGTACTGTTCTGGGTTTTGTTTCCAGTGGTTGTTTATCTCTACGCCAAGATGTGGTTGGTTTTCAATAAGTTCAATCGGGTTTACGACCTTACTGAGGACGCTCACAGTTTCGGTCGAATCGATGAGCTCCGGGCTATCAACTTGGAAATATCTCGACGGAGTAAACGCTTCTTCACAGTCTTGGTGGTGTACATGATCGTGGTAGGAGCGTGGACTTATCTCTGGGTAGTTCCTCACGCAGAAGGGTTACGGTAATGGAAGAGAAGATTGTTCAAAAGTGTGACTTCACTGAAATGGTGGAGTACCTCACCGATCCGGATAACGTTTGGAATCCTGAGAAGTACGTTCCGAACCGAACCCTGAACGGTAATTCCTTTGGTAAAGAAAGCATGATCCGCATGCAGTACGTTCGCGGTGCTGGCTTCGCAGAAGGTTATGTGGGGAACTATAAGTTCATCCTGTACTACAGCAACATCCAAGGCTGGCAATTGCACTGGCTCGGAACTCTGGACGGGGGTATGTTCAGTCCTCCTCTGGTGCGGTCGCTTTCTCCTGATGCAAAGAGTGAGCTGCTGGAAGTTGTTAAGGAACGGGCTCACTACCTCCCGCTATCCGCTCTCAATCCCAAAAAGGAACAACAATAAATGGCTCAGGTCAAGATCAAGCAAAAGATCCCAATGAACACCTTCAAGGCCGTCGGCGAACAGATCAAGTCCGAGGGGATCCACATCATCTCCAAGGGTGTGTTCCAGACCGGTGATGTAAAAGCCGGACAAACCCATGGTCGGGTGATCTCGGCGTTCAATCTGGGTGCCAAGATCCAGGTTGACGTACAGTCGAACTTTGACTGTTCGGATAGCCGTTTTGAAATACTGAACGGCGTATATTACTTGGTAATGAAGTAAGTTGGTTTATTACTCTTCCCAGCCTAACCGCTGGGAGGGGTTAATACCTTTTATTTTTAAGGACTCGGTTATGAGAAGAAAGAAGGTCGATAAAGATCCCTTTGACGAATACCACAAAAGTGCTCTGAAGCAAGATCTCTTCGGAATGGTATTTGCTGTTGCTGGCGCGGTTATTATTGTGGCTCTCCTTTTCACAGGGATCCAGCATTTCGCCAAAGGTTAATGACGAAAATTAAAAGGAATGGTAATGCTTCAGAAACACGTTGTACCGGGCTTGATGTTTAGCCTGTTAAGGGTAGCTGCAACAGGGGTTATTTTCTTTCTGGTCATGAACATCGGAAAGCTACAACCTTTGCTGGACAAGTAGAATTTCTTAAACCTATATTACTAGTTCGTAACAACATTATTGTTTATTTCTGTAAGTGGAGATTATGATGGCTGACAAAATTTTGCTGGGCGAAGAAGCAACCGCATTGATCGAATCGGTAATGGCAACGGTTGATCGTGCAGTAACCTCCACCATGGGTCCTGATGGTCAAGTGGCTCTGATGGGTAGCGGCGACTCCAGCTGGACCACCAAAGACGGTGTGACTGTGGCGCGTTCCCTTCAGTTCCCTACGGCCGAAGAAGAAATCATCAACCGCATCATTTCCGAACCGGCCATCAAGACTGATGACGAATGTGGTGACGGTACTACCACCACCATCAAGTTGATGTCGGTCATCTATGCACTGCTGCGCAAAGACAACACCTTCAAAGGCCGTAAGCGGGTTGAGTACATTGTCAACCAGTTTATCGCTGCACTGGAACGCCAAGCGGTCTTCCCTCAACTGGGTGACAACATGCTGTTCAAGGTGGCGTTGACTACGTCTAACCAAGACCATAATCTGGCCACTCAGGTTATGGACATCTACCGTAGTTCTGTGAAGGGTTATCCTGACGTTGAGATCAAGCCCGGTCGTGGTTCCAATGATCTGGTAGAACGTGTTGACGGTCGCGTGATCAACATGTACTTCGCCGACCAGTGGTTCGCTGGTGACAACAACGCGAACAAGGTTAAGCTGGATCAGTACATTCCGGTAATCGTGGATGACCGCATCCTGCAAGCTACTCCTCAAGAGTTTTACGACGGGATCATGAACATCCGGAAGCAGGTCGAAGACGACACGCAACCATCCGGTGTTCCTCACCCGCCAATCGTTCTGGTAGTCCGCAGTATCGAGAAGGGCGCGATCAACACGTTGGCCAACCTCGTGGTCAATAACGAGCAGATGAAAGCGTTCAACAACGGCAACCGTCCTGGTGTTATCGTTGCGATGACTAACTTAGGTGGCGGTCTCGGCGCTGCTGAGATGCAAGACATCGGTAGTATCTTGGGTGCTCCTTATGTGAACGGTGTTGAAGCACTGAAGACAGCTCAAGTGACGCTTCGTAACACTCCGCTGGTTATCGGTGTTGCACGTTCTTCGATCCACGATCTGACCCCGCAAGACGAAGCTCGTATCGAGAGTCGTGTTGCTGCTATCGAGGAAGAAATCGCGAACTACAGCTATACTGATCGCTTCACTACTCGGGCACGTATCAACGAGCGTCGCGTCCGTCGTCTCCGTGGTGAGGTTGTAACCATCCTGGTGGGCGGTGAGACCAACCAAGAGATCAAAGAGCGAGTAGACCGTTATCAGGACGTTGTGAAGGCTGTTCGCAGTGCTCTGGAGAACGGCGTGCTACCTGGTTGCGGTATGGGCCTCATTAATGCTGCTCGAACAGTTGACCACCTGTTGGACAATGAAGAAGACATGCGTATCGTGCACACTATCGGCACCAGCATCTGGCGACACTTGATGAAGAATCACGTTCCGCTTGATTTCCCTACGGCCAGTGTCCACCAGAAATTCCCGATCATCAACATCGCTACCGGCGAAGAGATGGACCCGGACTATCTGGATCAGTTGGCTGTGTGGGATACGGCGTTTGCAACCATCACTGCTTTGCGTGGTGGTTTCCAGACTGCTCAGATCTTGGCAACTGCCAGTTCTGTGTTCACTACGGTCAAGTTGCACGGTCGCACTAGCACTATCTCGTAATGCGGTAAACGGAGAGGGGTAGCGCCCTCTCCTATCCCTTTTATTTTTGGGCTAATCTTATACTGACTAGGAGGCCTTATCATGGCTGGGATTATTCCACTTGAAACACTGTTCCTGAACAAGTTTGTTGAAGTTAACCAAGAACGTTATAAAGACGATCCGGTTATGCTTCCCCTATTCCAGAACTTGGAAGTGGGTGACATCAATATTACCGATCTGGTTCCCGGAGTAGCCGAGCCTCAAGTCGCTACGGTCTCTTCCGACAACCGCAATTTCCGAGGTATCCAGCAACGTTGGTTACCCGCCTTCTTGGCTAAGCCTGACCCATTCACTCTGAAGAACCCAAGTACTCCATTGGCCAGCATTGATGAACTGGCTGACCAGGTAGATGCAGGGGTTTACGGTTACCTGAGTGAGGGTGAGGTATTGCCGGGAATGGTACTGCCTAGCACGACTATTCCAGACACCATGGAAGTCAACGCTAAGGCCACGTTCCAGAGTAACTTCGGTTACGCTATCGGGGATGACGAACTGACTGTCACTTCTGGTGTACTGTCTGTGGCGATGAACGTCTATACCCGCGGTTCTATTCCCTTTACTGTGGCTAAGGGCGGCGTGATGACGATTCCACCGACCAACTACAAACAGTTGGCTCATCCGGAAGACAAGTTCCCGTATACCGTTCCATGATTCCACATTTGACCGCTATCTGGGGCATTACGCCCCAGATAGTAGGTTATCTATGCAACTGCGTTAATGTTAGGGCTACTTCAAATCTATATTACTTAGGTGAATACGCTTTGGTATTTAATAACTAACCAGAGTATCTTTTGCAATTAAGTTTGGTTTCTACCAAAGGGTGACGAACATGCAAGCCATTTTACCAGATTTTCAGGAGTGTCGGATTAAGAAGGATCGCTTTGACAACATCCATTCGGACATTACCCCTATCGATGTTGCTGAAACCCTCATGTCTTTCAGTGAGGACTTTGTAGCTAAGTTCAAGCAGGTCAACCTCCCTACCGAGTTGCTGGTAGAGTTTGCACACGCTATCGAACACCTCGACAACATTCTGGAGATGAACAACTTTCCTAAGGATCGGTTGATCACTACTCCTGACGTTGTCAACTTCGGTGAGCAAGCTATTGCGGCGCTGTCCTCCAACCGAGAAGTCGGTAAGGGCGTAGCGGTGAGCGATGCGGTTCTGACTAACGTTCAGGACTTCTTCGACATGAAGTACGTTAAAACGATCCACATGGTTCTGGAGAAATTCAAGATCAAGGGGATCAGCTTCGTTATGGACGGTATCTCTACTTTTGTAGGGTTGACCTACCAGACGAACCACACTCGTTTCGGCATTCTGTCGTATCGGGTGTTTGACGAGAAGGACGGTAACCCAGGACTGCACATTCCTTTCCTGATTAACCGCTTGTTGTAAATGGTAACGTTGTAACTTTGTTTGTTTAATTACATAAGGATTGTAACGATGACTGTACCGGAAAACGTAGAAAAACAAGAATCGACCGCTCAGCAGGTGAACGTGCCTATGGAGATACAGTTGAGTGACGAGGACCTCATCAGGAAGTACTCGTACCCGAACAATCCTCCGATGCTTGGGTCCGTTCAGTACGAGGCTTACAGCGCGGCACTGGAACGGGCTCGTTTGCGGAATGTTGAGCTTAACCGTAAGACGAGCGAGAAGGACCTGGAAGACGTCTTGTCTGCTAACAGCGGTATTGACGCGGGTGAGCGGCTAAAGCTTGCCCTAGCGATCCGTATGCAGCTCAAGAAGAACAAACGTCGTAGTCGGTTCATGTTCTGGTCCGGCTGGTTGTTCTTTCTTTCGTTGCTCAGTGGCTTGGGGTACATGGGCTACGTTTATGCCATGAACAACATCCATGGCGAGCGTTACACCGTTCCGTACACCTGCAAGTTCCAGTACGGTGACAGTGAACTGGAAGGTCATCGATTCCTGAGTTTCCCGGTGAAGACTCTCAGTGGGTGGCGCTGGACTCCACCATGGGCAGTCGTTGATGAAAAGGTAGAGATCGTGCTGAAAGGCGATCCTATTATTTTCGTGGGGGTCAACGAGAAAGGCAAGACGTGGCGCAAAGAGTTCGGTAAAGGTGAATTCGGGGTAGCTATTCTTCCTATCTCTCCAACTTACTGGGTTATCGGTAAGAACTCCAAAGAAACAACGGTCATCCAACACGCTGATTTTTGCAAGTAGCACCTGAAGCATTGGGGATAACAACATGTTGAAATTAGGTTATGCCGCAACCGCGCAAGACCTGTCATCGCACATGGCTCGTGGAGTGCGGATCGACAAAATAACAGGGATGCCGCCTAACGCTTATAAACAAGCTATGGCATTGCGTTCGCCTGATCACGTAACGCGACCAAGCTGGATCACCCTTCGGCCAGGACTGTCCTCGCCAATGAAGTTCTATGGAGTAATCCATGGTGGTGCAGGTATTCTGGTCTGCATGTCCGACCGTCACCAAAGTCGTTACTACTGGCTAAGTGAAGGAAAACGGGAAACAGTGCTTATTGATAGTCCTAGTCATGACATCACTCAAGCGATCGACACTCTGTTTCGTGGTCTGCTGGTTGATGATAGTAATCCGTTTCGCGTTTTCTACCGCAGTGTAGTGCACTTGATTCTAACACATTTCGTGGGACTACGTGTCCCTCAATTCTTTACGGTCGAAGGACTCTTCAAGCGAATAGGGCCATCGTTTATTGCCCAGATCGAGTGGCGTCCTGAAGATCCAACGGAACTCTGTATCTCGAGTACCATGGATCGAAAGCTCCTCCGTAAAGTTTCACTTCTGTCTCATCCTATTGCCGAGGTGCACAAACAATGCCATCGGTAAGGAGTTATTATGTCTATTGTTCAGTCTCCGCGTTTAGCGATCCAATCCGTAACAGTACGTAAGCGGTCTCTTGCTGTAGTCCCCACTCCTGCTCCTATCCCAAAGGTGGAGTTTGAGGTGGAGCTTGATTACACCGCTTTGTCTTTGGGTAAAGAGTTCCACAACACGCTCAATACCGAGCTGGGGTTGATGGGTTCTTTTGTTGGTAGTGATGTACGGCGTTACTTGGCTATTGATGTCTCCAATGCTCGACCGACTCATCGGGCAAACAAGACCAACTTGATGGTGCCTTTCGAGGATCCCATCATTATGTACACCGTTCTGAAAGCGGTGGACCGCAACTTACGCATTGCTGTAATCGGAACCACCAATCAGACCTACTTCGCGGTTTGCAAGGAAAACTCCGGGTACTACTTCATCATCTGCCAAAGCTCGGTGGATCTGAAGGAGTCGGTGGTTAACCTGTACGCCAACAGCTTGAATAAAGGTTCGTCGGTATTTAACCGTACCGTAGACCCTATCCCTGGATTGTTCGCAGGATTGTTTGCTTCGCTTAAAGAAGAGTTGTTAATCACCCAGTTCACCGTAAAGACGTTTGGTGATACGCCGGTGAGTGTTCGTGTTTACATTGATAGCAAGAACCCAAAGAACAACATGATCAGTGTCAGTGGTTGGGTTCATGATTTGGATTTGGATACCTATCCGTCCGATCAGATTCACAGGGGTTATTTCGGTCGTCCCCAAATCAAGGCCGAATGAAACGTAATAATCAACAACACCTTAACTAGAAAGGAACTCAGGATGAATAACGTTAATGTTGCTGCTAAGGCCGCTGAAGCTGTCGATACCCCGACCCTCAGTGTTGTCAAGAAAGATCAACTGTTCCGGCTGGTCAGTGAGCTGAATCACGATGACTTCAAAGCTGCGGGGGCAACAGAGCAGGAGCTGTCCCGTAAGCAGGAGCGTATGGTGGCGTTCGACGCCGGCAACGCTAAGCTGGTATTCGGCAACAAGAACAAAGGCAAGATTCGCGACATCCTGATTGAAGGCCAGATCCTGGGTAGCGCGTCGCTGGTGAGTTCTGAGCTGGATTACAAGATCCTGCTGGTGTTCACCGAGAAACGCACTTACTTCACTCTGCTGCCGGGTCCAAAGCAGTTCGGATTCTTCGTACCGGCTGCTTCCAAGAACGCGCGTGAAGCCGTTCTGAACCTGATCAGCAACAACCTGGCCAAGGGCAAAGATACTTTCGAGAAGACCGCCACCCGCCTCTACCCGGACGCTCTGTTCCTGTGGGAGTTGGTACTGGCTGTTTGCCCGGAAGACACTGCTCTGGAACTGAAGCTGGCCAACGGCGTTCGTGGTGAAGTGTCCAAGGCTGATGGCAAGCTGTTCATCTTCCGTGATGACCGCTCGAAGTCTGCACTGACCATCGGCGGCTATCGTTATGACTTCAACTTCAAGGACTATCCGGGTAACTATCTGGATGCGTTCAAGCGGGTGAAAGTCAACCAAGGCAAGATCAACCACAAGTTGAACGTACTGACGATGGACCTGGGTGCTCAGCTCAAGCCTAAGCAGAAGTCTCGCGCTGAAAAGAACGCCAAGCTGGACGGCGCTGTAACTCTACCGGGTGTCCTGACTCACGGTACTCTCCCTTTCAACCCTGATGCTCCTGTGCAGGAAGTGAAAGAGAAACCGGTCAAGGAAAAGAAGGTGGCCGAGAAGAAAGCTCCTGCCAAAGAAGGCAAGAAAAAGAAGTAAGTTGTAGTGGGTAATAGCCTAAGCGGGTAATTCCGCTTAGGTTTCCTTTTCTTTATTTTTGGAATCGAACATGAACCAAGTAATTAACGAACTCCCAGAACTCGAAGGCGACCTGATCGAAATCCTGGGACGTCCCAATTTCCAATGTGCTGCTCTGGCCAATGCACTGCGCTTGAAGGGGCAGGATATCCCGTTCAAGTCTGAACGCGAACAAGCGGCCGTACTGCACTTCACTCTGAACCACTTCCTGAAAGACAAAGAAAACTGGCGCCGCCTGTGTCAGGAAGATCTGGGTCGTGGTTTCCAGCAACACAACGGCCGCATGGCTTTCGGTAACGTCGAGCACGTTGGTACTGCTTGCAGTCTCATCGGCGTGACTGTGATGGGTCAGGAATCCGAGACCTTCAAGTACGAAGCCTTCAATGTCAAAGCCATCTTCAAGCAGCCGTATGTCCTGGAAGAGGGTATCTTCTTCTTGGACGACACTCACGCAGCACGCGCCATCGTCAAGAACATGAAGGCCGGCGAAGAGTTCGATACCTCCAAACTTCCTGAAGGCTGGATGAACTACGACCAGTACCTTGCGAAGCTGGAAGAGCAATACCGTAAACCGGGTGCACTCAATCAGGTAGCCACGTATCCGGAAACCGTCTACCAGCGTGATGCTGAAGACAAGTTGGTGATGGTAGACGGTTGCCCTGTTGTCTTGCACAACAAAGGTGACGCTATCGAATCACCAAAGGACTGATGACTGCTAATAAGGTAGGGGGTAACACCTCTACCTTATTTTTTGTTTCTATATCTTTTTGAACCTACATTATTAGTACGTATAGCCATCCGGTTATCGCAATCCATTAAAAGGAATACCTCATGAAACTTCGTAACTGGCTCCCTACCAAATACCTGACTGAAGATAATCCAGTCATCGGCTTAAGCTTTGAAGTCGGTTTCCGTCGCTTGCTGGTAATGGTGGGTGAAACCATTATTTTCTCGATGTCGAACATGGTCCGCGGTGACGTTGACAGCGAAGTCTTCAACTGCATCCCTGCTTGGATGTACCGTTCGCACATGGCTGATGCAATGCTTGCGAATAAACATCAACAGATGGGCGGCGGGTTTCGTCGAACGGGAGCCGATACATTGGAGGTTCGCTGTGCGCACACTCCCATGGCCAGGAGCCACTTTTCGAAGGACGGGATACTTCAATTTACCGGACGACAGGAGTATTCGGAATACAACATAGTGGACAATGATGTACAGGGGGTTTATAGGGATCTGATCTCTTTACGCCGTATGCGTAAGTTGCGCAATGAGCCCTACGTCTACGGGGAGATCGCTCACCCTCGTCAGCTTACCAACTATGAGATCTATCGACTGTCAGGTTCTATGCCGAACGTCGGTACAGTAGGTCACATGGATTACGGTCGTCGCAACCTACCTCTCTACTTGACTAAAGCAATGTACGAGAAACAAATGCGGGACGCTGGTATTGAAGTAGACGCTATGGCGGAACCACATCACACTATTCGCAAACTGCGGAATAACGGACATAACGGGGTCCCTCGTGAACCTATCGGCCACTCTTCTCTGACTGCCATGTGCAGGAACTACAAGTTGACCGATTTGCACGGTGGCCGGGGAACGGTCGTATCAGTAAAACCTCCTAGACCCCACCTACCCGTTTGGCCTGGAATACATGCCCTCGCTGCTCAGTTAAATGATCCACGTAGACGAGTACTCCGTCGAGCAGAAGCTTATTTGGCCAACGAGTACTACTACACTGGCGAAGGCATGTTACCTAAGGGCCTGTAAGAACTTGTAAGGACCTAGGGTGTAATGCCCTAGGTTTATTTATTTGGATCAGTGGATTAGTACCATGGAAATTAAGCAAGTCAAGCGAATAGATTTGACCAAGGAGCAAAAGGGTGTTGTACAAGAACTCATGCTCGATCTGTGGGGGATTGAAGAACCTTTCCTGAGCCACATTCCCGAGCAGTATGGCGGATTGGAGTACATGCTCATTTCCTGCTTCAACAGACTCGACGATATTCTCTTAGGGTATGTTGACGGGGAACTGATTGGCTTCTTGGGTAATCAAGTTGACCACCATAACGAAGTAGAGAAGTTGGTCATTAAAGAAGAACATCGTGGTAAGGGGTATGGTCGTTGTTTGATCCATGCCTTTAAGTTGATGGTAGAAAAACCCATGTTTGTACTTATTGCCCCCGGTAATGTTAACGCGTCCAAGTTCTACCGAGCGGTAGGGTTCAACGTGGAAGACAAAACACATAGCACTCCGTCGGGGATAGAACATTATCAATTAGGTGTATTGGAAGGAGTATTGGTAGATGCCTGAATTATCAGAAGAAGAGTTAGAAGCTCAAGCGCTAGACCGTCTGCTCCGGAACATCCCTTTCTTTCGTGAAGCGTTCAAGATCGTCAACATAGCGACTGACTTGGACGAAGTAGCCGAGCGGATCAGTCGGGAATATGCGTTCCCTACTAGTGCTAACACGTTGGCGACTATCTTGGGGATCCACACTCCTCATTTGATCTCTCACGTAGCGCAGTGGGATGCTTACTGCAACTACTGCATTAAGGCTATGGGTAACTTCTACATCCCGTTTGTAGACGACGGTACAGTAGACGTGATCTTCCGTGGGGAACCGACCGGTTACGTCCAGATCCTTAGCAGTAAAGTCTATCCGTCTGGAAGAACTATGAAGCGTATTCTGCCTGAAGACGTTGTCAGAGCATTCAAGGTACAAGCCAACGCTTGCCCTTCCCTCCATTAATTTATTGTTCGGTACTTACTATGTCTAATTTGAAGCCGGGTATGGAAGCCTTTATTACTTCCAATCCATATGCAAGCAACATCAACAAAGCAGTAAAGCTGGTGCAGTGGGTTCCTCCTAACGAAAGTTACGGTAACGATGCTGTAAAATTCGCTGGCGGGGAATGTGGTGGCTGGGTAGTTCGTCCGGTTAACACTAAGGTCATGCTCTGCACCGTAGGTGGGAATATGGTGATGATCTCCAACGTTGCCTTCATTCGGGAGAACGAGCTGGTAGAAACTCCTTTGTTCGAATCGAATGAAGTAGAGCTCACCGCTGAACAACTTGCAGACATGCAGGTGTATCTGCTGGATGACGACGCGTTCGATAACTTCACTAAGCAATTAGAGGACAACCCGATGTCCGAGAACAAAACCCTGAACGAACTCCTTTCCCGTCCTAAACCTTGGTGATTGTTATGCCAGCTCGCGAATCTCGTAAAACAGAAAAACCTGTCGGTCACTACAAGGGTGACAACCGTTCTATCGATTCCACCAAACCACTGGGTCCGTTTACTCCGGTGGTGGTTGAGAACTTGAACCAACTCAAGATCACTCACCAGTTCGAACTGGGCGAAGACACCCCTTCTGATCTTGCCAACAGTCTTCATGAACGCTTCCGTCGGATCAGTCGGGCTAGTCTGAATACAGCTGGTGAGCGCCGTATTGTGGTTGATCTGGCTACAGGTGAACCTCAGGACTCGATCACTGGCGAACACCACGGCTTGATACCTCTGGAAGGCCACGTAACGCTCTATACGGTGATTGAAGACGCTGTAGACCCTACCCTATTCCGATTGGTCATCATCGGTACACGGAAGGCTACGACGTACGTATTCATTAAAGAGGATACGGCCTTTACTGTTGAGTTCGAACAGTCCTCCGAGTCAACCATTGAAGCAGTTGCCAATCTGTACGGCACTTGCTTGGATAAAGGCGTGGAGCAGTTCAAGATCGTTATGGAGGCTCTTGACAGTCTGTTCTACAAGCTGTTCTTTGTAGCGGTAGAGAACCCTTGTCAGATCGACTTCAAAGTCTGGCACAGTAAAGGCGTGGAAGTTAACCTCCGGCTGTATCTGTACCCCGCTGAGCCCAACCGGAATATTCTGAGCGGTAACGGTTATTGTTGGCACATTGATTTGGACCAGTTCCCTAACCGTCACATCTCTCGCGGCTACAGTCTCCGTCAGTGGGAGCATAACAGAAAAAGAGGTTAGTCATGTCCGGTAGTAAAACTGTTTATACCGAAGGGTCTGACAGTACGTTCACCCACATGGGTAAAACGTACAGCGTTGATGAGCTTTTGTCTCTCACTCAGGATTTAGATGTAGTCCAGCTCTCTTTAGATAAACTGAAGTGGATGGTTGAGGACGACTTCGACATGAAACGGATGAGGGCCGCTGATACAAGTGTACCTGTACTAGTTTACAGGTTGCCCAATCGTAACTGGGTCACTATGGACGGTTATCATCGGGTTGTTAAAGCTATTCGAGTAGATAAGCTCAAAAGCATTCCTGCAAAAATTGTAACTGACAAACTATTCCAGCAACTCACTCCTCTTTCTTGATAGGTGTTTCATGCTCAACGATAATCAAAAACATGTAATGCGCGGTCAAACAGTTTTCACCGAAGCACAAGTACAACGCCGTATTGAACAGGCATTGGCTAATCAAACAGTTAAGATGCCAACCCGGGAACAAATCTTTGCGCTGGCCCATCAGTATCTGGGCATTACCAAGTACAACTCGGAAAGCACTCCGTCGTCCAACTGGTACGTAAACGGCGATACCGACTTCCACCCAGACCTGATCGACAAAGAACGCGGTAGTCTGATGCTCGGTGACTATACCGATGACGCCCTGGCTAACGCTGTCTTCCTGCACGGCAATCCATGTGATCGTGAGAAGACCCAGCGTCTTCTGTCTGGTGAGATCAGTGACATCGCTTACCTGACTGCTGGTAAAGAACGTATCCGCTGGTTGTCCCGTCATCTGGAGCGTGCGCTGAAACAGCTTCAGGAACAGGCGGTACGAATCCGTGAACTCGAAAACGAACCAGACGTAGTGGGTGATTATCATGAACAACAATCCGATTAAAACTCCGTTCCTCGTGCTGCGTTGTGATGGCGGTGGTCAAGCCAGCGACGCGGCGGTTGCTGTAGTGGAAGGGATGTTCAAGTCCGTTATCCGTGACTTCGAGGAAATCATCGAGGACGGCGTGAGCGGTGCTTGGATGGACGAGAGCTATGCAACCAAGGCTCAGGACTATCTGGATGAAAAGAATCCAGGGGGTGTGGCCGAGGACACAGTAGAGGCTGCTGCACTTGAAGCCGAGGAACTTATGTCCAAGCTGATGGTTCAGAACCACCACGCCTTGCAGAACATGTCGGGTTCTTACTTGGTAGACGAAGTAGCTGTACTGCGTCGTTTCCCTAACCTTTGGGTAGTTCAAGTATTCGGATCCAAATTTCCCTTCTAAGGAGATAAGTCATGAACACACTGAATCCAACCAATCCAGCTAACCGTCGTACTGCTAACTTCCAGTTCGATGAAACCCTTAAGCCGGAGTTCGTCTCCACTAAGGACTCGAGCGGTCGTTACGTTATTTCGGTTAGTAACGTTCCACTCCTTGACCATGCGGGTAAGGCTCGTTGTCTGACTCGCACTAGCGTGGACTACGATCCTCCGTATGCCGCTCATGAGCATTATATCCAGCTGAAGGTTAACGTTCTCGATCGTTTCCGTTGGGTTGAACGCTTTAACAAAGAACGTGAGAGCATGCCAGACCAAGAGGCCTTGTTCTTAGCCAAATGGTTGATGGCAGGTATCCACGGTAACTACGTCGAGTCATTTACTACCGGCGCTTTCTTCAATGACGAGTACATCAAGGAAGAAACCCGTAAGCTGTACACCCTTAACGTACTCCACCGTTTCGGAGTGAGATGACATGCCGAGCTTTATTTCAACATTAGGAGCACAAAGAGTAAAAACCATGGCAAGGAAAACCAACAACGAACTCAGTGCACTGCCTGGGTTCTTCTTCTATCCCCAAGATGTATCGGGACTGGAAGAACTGACGTACGAACAGCGTTGCGACATTTACAGCAACCAAGGCTGTTACGGTGTTGACCTCACCAGTAAGGGCGACGTGGAATGCGGTTTGGCTAACGCGCGTATTCCCACTCACCGTCGTCCGGGAACAGAGATTCCTGCTTACGGGAAGGTTCCTATCGACCTGCGTGGCGTTCTGGAGTCGAAATGATCAGTGCTCACGCTAAAGACTGGTTCAAAGATTACATGAACGTAATGGGCGTGGTTGTGTTTCTGGTTATGGGCCTGTCTGGACAATCCAAGGAACTCATCTTGGCGCTGCTCGTCTTTACGTTCTGTGGTCTGGTGGCTAAGTTCAGCTATCTCAGTAGCTTCGTTGCTGCGATGTTGCTGTCCACCTTCGGAGCTGGTCTGTTCCTTTAGTTATACGAGAAAGTTGTAATGGCTGATAAGAAAAGTGACGAGTACTTGATTGATCCGGTTTACCTGAAGCATCATCAGTTCATTGATAGGTTGTTTATCTTTCTTGTAGTAGGTGGCTCTGTGTTAGGTGGTCTCATGACATGGTCGATAACTAACATCGACGTTACTGGGACTATCTGCTGGGCCTTGGTTAGTCTGTTTGGCTAGCAGTACCCCGCATACTACCCTACCAGCCCATAAGGCTGGTAGGGTAACTATGTCAATTTAATTTGCACTAGAAGACACATCTATATTACTAGTGTGAATTGAAACCCTTGTTAGGGCATTGTCCCTTAACGTTTAAAAGAAAAGGATGACTGGTAGTGAAGCGTACTGAACAAGAACTTTCCGAGTACCAAGCAGAACTCGCTAAACTGAACCGCATGCTTAATTGGAATACCAAGGAAGCTGAACGTTTCAGCTCCCAAGGTAACCGAAAGGTAGCCAAGGGTAACAGCGGGGAGTACCTCTTTGCGAAGGCAGCTATTCACGAGGGTGAGTGCAAGACACTCGATAAGAAAATCGAACAGCATGTTTATGCTTACTATAACCCTCCTCTGATTGCTCGGATTAAGCGTTTCCTGTTTAACATATAAAGGTGTTGGTTATGCTGGACCTAATGAGTGACGAAGAAGTCCATTACTGCCAAGTGACTGTACAGAATCTCCGTATTGAACTTTACAACATCCAGAATGATCTACGAGTCCTTAAAGCTGGACTGGATAATCAACTGGATCCCCCTAACCAAATGAAAGTCTACGCGATTATTGCTGTACGCGATAAGCTCGAAGCTCGTCGTCGTTTTAATGGAATGCTGATTGCTGGTATTCGGGAAGTGTTGGTTAACCCACCTTCTCTGGAGTCTCGGATTATTGCTTGCATTAACCGAGTTCTTTCTTTTCGTTTTATCTGAATAAGGATTAAAAAGATGACTGCGCAGAATAATGACCACATGGAACTGATCCGCGGTAAGTTCGCTGAATTCGTTAACGGACTGGTCGAGCTACAAAAGATCAAGGATACCCTCTATGGGCCTCTTCAGGAGAAAGTATCAAACAGCCTCGACACTATGGTTACGACGGGCGAGTACCCACTGCGCGAGCTCACAGGTCTTATTACCTTTGATCCTGAAGACAAGCTCAAGGTACTCAGCACCGATATCCGTATTCCTGAAGGGGAGTTCTGGGATTCAGCAACAATGGTCAAAGTACTTACTTCAATGACCGATCAGTTAACGGCCTGCAAGGTACCTGAACCAGAAGTATTGATCTCGGTGAAAGGCCTTAACAGGCTCACTTACAAACTTTCTCGCGAATGGATAAACTGGCACGGGAATATCTTTCCTGAGTACCGAGAGCATGGTGGAGCCAACGCAGCTGCGTGGCATGCCGCGAGAAAGCACTTCAAACGAGGTCCCGCTGACCAGATCAGTCATGAGATATCCCCTCTGGCCGAGCGGCAACTGGAAGGCGATGTGGAAGTTAAGTTTTTCCGTGTTACACGGGAGGAACTTTAACTATGGCTGATTCACCTAAGGAACGTGGGGCTGTAATTACTGTAGTCCGAGAGTTCTTCTCTGCCTTCTTGGTTGAACTCTTAGTCATACGCGGTATTTTCAAGGACATATTCAATTTTCGTGAAGTGACTGTCACCGAACAGAACGAGAAAGACAAGGAAGCAATTGCCGGGTACAGTGAAAGCTATGTCTATTGGGAACCCGGTGGCGATTCCGTTACTCTTGACGGTTCTTACGACGTTGACCAGCTAAAGACCGTTATTCGTTTCATGGAGAACGGTGGACCTGGTAAAGGGAACTGTAAACACGAAGAACTTTAACTTGCGAGCATAACCCTACCTAGCCTTATGGGCTAGGTAGGGGATACGCCTTTTCTTTTTTGTTTCTATACTTCTTCGATGATCGGTCTCCAACCCGCATAGGTCTGAGTGGCATTGAGTGCAACATACCAACCAGCAAGGATCTGACGGTTACCGTTGTTATCCGCGTCGTTATAACCGCGAACCAAGTGAGTGTTGCCACCGACGTTCAACTCTTGACACCAAGTCATCACACCAGCTCCACCGGACTGAGCTTTGTTGGTAGACAACCCCAACTCAGCATCTGTGTAAGCGGCCCAGCGAGGATAAGCTTGGATCTCAGGTTGTTGAAGAGACACCCCGCCATAGACAGGATAGATCAAGTCGTTGTACTCACCGGCCGTTGCAATAGACCCGTAAGAAGCCGGCTCAGACGCAGCGCCAGTAGGAATGCGCAGAGTATGCAACTTACCACCAATGGTGAACTGTTGCTGCTTCTTGGTGATCCCAAGAGCGTTTAGCGCTTCCCACGTCATGCCGTGACGCAGTGCTTTCTTCGGCATGTAAACAGTCTTGCCTTTGTAACGGTACTTCAACCAAGTGGTATTAGCATTCGTTACAGAGCCAACTGAACCCATCCCTACCAAAGCCGTCAACGCAGCAACCGTAATGAAATCAGCTTCAGCAACTTCACCGTAGAACATGTCTTCTGGCGGAGTTATCCCAACGTATTCCAAGACAGGGCGGAACCCATAAACATCCAAAGTACCCTGACCATTACCTTCGTTCGTGTTGGCATCGTTGATGATGGTGTGACGAGCGATTGTGGGTAAGCCAGTGCCGGAGGTGTAATCCCAACCACGAGCAGACAACGCTGTGGTAATCGTAGTGTGCTGGTTCTTACACACCGACACCAAACCCTTCTGACCAGCAAGACTGTTATTAAGAACCAGTCCTAGATCCTGAGCCGTATAGTACGACCACACTTCAGCACTAGGTCTATCTGCCGCAGAGAAGATCGGCCAAATGTACTGGTCCCATTCCCCACCTCCGTTGTTGTTCACAATGGAGGAGAAAGGGTCGACGGACATACCGGTCATTAACCGGACTTTATACGTCACACCGCCAATGAGAACATTTTTACCGACTAGCAGGTTGGCCGCTTTATAGGCAGCTACAGTTGTTCCGTAACGTAATGTTTTCCGTGCAATGTAAAACGTCTTACCTGCATCAATGTATTTAAGCCAACCGACTTTGTCATTGATAGGAGTACCAGAGGTCAGTCCCAGTAGGGTAGCCAGCTCAGGGCCCGCAATCAGATCGTCTGAACTGACGTACCCCTGAAAGGGTTTACCGGCAACCACTGCTGGAGGAACGAAAACTTCCGCTGCTTGGACTCCCTTTAAAAGAAGTGCTTCTAACATGAGGCCACCTTACGCGGCTAGCGCTACGGGCTTGGGTTCTGTTGGGTTGTTAATGATCCGGTGAAGGTTCACACCCGCCATAATAACTTTCTTCTTCCACGGAGTTACTTCCAATACATCCATGGACTCTTTCAAAATCGCATCAATCTGCTTACGGTTAACCTTAACCTTGGTCTCCACCCCATTAATCATCTCGAGGATGTAGTAGGTGGTGCAGAGCTTGTCATGCAGCGTGGTGCACTGGGTGTACTCGCCAATAGGAGGGAGCAACCACCAGAGGAAGCGTGGAATAGTCGCTCCATCTGTTTGGAATCCGGTTTCCACAGTGACGTACTGGGGAGAGTTCTCCTTGCCAATGTAATAGTTGAACCCGGGGACAGTATCCCATATATCCTTTTTGTTGAGCACACTCGCTATCTTGTTAAACCGCAACTGCTCTTCAGCGCTAAAACGGGTAAATGTACTCATTGAACAATCTCCTTATTACTTGGAATCCTCCCTCCGAAGAGGGAGGCGCTAACCTTACTCTTCCGGAAGGAAGAAGTTAGTCGGTTCCTCAGGCAGGTCTTCAAAGGTCAACGCTGCGTCGATAGCCGCTTTGTAATCCCACGACACGGCGTAACTTTGCTGCACTTGAACAAAGGTACGGTCGGCCATGTCAACAACCTGCTGAGCGGTCATGACAACGGTGATGTTCTCATACACACGGAACGGGAAGTCCATCGTCCCACCACCGGCGATAACTTCCTTCGCAATGGTCCGGTAGTCCGAGATGTTACCGCGGTCAGAAGAACGGACCTGCACGTGCAGTACTTGGTCATTGGCGAACTTGTAAGGGAACCCTTTACCCAAAGCAGCGATGCGCAGGGATTCAGCCTGAGTACGCATGATGGTCTTACGCTCTTCCAGCTTGTTTGCGGCTTCTACTTCACTGTAGGAACGGGAGACCCACGTTTGAGTCCAGATCCCGAGGATGTTCTCCGGCTCGCCCTCAGTAACCACGTCACCAGCAGGAGCAGGGGTTTCTTTAACCAGCTCGATACCGAACTCGTACAGAGTTTCCGAATCACTGGTAGGGCCGAAAGCGGTGTTCGGTGCGTACTTAGCCATATCGGCCAAGAAGACTGGGTAAGTACCGCTATCGCTGTGGATCAAGCGGGTAGTGCGAGTTACTGTAGTCATGTTTGATTTCCTTACAGAACAAGTTCAAAAAGAGGACGCCAGCCGTGCAGGTTGTGCGTTGCGTTAGTAGTCAACGAGATGTTCAGTAAATCTGGTTGGGTCCCGCTGCCACGGTTGATGCAGGTGCCGGTCTGAAGGTCGGTAGAGAACGTAATCCAAGACCCGTTAACCAGATCATCCAGTTGCTTATAACCCAGAGTGTCGGGATAAGCACGGTTCTGGAAAGCATACGGAAGGATCAGGTCGTATTCACCACCCATCTGATCGGCAGGAGTAGCGCTGTTACTGGACATCACTGCACGGGATGTTGGAACCCGCAGGATGAACGAATGGTCACCACGAGTTACACCCTTAGCCTGTGGAATAGTCCCGAAGGTTGTCTTGGCGTAAGCGGCCCAATCAGAGCTTGGGAAGTTCCCGTAGATCACACCTGCACGATACAGCAGTTCCCACGTAATCGTGGTATACAAGGCTTGACTAGCGATGTAGAGGATCTTGCCTTTATAGACAAACTTCAACCACCCCAGTGCAGCATCAGTGTTTTCACCAGAAGCGCTCGTGATAGTCCCTACAAAGTTCTTACACTCTTGAGTAGAGAACAAATCAGACATTGGCATCTTGCCGAAGTAACCGAAACTCCAATCGCCACGAAGCAATGCCTGAGGACCTGGACCGGTGTACGGCATATACGCCAACACCTTGTTAGGAGTCAGCGCGGTATCGGTACCCTTGCGAGAAGCGACGCGATAGTAGTACAGCTGGTTACGTACTGCGGTGTCATCTGTGTACGTCAACGTCCCAGCAGGCAATACCGCAAGAGCAGCAGGTAATGCACCATCGGCAATGGGAGCGTTCGCTCTGTAAACGGTGTACTCGTCTGCCGTATTAGGGTCAGTCCAATCAATCTTAATACCCATTTAACCCTCCGTTAAGCTGGGATGTATTCGAGAACAGGAACCCAAGACACCCAAGCACCTGATGCAGCACCCGTAATTGCTCGAGGAAAAACCCCGGTCCAGTTACTGTTGGTTACCGAGAAATTTGCGGTGCCTTGAAAATGCTGTACCGCGACCAACGGGTAAGGAACACCTGCAACATCGTTCCAGCGGTTGACGGGGAACACAGCAGCATCCGCCGGATCAGCCGCCATAGACGCCATCATGGCCATGGTGGACCACCACTCACACCCAGGGAAGGAAGAACGGTCAGCGACGCTCTGATCTGTGGGGAGTGTGCTGTTCTTTGGTAGACGCACCAAGAAACTGTCCGATCCAACGGTCACTACTTTCTTCTGGTTAACGGTTACAGGGATAGCTGGTTGCGCGGCTACTGTAGTCAGGTTAAATGGAGCAGCACCCGGACCATCTACTCCGTAAGCCAGGCCTAAGTTATAGATCTGAGACCACGTGCAGGTACCCTGTGTACAGCAGATGTTGTTGGGCATGAACAAGATCTTGCCTTTGAACACAAACTTGTACCAACCCGTCATCGTTCCGTCAGCAGGAGCACCGCCCAGCCCAGTTGCTGCAAGAGCAGTCCTTAACTGAGAGATGGTAAACAACTGAGCAACAGGAACGAACCCCATATACCCAGCGTTCCAATCCCCTCGCAAGACCGTATTACCTCCCGGCCCTGTCTTGGAGAAGTTCCCGTACAACATGCACTGGCTATGCTGTGTATTCGCTCCGGCTTTAATTGCCTCCAGCATGTAGTAACGAACACTTTGGTCAGGAACCGTAGTGTCGGTATACGTGATAGCTGAAGGATCCAATACCGCTTTGGTACCTGGGAGTGTCGCTGTAGTAAATGCCGTATCGGACCAATAAAGGGTCAGACTATCAGCAGTCAATGCCGGCCAATCAATTTTGATGGACATGAGAGCTCCTTAAGCGTCGATCAGTTCCAGCACGGGCCACCAGCCGTATGACATGCCGTTCCACGTCGCGGCGGCGCGGTTAGCGATGCCTGTACGGTTAGCCGCCGAGTTACCACGGATCAGGTTGTTGGCGACGTTACCGGCCGCGATGCGTTCCTGGACAATGTTCCCGACTGTCACCCCTGTCAATCCCATACCAAGATCAGCTACAGTAGCTTGCTGAACGTTAGCCATGCGCTGTTGATCCGGGCAATACATCGACAACGGATAAACCAAGTCCATCCATTCGTTTGGCCATGTTTCCAGCGGTTCACCGATAGCCGGGGTCACTGGGTAGCGAGCCAAGGTATCGTCAAAGCCCGTCATGCAGCGCACACGGAACTGTTCACCACCGATGGTAACTTTGGCACTCTGGTTGACGTTAGCGCCGGCATTGGAAGGGCCAGCGTTATCCACGCCGTATACCGCGCCTAAGTCATACAGTGTTTTCCAAGAAATACTCCCCACCAACGGTCCGTTAGGGACAAAGAGTACTTTGCCGTTACGGATCCATTTGTGCCAGATAGGACCTTGCTGGTTAACAACACCAACGGTCATACCAATAGCTGCACGCAAGTCGTTGGTGTTGATGAGCTCACCGGGGGTCAGTGTCCCAAAGTAACCGTAGGTGAAGTCACCCATCTGGATCGCAGTAGGGCCAGGACCCTTCCGAGGAACAGCGCGGATAGGGATGTTGTCAGTACTTTGTTTATCGGCGCCCACGATGGTTTCGACTACGTAGTAGTACAGCGTGTCGCGAACAGTGGTGGGGTCGGTTAAGGTGGCTTCGTTGTTGGTCAGGGTAGCAATGGGGTTAGCCAAGTTAGCCCGATCAAGTTTGGAAGTACCGCGGTAAATCTTGGTGGTGAACGTACCCGGAGCATTCAGGTTAGTCCACGTCAGAATCGTATCCATTTTTCAGTTCCTTAGGCAACGTATGACCCGGTGATAGTGAAAGCCTTAAGGCTAGGGGATTCAGACGTACCCCGAGGGGCCGCTACTTTAATCGCCTGATTAACAAAGCTGTAATTAGCTGTAGGTAAAGGAGAAGCCCAGTTCTTCTGTCTTAAACCAGCCACCTTTAAAGCGGCGTTACCGGTCCACTGACGAACTTCAGTGATGACCGGAGCAAAGGGACCCGGGGTCCGATACAGTAGGGCGTACGGGTCTTTAGCCGCATCATCAGGGATCAGTTCCAATACTGGACGCCAGCCGTGGACGTTAGAGGTCCCGGAAAGCTTATCGGTCTTGAGAATGGTCCGAGCAGCCGCGATAATCTGTGAACTCGATGCGTCACCTCGAACAAAGCAACTGTTGACGTTAGTCGACAAAGTTTCCTGAACAAGGGTATCGGGACCCGATGAAGGAGAGATCCCGACAGCGGCATAAGGGAAGTTAGCAAACACCGGAGCGCCAACACCCCCGTTGGTGTCGTTAACCGCACGACCAAACAACTGGTTCCATTCACCGGTGTAGATGCTACCGCCTGTGGTTGGGTCAGCTGGGTAGCCCTTTATCAATCGAGGCTTTAATACCCAGAGTTTCTGACCCTCGTACTTAGGCATCTGGATGTACTGATGCTTAGGCGTTGCAAGCGGGTACTTACCGCCATCCCTTGTTCCGTACACCAGTCCAGCCGCGTACAAATCAGCCCAAGAGATGTTAGAACGGAAAGGCATCTTCGCAACAAAGGTAACAACCCCGTTCCAGATAAACTTCAGCCACATGTTGCCGTTGGCTGCCGCTACTGCTGTAGGGTTGTCAGTACCCAGATAAAGACCCGCTTGTCCTGCTACCTGTGATGGCGAAAACAACTGAAGGTCAGTAACTTCACCAAAGTAACCCAGTGTTGCATCCCCAGCCACCAATGTCTTGGGACCGGGTCCTGAGTTAGCAATATAAACGCTTTTGCTCCCTGTAGTTAATAGTGCTTCAATAGGCATGAGATTCCCTCCATTAGGGGACTAATTCAAGTACCGGTCTCCAGCCATAACCAGCGTGTGTGGTGTTAGCGATCTGGTACCATACGCCGCCAAATCCAGGATAGCCGCGAGTCGCCCAGCCACCATAGGACGCGTTGAACTCTTGGATAAGAGTCAGCTCGTTATTCCCCGTGCTACCGGTCCAGCCAATGTCGGTCATGGTGTAAGAAGCCCACGCATTCCCTATTGGGGTGTACTGGTTCGTAACCCTCGTGAAGTAGTCGTTGTACTCACCACCACCCACAGAACCAGGATCAGCTGTCAGGCCTGTCATCAGACGTACCTTATACGTCAAGCCACCAATAACAATCGTCTTCGTTCCCTTTACCGCCCCTAGTGCTTCTAACTGCTCGTGGGTGATATTGTTCCGAATAGACATCTTCGGCATGTAGAACGTCTTACCATTATCAATAAACTTAAGCCAAGGCGAGGTGTTGTTAGTCACTGTCCCCGGTACCAAGCCGATAGCAGCAGCCAAAGCAGTAGCGTTGATAAAGTCAGCCGCTAACACTTCGCCTTTGAACGGAGTAACAGGAACAGGCGGAGAGGTGCCCTTTTCATACAGCATAGGACGCCAACCAATAAAGAACCCTACGTCCTCTGGGTTGGTGTACCAAACCCCAGCGATGTTCGGCGGAGTAGTCCCCGGGTATTGAACACCGCGCAACGCATGACCACCACCTTGACCACCCGCAATAACTTCTTTAACGTGAGACATTGCACCAGGAGTAGTCAGCTTATCCTCAGACCCTAGGGGAATCCCCAGCATGTGACTGTCGTAAGGACCCCAGTTCTCTTTTGTAACTGGAAGTTCTGCTACCCGCTCACCGTTATAGATGTTGTACATGTAACGGTTCCACTGCCCACCACCGTTAGAGGGGGTACCAGGATCCAGACCTTGGCCAGCCATCCCCGTCATGAAATCAACGAGGAATGTTTTGCCGCCAAGAATAATTTCTTTGCCTTGCTGCGCTTGATCAATCGACGCCCAAGTCAATGCGTGTCGCAAAGGTTTCTTAGCAATGTAGATGTTGTACCCGTTATCCTCTACGAAGTGCAGCCATCCTGATTCATTGTTAATGGCAGTACCAGCAGTTAACCCAATTCGTGTGGCTAAGGTAGTTCCATTGATAAAGTCTCTGGATCTAACTACGCCTTTAAACGGGGTACCTGCGGGGAATGCTAAATCGTGATCATCTTGTTCCTCTGCGGACGGTCTTGAAGTTAAAAGAGCTTCTAGCATAATACCCACCGAAAATATAAGACGGGGGCTAACTGCACAGAAGCCTCCAAATGGAGGCCCCCGTGTATTAGCAGTTAAGGAACCACAGTACCCGCTGCACCAGTCCACTCCACACCATCCCAAGTGAAGGTGATGAAGGTACGGCTACCAGTCAGAGACGGAGGCGAACCGCCACCCCAAACCAGAGCAGTGGCACCGGTAGGAGCGAAGGTGATCGCACCCGTTGCACCGTTGATCTTGAACACCAGGATCTTGCCACGAGCAGGAGCTTTCGGTCCGTCACTCAGGGTAATGGTCTTGGCAGTTGCAGTCGTGTTGGTCACAACAACGAACTGGGTGGTCAAGGCATCGACGTTAGCGGTTGCAGTGAGGGTAGTGATCGCCAAGTCGTAGGTGTTGAACTCAATCCAAGCATTGTTCTTGTACACGTACGTCTTGTTATCGACACCACCAGCAGGACCGGAGATACCCTGCGTGATGACCTGCCAGGTCTTATCACCTTTCCGAGCGTACAGGTTAGTGTCCGCTGGAACATCGGCGAAGCCAGGTACGAATGCGTTGATCTGTGCCTGAATCTTGCCGAAAGCAGTGATCACTGTATCCGCTGGAAGAATCGCACCACCAGTAGCAGTGGTGAGGCCTGTCAGCAGAGTTCCACGTACACGAGGTTGAGTGAAGTAGAGGTTGGTAGAACCCTCGATCACAGCATCCGAAGTACCAGGCGATGCAACCAGTGCGGTGTACTGAGTGCCGGTCCAGCGATACTGCACGTTGGTGTTAGTGGCGATGTAGATCTTGCCAGTTTCACCAGTCGCTGGGAACGCGGCCAAGTTGGCGAATTCCAACACGTCGTCAACATAGCTCGGGAGCTGGCTGGAAGGAATGAACCCACCTACCAGTGTTGCGACCGTGACACCCAGCGCAGTAGCAGGAACACCACCCAAGCTGCTGATGGTTGGAGGAATGAACTTGAACCAAGAGCCGTCGTCGTCACCGCTAACACGAGTACGCATGTACGTACCGCCGTCATCGGTAGGTTCTTCGATCCCTTTAGGGAAAGCCAGCTCGATCCACTCACCTTCGTTAGTCAGGCTACCTGCTTTCAACTGACGCACGTAGTACTTACCATCGATCATGGCAGGCACTTCGTCAACAGGCAGCATGATCCACTCGTTACCGAGACGAACCACTTTACCAGCCGACAACTGTGGTGAGTTAACATCACCCGCTACCAGACGACCCCAGTACACCCAGCCACTAACAGCCGACTTGTAGTAGACCTTGAAGGTATCCGATACAGCCCAGTCACCGATGTTACCAGTGAAGCCAGCACCCGGCTCATCCACACCCGGTGGCAGAGTAATCCAGGACGAACCTTTCTCACCCTTATCACCTTTCTTGCCGATACCAATAGGACCAGGAACACCCTGAACACCCTGAGGACCACGTACCAGACCGATGTCGATCCACTTCCCGCCATCAGCAGCTGTCCAGATAGCCAGGTTGTTACCAACCAGATAACCATCACCCAAGTTACCGGTAGGTTTATCAGCAGCCAGCTCAGCCAAGGTGTTATAAGCACCGAGGATAGAGATCGACTTACCGGCTTCACCTTGGATACCTTGGATACCCTGTAGACCTTGCAGACCAGTGATGTCGAACGGACCAGCCCACTCGCCGTCGGTCAAGACATACAGCATCTTGTCGATGGTGGTGAAGTAGCCGTCGCCTTCAGCAGCGTTGATCGGCAGAGGGAGGAAGTTAGGGTGAGTTACGGTACCGCGTAGCTTGATACCCGTACCCATAGGACCAGTGTCACCACGAGCACCTACCGGACCGCCGTCAATCCATTGCCCGTTGAGCGAGATCTGGATGTGCTTGTCCAGGTCGACATAAGCCTTACCCGGGTTCGCAATGGCATCTGGGATAGTCGCATCTTCAGGAGTCAGGATCTTGATGATGGTGATCGAGGAACCGTTGGCGCCATCGTTACCATTTTGGCCATCTTCACCTTTGAAGGCACCCAGAGGGATCCAGTTACCACCGACGAACGCATACAGGGTGTTGGCATCCCGTACCGCATAAACGTCTTGCTCTGCTGGGGTCTCCGGCAAAGCAACAAAGGTAGCGACAGACCCTTTGATAATGACGTTAGTCCCGTTAGTCCCATTGGTACCTTTCAGCGAGATCAGGAACTCGTTTTCAGAACCACTGTGACCGTTAGCCAACCAGAGTTGGTAAGTGGACTGACCACGGAACGGACCCACGTCTTTCCAGATGCTGGAAGTCAGGATGTGCAGGTGACCGTCGTCATTGGTGACGTAGCCATCTTGCTCTTCTGGATTGACGATGTTACCCAGCTGACCAGCGTTGGCAACAGTACCTTTAACAGTCAGGTTCTGGCCACGAAGACCTTGAGGACCCGGCTCGGTCGACTTCAAGGAAGCCAGCCATTGTTGCAGGGTGCCCGGGAAGCCGTCGCTAACAGCCAGCTCGTAAGCGGACATGCCACCAACCGAACCGAGGTCAACGTATTGGTTTTCGGTAGTTACCCAGACATACAGGTGGCTACCAACGTACCACGCTTCTGCTTCATTACCCGGGGTAGGAAGCTGTCCTTCGGTCGGAACGGAGCCCTTCACAACGAAAGGACTACGAGCAGGACCCATTGGACCCGGATCACCTTTGGTGGTCGACTTCAGTGTATCGAGGAAGTCTTGCTCAGTACCGGAGTTACCCTGACCCAACCAGATCTGGTAGTTCGACTTACCCACCAGGCTAGCCAAGAAGTCAGGCTGAGTACCCGAGTGACCGTTAGCCAACCAGACTTGGTAAGCATCCTTACCTTCAGGACCTTCCAGACCGATGGATACCCACTCCGGCAGAGGAACGTCCTCAGGATCTTCAGGAGGAGTACCGTCACCGCTTGGGACCAACAGCCAGATGTCGCTTTTCCAGATGTACGCATCACCGACGGTTTGCGCAGCAGGAGAAGGCAGAGCCAGTCCATTAGGCCACGAACCCAACAGGGTGATGCCACGAGGACCCAACAGGGAACCCGAATGTACCCACTCTGTTTCACTCCAGATGGAGATACCACCCTCAACGAAGTAAGCACTACCGTTCAGCAGGCCTTCCGTAGGGATAGCGTTCAGCTCAGCGAAGTTGTTCAGCGTACCGAGCAACTTGATGTTACCTACAGCGCCGTCAGCGCCCTTCAGGCTAGCCAGGAACTGTGCTTCAGTACCAACGTGGCCATTCGTCAGCCAAACGTCGTAGGCACTCTTACCGACCAGTTTGGTGAGCCATTGGGTTTCAGTACCGGTCTCGCCGTTTTCAACAGCAACCTCATAGGCACTTTTACCGTCGTCACCTTTCAGACCAATCGATACCCAACCATCCGGTTCAGGGATGAGCAACCAGATATCCGACTTCCAGACATAGGCGTCACCTACGGTATTGGAAGCAGGAGCTGGCAGGTCCAAGTTGTCAGGCCATTTGCCGAGCAACGTAATACCACGAGGACCAAGCAATGAACCGGAGCTGGTCCACTCAGTCAGGTTCCAAACGCGCAGAGCGCCTTCGACGAAGTAGGCATCGCCTTTCTTCAGACCGACCGTTGGGATGGCATCCAGTTGAGCTTGGTTATCGAGAGTACCGATAACGTTGACCCCGTTCAGGATCAGTGCGCTGAATTCTTTCAGCAGGTAGCGGGTACGAGCATCCAGTACTCGCGCTTGGAAGTTAGCGGCGCCAGTGCCGTCGGACTTACCTTGTACCTTCACACCAGAGATCAGTGCGGGTAAGTGCTCGACCCAGACTTCCGCTTCTTCAATAGCCGGCAATTCGCCGGGTGTAACCGAATCATCTGTAATAGACATTGAGTGGTCCTTTGTCTTTAATAAGTAATGGTTCCGTCATAGCGGAAGACACCGTTGTACCGGTTAACTCCGTCATAAAGGGACTCAACAACCTGCAACACACCCCCAATGGTGCGAGAGTCAATCGTCACGAACGTTAAATCTTCGCTGACAGTGATCTCGCTGTTCTTCAGGATGAAGAGGCACTTTTCTTGGATCAGTTCTTTAAGAGCAGGAACGTTAACCTGCCCTTGCAGCATTACAACTGCTCCCACTGAGTCCTGTTCACTGGTTCCTAGGAAGTAAACCCCTTGGACCGTCTTGAGTTTCAGATCATCCTTGACGTGGGGTGTTTCATCTACTAGTTCGGCAGGACCGTGCTTAGCGTAGTCGGCAGGAAGATACTGTTGATCTGCACCCACCAGAATAGCTGGGGAGTCCACGTCAACATAATGAACGACTTGGCCCGACGGACCTTGGACCTTTCGGAAGTTGAAGAAGGTGGTGTTAGACAGTGTCAATGAAGACAGTTGGGCAACAAACTCAGGGTTGGAGCTATACCGCCGT